CTGGAACACCAACGGCGCCTGCCCAACCACAGACTACGGCTGCGCCACAACAAACTCCTACTTCAACACCGGCGCCGGCCGCCGAACCTACTGATTTACCGCCACCGCCTCTGAAATCTCCCGCCGAGAAAGAAGCCGATAAAACTGCCATAAAGACGATGTTAAAGGGAGATGACTATATGTTGGATGAAGTTACCCAATTTATACAATTCAACGCACCTCACTTAATGGAAGTCATTAAGAAGAAATTAAATTTATGAATGATACGAGGCAACTGCTTTGTACATTCGGTTTGGCGTCCTTTTTTTAAAAATACAATAGAAGACCTTAAAAAATTCTATATTATAAATGACAATAGATTTTTTGTATTCACGAATGTAAATTCTCCGAAGGAAGTATTCATCACCTATAATATTAAATGTGAAGGTCGTGAATTTCCAAAATTTCCGAATACTATTTCCATCCATAGAAAGAAACAGACCAATACTCTTTACACATTAAACGCCATGAACCAAATCATCAAAGATGAAAATGGCGGTGTATTCGATAAAAAGTTTCCTGTCAATTGGGAACATTATACAGAATCGTTGATTATTACAGGAACTCCATCAATTCGTATAATACCGATTGAACTTTTAGAAATAATAAATTAAGAAAATAAAAACTATTTTCACTTTTTATAGGTTGATTTTTGAACGATTCTGGTGTAAGTTTCATACTTATTAGGAACGAGACTTAACAATAATAGTTAACGATTGATACTAATTAATAAATTAAAAACAGAAAGAATAATTATATGGCATTGAACATGGACAGAGTTAGAACTAAACTAGCTTCCTTCGACAAAAAAAATAAGGGCGGTAAGAAAGCTCCTACCGAACAACAATCAAAAATCAAACAATACATTTGGAAACCTGAACCAGGAAAACAAGTAATTCGTATTGTTCCATCACAGTTTACTCCTGATTTTCCATTCACAGAATTGAAATTTCATTATGACTTCAACGGCGATAAGATAACATATCTAAGCCCCGCAAGTAAAAACAAGCCAGACCCAATCGTGGACTTGGCAAACAGACTCGAAAAAGTCAAGGAAACTTGGTTGAAGGGTCGTAAGATGCAGCCAAAATTGAGAACCTACGTTCCGATTATCGTCCGTGGTAAAGAAGAAGAGGGTGTTAAATTTTGGGGATTCGGCGTTCAAGTATATGAACAACTCATCGCAGCTCTCGACGAGCCAGAATACGGTGATATCACGGATTTGGTAAATGGTCATGATATCCAAGTGGATTTCACAACGGCAGAAGATGCCAAGAAGGATTATCCTGAAACTAAGATTCTTATCAAACCGAAGAATCGTCCGGTAATCGACCCAGAACATCCGAAGGTTAGAGAGATTCTTGAACTCATCACCAAGAAACAACCTGACATTTTTGACATCTATACGATGGCAACTTATGATGAATTGGAAGCGGCTCTTGAGGTCAAGATGGAAAATGAACGAAGAGGGATAACCTCAGGAAGCGCACCGAGAGGCGCAGAACGAACCGTGGCCCCAGCGCCTAAGGTTGAAGAGGATGATAACGTCGTTCTCCCGTCTGATGATGACATCGAAGCGGCAACTGTTAGAGTTACCGAAGTAGTTCAACAGAAGTCTCCAACACTTCAAAAATCAAAGGCAGCTAGTGTCGAAGATTTTGAAGCCGCATTCAAGAATATCTTCCCAGAGAAGAAATAAATTGAATAAATAGAATTACAAAGTGGTGGTAAGGTAATAAAATATCTTACCACCATTCTTTTTTAGTATAAAAAATTGACAACCACAATATGTCAGTTAAACTTATTATGAAAATAAGAGAAGAATAAAAATTTATGGCAAAAGGAAAATCTAATCACATTGACGGCGAAGTAACTAAGGTTCAAAAAATGGAACGTAGTGAACTTGCAGAACTGGTACATAAGGCATTGAATAAAGCATCGGCCGATGGCAGTAAAGTTGCATACTTCTTGGATGAAGAAGAAGACCCGTCAATGGTAACGGATTGGATTTCTACGGGTTCTACTCTTTTGGATTTGGCAATTTCAAATCGAAAGAAGGGCGGTTTGCCAGTTGGAAGAATTGTTGAACTAAGTTCACAAGAAGCTGCCGGTAAGAGTTTGATTTGCGCTCACATTTTAGCGGAAACGCAGAAATTGGGTGGATATGGAGTTTTGATTGATACTGAAAATGCAGCGGCACCCGAATTTTGGGCCTCGGTTGGATTGGATGTGAAGAATCTTGGTTACATTCCTCTCTACACGGTTGAATCCATCTTCGCCAAGATTGAAGAAGTCATTGGCATCGTAAGAAAACATGATAAGAAACAATTGGTGACTATTGTTGTTGATTCTCTTTCTCAAGCGTCAAGTGAAGTTGAAATGGAATCGGAACACGGTAAAGATGGATATAACACATCTAAATCTATTATTATCAGTAAGGCCTGTCGTAAGATTACAGGACTGATTGGTCAACAGAGAATTCTTGTTGTATTCGTAAATCAACTTCGTATGAATTTGGCTGCAGTCGGACATCAAGATAAATGGATTGTTCCGGGTGGTAAGGCTATGGCCTTCGCCGCCTCTGTTCGCCTCCGTTTATCAAACATGGGTAAATTGAAAGGCGCTGGTCAGAAAATTATTGGCAACAAGTGTAAAGTTGTTGTGACCAAGAATCGTATGGGCCCTCCACATAGAACTGGTTTATTTGAGATTCATTATGATAGTGGTATTCAAGATTTAACGAGCTGGTTGGATTTTTTGAAGGATAATGGATTCGCTAGAAAAGACGGCGACAAGTATGCAGTTAAACTTCCAAGTGGAACTGTGAAATTAGCCACAAGAGAGTTCCTCGAAAAGATTCACGCCGACCCTATATTCAAGGATGAAATTTATGATGTCATAGCCACGGATTATATTATGAAATACAGACCCGCCAATAGTGATATCATCGAAAATTTGTCAGTTGATGAAAACGTCGAAGACGAGGGATGATATATGTATAAATTGTATCATTATCCAACTGAACTTGAGTATTTTTTCTTAAAAAGACCAACCATTTCAAGTATGGTAAAAATATTAAACCAACTTGGCTACCGAATGAAAGGTAATAGGATAATGGCCGACAATAACAACATCAGATGTTATCATACTACCAAATCTGAATTTAAAATTACAAAAATTAAATTTTCAGATTCGTGTGATTGTGAAAGCGATGAGAACCAATGTTGCGACATTTGCACGGGCTGGACAAAAAATAGTAAGGATAAAAAATGAGTAATTATGAACAACAAGTAATAGGGTTGTTGACAGAATTGATTAATATTTCTGATAACAGTGAACAATTAAGATTAATTGGTTCTTCATTAGAAAATATTGAAGAACTTCTTCAAAAACTTATCGACGAGAAATAATTCCACATTTATTCGATGGTTTTTCGTAATACCTCTATACTTATTGGTATATGAAAAATTTAGAATCGATGGTAGATGTATGTTATCAAACATACATCAATGATGAAACAATTGTGGGGTTTGATGGTTTATTACGGTCTAAAGGATTAGGTAGTAAACGAATCATCAAACTCCGTAATCTTATCTATGAAAAATATGGTAAAGAAGAACTCATAAAGATTTATCGAAAACGGTTGACCAGACATTCTCATAAAGTCAGACCAAAAGAAAGTTACCAACATACGGAAGAATGGAATGAGAATATTAAAAAAGGTAATATAGAATCTTGGAATAATTCAGGCGAAGAAAGAAAAGAATTATCAAGACAGAATATGTTAAAATATTGTGCGCCTAAAAGTCAATCTGATGATGCTATAAAAAAACGAGTTAAATCACGAAGTTGGTATAAACACCATTCCAAGGAAACGATTGATAAAATCACAGAATCCAATAAAGGAAGAACTCTTACAAAAGAACATAAACAAAAATTAAGTAAGGCTAAAATTGGTAAACCATCAAACAGAAAAGGCGAACATCATTCGGATGCTACAAAGAAAAAACTTTCTGAAATGACAAAGTTAATGTGGAAAAATGGAATCCATAAAAGAACTTTTAAATCTAAAGGACAGTTAGAAGTCATAGAAATACTAACTAAGTTGGGATATGATATTAAAGATGAATATCTAATTGACGGAAGACCATTTGACGTTTTTGTAAAAGATAAAAATTTGGTCATTGAATTTAATGGAACATTTTGGCATCGCGACCCAAGATTTTATAAAGCATTTCCTTTAAAAGAAAAATATACTGTTGATAAAGAGTGTGAAAGAGTTTGGAAGAATGATTTAGAAAAAGTTGACATTGCCAAGAAACATGGATATGATGTAAAAATTATTTGGCAATATGATTGGGAAAATTGTCCTGATAAAGTCAAATATTTAAAAGAAATTTTATGAACGATAAACAACCTGATATTTTCTCAATATGGGAAAATCTCAAAAAAGAGAAAGCATTGGCCGCCGCTAATGGAATTTCTTCCGTAAAACGGAAAGAAGTTTTATTAGTTGACGGCCTCTAACGCAACACTTTTTTGAGATGTTTCATGGCCATCCCGACAATGAATGAAGACGGTCTTCACACAGGAGGAATTAGTGGTTTTCTAAAGAGTGTTGGATACGCCATCAAATCATATCAACCTGATAGATGTGTAATTGTATTCGATGGTCACGGCGGCTCTTTTAAAAGACGAAAAATCTATTCAGATTACAAGGCCCATAAGAGAACTAAAATTCGGTTGAATAGAATATATGAAGAGAATCTTACCGATGAAGATATTTCTATGCAGAAACAACTTCAAAGGTTGGTAGCATACCTTCAAAGTCTACCAGTCAATATGTTAGCTTTGGATAATGTAGAGGCTGATGATACTATGGCTCATCTGGCTCTAGATACATTTAAAGATTGGAATACGACAATTATGTCTGCCGACAAGGATTTTCTACAAATTGTCAGTGACCACGTAAAAGTCTGGAGTCCTACTAAAAAACGATTATATAGTCCTCAAGATGTATTAAATGAATATGGGGTAAGTTCCGCCAACTTCGTTTATTTCAGAACACTTGATGGGGACGTATCCGATAATATCCCAGGCTTGCGTGGTTGTGGTTTAAAGACCATTGTAAAGGCATTCCCTATGTTGTCTGGTACTAAGGTAGAACTCGTCCAATTGAAGGAATACGCAATTCAAAACGCGGGTAAATTGAAGGTTTATGACACAATCGTCGAAAATTGGAACGATGTAGAGCGAAATTACGCATTAATGCAGTTAACTGACACAGCATTAACTACTATGGCTCAACTACATGTACAAGAAGTTATAGATAAACCAATTCAAAAACTTAATAGATTCGAGTTAATTAAACAGATGTCGTCTGATAATTTGACAAATACCATTAATAATTTACCAAATTGGATGAACGAATGTTTTAGTAAATTAGATTCATTTGTAAAGGAATAATATGACTGAAAGATTTAATTTTCGTGTTTGGAATCCCGCAGCTAATCATTTTTTAGATTTGACGCCAGGAGAATGGGGTTACTATTATCTTAGTCTCGGCGGAAAATTTATGGTTCATTATAATAAAACCGGTGTCGGTGAGCATCCATTAGGTAGAACGAAACAGGAACATCTATCATATATGGTTCCACAACAATATTTAGGTATTAATGATAAAGCCAGAAAAGAAATGTGTGAAGGTGATATTTTAGAATGGGGGATGGGATTGATGTATGAAATAGTATGGGATAAAACATATGCTAAATTTTATTTCCCCACAATAACAAACCAAGAAGGCGCATATAGTCTTCCAGCAGAAGAAATACGTAACGGTACAATTTGTGGTAATATTTTTGAAACTCCACATTTGAAAGATAGATTTTATGAATAGAACATTTAAAATAACAAGAGAAGACGTTTATAAATCCATAGATAGTGAGAGAACATATCAGGATATTAGATGGAATGGAGACACCACTATAACCGATGGAATCCATCCATTATCTGAATGGTTTATGTTTATTGAAGATTATGTCGATGAGGCCAAACATATACTTTCAAGAGAGGCGGAACAGACGGCATATCCAAAGGTTGCTCATATCATGAGGAAGGTAGCAGGTATGGCAGTATGCGCCATGGAACAGAACGGCGCCCCTAAACGAGAAATTAAATAAAAAAAGACGTTGAAAGATTTTATTCTCTCAACGTCTTTTTGTGCAATCGTATTATCCTACCCAATTCTTAGGTGGTGTAGCATAGTTGTTTGGAAAGCTCTGTGGTAAATTTACCGTCAGTGTATTTTCAATAGGAACTCCCATCGCAATCAACGATTCTCTACTTGCATAATAGATGTCAATTGATTTTGCAAGACATCCACGTTCAAATGTAACGTTCTTAACCTTACTACGTTCTTTACGGCCCCACTCCGTTCCAACATCGAACGACTCACATGAATCTACGATTGTAGAAGAATAATCTGACGTCATTCCTCTTGTATTTTCTCTAGCTCCCAGAAACGCCGATTGACCCCCAGACCGTCTACTTGATGATATTTTACCACCTTTATTCATAGAATCTGAATTTGAGCCATATAGATTCGATTCTCCGAGATTATTCGACTGGTAATTCACATTTGAAGTGTATGAAGTTCCTCCGGCTCCTGTAGAGTAGTTATAGATTTGTGATGGTGAAATTGCCCCACTATTTAAACAATACGACGCGCTAGTGGAGAATGCCGAATACCAGGGCCAGTTTGTACTAGTCAGAACTATTGGTTCTTTTTCATAGAAAAATTTTATACCAATCACCCCACAGTTCTTTTCGGAACCGTCTTCTTTGGATTGGGCATAAGTATTTCCGTTGAATTTATAACCAAATTTAAACAATGCCCACTCATCGTCTGAGAATCTAAATCCTTTAATTTTTTCTGATGTATATGCTCCTATGATATACCCTGTATCTTTCTCATCGGCAGTTTTTCCTGTTAAAACATTTAATCCATCAACTGAACCTACGGCCAAGGTACGTTTTCCGTGGTTGTTTTTTACTTCGATTACGTATTCAGACCCAGGATTCGCTTGGATGAATGTTTTTCCTTGAAAGCTGTATTGTTTGCAGCGACTACCATTTACAGTAATTTGTATTTCCATAATTCTTATCTTTCTATTTTGAGTTTATAGTTAAGCCGACCTACATCGGATTTCACAACGAATATGCAGAAGTTGGATTATATTTTCATCATAAAAAAATAAATTATAATTTATCAAACCAGTTATAAAAAGTTTACTATTTTGATATTTCATGTAGAGTACACACATATAAAACATATGGAAGACATTAACAATTTAAAACGATTTGGCAGTGAGTTTCAGGCAAAATGTATCGCCGGATTAGTATCCGACCAACTTTTTGTAGAACGTATTTTTGACATCTTAACCCCCGATTTCTTCGAAAGTGATGCAAATAAATGGGTAGTTCAAACTACTATGGATTATTTTTTAAAATACAAGACGTGTCCGACGCTTCAAGTATTTGGTATTGAATCTGAAAAATTAAAGAGTGACGTTCTTAAAGTATCTATCGTCGAACAATTAAAATATGTCTATACAAGTCAAATAAAGTCCAACGACTTGCCTTTTATCAAGGAACAATTTTTGGAATTTTGTAAGAACCAAAAGATGAAGAATGCTATTATTTCTTCTACTAATTATTTGAAATTGGGGGAATTCGACCAGATTAGAAAAGTCGTAGATGAGGCTTTGAAAGCTGGTATGGAAAGAAATCTTGGTCATGAATATTTGACTGACATTGAAAAACGTATGTCTGAAATGTGTCGTGATTCTATCAAGACCAATTGGCCAGTCATCGACGTCCTATTGGATGGTGGTTTGGCAAAGGGTGAATTAGGATTTGTGGTAGCTCCTGCCGGCTCCGGTAAGTCTTGGATTTTGACTAGACTTGGAGCGGAGGCTATGAGAGCTGGTAAAAACGTTCTTCATATTACGTTGGAGTTAAATGAAAATTACGTTGGACTTCGTTATGATAGTTGTTTTACAGGAATCAATTTTCAAGACATTCGTAAAAATATTCAAGTAGTCAAAGAAAAGATTGATTCAATTACAGGAAAATTATTTATCAAATATTTCCCAATCAAGACGATTGCCCCACATACAATTAAGATGCATGTGGAACGCATTCAGATGTTAACGGGAACTAAGATTGATATGATAATCGTTGACTATGCTGACTTACTTAGACCGGCAGTAGCCGAACGTAATTCAAATTCTTATAGTGAAGCCGGTTCTGTATATGAAGAATTACGAGCAGTCGCCGGTGAATTACAAATTCCAATCTGGTCGGCCTCACAGGCAAATAGAAGCGCACATGAAGAAGAAGTTATTCAAGCTCAAAATGTTGCCGACTCATATCGTAAGATTATGACGGGAGATTTTGTAATTAGTTTGTCGAGACGTGAAGAAGATAAACAATGTGGAACTGCCCGTATTCACGTTATTAAAAATCGATTCGGAGCTGACGGTATGACTTGGCCGGCATATTTTGACGCCGGTTGTGGCGCCATTAAGATTCTTGACCCAGGAACTCCCGAAGGTAGAGACTGTCAGGAAAGAATGAAAGCCGGAGAAGAAAAATTACAAGATGTGGTTCGAGACAATTGGAATCAAATCAAAAAGAATAGAAAAATGGAACAAGATAACGAATAAATTTAATGTACCTTGAAAAAATTGAAAACTCGATTTTTTTATACAAAAATAAATAAATTCAACACATTGATACGTTTAGAAAAATAATATCCTAATTATTCTTCACGTAATACAAAAACAAAAATTTTAGGATATATGAATAGAGAAGATATGACAAAAAAGATGGATTTCAATACAATACTAACTCGATACGAAGATGTTAAAACCCAAACAACGGAAGAATATTTCAATGGAAATCAATTTTCAATTGATGCATTTAATAAAAAATACACAGCCGAAGACGGTGAGACGTATGTCTTTGCATTAAAGCGGGTCTGTGATTATATTGCGTCGGTGGAAAAAACTGAAACATTACAAAAATATTGGAGTGAGAGGTGGTTTGATGAAATTTATAATGATTGGTGGCATCCTGCCGGTTCCATTATGCAAGGAGCAGGAACTCATAGAAAAATTTCATTGGCAAATTGTACAACTATTTCTATGGGAGCTCTTCGTGAAGGAGAAGAGTGGGATAATTTGGAATCAATCATAAAAAACACGGCGTATACTGTGGCAAAGTGCGCCGCATATCGTCAGGGTTTAGGTGTAGATTTTAGTCGTCTTCGTCCTGCAGGAACAAAAGTTCTGAATAGCGCCAATCAATCTACCGGAACAGTTCATTGGATGAAACACATTGATGGCATTGGTTATTCTGTCGGTCAAAAAGGCCGTATTCCGGCAATGTTATTTTCTTTGAGTATTAATCATCCTGATGTCGAGGAATTTATCACCGTAAAGAGTGATTATACAAAGATTCAAAATGCTAATATCTCCGTCCAACTAACAGACAAATTTTATAAAGCGGTAGACTCCGATTCTGACTGGGAATTATCATTCAAAGTTCCAGGAATTAAAAAAGGCGACAAGGTATTTATTGATGTTCATAGTATTGATGCTGATACTAAACGGGATAAAGATGGTAGATATTACAAGATTGCCACTCATGATAAGGTTGAAGAAATATTTTCAAAAACCGTAAGAGCTAGAAAATTGATGGAATTGATTGCAAAGAATATGCATCAAAACGCCGAGCCCGGAGTTCAAAATATTGATATCGCTAGAAAATATTCTAACTCGGATTATGTGTATGACCCTAAAGATGAATATGATTCTCGTATTTTATCTACCAACGCTTGTTCTGAACAATATCTAAGTCGTGAGTCTTTATGTGTATTGGGGTCATTGAATGTTGGTAAGTTTTCTACCTCACCTGAGATTTATATAAAACAATTGGAACGTGTCGGCGTATCCATGAATAGATTTTTGGATAACGTCAATGAATGTGAATTGGTATATCAGACATATGCCACCCCACATCAAAAGTTAGCCATCTCCAAACTTCGTAGAACCGGAGCAGGAGTAACTAACATTGTTGGTTGGTTGTTTAAACAGAATCTTGCCTACGCAACTCCAGATGCTAATGATGCGTTCGAAGAATTTATCAGAATATTCAATTATTGGATGTATTATAACTCTGAACTAACTGGAAAGGAAAAGGGCAATTTCGGACTTTTCAATAAGGAAAAGTGGATGTCTTCTCCGTTTGTAAGTCGAGTGATTGAAGATTCTAAAGAATTGAATAAGAAATACGGCGTTCCTGTAATGACCGGTGACTATGCTAGAAATGTAACTAACAGTTCTATCGCACCGACAGGAACACTAACTTTGATGTTCCGTGATTTGGTTATGAGTTACGGTATCGAAGCTGCGTTCTTTATGTATTTTTGGAAGAGAACGAGAATGCACGGTAGTTATAAATATTATTTCAACGTTCCTAGAGTTGTCAGAGATGCGTTTGAGGCTGCTGGGTATCCGATTCCTATGAAATCTGACACTATTCGTGACGATTGGGATGGTAAACATGGTAATCCAATTGCAGAATTCATCGATAAACACGTAGAAAAAGTCGGTATTAAATTTAAGGCATCAACCGAAATCGACCCGATTGAAAAGTTGGAATTCATGTCAAAGGTTATGAAATGGGTAGATTCGTCTATTTCTACCACATATCTTCTCCCAATCGGTTCTGATTGGAAGTCGGTATATAAGTTCATCGTCGCCTCTCATGAAAAGGAAGTAAAATCAATCGCAGCATTTCCTGATAAGAAGATGTATGGAATTATTTCAAACATCGCCTTTAAGGAATTAGCATTTAAGTTGAAAGATGAAGGAATCGAATCCCACCATCAAAACTTCTCAGATGACGAATTGAAGGAATTGAATATATCACGACAGAAGATTGTCAAGTCCCCTACCAATGCCTCTCCTGAGAGATTGCCAGTGTTAGACGCTGACATTCATGTAGTCAATGTAAAGGGTGAGAAGTTCTGTATTGCCGTTGGTATTCAGAACGGACAACCATATGAAATTTTTGGCGGACATCTAAATGGACTTGGTTTGAAATCCAATTTCAAGAAAGGTAAAATCTCCAAGATTAAAAATAAACAATATTCTTTGGAAATCGATGATATTACAATCGACGACTTTAGTAAACAATTCACTCCGACAGAACAAATCATGTTCAGATTGGCGTCGACGAGTCTGAGACACGGAGTTCCTATTCAATTCATCGTTGAACAGTTACAGAAAGCTACGGAAGATATTACTTCAATGGGGTCTGCTGCTGCTAGAGTATTGAAGAAGTATATCCCTCAAGGCGAAACGGCAAAGGGCCAGGTATGTCCAAGTTGCGGTAATGGATTGGTTTATCTCGAAGGTTGTGTATCATGTACTACGTGCGGTTGGTCTAAATGTTCATAATTTATATTTAGAGTTATAGTTTTTATATATATTAACGATAACTAAGTATAAAATATTATGATAGACGGAGCCATATTAAGTGTTATTCCGCCATTAGTAGCGTCTGTATTAACCTACATCGTTTCTAATAAGAAAGCGCGCATACAACATGCGAAGGTATTAGCCGACGTTCAAAGTCAGGCTATTGAACAAGTTCAACTCGCCGAAGAGAAGATGCGAGCTGAAATTTGGATTGAACTGGAAAAAGTTCGTGAAGAGAATGCCTCATTGCGAGCCGACATGAGATTGCAAGGTACGGAAATTTATAATCTCAAAAAACAACTGGATGCTGCCAGCCAACTAAGATTAACTTTGACTGACCAAGTTCATTCATTAGAAAATTTGGTGGGGACATACAAAGAACGTATAGTAGAATTGGAAAATAGTGTATGTGGTAATAGTAGAAACTGTGTGCATAAATTATAATGTTTTCGATGTTATGAGTATGATGGATAATATTAACAGATTGATGGGTAATAAACCCAAGGCATTTTTAGTTGATGATACGTCCTCCGATTGCCGTAAAGGTGATGTGGATATTGTAAAATCCATGAATGTAGACATCGACCAATTTTCCGATTTTAATAAACTATTATTCAAACTTCGTACCAGTAAACTTAAAAAATATAAAATTGGTGTAATTCGTGAGAATGATACAAAATATCCATCACAGGTATTATTGAAATTCATAAAGTTAATAGACCCAAGTATAAAAATCATCACTTATAAGACTGAGATGGAACTTGAAAGAAAAGTAAGACATTGTAGTTGACGTGATATAGGTTGTCGGATATACTAGATGTATATGTCAATTGAGAATTATTTTGATGTTACAAAGGTAATAATCAGAAAAATAAACAAAAAAATAGCCAAGAATATGATTGTAAAAAATCACTATTCTCATAAATGGTCTTTATGCCAAGTGGCTTATGGTGTTTTCTATATTACCAACGAACAATCACCATTCTTCGATAATGTTGGTGAAAAATTGATAGGATGTGTTATTTATGGTCAACCTGTGGGTAGGTCTGCGGCCGAATCCATATCAGAACTTATAAAAATCGATGAAGTCTTCGAATTGACTAGATTGTTCATTCATGATGGTTATGGTAGAAATATTGAAAGTTATACAATCGGAGAATCTATGAAGATGGTAAAACGAGATTTTCCGAAAATTAGAGCTATAATTTCCTATGCTGATGGGGAACAAAATCACAAAGGGACGATTTACCAAGCGTCAAACTTCTATTATCAGGGAAATTCATCATTGGCTCTGATGCCTAATTTTTCAATCTCTTTAAAAGGACAACCATATGAATGGATGCATTCTAGGACGGTTTCTTCTACATATGGTTCTCACAATGTAGACCATATCAAAAAGTGTATAGGACATACGTTTTGGAGAAAGAAAGAGTCTACTAAACATAGATATGTCTATCTACTTGGGAGTAAAGTTGATAAGAAAAAGATTCTAAAGAATCTTAAACATGACTTTTTACCATATCCTAAAGGAAATAATTATAAAGATGAGATTGAAGAAATTGTGGTAGATAACCCAATAGAAAATCCATTCTTTGGGTGAAGTCTTCATATTTATAGTGATATAGACAAGACCGCTATGAATGACATAAACAAATTTAGAAATATCGTCAGAGAATGTATCTCTGAAATTAAGAAGGAATCTAACCCAAAGGAATCCCTAAAGGAATCTCTCCGTGGTATTGTACGAAGTGTCTTGAAGGAAGCGTCGACATCGACCAAGCCAGACCATACCAAGGAAGAAAAGGAAACTATTTCTAAGGGATACGAGAAGGATGGTAATCAACGATTGGATAAGACCAATGACAAACAACAGAAGGAACTTGAGACAATAGTTCATGGAATTGACCCTACTTGGGAAGCTTATTGGGACGACCATAATCAATTGATTGTACGAGCCCAGAATCTTTTATACGTTCGTATCTGTCCTCAATTTGAAGATAAATATAACGTCGATGCTATGGTAAAGTTGGTTGATAGAGTTAGAGCTATTGCGTTGTCATGGGAGCAGGTCAAAGCATTTATTAAAGCTAATTTCAGTGATTTGAAGAAAACTACTAAGGCTGATGTATTGAAACAGACTTCTTTAGACCACTATAAAGATAGAGATGTAAACAAAAAAGAAGCCGGGCCTCGACATGATATTATAAAAAACAGAGGTGAGAAGAATAATGGTGAAGATGCTAAGATTAAAAACACCAAAAAATCTGATATGGACTATAACGAACCTCAGACCAAGAGGGACGAAGATATGCCAGACCAACCTATGAAAAATGTGACTGACCAAGGTAAAGACCCCGAATTCAAGAACAGGGATATTAAAAAAACGGATAAAGTCAAGCCTCAGAAACATAAAGATGATAAAAAACTCAAAGCATCTGATAAAAAGACTCCGAAGTTTAAACGTTAATCGTTTATCTTAAACACTCAATAAAACCGTGGTTAATCCCACGGTTTTTATTTTGCGCTTGACTTCTTATATGGATTTGGTATACTCTTGTAAATGGCGCAAAATTCCCGAATGGACAAAATTACCAAGTGTGTAAAAATAGACAGTTGACATTAAAAGAATTATTTGATATGATGGGTGTGAAGGTTATCGATAAACAAATTTAAAATGACCTGTGGATTTACGGTAAAATGTTCGATTGTAAATTCCAAATTTATAGGAACATAAAGGAAAAATAATTATGAACGAAAGAAAAACACAACGAAAAAACAAGACAAAGCAGGTAATTGCGTGGCCCTCACACGATACGTATTTTAGTATCGATACTCTAATTGAATCCAATTCCCACATGCTTACTACATCCGGCTCTGATATTACACTTCGAGTTCGATTGAATAAAGCCATCACGGAAGAAAATCTTGTGGCGGCGATTGGACAAAAGAGTTCCGGTAAAGGTAGACCTCAATTGGTATTCGCTATGAGGCCTGTCAAACAATCTGCCATCGACAAAGCCACCGCAGATGGAATATCAGTCTCTATGACTAAAATTATGCCTGTCATGGAAATAACATCACAAACGCCTACTCCTATCGTTACACAAGTAACAAATATCACTTCCGATAAAACTCAAACAGTTAGTGTTCAATAACGTTCGATAATACCATACATATGATTAAAAAGAAAAAGTCAAAGAAACAAAAATCTAGGCCAATCGATTTACATATGTATGGTATTTTTGACAATAAAAAGAACACAGTCATAAAAATAAGTTTAGAACAGACTGATATTCAGATGGAGATAGCGTTGATGGGCGGATTGAAGTCACATCTAGAAGAATGTGAATTCGATATAAAATTAAGTTACTGATGCATTACCCTCAAACATCATAAAAAATTTAAAGGAATTCTTTATAGTAAAATCTTCTTTGTAGTAGAAAATTGATACTTCTTTTGTTAGATGGTTCATCGTGGCTTGAATTTTTTGATTTGAACCATATACGATAGGCATACTAAAATCCGTATCAAATAACACGGACAACACCGGCGTTAATTTAAAATAATGATAGAACTTCTCCGTTTTATTAACATAATGATATCTTAATGGTGGCTTTGAATGTTTTCCGTTTCCTTTAATGGCAATCGTCTTTTTAGGCCCCTTCTCAAAAAAGTTCTTAGAATTAATTTCATAATAAAATACCATAGAATTTTGTGGAAGTTTAACTGTTTTTATAATAGCTAAAGACCCTATTATTATAGGCATATCCATTTTCATGTCGAACAGCGCATACGAAGATGAAGTTAATTTAAAACAGTGGAAATACGTCGGTGGTATAGTTTTTATAGTCGATTTGTCGTTGACTTTAGTTGTGATTGACATATAATATAAGTATATGTCTGATTTTTTTAATCAACCACGAATTATAACAGAAAAAGATTTTATTTCTACGCTAAATTCCTATGCCAATAAGGCGTGTAGTCCGGCAGGAAAATATGCCCACAATGACGCATTCAAATCTGTCACAGGAGAGGATGTCTTTAAATTTGAAGAAAATAAAACTAAACTGATTAATGATTTGAATTTCCTGATTAGTTTAGATGTTGAGGAATTTACTTTTCGTAAGAAGTGGGAAGAATTGAGAGACATAAATCCATACATTTCTAAAGTCGATGAACAAACCAAAGCCTTAATTTGGGAACCTACTGACATCAACAATGAAGAATTGACTATTGAAGAAATCACGAATCTAAAGCCTGTAGTTGTTGTGGTAGATGATACTTTAGAACGTACTTGGACTACTTTGAGATATTATTGTAGTAGCGCCGAATACAATCAGGCCCCTGGCCGATTCATTAAATTTCTAATAAGAGATGAAGTTACTACTAAAGTTTTAGGAGTATGTTCTATTGCCAGTGACGTTATTTCCATATCCGATAGAGATAAGTATATAGGTTGGACTCCTGAAAATAAACTCAAGGATAAGATGTTACGACATTCCGCTATTGGGACTACCATCGTTCCGACTCAACCATTCGGTAGTAATTTTCTAGGTGGTAAACTCGTCGCCGCCATGGTCACGTCTGGCGTTGTCCGTAATGAGTGGGAATGTCCGTCTGGTGGAGATTCCAATCCAGGAAAGCTGGTTGGTATGACGACTACTAGTTTATACGGAAGACCATCGATGTATAATAGTTTAAAATGGTGGACAGATGTGGGGGATTCAAAGGGAAAAATACCAATTAAGCCGTATGAAAAATCGTATGAAGCTTGGCATGGTTGGTTAAAACAACATAAAAAGAAAGAATATGAAGAGGCCATGACACAAAAAGAGGGTATATCAGGCCCAGTCACAGGCGCAAAGATGAGAGTCTTAAATATGATATTTAAGGCGTGTAACGTCAAACAATCTGAATACTGTCATGGATATCAGAGAGGGGTATACTATTCTTGTTTTTATGAAAATACAAAAGAATTCCTATGTAATAAAATTACAATGGATAAATTGGTCATGAAGCCACTATTTAAAGATGACACCAAATCCATAGTGGACTGGTGGAAGCCAAGGGCTATAGAACGATATAAAAAATTAAAAGCGGCCGGACGGTTGAATCCTGAGAAGCTGTTTTATAATGATATGACTCATATGGAATATGAAGATGCTAAAAAACGTTTCTTTGATGCTGTAGGAAAATAAAAATGGTTAAATTAAAATCCAACCATATGACGTTTTACTTTTACCTTGTATAAGATTGTTTATAGCTCCTCGACAATAACTAAATTTTTTACAAAAATCATATCGCCTTCCGTAAAATATTTCTTCGGATTTAATGTTTTTGAATGTATAGTTAGTTTGGTCTAAATGTTTATTATCATCTATGTTAATTTTTTTGCCCTTCATTGGCGAACGACGTCCTTTAAGTTTTTTAGATATTTTAAGTTTTGTTTTTTTGGAATGTTTATATCCTAATGTTCCTCCGCCTGTAGCTGAGAAACTTAAATTATAACAAATATTACGTCGATTATTTCTAATTTCATTTAAATATTTTTGTTCTTGTTCTACAAGTTTTTCAATTGGTAATTCTTCAATAATAAAAAATTCAAAATTCGACTCTCCATATTTATTCCAAGCATTTTGGAGATATTTATTTTCGTGATTATTATTTCTAAGACGATTAATGTGTTCTTTCCATCGTCCATACGTTCCTAAAATATTATCCGACCTACCGATATAGTATTTTCCGTTAATTTTATTTATAATTTTATAAATTCCACTTATTTTTATATCTTGACAATAGTTATTCATAATGATATAAATATCAAGTTGTAAGCAGAACATATAGAAAACATGAAATAATAATATGGGTCGCACATTTCGAAATAATGATAGGTGGAAGAAGGACAAACATGACCAGAACTTCCGTAACAGTAAGAAATTCAAAGAACTTAAAGATGGTTATATCCATCCAAAGGCAAACTTACCAAAAGTAGACGCAGAACCAATTGAATCCGATGATAATTAATATAATTAGTATAGTCTTTTTTCTACTGTTCTCAGTGTGGACTATTTTGTCAGCGTTTTTGATTCGTGGTAACGCCGATAAAATAAAACAATTAGACGCTGCCAATAAGAAACTTATAAACGATATAAATTCTTTACAGAGAAATCAGAATATGATAGTATCTTCGTTTAAGGAATTGAATCGTATTATAAGAAAACATGACAAAGGAACTAAAAAAATCGGTAGATAAACCTAAGACTCGTAAGAAAAAAGAAGAAGGGACTATAAAGGGGATAGGACTGTTTGACCACATCAAACATATACGAACTATTCAAGACCCCGATTATTTTAAAGGTCTTACCGACTTAGATAAGAAGTCTTTTAATCATTTCATGATTTTAAAGTCTTTGAGTATGAATCCTGAAATTTTGGAAGAAGTTTCTACGTTATTCAAGTATTTTGATAAAATCCCCTCCCCACAATTTTACCAACTAATGATTGGTGGTATAATTCCACCAGACAATTCTAGAAAATTTTATCCTTGGGTAAAGTCTAAGAAAAAACCATATAACGAAAAGTTAATCGAATTGATTTGTACTTATTTTGAAATCTCAAGTAGTGAGGCAGTTGAATACGTTTCAATATTATCATTAACTGAGTCAGGTAAAAAAGAATTAGAAGAACTTTGTAGAAATTATGGATTGACTGACAAAGAAGTCGAATCCGCTTTGAAAGGAAACGATAATGAATAAACCAATTGTAATCGGTGTCGGTGGATTTGCAAGAGCAGGTAAGGATACCTTTGTAAAAGTTGCACGTAAGATTTTGGAACGGAATGGATATACAACGAGACGATTGGCATTCGCCGATGTTTTAAAAGATGAACTGGCTCCATTCATACAAAATTATTACGGTATAAACGTATGGACGGATAACACTGATGAAAAATCGTTGATACGTCCTTTGTTAGTCGCACACGGTTGCCAAAAGAGAATTCAAACGGAGGGTCAATATTGGATTGATAATATTGATAAGGAGATAAATAAGGAAATCGTTCATTATGAATCTTTCACTGAAAGAGATTTGATACAAAAACATGTGATATTCATTAGTGATTGTAGATTTCCAAATGAGGTGAGTTGGGCACATCAGAAGTGGGGTGGTTGGTTTGTACACTTAAAGAAATATACAAATATACCCCTTTATAGTAAAACGGGCGATAGGGATGGTTTATTTAAAAAATATGATGGCGCCCCTAATGAAGAAGAGGCTAAAAATGACCCGATTTGTATGAAAGATGCAGATTCTCGGTTGGAGTTGGAAAATGTAATCGAACGAGAACTAAGATTAAGTGGTATTAAAATTACTACTGAGTCGTTGGTAGACAATACTTATCTCAATGAAGAGATTAAACTATGTCTAACCAAGTGTCCTTTTTTGACTATCCAGTAAAACCCAATTCATTAATATATTTGGTGGAATGTTCTACACCTGAACAGAATCGATTGTTTAGGAATACTATTGACAAATATCATAGTTACGTCAAATACAAAGACTCGCCTACTAGAAATATTCGGTGGTTAGTATATGAAGTGGGTAGTGGTAATCATATAGGCGCAATAGGATTGTCATCTGCAACTATAGGAGTTAATGTTAGAGATAGTTTTATTGGTTGGGATACTAATACAAAAATTAAAAATCTGTGTCATTTGGCTAATAATTCTAGATTCTGCTTGGCTACTCCAAATATAACAATTAAAAATTCCGCGTCTTCTACATTAAAACAACTCAGGATTGAAGGAGCCAAACGGTGGAAGTCTAAATACAATGACGATTTAATCTTATTAGAGACATTTGTTCAACCGGAACGTGCGGAAGACTACAAAGAACATAAATTGAGAAATGGCTCGTGTTATTTGGCTGATAATTGGACTATGGTAGGAGAAACTCAAGGACATCATATTAGAAAAACTCCTATGAGACTCTGGGAGAAGGAAACCGGCGAAAGGGGTAGATTGGCTAGGGAACATCCGGAAGAGTGTCTTAAAAAGTATGCCAGCTACTTAGGCGGACATACTGATTCGGGTTATAATGTGACTAAGACGGCCAAGAAGATTATGTTCTTAAAACCATTAGTTAAAGATTGGAAAGATAGACTTAATCACCTAGTAACAGACGAAAGTAATTGATTATTAAGGAAGAAACAAAATTTATTTTCATTTGGCGCTTTTGAGAATAATTGTGGCGAAAATGACTGAGCCCTCGACGCAAATGCTATATAATGTTGTTTACATTGATTAAATCGTTTCGTTTTTGCGTCGGATGAATCACACGGACACATTCTTGATAACATATCCATACAAGTAATTAGATTTTGAGTTTCCGGACATAATCCTACCAATCCATTTCCCAATAACCAACCATTAACATCTGATGGCGCGTTGAAATTCATTATGATAATTTTAATAATGATGTAACTACTCCATATGATACGAGTGATAGAATACAAATGGTTGGTATAAAAGCTAACAGTATTAGATTTAACGTAAATGTGGTTAGAGTTGTACAAATAAATAAAGATAACCATACTGATAAACATAATGGACATGATGCCATATTAGTAAAGAAGTTGTTATATTTTATTTTCAAAAATGTAGGATAATTTATACTGACCGGCATTTGGTCGAGTCTCATTTTATAAAACTCGTCAATCATTAAAAATTCTGACAATCCGATAAGAGTTCCCCATTCTATTATTGCATCTGATTTGAGCCAGATTAATAGAATTATAGCTATAAGATTTGCCAAAACTATGATTATCATGTTGATTTTAAGTAGACGCTTTTACTTTTTCGTGAATTTCAAATAAAGCATCTGTACAATACATATCGGAGTCGGGTAGCTTCCTTAATTGATTTGTATAATAATTATCATTATTATCTATAATTTTATTTTGAAAGGTCGTTAATCCTCTGATATCGAATGAGAATATATCATATTCAAATGTACCAATTTCTCCACTATCTTTGATGATTTTTGCCAGGCTAGTTATGACTGGAAAGTTTTCCTGAGTCAATCGTTTTGAGTCGAATGTCAATAAAATTTCATTAGTCTTTTCATCTGTCAATTTCTTAACTCTCTTAGTTAAATCGAATGGCGTTCCTGGTTGTATTTTGGATATAAAATCAGTAACATCCAAATCAGTATATACGGCATTACACCACGGTTCTAACATACCCAATAAATTAGGTGTACAATTATTTACTACGAATCCGATATCATATTTATTTTGTATGATTGGATAACAATTTTCATCATTTTCAATCCAAGACCCCCATTTACGAAGGTAGTGGGACATATTTTTAGCGCAACATAATTTATAAAACATGTCATCTTTTTTAACTTCCTTAGTCCATCTATGTCCTCTACAAGTAAAATGATACACAAAAGCATCTCGACTTTGATTGATTTCAAATCCTTTTAAAATCATTCTCTGAAAGATATCACTATCTTCATAAGGGAATGGCGCAAATAATTTGTCATGCCCTCCGATATCTAAGAAGTCTTGTTTGTACATTGCCCACGGAGCGAAAATTCCTCTTGTAATAACTCCCTTATTTTCTGGTAATTGTTGTAACTCCTTACAATAATCATAAAACTCCTGTTCTTTGAAATCTTCAACGTATGTTCCAAAGTCTTTGACAATCTTCTCTTTGCCTGGAGGATGTAATGGCGGCTCAATTCTAGTTGCCGCAACTACCCCATGTGGTTTTAACCACTTCATGATATTTTCGACGTAATTTGGGCCACAGACCATATCGGCATGGAAAATGGTAAATATTTCATTCTTTGCCATTTCTATACCTTTATCATAAAGAACCGTATGTCCCACTTGTTTAGTATTATTACGAGAGTAAACCGTGTTCAAATCACGTATCATTACTTCTGAAATATACCACTCGTCCGTTTCATCTTCCGAATTATCATCAAGAATGATGATTTCTTCGGTTGGATAGAATTTACGAATGCTATTATACGCTAGTATTAGGTATGGTAGATTATTTCTTGTTGGTATTATGAATGATATCATATCTATTGATTGTAAAATTTTTGTATTAACGTGTTTAATTCTAAATCCGAAATTTTTTGTTTTTCTCTAATTTTTATGGACAGTAATGGTTTAATATAATTTTGATATTTTAAAAATTTATTACCTGATTCTGTCACCACAATATTTTTTAAAATGTATTGTGATGTGTTATATTTTTTTGCCGTGTGTATTAAATATGTATCGTCGGGACCATACGAACCCATTTCTTCCGGAAATTTTATTTTTTTTAATAACGATGATTTTATAAGATTAAACCAACCCGCTCCCATTTTAATATGGTCATTTCTAAATACGGACACTTCGATATCATTGAATTCATAATCTAAAGAAAATAAATCGAAATTGTCTCTATGATTATGTGATTCTTTCAAAAATTTTTCATTTACTATACAATCCCACGAATCGTCCCAATATTTTATAATTTGTGGGGTTAGAATAAAATAATCGTCCTTAATTTTTGATGCGGCGTCTATCATATATGGTAGAGTTAAATGTGAAAAATACACATCAGAATCTAACCAAATTATAAAGTCCTGTTCTTTATCGCACGTATCTCTTTTTTTATCTATAGCCCCCTGTATCATTTCATTTGTATCGAAATTTACTGAGAAATAGTAAGACAATTTCATTTTAAGATAATTGAATTTATCTATAAAGTAATTTTTTGATATTTTACTATAGTTCCAATCGATTAACTTATCTGACACGTTCATTGTAATATCGAATATGACAGAATTATTTTTGATGTAATATGAAGATTCTATGTGTTTATTAACTTGACGTTCCAATTCGTCTATTTCCCACGGTTGTATATATTGGACAATTCTAAATATCATACTAATACAATTTCATGTTTCTGAACCAACCATTCAGGAATATACAAACCACTAACATCTTTATCTTTGTAATTTGGCCCAAACCAAGGGTCGGGTATTATAATTTTTCCTTTTTTATCATTGAGATAACCGCCCCACCAAGCGAATGTGGAGTTGGATAAAATTAAATTTTTCATTTGAGTCATCATGTATAATTGAACGAATGGATTGCCTTCAACATATACAATTTCATCAAATTCATTTTCTGTACATATATTATTTTTACACCAAGGAATATCATCACTGAATATGAAAATTTGATTAACATCTAAAATTTCACTAAAAGCATCGGCATAATATTTCATTGAAAGGACGCAGTGATTATGTTGAAGTGGAATGTAATCTCCCCGTCTTACACTTATACCAAGACTATTCTCCGTTATTTTATATTTTGACGTCTGGTCTACAATTTCATTCTTAAACTTGAAATATTTGTTGATTAATTTATCTCTAATATTGTCAAAATATTTATATGATTGATAGAAACCATGTAATTCCAAATCATCCTTCACATCGACGGGAATATAATCAAATGTAGCTTGGTTGAATGTGTTTGGTAGGAGTATATCTTGAAATTTGAAATCATAATCAAACCCACTCATGTCGGAGTTTATATCTCCCCTATGACCGGCATGTGATTTAGTTGGTAATACGAAATCTGAACCGACCCGTTCCGCTACTTCTATGGTAGTCGCAGTCTGAAACATGTTGTTTCCTAATCTGCCCATGAATTTACAACTTATCATATAGAAGCTTCACGTTTTTTAATTACACATAGACTTTTGTAAAAATGAATATATTCCATATGATGTTCAAAGTATGATAGAGATTGTTCGCCTATTTCTTTAGTTCCAACAAAACTCTTACCATTCAACATTACATCATCGACCAACCCCTTTAGAAAATTCACTCCGGTTTGCGTTCCGCCCGCCCAATTGTTAGCATACGACGTGTGGAGGTCTTCTATGAAATAAAGCCCGCCTGGCTTTAATAGGGGGAATGCCGTACGGAATGTGATTATTTGATGATTCCAAGCATGGCTACCATCATCTATAATAATTGATAATGGGGCGTTTTCCTTGGCAATTGTATATAACAAAACTTCATCTGTTTGTGACCCGATATAAACCCTCTTACGTCCACCGGCATATTTGGCGCAGTCTGGATTGATATCCAATCCAATGATATTAGAAAACGGACAATAAGCTTCCCATAATTTTAATGACTCTCCCTCAAACACTCCTATTTCTAGGAAGTTCATTGTATCATTTTTTAATTTTAAAAGATAATCATCATAGATTTCGGTATATTCATGACTACCAATTCCTTTATCCGTATTAAAATTCTTAGCTAATTCCGATAGTTGTTTCATAGTTGTATTAAATGTTTTAGTTTATTTTTATCAATGTTTGGTGGGTATGTCACGAACTGATATTCATTATGAGCTGGCCAAAATCCCCACTTTTTGAAGAAATTCTGAGCTCCTCTTTGTTCATATATTTTTGAACGGTCTGACCGTACAATTTCATCTGTAGGAAAGTTACTTTTATCCGAACGACTTCCAAAATGAAACACGACGGAATTTGTGGTCGTTATGAATTTTAATCCCGCTAATTGCATACGAATAAATAAATCGGCATCTTCCCAGTATGCTGGAGCATAAATTGGGTCATTTCCTCCGAAATAATCCCAATCAGATTTACGAACCAATCCAGATACACCCTCCCCTTTATTGACTTCAACATCAGGATTTAGTTTAGAAAATTCTTCTGCGTAGTAGATGAATGTCGGGTCATCAAAATCGTCATATTTGTATCCAAAGAATTCATATGGAAAGAAACAAGTTCCAGGTCTATCATCTTCCTTGAAACAATTGGGTTGGAATCTTTGAGAACTTACCCACAAACTTTCATTTGGATACTTTTCAAACACTTTAAGACAGTTCAAATCCCAATTTCTAGAAACAAACATATCAGCGTGTAAGAACATGATATACTCCGTTTTGACGTGTTTGGCGCACTCATTCATACCACCACCAATACCCTTGGTTTTTTCTTCCGAATTATCTTCATTAAACCAACTTAAATTATATTTTTCTGTATTCTTAACTAACCACTCATACGTCCCATCTGTACAATTTTCTGCAAAGATAATAAGAGGAGCGTCCTTAAAATGTGAGTATGTTCGCACGGAATGAATTGCCAATTTGAGATAATTCAAATTGTTACAACATCCTATACAAAATGAGATTGGGGATTTATTCATAACACCATTCTATCTCGTTTTAACCAGAAAGAATCGGATTGAGTTCCACGTAGTAATACAAACATTATTTCGACATATCCATGAGCATTTAACCATTCTTTTACTTCTTGATATAAAGATTGACCTTTCCAAAATTCTTTATGTTCTAATTCGATTTGAAGTGATTGTAATTTATCTAAATGATTCCCAAATGATTTCAATACATTTAATGCTGCGCCTTCCACGTCTATTTTGGCAATGTCTATAGTCTGTAGTCCTGTAGATTCTATGAATTCATCCATTCTTACACAATCCACCGATATGATATCATTTTTATTTCCTTCCGTTCTTTCTAATAAAGAGGATGCTCCTGTATTTTCTTTTTCAATACAAAAATTTGCAACGCCAGATATGTCACTGACTGCGTTGTTATATAGATTCATATTAGGATAATCTCTAAGTATATTCGTAGCTGAATCTGGATTTGGTTCAAATATGTAACATGAACTATCGGACAATTGAAATGAATTAGCCAATGATTTAGCATCATGACCATCTCTACTACCAATCTCAATTATATTTTTTGGTATTATATTAGAGTGTTCTCTAATTCCGAGATTGATAAAATTTAAATCGTATCGCCACATATTTTAATATTTTACTGGTAGTCCTGATGAAGATTGCATTACTACGCCTAAGTAGTTATGTGACCAATGTTCTTCTGTATACCCCTGTTGTTTAAATTGTTGATATTCTGGAAGGTAATGAAACACCTTGAATATCGGTTCTATCGGCCACAACTCAATTGGCTTCTTAACCAACAACCATTCACCATACCAAGTAAATTCACTTGATATTGTATTTATCAATCCATCAAAAGTCAAGTTATTTGGTTTAATATATTCTTCCTCCAAACTTCGCCAAACTTTTGAAGACCAAATGACAGGAACAGGCCCAAAATCATACAACCTACCTTTCCTATCAAATAATTCTTGAATTGGAGTTCTACACTCGGCGAACGATGCTTGTGGGTCATATCCAAGATACTGGTCTTTATATTTTACAGTCCATTGGAATAAATCTTTTTGTTCATGCATCACCGTATATGGGATTGAATCGGTTACAAGAAAGTCCTTATAATAGAAGTCTTTTATAAAATAAGAATCTGAATCTAATACTACATAATTTTCGGTTTGAATGGTTTTCCAAAATATCATCTTAACAATTTGTTGATTCTTCCACGATTGACATAAAGATTCATGTATAAGTTCTTCATCATGTATAAGATAGTATCCATCGGAACCTAACTTAGATTTGAACAATTGAAAATCTTCTTTTGGAACTGAGATATATAATGGTATTTTATCTTTATTATGTTTGACGCTAGATTCCAAGAGTAATTTACATCTCTCAACATCACGACTAAATGATTTACAATATAGAACTAATTTATTCATATTTATATCCCATCGATTTAGATTTTAACTGATTCACCCTATCAGTTAATCCCGCTTCCATAAAATGTTTATCCATTTCTTGTTGGGCAAGTATATTATAATTTGACATATTAGGATTGTCTTTTATTGTACCGTTTCCAATGTGAACTATAGGTAACCAATCACAAACTCCAATTTTCCAATTATTATCTTCGCATATTATACCTGTCATTAAATCTTGAACCCATCCGTATTTACTACCAAATCCACCCACTTTCTGTGCGAATTCTCGTTTCATAAGCGCACATTGATAATCCACGAATGGAACGGTTCGTAATTCTGTAGAATTCCAACAATGCATCTGTTTCCAGAAACATTGATTTTTCTCAGGTTGAATAACGCACGGCGACACTATCATTAAATCATCACGTTTAAACAACTGTTCTTTTAAAGTTTTAATGAAATTATAACCGTGAATTATTAAATCTGAATTTAATAGAACGAATGAATCGTAGTCAGTATTTTCTAAAAATAATTGAATGGACATGTCTAACCCACCGCCATAACATACATTTTCTTCTACTCTATATGTGGTATATTTACTAGATTTACCTACATCACTACCGTTGTCTATGACTATCAAATCATAATCGTCATGTTCATATGGTTTTAACATCTCATACAAATTATCAGTATAATGTATTGTATTGTAATGTAATATGGCAACTAAAGTTTTATTCATAATCATTTTCTGTAAACAAACATAACATCATCGGACCTGTTTTTTAACTTACGAGTGTCAATGATTTCTACTTCTGGATTTAACGCCTTTAATAGAACTTCATCTTTATCCAAATCCTGAACATCTTCTATGATGTACAATCCTCCTTTTTTTAATTTAGGAAAATAAATTGGAAATCTTAAAACTTGATGCTCTACTTCATGACTGGCGTCGTCTATGATTATATCAAATTCTAAATTTGAGAAATATTTATCTATGATGGACGCATCATTTGCGTCGTATATGATGGGGGTGACATCCTCCGAAAATTTAAGGGCATTTCTATTATCTATACCATAGATATTGGCTTTATCAAAATACGCTCTCCATAATGCTAAACTATATCCAAAGTCGATTCCTATTTCTAGTATATTTATTTGTTTATTTCGATATGGTTTTAATAATTTAGCATAACTATCTACATATGCGTGAGTAGTTCCTTTGTCAGTTTTATATCCAAGATTTAAAACTGCTTCGTAAATTTCTTGAAACGTTTTATTATTATCAACGATATCTTTGATTTTCGGTTTATATGCGGTTTGATTTATAATCCATTCACTCATAATATTTTATGTCCTTTATTGTCATCCTCACTGAATTGTTTATTATATCGTAGATTTGTTTGTATTTGTGTTTCTATAGTTTTATCGTGATATAACGCTAATTCTTCTTGAGCTGGTAGAAATGAATACGCCGAGTGACCTGTAATGGTTTCGTGTAATTTTCTATTCCATTTTATTCTATTTACATCTCGTTTGTAAATTCTACTTTGATAGTCGGGCCAATTTACAATGGGTCTGTTTTCACATGTAGGAGATGTAGTTAATTTCCATCCCCACATTTTAGTGTGTTCGGTTGTAACTCCCCTGAAATCATTGATTCTGGGAACGTATATCATTTCCATCATCAAATTCGTTTCGATGATTTCTCTAATATTAAAGATTAGGGTATCAGATGGATTTTCGTCCGAATCAATCTGAAATACCCAATCTCCTGTACATTTTTCATTACCGAAATTTTTATGTGTTCCATAATCACCATCTAATTTATGAAGATACACAAAAACGTCTGGATTTTTACATACATCTGTAAGTATTTTTATAGTAGTAGGATTGTCCGAATAATCATCTACGATTACTATTTCATCCCCATCTGCTCTATTGTTAACCAACTTTTCCAATAATCGTATCAACGTATCAGTCTCGTTATGGACGGTAATAAGATATGATAATTTCATGATTATGCCGATTTATTTTCACTAATTTCCATTGGTTTAATCACTTTCTTCAATTTAGGAAGAATCAGTTTTTGTTCGGTGGCAAACTTCGGAACATTATTGTCCAAGAATTCCCACAATTTTTTATCCATTGCCTGTAATGAGAAGTTAACTTCATTCTGTTTACGAAGTTCTTCTGATTTTTCAAGATGTGGTCTATAAAAATGAAAACAACTTTTCATTGATTCTGATGCCTTTTGGTAATTGACATTGAACCACGAACTATCTTTAATTAACCACTCATTTACACACTCAGCAGGCAACGTTGCCAAATCACCGTCAAGTAATTTACATAACTTACCGTCCAAGAAATCTAAATGACCACTCCAATTAGAAGCCAGAACGGGTTTGCCACTCAATGATGATAATAGTAATGGCATACCAAATCCTTCACCATGAGTGAATGAGATGTGGGCTTTAATCTTCGTATGATTATACAAAGCGTTCATTTCTGATTCCGTTAATTCTCCATATAAAAGATAAACGTTTGGAAGGTCGGTAGTTAATTTTTCTTTTTGAACTATTTCTCTGACAGTTTTCAATCGATTAATCATGTCATGTTTATCCATATTACAAATGGCCGCCCCGCTGGTCTTTATAATCAAGGCCGGTTTTGGTTTGGCTCCCATATTGGAGAATGTAGTTAGGAATGTTTTAATTAGATTCCCAATGTCTTTACGGTCATTGAATAATCCACCGTTTGTCCACTGACCGACGAAGAGAAAATTGAAATCCTCTTTAACGACTGATAGTTCGGCTTCTACATTTGGCTCTGTAGGTTTGCCGACTCCATAGATGGATGTGTCTACTCCCCAGAACAAATCTTCCATAGGCTTTAATGATTTTAATTCCTGTCCTGGAATTATTTGATTTGTCTGCTGGTCGGTTTTATTATAGGATGCTTTCTCAAACACCATCTTAGCGTGTTTAGACGTAACCAAATTGCAATTCATACGATTCAACCCCTCAACCCAATCTGGCTTGGCTACTGTAGTCTCAATACCAGCAGTAATACCGATGTTGAATTTGGCAGGAGCCTGGAATTCATTTGGTATTGAACATTGAATAAACAATTCCGGTTGTTTGTTTATTGGTTGTCTTACGACTTTTTTATAGAGCTCTTGTTCAATTGGGTCGGTGATGTCGGACGCAAGATACTTTCTAGAACATCCACCCCAACGAGTAGGAACTACCATTAAATCGTATTTATCATATCGGAATAGGCTCTTCGCCAACGCCAATCCTAAATCTCCATATCCGCTACGAGTCCACATTGGACTCTGAAATATACACAGTGGTTTACTCATAATTATATTATTTGTTTTTCTCTTTCTCTGACGAGGTTTTCGTATTTTGGTTGAGTCGGCGTTGCCGCTCCGGCTTCTTTCCATTTATCAAGGATATTTGACTTTCCTATATCATGATATGGACTTTTGTCATCAAACTTTCTAGCGGCCGCGTCGGTTGACTCGACTACCGGAACTTTACTTCTTAATTTGATTAATTCTGATTCCGTTTGTGAATGTGTAGCAGAAATTTTAATTTCATTAGTAGAACCGAATCCGCCTTGTCCACGTTCGGTTTCATTTAAATTATCTACAACACTAATTTGAACATTATTATAGAATTCAAAAATGATTTGAGCTATCGGAACTTCTTTTCCATCTTTCACTAAGGGAAGATTTAATTCTTCTTGTCCAAGATTGATTAGAACAACTCCGACTTCGCCTCTATAATCTTCATCGATTACTCCGGCCAATACGTCTAATCCATTTTTAAAAGCCAATCCACTTCTGGGAGCTATACGACCATACATCCCATATGGGATGGCCATCGATAGTCCCGTTTTAAACAGCTTTCTTTCAAGTGGTTTTAGTGTATATCTTTCAATTGAATAGAGGTCGTAACCTGCTGATTTAGGACTTCCTTTTGTTGGAATCGTAGCTAAATCATTTAGTTTTTTTATTTGTAATGTAACACTCATATAAAACCTATTATATCTAATTTAACTAATTTTTCAAGTTATTATATCTAATTGTAGTTTTATTTTTTCTTGGTCTATCACGGGAATTTCAAATCCCATACCACCTGGCATTAAGTTGCCGACGTAATCCTTTTCCGTAAATACACCAAACGTTTTCACAGGTTTGAAATTCTTCAAGGTATAATCCATACAAGTGACGAACTGATTACACATATTTTCGGAATTGATTCCACCTTCATTTAAGGCCCATTGGCGACCTTTCAAACCTAAGAGTTCACGTTTATCTGCTCCGGCCAGATACCAATACATCATACCTTCAGCGGCATCTTGCCAACGAGACATATCATCAAAGATATATGGCGTCGGTATTGACCCTTGAACACATTGAGAAGTAGGATACACCGGATATGCCCATACACCATGTTTCTTATATTTACCAACATTGTTGGAACCGAAGTGTAATCCGAATTCAATAGGCGAACCGTCATCTTGAACTTGTCCGGTTTGGTCTTGAAGGCCGCCGGTGACAGATACTATGATAGGAGTTCCTGCCATAAGAGACTCTGCGGTCGACAATCCAAATCCTTCGTTAGATGATAAATTGATTGTAATATCTGCGATGTTATATATCACATTCATGTCTTCCGGTGTATATTTTGCAACAGAAAATAGAACATCATATTCAGGACAGAATGCTTCTTTTACTGCTAATAAGTCCGTACCGGCATCTTGACGAACCTCGGTATGAAGAACTAATACACATTTAGCGGCCTGTTCTTTTGTAAGGTTATCACAAAATGCTTTGTAAGCCAACATGATGTTACTAGTTCTCTTTCTCTGAACGTTTCTCGAATTGTAAAAAATTACAAATTCATAATCTTTATTTCCAAACAACTCTTTACGTTTCTTTTTCAAGATTGAGTCGTCGGTAGGAATTGGATAGAACATTTTACTATTAATTCCGTGTGGAACATAATGTAATACGGTTTTATCATTTGTATTCTCAGAATCAACTGTGGATACTTTATCAGGTCCCAAAACCCATTTGTTGATGTTATAGGTTTGTTTACTGATGGACATTAATAAGTCACATGATTCATAGTATGGTTTATTATACATTGGATACGGGACGTCATCCCAGATGTTAAGATACGTCAGTGGAATCTTCGAACGAATTTGTCGTTCAATGGCATACAACCAGCCCCAAAATCTAGGGTCTGTAAAGTGCATTATTGCGTCTGGCTTTTCTCTGTCCATGATATTGAAGAGAAGTTCCTCGTTGCCATATCCATCGACGGGATACAACGTTACCTTCGCGTCTGCAACTCCGGTCAACTGTGCGGTCGCAGAATCCATATTAATTACCTTGCCTTTGTCTGGATGTTGAATTGCCCCTGCGATTTGAACCCAATCGTAATTTGCGACGGTTCCGAGGACAAGTTCCCTTGACATAGTGGCTACGCCAGAATGCATTCTTAAATCATCTGACAACAATAGAATTTTTGGTTTTGACATAACTTAATAGAATTTTATGAACTGAATGAACCTGAAGAACTTAGGACTGGAATAACGAAGTTATTCGCCAATGTACGAAATGAAGAGTCATCTACATAGAGATGAATGCATTTGTCCACGAACGTTTGAAGTGTGAGATTGTTTTGGATTCCGAGAATCTTAAAGGAATCATATAATCCCTTTTCAATCTTTACGGTAGTTGCGATTTTTATTTTCATATATCAACGTAACAACATTAAACCATACTAATGTAGTTACGTTAATAATATATATGTTTTATTACCATAAGCCTGAAAATCCGTTTTTTTATTTTTAAGAAGATTAACCCATTCTCAACTGTCGTGGGTCTTCCGCAGAAAGAAACTCACGGATGCTATCGGCCCTAATATAAATGTCTTGATGACCTATTTCAATGGTTACTTGAGAATCCTCTGGAGCATCTGGGATTTGTTTGCCTACCCATCCCTGAACCGTTCGTAATGCCGATTTTGGTGATACACGATTAAAAATCTGAACGGTTATGTTAGGTTTGCCTGTATTTGTGGTTTTTACTATGGTCATCACTCTGGCTAATATAGCATTTTCTATACATTTCCAAATCTCTAAATAGTTATCGTCGTTGCCCGTATCATTCATGTCTGCAGGAATACCAAAAAGCGCTCTATTATCCAATGCTAACGCATATCCATAGTGGTCAACCCCGCCTCCAAGACCATTACTACCTTCCATTTCCATACTAGCATCGGCCAATTTACCATTTTTCATGATAAAGTATCCACGAGTACCGGCCATACGACCTTGTTTAACCGTAGATATTTGTTTCCAATTATCCACCAATTTAGGGCCCTTTGGTTCATTTAGTTCTTTTAGAATGAACTTTATAAGTGGTTTTAGTTTGTTCTTGGTCATAACAGATAAATATTATGATTTTGTTCTATTATCTATTATATTAGCTAAAAGTATGTAATAACAAGGTTGGCAGATGTGGATTTTTTCGACTTGACATATATCGTCATTATGGATTTTTGGTGGCGGAGAAAATAACAATGCTCCTGGAAATTTCAATGGAAGTCTACAACGAAAACAACTAAATTTTATTTTTTTATTGGATTCTTTTTTCATACTAGTTAATCTTGTTCTTCTTTTGGAATATCGCTCTTAGCATCACAGTTGGTTCCTTTATGTGGGCAATATTTACAATTTTTCTTTGCCTTGCCTGGATTTTTAAGATATACGGACGTTTCTGTAACATAGCTACCCTCCGAAGTAAAACATTCGGTAACAAATTCGGCAAATCTATTCAACGCCTTAGCTACCATCGGCTGATTATTTTTTGGAATAAAAGTCTGAATGCGGCTCTGTGGAAATGTATATTTTTCCCACAATTTTCTTCTTAAAATAAAGAACTCAACATCAATCAAGTCTATGTTAACGTCGTATTTTCTACTAAAGAATGCTTTGTAAAGTAGAATCTGTGCGACCTTTGATTCATCGTCTTTTTGATAATGATTCCACCCATTAGTTGAAGTTTTAATATCAATGATTCTATATCTACCGGTTGATTTTTCTTTTAATACTAAATCGATATAACAGACGAATTCTACATTTTGTTTAATTGGCATGATGATTTCATCCTCAACACTAACAAATTCATATTTACTTGACGGAAAGTGTTTGATTCGATTCGCTACATTAGTGAATGCGATAATAATATTTTTAGCATCTTCAACATATTCGGTGTGAATTTCCGCAGTAATTTCTACTGGCTTAGCTTTCTTTTCACCACCGGAAAGTTCTCGGTCGAACGCAGCTAAGAAAATAGCATTCAAGTCGTGTTTATCTGCATCCTTTGCGGATTTTTTATACAACGTTTCGATGTATAGTTGAATACATTCATGCATAGCCGTTCCGAAACAGGTGCTAACACTGTCTTCAAATGTTCTAAGGCCCTTTACATGGTCAAGAAACCATCGATGTCTACAATGAAACCAGTTGGAAAATTGTGAGTATGAAACTCTACGTTTGTTGCCTTTTGGGGTGGAATTTTTTGCCATAGGTAAAACTTTATCAGTATTAACAGGTATTGTCAAATATTTATAAAGAATGAAAATTCGTCCTTGTAAATGTGGGTGAATGATATATAATGTATGATTATGAAAAATATAAGAATGTTGTTGTTAAACTTGTTGGTGATTGTTAATATGCCGGAATTGTCTCTAAGTCAAGACTATACGAATGGGGTGTATGTAGAGAACGGTAAAACCACTGAGATTGATAAATCCATACATGAAATCACACCTACCAATTCTCCTGAAATTTTATATTTCTCAAACGACTTGATTGTAAAGGTGAATACGAATAGTGATTTTGTAATAAACAGTTTTTTTCAAGACATCAAGAATACGAATTCTACTCCTGAAAAGATAAAATCAACAACTCATAATTTTTCTGCTACATTAAATAATGGTATAATCATAGTGACTTATTCTGGAGGCGATGAAAATTCTTCTTGTGTAATTTCAACTCCATACACCGACCACGAACTATCAAGGGGAACGTTTTATTTTCAGGTAACTGACGGTAGAGTCATAGTGTTCACTTTGGACGGCTCGGTAAAATCCAATGGAAATTCGAGAAATGGAACTACCACGCCTACGGGATATGCAGTGATAGCGATTCAGAATAATATCGGCATTTTAGACTCTAAAGTTTCTTTTTATACTGATAAAGTGAAACAGGCAGTGATAGATAAATTAGTGATTGAGTCTAAGGATATTACGAATTTAAAAAATTCTACTGTTTTTATAAGAATCAACGGCAAAATCATTGGCGTTGTTATAAATTGACTTAATCTTTTATATCGGTATAATTGGTAAAATGAGACTTAGCCAATTACAATTATTAGATGATTCGGAGATTTCACTTCTTCTATACGTCGTAAATGTATTAGACCCAATACAATCTCCAAAAGTTGATATGGAAAATCCAAAAAATATTTTGTGGATTCGTCACGACGCATTACTTTGGAAATTATCCCAACATCATTCAAAATTAACCGAATCCGGTAAAGAGGTTTTTAAGAGTTTAATGACCAAATTAAATAAATCTCCTGTACAAGAACATATAGATTATGAACATTCCACAAACACAACACTTACACAGTCAGAGTTTCAATTCTAAATTCGTAGAATTTGTTTGGAAGTTTCCAATTGATAAAGTCAATGCTAAAACAAAATTTCCATTTGATTCAAAATTAGTGACCATATTACTTGTTTGTAATATTGATAAAGATGGTAATGTGATTGTCGAACCGTGGTTGCATGATGAATTTGATAATCGTGATATGTATGTCACAAATGACGTAGGTATAAACGATTTTATTTCAAATGAAGAATTGGAACAATTGAAGATGGATACAATAAAATATTTGAAAATTTCCTAACGTTTTATATCCTAACGATATACTTATTACTATGGGTCGCAATAAATTAAACCGAACGGATGAAGAAATACGAGAACAAAATCGTATTCGTCAAAGGAGATTTTATGACAAGCATAGTAAACGAATCAGAAAAGAAAAACTTAGAAAATATTACGAAAAAAAGGAAGTATCCAATAAAGGTAGTTGACGGAAAGAAAATTTGGTATAAGTTTTGTCCTAATTGTAATAGAGAACAACAATATTCTACTTTAAGAGCCGCATCACACGCCACGAAGAGAAATAAACAATGTTTGTTTTGTAAAAATAAAGAAGATGGGAATCCATTTTTCGGCAAACACCATACTATAGAACATAGAGAAAATTTATCTAAAAAACAATTGGTTAGTTGTTCTTATCGTTATAAAAGAGTTGGTAAAAATCCTGATAAAATTAATAAACGATGTAAATTTTGTGAAAATGAATTTAAAGTTATAAAGTCATTGCATTTACAAAAATATTGTAAATATGAGTGTGCGTTAAAAGATAATTTTGGATTTCAACCATTCAAAAAAACTAAACCTGAAAGAAAGTTTGAAGAGTGGCTTAAAATCAACAATATAGATTATAAATCATCATTTCAGTTAAAAGGAAAATTATACGATTTTTATATACCATCTAAAAATATATTGGTTGAAATTGATGGAATTTATTGGCATGGAAAAAATTTAAAATATGATGAACTGAATGAAACACAAAAAAGAAATAGAATTAATGATAATAGAAAAACTTGTATTGCCAAGGAAAATGGTTATACTCTGATAAGAATTTGGGAAGATGAAATAGAGGACAAAACGTGTATCAAAATATTTACATTTCAAGAAAAGATAATATAGTTCATTTGTGGGATGATATGGCGGGATATCGGACGTTCCCATATGAAAAGTATGCTTATAAACGTCATCCAGGCGGCAACTTCAAATCTCTTTATGGAGATGAATTAGTCAGAGTTGTAAATTATAATGATAAAGACTCTAATCTATTTGAGTCTGATGTTCCCGCTGACATGCGTGTATTATTAGATTATTATCCCGATTCAGACGAACCATCTACAGGAAATAAAATAGGCGTGATTGATATCGAAATATCTACCGAAGGTGGATTCTCTACTCCTGACTTGGCAGAACAGCCTATTACAAGTATATCTCTTTACGACTTTGTTACTAGAACGTGTTTCGTTTTTGTTATTGATAAAGAGAGTAAGGTAGAAAAGAACGAACTAGAAGTAGACCCTTGGTTGCCTTTGGAATGGAAGGTACAGAGTGAAGAAGAAAATAAAAAAATCAAAATCGTCACATTGCCTTATGATAATGAAGATGATATGTTGATGAGTTTCATGGATAAATGGCAAGAATGTGCATTTACGATTGTGACAGGATGGAATGTCGACTTCTTCGATATGCCGTATCTATACAACCGCTTGAAGAAGTGTTTGACGGCCAAGGCAGCTAAATGTCTATCTCCGATTGGAGTTTGTTATCTAAATACCCATAGTAAAAAATTGACTATCGCCGGTGTATCCGTTATGGATTACATCTTATTGTATAAGAAATTCTTGGCTGGTAAAATGGAACCTACTTGGGCATTAGGGCCGATTGGAAAAAAGGTCGTCGGATTTGGTAAGGTTCAATACCACGGAAATCTAAATGATTTATACAAAACGGATATTAAAAAATTCTTAGAATACAACATTACAGACGTAAAGATTGTAGTCGCTATTGATGTTAAATTGAAGTTGATTGACCTCTATAGAACCATCTGTCACGTAGGTCATGTTCCATACGAGAGTTTCCATATGCCTGCGAGATATCTCGACGGCGCATCATTAATGTATCTCCATAGAAACGGCGTCATAGCTCCGAACAAACCGGCTGGTGGACGCGAGGAATATGAGGATAGTATGGAGGATGGTGAAGAAGGGTTCTCAGGGGCATTTGTTAAAGAACCTGTTCCTGGTAGATATGATTGGGTATTCGATTTGGATTTGACTTCCATGTATCCAAATATCATCATTTCTTTAAATATTTCGCCTGAGACTAAGGTCGGTAAAATTATTAAAGCTGAATATAATGATGATTGTAAAGTTGAGAAACGTCGTGGCATCTTAAAAGAAATCGATGAAATGAAGACGGAGATGAAAGACCGTCTTTGGTCAAGTGAAGATGGTAAGGAAGAATATATTCAACGTCGTTGTCGTGAATTTGATATGGAGTATCATGTTCGTGAGAAATTGGAAAACTATCATCTTGGAACGACTGAATATAAGAAGGATGAGTTTAGGAATTTAATTAAAGATGCCAATTACTCTCTTAGTTCTAACGGCGTTCTTTATCGTAGAGATAAGCCCGGAGTTGTACCGACGTTGTTGCAATTATGGTTCCAACAACGTAAGGATATGAGAAAGAAGGCGTCAGAGTTTAGAAAAGCTGGAAATGTCGAAAAGTATAATTTCTATAATCAACGTCAACAAGTTCAAAAGATTTTGTTGAATTCATTCTACGGTGTATTGGGACTTCCGATATTTCGATTCTACGATGTAGATAACGCCGAGGCTGTAACCATGTCCGGCGTCGATATCATTCAGACCACATCCAAAGCCATCAACATTTATTACAAGAATGCGTTGGAAGTTGAGACTGGTGACTGGGTAATCTACAGTGATACCGACTCTTGTTTCGTCGATGCCGTTCCGATTATCAAAAAGAGATTTCCTGATTTGGATTTCAATAATGACGATGAAATGACAAAGGCAATTATGAGTGTCACCACGGAAGTACAGACCTACGTTAATAAATTCTATGACATTATGGCAAAGAGATTCTTTAATCTTGATGCTCATACATTTGATGCCAAACAGGAAGTTATTAGTAAGTCGTCCTTTTGGTTGGCTAAGAAACGGTATGCTCAGTGGATTATTCACAAAGAAGGACATCTATTAGAAAAACCGGAATTAGAAGTAAAGGGTATTGACGTTGTTAGAACTTCATTCCCAATGGCATTTCGTAAATTCATGGATTTATTTCTAAGAAAGTTATTAACTTCCGCCCCAAAATCGGAAATAGATGCAATGATTTTAAAAGTAAAGGAAGAAGTTAAAACTTTGCCTGTTCTTGAAATAGCGAAAAATACATCGGTGAAATTTGTAAGTCAAGACGGAACTAAAAATTATAATCCGGAAAGTAGAAGACCATTACACTTTGAAAGTAAAACTCCCGCCCAAGCCAAAGCGGCATTGGCCTATAATGATTTAATTGTTAAGATGGGATTAGAAAAAACATGTGAACCAATCTATCATGGAAGTAAAATTAAATGGGTATATCTTCAAGACAATGGATATGGACTCGATGCTATCGCTATGAAAGGTGATGGTAATGACGCAGACGAATTATTAAAATTCATAGATACTCACGTCGATAGAAAGAAAATGTTTGAAAATGAACTCAAGAGTAAGTTATCTGACTTCTACGATGTTTTGAGATGGGCATTCCCCAACCCATCCGTCGCAACGGCTTCAAACTTTTTTGATTTTGGTGGATGATAATATCTATATATCCGTTGTAGAAATGTATAAAGTTGCCCAATTGTAATAGTTCGATATAATTCATACTTATGAAATCCAAAGAGACGACATTCACCATAACTTGTACAATGAAAACTCGTTGGGTTCCACATTTCCTCAGTATGTTAAAATATATGCAACAATTGGGTAATCTTGGTGGTTCTAGAAAAGTAGCATTATATTCAGATGGTGATGGAGATTTCAGACCAAAATTTCAATGGGGCACAACTCTATCTGATGTTGCCGTTCCCATAGAGGACAATCGAGGAAACCGATTGTATGACGCCGGATAAAAAACCAAATTATGACACAAAAAAAGAAGGGTAAAGTATTTAACTTCAAAGACCAGATGCGCATAGGCGACATCGGAGAATCTGATTTTATTAAAATATACGAAAAACTGAAACCAGTTAAGAGTATAAAGGATAGAAAGATTGATTTTACTCTAAATAATGGCAAAACCGTAGAATTAAAGACGGATAGTTATTCTATGGAAAAGACTATAAATTTCTTTATGGAAAAGAATACTATATTGCCTGATGCTAGGGAACTATTAGGTGGCCCATGGCGTTCTCATGACCATAAGATAGATTATTTTGTATATTATTACATGAATGACAAAGTGTTTTTTTGGTTTGAACCTAAATCCCTTTGTAAATTTTTAGACAAGTATATAAAATCTAATAAGATTAAACCTATTTCAATTCCAAACCGAGACGGTAAGGGAAACATCTTTCGTTCATATGGATATAAAATTCCACGTGCGGATATAGTTGATGTCCTTTTACGAGAACATAAGATTGAGATAGATTATAAAATTGAAGAGAAGAAAAAAGAATCTTGACTTTTTACATGATGGGGTAGATAATACCTTATTATGGCAGATGAAATTCAACCAGTTCAAAGTAGATTTAAAATTTCATATAAATCTATTTTCGACATTCCCGCCGACGCATACGTAAATACAATAAATTGTATTGGTGTGATGGGAGCCGGAATAGCTTTAGAATTTAAGAATCGTTACCCGAAGATGTATGGACATTATAAAAATCAATGTTCCACACATGCAATTCGTCCTGGCGATTGTTACGCATATCATGAGAATGGGTTATATCTTCTTGGCCTTGCGGTAAAGGACGACTGGCGTCACTGGAGTACACTAGAATGGTTGGAATCATCAATCAAGTCACTTAAACTAGTTTTATTGGAAAATGATATCAAATCTGTCAATCTTCCTTTGCCGGGTGGAAAAAATGGAAGACGTGGGCCTTTCGGCAAAGTACCAGGATTTACTCCGCCACCTGAAAGGGAAGATATAAAAGTTCTCGTTGGAAAAGAATTAATACCATTCGCAGATAAATTCGGTATTGATATAACTCTCTGTTTACCGGATGAGGCTCCCAAAATAGCTCAGATGACATTGGAAAATTTCATGTGAGTGACTTTTAAAATAAATAGACAAGATATACGTGGTGTGATATAGTTCATAAACAATTAACAAATACAAAAATATGGAAAAGAAAAAAATCGAAACATTTATAAAAAAGTACAATTTAGGTGGAACTATTAACTCCGTCATTTGGACTAATGACAAAGAAGACTTAACGGTAACTGCTATTACGTCTGATAAAAAATTATTCGCCTCTGTCCAATTAGAAAAGGGCGCCGTCGGATTTATTGATGGAGTAGAAGTCGGAGTTCTCACCACGGAACAACTTAAAAAGATGTTGACTCCATTGGAAGATAATATTTCTTTGACATTGGATGTAGATGAAAACGATAAAACGAGAGTTCGACAAATCCTACTCGGTGACACTAAGATTGATTCCAACTACGTGACATCAGAGCCGACCGCTATTGATGGAGTCCCTTCGATGAAATCAATTCCGCCGTTTGAAGTTGAGATTGTACTTGATGAAACATTTATCACGGCATTTAATAAATCATTCTCGGCATTGGGTGATGATGGAACCCTTTTTACACTCATCATGAGTAATAAGAAGAAGACATTGCAATTGGTTTTGGGATATAAACAAAATCTATCAAATCGTATCGCCATCGATGTCACGACGGTCGCCGGTAAAGATTCTGTAAAGAATCCAATCAGCTTCACGGCTAAAAGTTTAAAGGAAATTCTCTCCGCAAATGGTGAAGTTGAAAATCCTGTATTAAAGGTGTCAGAAGCTGGATTGGCTAGCATTTCTTACAATAAAGATGGATTCAAGAGTCAATATTACTTGGTAAAAGTTGATGTTGAAGATTAATAATTTGTTCGACGGTAAACACACACAAAAAAGGAAAACATGAGTAATACAAATAAAGTATATGGTCTGTTCTATAAAGACCACGGAAATTGGAGAACGGCTAATAATAACGTTTATACGTTACAAACCGCCCGTTCTACTAAGACAAAAGTCGCTAAGACTTTGAAGAGCCGTGTAATTATTCGCAGAGTTATATTCGCCTAATAAAAAGAAACGATATGGACTTCATTGAAGAGAGCAGAAAACCAAAGAAAGACCATTCACTGTGGGTAGAAAGGTATAGACCTTCCACTATGGACAGGTATATTGGTAATGATAGTGTAAAGGAGACATTTTCGCAGTTCATAAAGAAAGGCGATATCCCCCACGTTCTTCTGTTCGGCCCCGCCGGTACAGGTAAAACTTCGTTGGCAAAACTTTTAACAAAGAACATTAACTGTGATGTGATGTATATAAACGCATCCGACCAGAATAGTGTTGACGATGTTAGAGTTAAGATGAAGAATTACGCCTGTTCGGCGGGCTTCAAACCATTAAAAGTAATCATTCTCGATGAGGCTGATAGATTGTCACCTGAGGCGCAAGGCGCTTTAAGAAATATGACAGAAACCTATTCCGCCCATACGAGATTCATTTTAACGTGTAATTACGTGGAAAAAATTATAGCTCCATTGTCTTCAAGGATGCAGACGTTTGAAATAAAGCCGGTATCAAAGAAGGATGTGGCATTAAGGTTGGTAGAGATTTTACAGATTGAAAAGGTATCATTCACACAGGAAGATGTCATTTTCATTGTAAATACATACTATCCTGATATAAGAAAGGTAATCAACTTTGCCCAACAATCATCGATAGAAACTACTGATGATGAAGGCAATGTATCATTGAAAATTAAGATTTCCAAAGAAAATGCAGTAGAGACTGATATGTTGAATCGACTTACCGATTTGTTAAAAACTCCACAGAAAGCCGGAGTATTTGATGAGATTCGACAACTCACTACGGAATTCGATTCATCATCGTTGGAAACGGTCGTTCATCATCTTTTCGAGAAGGTAGACGATTATGCTAAAGGTAAGGAAGCATTAATTATATATGAATTAGGTGAACTTAACTGGCAAATGCAGCTAGTTATACCAAAGGTCAGGGACATAACGTTTCTGGCGTGTATTTACAAAATACTCAAACATTTAAAATAAGAAAACAATTATGGAACTACCAAAAAGAATGCCGGAAAAGATGGAACATCGTAGAATTCTCGGAGAATTTTATGATATCAACAAAAACAAACAATGGTTCAATAGAGCCGAACTCGTTGAATTACACCCAAGTCACATGAAGCCTACGATTGAAATTTATTGTGATTATAATCCAGTCTTGGAGATGAAAGAAATTCTTCAATTCGCCGGTAATTATAATATCGCCATCGAAGTCTTGGCTCGGTCACATCAGGGTTAAGTTAAAATATGACTAATTTGTTACATAAGACTAGAGTCTATTTGGTTGGTCAGATGCAATATATGGACGGGTCTTCGTGGAGAGATACGGTATCAAAATCATTAAGTGATATTGGTGTTGTAGTATTTAATCCATATAACCATCCATTTGTTAATTCTACCAAGGAAGATAATGATGCTAGAACGAAGCTTGGTCAATTAATTAAAGATAAAAATTACGATGAGGTTACTGATGTTGTTAAGAAAATCAGAGCCGAAGATTTACGATGTGTAGATTTATGTGATTTTATCTTTTGTTATATAAATCCAAAATATAATACTTGCGGGACGTGGGAAGAGTTATTTTGGGCTAACAGAATGAAAAAGCCAATATTCCTATGTATTGAGGGCGGGAAAGATGCATGTCCGTTATGGATGTATGGTGTTTTACCTCATAAATACATTTACTCATCGATAGATGATGCCTTGACGGTCATACATGATATAAATCTAGGTAATAAAGTGTTAGATTCTGATAGATGGAGACTTTTGCGAGAAGAGTTTCGTTAATTACACAAAACCGACATTAAACGATGTCGGTTTTTTTCTGCATCTGTATAAGGTTTCTTTTGTTTATCCACTATTTATACGGTATGGCAAAAGAAACAATCATAGAAAATAGTTTTGAGGGTGGCCCTGGCGGTGGCGGCAGTATGAATTATGGTGGTTCCTATGGAACTCCTAATAGTAGTACCCAAGACATGTCTAAGTTTTCTTCTTCCGATAAGACTACCAACCATATGGCGTCTAATACGGAATCAACGTCATCTGCTATGATGCAACCGCCTGACCGTCCTGATAGAATCGGTAGAAATTCAAATACTGTGAGTAATACACCGGACACAGGAACGACGGTAAAACTAACCAAACCCAACACCATCAGTCCTGATACGGCCTATGATGTCCAGAAGTCTCAGAAACCGTTAGACCCTGAGAAACAACTTGACCCACAAGTCGACCAGATTTTTAAAAAGAAACAAACTCCTTCTCCTGATGAGATTATGTCTGCTCTTCAATATGAATTGGGTAATATGGTTAAAAAAGATAAATTTATAGCGAAACAAACGGTTCTCAATAATATGAAGACCGACCCACATTATTATAGTAGGCTTGATATGTTAAACATTGATGATAAAAAAATGAAAATACCGGAAACAGTAAATGAAGACACATTCTCAAAAACTAAAGCAGTTCTTGATGAAATGATAGCCAATAAAAAGAAATCGGTGTGTATAGCCGAAACTCCTGAGATAAATAAAATATTTAAAGATTTATACAATAGACGACGTGGTTAATTTGATATATGAAGATTAAATCTTTAATACCAACCGCGATGTTGGAGAATTTAGTTCCTTATGATAAAAGTAAGGATACCACCGTAGTTGATACGAAGGGTGATTATAAAATCTATGCTAGAGGTATAGATGATTCCGGTTCTGTAAAGAAATATGATAATTTAGAAGATGTTGTTAGATTTCTTAAACCTAGAGATAGTGGTCCAGAATATAGGAGAAATGGCGGATTACAAGATGAATATACTCAATATGCATTTGAAGGATTCGATTGGTCTGATATATTAGATGGGCCGCCTGCCGACCATAATACAAAATATAAGATTCATTTGAGGGATTTGCCTTTAAAGTTGAACTGGGTCCATAAAAAAATGGATTATAGTGATAAATGGGACCCCAAGAGTACGCCCGATAGCGGGCCTTATACTGATATGTGGAGTGGATACGAGGGAGGGGATTCTGGATACGATTATACCGGTCAGATATATAGAATTAAATACGATGGAGGATACCAAGTTCAAGGAGGCGGGCCAAATGGATTATATGCTAAATATAACACCGTCAAGACATTGGAAGATGCTAAAAAACAGGCCGTAGAACTAACTTTAGCTTACAGAAAACTTCTAAAAGACAAATACGGCGGCCGGTAATAAGAAAAAGGGCGATTACCAGTTTAATCGAATATTTATATGTTATGAACTATTATCGAGATTTCTTCAAAAATAAAAAGGCTACTGCGAAAGATATTCAAAATCTTCTTCCAGAAGGCGTTACCAACGTAGAATTTAAAAGAGCTATTCTCATCGAGAATCGAATGACCAACGATATATTTATCGCCGCTAAGATTGCAAGTCGCAATTTAAACGAAGATGTAAACTATTATAAGAAACTATACGAAGAATTCGGCGCCGAAGAGGAATCGATAGAAGGAGACATTGAAACTCCGGAATCCGAAGTAGACGTTGCAGATGAATATGATGACAATGATGGACTTCCAAAAATGGGTGGCGCTTTAGCAGTTCCTCATCTCGGACAGCCAATCATGATGGGTAAGATTATTCAAGTTGGTGGTATCGGCGGAGGCCCAGCCTCAGGCGAACAATCCGGTATGACGGCAGTTCAATCTCCTGGAGATAAAGAACCAGTAACCGCAGGTGGAAAGAAAGTCGATAGTTCTCTCGCATCTAAAACTGTTGGTGGTGAAGTTGTAGCCGGTGAAGGACAGAAACAAGGTGGATTAAATACTAAAGGAACGATATCTTCTACTAGTAAATTGGCAGAAGGTAAAAAGAGAATCGGTAAAATCGTAAAAGAAGTATTGAAAGAAATTAAATTTAATAAAGAAACTGGTAAATGGACAAAAATTAATGAAGACGTCAACATGAAAATGGGAGCTTCCTACAAGAAAGTTCAGCCAAGAATGTATGATGTCCAGTCGGACGACAGAGCCAGAACAAATCAGTATGAACCAGAAATTACTGAAATGTATGACGAAGAAGAAGTAACAAAGATGAATGAACGTTATGTTGAATTGGCAAACGAACATCGTAATTTGAATGAATCTGAATTATCAGAAATGAAGACTCTTCGTGAAAAAATCGATAGACTTTCTGAAAACAATTGGATTCAAAAAGCAGTGAAACATCCAGGCCGTTGCGCTCACATGGGTAGTCCTGAATGTCCGAAGGGAAGTCCTCAGTATAATTTGGCAAAAAGATTTAAAAAGGGAGATATTCACAAAGCCAATGTAAGTGAAGATGGAGAACGAAGTGACCACGAAATAGCTTCCACCGAAACGAATCCAAACGATTACGAAAAGTGTGATGGTTGTGGAAAACAAAATTATATGTGTGATTGTCCATCCAAACATGGAGAAGAAGAATATATGGGCCATGATGGGTTTGGTAAAGAACAGAACGAAAATGAAATGGAACATCCTGATGACGCACGTGAAAGACATCAATTTCAACGTGGTATTGATAGAACCAACCGTAGGAATCCTCAGAGATATGAATGTCCTACCTGTAAGACTCCGAATGCTTTGAGTCATGACCAGAAACAAAAGGGATATCAATGTAATCGATGCGCCGACTCAGAAGAAGGGGCATTCCAAGAAAACGTGGACATGAAGATGGGTCCATCTTACAAAACCGTTCAAGATAGAATGTATGACGTTCAATCCGATGACAGAGCCAGAACAAATCAATACAATCCTAAATTAAGCGAAGTCGGTGGGGGTGCAACTCAAGATAGTTCTTATAGAACAATTAAAAATGGAAATTTACCACAAGACCCAAAAACTCGTCATAAAGGCGACGTGGATGAAGGTAAGGTAAGTAAAGTTTCAAAAACTATATCTAAGGGTCAGAAGCCAAAATCTTCAATGCATGCCCAAAATCTTAAACATCAGAAGCCAAAAAAGACTTCTAGTGGTGTTCACAAAAGAAAATCTTAAGCATTTTCAATGTGTCTAATGACAAATCACAAAAGAAACTGAGTCCTTATCTTCGTCAAATGGCGATACGAGAGGGACTCAGTTTTAGTGATTATATGGATGATTCGGTTCCCGCCGATGTAAAGCCCGTCTATTCCCTAACTCCGATGGAAGAGGATACTTCGTCTGGTAATTTGTATGATGGTTGGTTAGATAAAGATGGGAATTTTATATCAACTAAGGGAGAGAGTCATTTAAGTTGCGCCAAAGATTATCTAAAATCTAAAAACATAAATTATAGTAAATTTGGTGAATACGGTGAAATGTATAAATTGGGATTTGTACGAGTTAAACCTAATTGGTTTGGTAAAAAATTATCATTTGAATATTATGGTAATACTCCAACAAATTCACAAATCAGATTCTTAAAAAATTATTGTATAGAGAAGGGTTGGAGATTGATGGATGACAGTAAACATGAATACGTCGATTTGAATGAATCTATAAATGAAGACGATTTTCCTACCCAAGCCAAAGATTTATTTAAAGGAATTTGGGAAGACATTCTTCAAAAAAATGTACAATATTGGTTAGACCCACAGGGTAGATTTAATAAAGCAGGAAATGGCGGGCATCAAGAATGGGCTATGGCTTATCTTGATAAACATAAAATACCATATGACTGGACCGACCCATATAGAAACGAACCAAATTCGGAAGGGTTGATGGGCCTTTATCATGCTTTATATGGTAAAAAATTCATGAGAATAGCTATTGATAGTAGGGGTATCTATGCTACAAATGACTTAGATTCTCCTAATAATATGCAGATGAGAAATCTTAAAGATAGCGCAATTGAAAGTGATTTGCCATTGTGGGTTAACGGAAAGAGAGTCGATTTAATGGAAGGCAATCCTACGGATTTAAGTGAGGTCGTAGTAGATTCTGATAATAATACTATAAAACCACGCAGTTGTTATTGGTTAGACCCATTCGGAAAATTTAATAAAACCGTACATCATCATACTTGGGCATACAAACATCTCGGAGATATAGATGATTCAGTTGATGTCTACGATGCTATGTATAAAGCGGGATTTGTTAGAGTAGTCACGTATTCGGATGTCATGTTTTTTGAATATAAGGAAGGACATAAACCGACCAATTTACAAATGAGAAGTCTCAGAGACGCCGCTATAGAATTTGGATTTACGTTGTACGATTCTACTTCTTTGATATATGTGGATTTAATGGAATCAAAATACGTAGATAAGGGTAAGAGACAACTATTTATTGAGAGTATGAATCCTGATAACATTGATGAATTTAAGTCTCATTTGGCAAAACTATTTGCATATTTGCAAAAAGAATTACAATTGAAGACTATTCCGAAGGTAAAACTCATATCGGATGATAAGAATGCTGATAAAATCTTAGGTAAGACGGCTTATTATAATCCCGACGCAAAGGAGATAGTTTTATACATTACCAGCCGTCATCAAAAAGATATTTTACGTTCGTTCGCACATGAAGTGATACATCATTGGCAACATGAAAATGAAAAATTACAAGCAGGTGAATCCGGTACAAAACGAGGCGAAGGAGCCAGCGACCCACAATATGCCCAAAAGAATCCTTGGTTACGTCAAATGGAAAAACAAGCATACTTACTCGGTAATATGCTTTTTCGTGACTGGGAAGACCAAAAGAAAGCCAGTGATAAAAAGAGTTGTAAGAGTGGAGATGACAACAAACGTAAATCTAATAAAGGAGTTGTAGAAAAAACGTCTTTAATTGGAGTTGATTATCCACCGAGGAGATGATATGCTTCTTGGTGATATTTTAAAACAAATTCTTCGAGAGTGGCATGTCCATCATCAATTAGAAAATTATTGGCTTAGTAAAGATGGAAAGGGAGTAAAGGTTAATAATCACGAATCGTATGCTATGCTTCTTTCTAAATTTATTTACGAACATCGTGACAAAGCATATGAATGGATGTATCACCAAGGATGGGCTAGAATCATAATAGAAAATGGTGATATGTATATTCAGACCGACTATGACAATGCTAAGAACGTAAAGTTAACCCCCGAACAAAAAGATTGGATATTAGGCAAAGTTTATATCTATCCTAAAGATGATAATGGAGAAGAATTAAGAGTTGTAAACGTATATGGAAAGAGCATCAAATTATGAATGATACAAATAATCAATTAAGTTTTGAATTTGACGAATACCCTGAAATGCCCAACGTTCTTGGACAAATAATTTCTCAAAAAAGTTCCACAGTTATTAAAGACGGTGCTTTTGACCCACATCAATTGATGTTAAAAAAGAAACTAACCGATTCAGGTGAGAGTGTTGATTTGACACCAAAACAAAGTTGGCCTGACCAAGATATCAAAGCTTTAGAAGATTTTTGTAAAAAGTATGGCCTTATAGGATTTAATTGTGGTAGAATGTCGCCTATAGCCGCACTATCTTTATTAAAACAAAAAATGGGTGTGATTGATACTCCTGTAGAAAATAGAGTCACATATTCAGATGTCATGAATAAGAAAATGCTTCTGAAAGGTTAAGTTTTGGAGTTTCAAAAATATTGCCAATGATTGTCCAATCTTGACTTATTGATTTCCAATAACTTCCATCGTATAATGATTGTGGATTGTGTTCTTCAATTTTACCACATAAAGAGGAAATTAAATCTTTATTTTTAACTCCCCAAGCCAACATAGTTGGTGTATAGAAATCATCACAGTCGTTTATTTTATCAAATACCACTTCTCCAATCCAAGTGATAGTTTTTGGTTCTCCTAAAATTGGATTGTTGTAATCACAATGATTGTATGTTTTTCCTACTACAACCTTTTCGAATTTGATGATATCACCTTCATAGATTTCTATTTCGTTTTTATTTTTTAAACCTGTATATTGTTGGATAACAGAATCTTTTGGTATGGCTATTGTTCTCTCCAATCCAATAATTTCAGTCAAATGCATGTAATAAAATCTATTTGTATTACTATCCCAACACCTAAAATTTAATTCTCTATTTTTCATGACGTTTTATTCTATGACATTATATTTATATCATATGAATGGAGAAATGTCAACAACAAAGGAAAATGTTATATGGGAAGAAAAAAACTTAATCGAACCAGAGAAGAACTTCTTGAACAACAACGTAGTCGGGCCAAAAGATATTACGAACGAAATAAAGAACGTCTCAACAAAGAAAGTATGGAACGATATTGGGAAAGTAAGCGGAATATACAAGATAATTAATAAGATTAACGGTAAATATTATGTTGGGTCATCTAACGATTTATTTTATAGAATTAAACATAGACACCTTAATTCGTTACTTAAAAATACACACCCAAATAAATATCTTCAAAATGCGTGGAATAAATATGGGTTAGACAATTTTCAATTTATAATTGTTGAATATGTTGAACCACAAAAATTGTTGGTGATTGAACAGATGTATTTGGATAAAGCGAAAATAAATAAAGATTCTTATAATTTGAGTTTTGATTCCACAAAAGTAGAAATGACAATTGAAACGAGAAAAAAGATAGGCAATTCTCACAGAGGAAAGTTTGGTGAATTAGCATCACATTATGGAATGTTTCATACAGATGAAACTAAAAATTTAATTAAACAAAAAACTATAGAAAATACGCCAAGGGGAAAATTACATCCTTTATACGACCATAGAATTTATAAATTTTATAATAGACAAACAAATGAAACGTTTATAGGAACTCAAAATGAATTCTATAAAAGATATAAATTGACACAATCTAAAGTAAATTTGGTAGTTAATGGAATAAGAAAATCCCACAAAAATTGGTTGTTGATGAATAAATAATTACTATTTATAGATATGAAAAATAATAAGTTTTTTTACGGTTTTATTTCGGCTATCATCTTCATGTTAGCTGTAGGTTGTTCCAGTTTATTAGACAATAATCAAGGAATATTTGGTAAGGCTCAAATGGCCAACGATAAGGTTGATGCTAAGATTCGTATTGTAGAGAATCAACAAGCCCAAGTCAATGAAGATAAATTAGCTCACATCGGAGCATGGGCCCAAGGCGGAGTAGAACACTCATTAGACAAGATTACCACTAATATTCCAGTAGAAGTAATCGTTGCAAAAGAAATGAATGCTAGAGTCGAAGCTTTAGCAGGAAAACCAGATTTCAAAGAAGTAGAATTAATCAAAACTATAGTTGATAGTTTACTATCCCAAGTCAAAGACACTAGAGTTTCAGGTGAAAAGGCTTTAGCTGAAAAAGACAAACAAATAGCCGCTATACAAACTCAAGATAAACAGTTAATTGTACAGAGAGAAAATGAGATTGCAAGTGCGTTGATACAATCTGATTCAAATGCAAAAGTTGCAGACCAATATAAAGCTACTCTAAATGATATGGATAAATGGGGTGGATTGGGCGCTGTGTGGTATGGTATTCATAAATTCGTAGTTCGCATGGCATGGGTTTTGGGTATTGGTGGAGTATTGTTCCTCATCCTAAGACTTCTAGCATCGGCAAACCCAATTGCAGGCGCCATATTCAGTATATTTGACCAGATAGGCAGTTGGGCCATTAATACCATTGCCGTTATTTTTCCAAAAGCATTGTCGATTGCCGGTAATGTATCAGTTGCAATATTTAATGATACTAAATCTGCCCTATCATCAATCGTCGATTCGGTTGAGACTGTAAAATTACAACAACAGGCAACTGGAACACCGGCAACAATTGAAGATTTATTAAATACCGCCGAGGTAAGTATGACGCCGGCAGACAAGGCGATTATAGAAAAAATCAAACTTCAATTGAATTGGATAAAACCGTCCACCACGTCTACTGTGGTAATTCCTACTCCTACCACACCGACCACGGTAGTACCCTCTACCACAACAAATACAACGACTTAACCCGTTATAATAAGTCATTATAGATATAATAACTTGTAATTTACTCAATCCTGAGTCATAATACGATTGTTGACACTACATATAGTGTAATATGAACAAATTATATATACAAGACGCTACGATAGGACAGTATGTTACCTTCAATACGGTACAAGAACTGGTTCTTTATTTAAATTCAATGATTCCGAGGGCATTTAATATGCCTAGGGACAAGTATGTCCAGAATCTTATAGATTTAGGATATGGATATGACGACCGTGACGGCGTGACTCTTACAAGAGCTATGGCGGAACAGTTTAACATTGGTGTCATTAAAAATAATACCTACGTCAGAACTGATGTTCATTCTATCTCCCGTTTCCAACAGGAAGAATACGGAGATTAAATTAAACCCGGTCATTTTTTAAACGAATGATAAAGTTAGACATTCAATGGAGTGACCCGTATCAATGGGAAAATAAAGACGGCGAACTCATGTGGCGCCGAATGTGGAAAATTCCAAACGACTACCGTACTCCGTTTTTTACCTTTTGGAATACTGCAAAGTATAATTTGTGGAGTCAAGGATTTTCTATATCCAAGATAGACGCCGATTGGTATTTATATGAAACTAAAACGGGAGTTGAAAACTTCGTTGAAATAAATGGGGAGAAACCTCCTACGCCACCGGAGCCAGAACAATTCTGGCTACCTCCCTATAAAGTTAAAAATGAGAGCGGACTTCGACCTTGGCAAGTAGAAGCTGTAAGTAAACTTGTTACTGCTATAAATACTACTGGCTGTGCGATAGATGGGTCGGATGTAGGTGTTGGAAAGACTTATACTGCGTGTGGTGTTGCCCGTGAACTTGGAATGAAGATTCTTGTAATATGTCCAAAGGCGGTTATAACTCCTTGGAATGTTGTCATAAAAGACCACTTCAAACTGAAAAATGATTTAGTTGGTGTAATCAATTATGACCAAATTCGTATAGGCAAGACCGACTCTCCGTTTGCATCTTATATAGAAAATAGAAAAACTCACAAGAAAAAATTCACTTGGAAAATCCCAAAGAATACTTTGATAGTATGGGATGAATCTCAGAAGTTAAAGAATTGGACAACCAAAAATTCCAAGACTTGTATGGAAGCTCTGAAACAGAATTATAAAATGTTATTTTGTTCAGCCACCAACGCTACTAATCCATTAGAGTTACGAACCGTAGGAACTTGTTTACAGTTATTCAAAAATTCTACAGCATACTATCAGTGGTGTTATGAGCATGGTGTATCCAAAGGTAGATATGGGTTGGAATTTACAAAGGATACAACTCTAAGACAGAAAGTATTAAAAAAACTTCATACTGATATATTCGTAAATCGTGGAGTAAGACTTTCCCGTGATACGATTCCGAATTTCCCCGCATCTGAAATTATAGCCGACTGTTATAACATGGATGACGTTGATGTTAATAAGATTAATACTGCCCACGCCAGTATGAAGAAAGAATTGGCAAAACTGGCAAAATTATCAAAATCAGATAAAACTAGTGAGTTGACTGCCATTCTGAGAGCGAGACAACAGATAGAATTAGTAAAAGTCCCATTATTCATAGATATGATTGAAGAGGGATTGGAAAATGGAATGTCTATTGTGGTATTTGTTAATTTTACAGAAACCTTACAAGCCTTGGCTAAGAGATTAAATATTTTATGTATCTTCGATGGTAAGACTAAAGATTCTGTCAGACAACAAAGTGTTGAGGATTTTCAATCTGGCAAAGAAAAAGTTATTTTGGTGAATATTCAATCCGGCGGCGCCGGTTTATCTCTACATGATATACATGGGTTAAATCCTCGCATGGCTTTAATATCTCCTAGTTATTCTGCGGTATTAATGCGACAAGCTACCGGAAGAGTATGGAGAGAAAATGCAAAGAGTAAAAGTATTCAAAAAATTGTATTCGTTGCAAATACAGTTGAAGAGCAGGTATGTGATACCGTGAAGGAAAAGCTTAAAAATCTCGACCTTCTTAATGACGGAGATTTGAGTTTATGAAAAATTATATGAAAATGTCAAAAATTAAAAAGATTATTGTAAAGTGTCAAGATTTTTGGACGGATGAAATAGAAATTGATTCCGATGTCTTTGATGACGTTTATATTGAGGCCGCTACTAGAGCGGTGGAGTCTAGAATTAATTTACCGGATTTTAAATTGACGGTAATGTTAGTTTGTTGGGAAAAGAAAAATTTTAGTAAACCTGAAAAACATTTTGGATACAATACATATCAAATTCTGATTAATGGGGCATTTCATAACAAAGCTGAAGTATTCAGACAGAATTGTATAAAACTTAATGGGTTGGATATGAAAAAAGAAAATTTGAAAGGAAATAATGCATATGGAAACCCAACAAACGGGCAGCCAAATTCTGGGTCACTTGGAGAGTAAAGTTCTTGAAATCGTAGTAAAAGAATTAAACGAAATCAAGAAAAAAGTATCCAATATAGAAAATAATAAGATATTGGAGGAATTAAAACTTCCGGAAGAAGATTTGTTGGCAATGGGGGTTATAAAGCCAACTGAACCGAGGATTAAAAAAGGCCGAGGCGCTAGGCCATTACTTGAGTCGGAAATAAAAGAAGCTCAAGAACATGCGACTAATGCGATTGGTTGCGCCAAGTATTTAGGCATAGGATATAATTGTTATAAGAAGTGGGCAAAATTCCATAATTTATTTAAAGTCAATCCGTGGGGTAAGGGTGATAAAAAAAATTATTGGGCGCCCGACAAAGGAAAATACCCACTAAATCAGATTCTCGAAGGCAAGTTTCCAGATTATCCAATTTATAGATTAAAGGACTTAGTTATACGAAGTGGTATAAAAAAGGCAATCTGTGAAAATTGTGGATTTGGCGAACGTCGTATAACCGACAATAAAATGCCATTATTGATTAGCTTCAAGGATGGTAACGAAAAAAATCACGTATTGGATAACATCGAACTGTTATGTTATAACTGTATGTTTCTGATGGGCCGTGGGTATATACGTAGGGGTAAAGTTGAATTCAATTTCATAGACCCAGACCGAATTCAAGGTTCTACTCAAAATATTGCGGCTCGGTTCTAATCCTGTATATTTATTGATAGATGCAATCCACTGACCATATTTTGGCAAAAGAAGGTATTTTAACTACTTTCTCAATCGCTAAAAAAGTTACTGCGAAGGATGTCAAAAAACTTCGTGATAAGATAAAGTCTACGAAGATGGATGCTAATAAATTACAAGAATTATTAAAAGAATCAATAATTAAAGAAACTGAAAAGAATTTACTGACACAGGCGATTCCTGGATTAATAGTCGGTAGTGTAGAAGAAGCAGAAGAAAAAAAGAGGATAATGGAATTAACGTTTTTTGCATCGATGATATCTAAAAAGTTATCTGAAAAAAACATTGATAAATATCACTCATGTTATATCATAAATGCTATAGTAAATATGTTAGGATTAACTGAGGATAATTTCGATGAATTCCATAAAAAATTTTCAAAATTTAAAGACGGAGATAAAGGCGGAACCAAAGACGGAGAACAACCCGAAGATGGATTGGGAGAACTCTGATTGGTATAAAGAATGGCTTAGATTAGCTCATTTACACCAACCATCAAGAATTAAATACGGTTGTTGGTATTACGATAATTTCGATAGAAAGTATAAATACATTTACCATGAGACATAAAAAAGATACGGATATTAGATTAGCTTTGATTTTTAAGGATTTCGCCGCTTGGGTGAGGTCTAGTTGCGTGGGATTGAATGTGGCAGGATTCACAACCGCAAAATATTTAAGACATCACGGAATTGAAACTGCGGTATTTCCCGTTCGTCATAATGTGGATGTGGTAAATTCTATCGACCGCTATAATGATACAAATAAAAAGAGACTGACTCATGTAGTAATATCAGCTCCTTGGTTAAGTGAACATGATATGAAGAATTTAATATGTCATTTTCCTGATATAGAGTTTGTTGTGTTATCACATTCTAATGTTGGATTTTTACAAGCAGACCCATGTGGAGTAGAATTATTTAGAAGATACGCAGAATTATCTAAGACATATAAAAATCTAAGGGTGGGTGGAAATTGTACTAGATTTATAAAATGGTTTGAAGTGGCTTATAAAGAATCTTGTGTATGTTTGCCGAATATTTATCCGGTTGAACGTATCAGTCATAAACGATGGGATGGAATTTCTCCAATTAAGATTGGGGCATTCGGAGCCATTAGACCGGAGAAGAATTTTATGACTGCCGCAGCAGGTGCATTGGCAATACAATCGATGACAGGCATTCCGATTGAACTTCATATGTCAACGGGTGGAGATGGATGTAAATCATCTACATTACCTGCGATAGTACAAATGACTGAGAACATTGAGGGTGTTACATTAGTCCGACATGATTGGAATAACTGGGACCAATTTATTAAACTCATCGCGGAGATGGATTTGTTGATACAAGTTTCATATACAGAATCATTTAACATGGTTACTGCTGATGGAGTTTCGGTTGGAGTTCCAACTGTAGTATCACCTGTAATTTTTTGGGCTCCTGAATCTTGGATGGCCAATCCAGACGATTCATTAGAAGTGGCCGAAGTTGGTGTTAGATTATTAATGGAAGACCAGAAACATATTGGGTCGGATGCATTGATAAATAATAACAATAAAGCATTGAAATATTGGATTGATTTTCTTAAAACCGATAGAACTAATTAAAATTTCTGTTATTAGAATATAATTAAATCTAACGTTTCTCCATATCTACGTATTGGATATGAAGATTAAAAACATTCAAGATATTGTTCGTCCCGAGGGGACTGTAGTATTCGTAACTGGCGTCACCGGTCAAGATGGTAGTCACATGATAGATTATCTCATCCGTGAGACAAATGTACATGTTATAGGCGGCGCAAGGCGATTGAGCGTTGAGAATCATATCAATCTACGTCATCTTGAGAATGAATCCAGATTTCAATTGGTAAACTTCGATTTAACCGACTCCCATTCAATTTATAAAATCGTAGAACATGCGAAGCCTGATTATTTTATCAATTTCGCGGCTCAAAGTTTTGTAGCCTCTTCATGGGACTTTGCCCGACAGACTTGGGAATGTAATTCTACGGCTGTATTAGATTGTTTGGAAGCCATCAAAAGACTAGCTCCTAATTGTAGATTCTATAACGCCGGCTCTTCGGAAGAGTTTGGAAACGTTGCCTATTCACCACAAGATGAAAACCATCCGGCAAGACCCAGAAGCCCTTACGGCGCATCTAAATCTGCGGCCAGAACGTTAGTCAAGGTTTATAGGGAATCATATGGTATATACGCTGTACAAGGTTGGTTGTTCAATCACGAAGGAACTCGTCGTGGCGAAGAATTCGTTACTCGTAAGATTACACAAGCCGTCGCCGGAATCTTCAATGCTATTGCAAATGATACTCCGATAGTTCCCTTAGAACTCGGTAATATCGATGCTTATCGTGATTGGTCAGATGCTGAAGATGTCATGGATGGGGTATGGAGAATGTTGAATCAGGAAAAATATCTTAATGAAACTATGCAGAAGAATTTTCATGAAAGAAATCCAGGTAGTAACTGTATAGTTGGTATTGATTTCTCAAGAGGATTCACACCAAAAGATTACGTCGTCGGAACTGGTGAAAAACACACCATCAGAGAATTTGTTGAAAAGTCATTTTCTTTGGTAAATTTGAATGGTGAGTGGTCTGGTAAGGGAGTTGACGAAGTTTATACAGTAAATGGACAAATTTTAATGAAAATTAATCCAAAGTTTTATCGTCCTGCTGAAGTTGAATCATTAATTGCCAATCCTACAAAAATTAAAGAAGAATTGGGTTACGTGTCAAAAACTACCTTTGAAGGTCTTGTTGATAAAATGTTGAGTAATGACTTGACACTAATTAAGCCTGTGGTATAATTCCATCCTATGAAAAGTGGATTAACATATATTATATTTGTCATTGACCGCTCTGGTTCAATGAGTTCAATTAGAGCTGACATGATTGGTGGATTTAATACATTCATCAAATCACAACGGGATGCAAACATTGGCGATTGCCGTGTCTTTGCATATAAATTCGATACCGATTATGAGACTTTGTTCGAAAATCTCGAACTAGCGTCCGTACCAATGTTGACTTATGCCAATTATCAACCAAGAGGCGGAACGGCTCTCTATAATTCTCTAGGAAAGACTGTTGTAGATATGGGCATCAAATTGTCCTCATTGCCGGAATCTGAACGTCCTGAGAAGGTTTTGATTGTTACCATTACCGATGGTGAAGACAATGAGACTCTTGTTAATTACAAGGATGCTAGATTTTCTGCTGAAGACGTCAAGGAAATGACTAAACATCAAACTGAAAAGTATAAGTGGGATTTCGCTTATATCGGAGCCAATCAAGATGCTTGGTCAGTTGGTAGTTCTATGGGAGTGACTAATAATCTTAATTATGTCGCATCGGCGGCTGGAACTGCCGGAGCATTTAAGTCTCTATCCAGTAGTACATTATCATATCGCTCGTCAAATCAAGCATTTGCGTTTGCCGACTCAACTCCGCCAAGTAACGTAATTTAATCACGATTAAAAAATCGAATAAGTCTATTAAAGAACTGAGACAGGCCCTTAGCGGTAACACGCTTTCGGCCTGTTTCCTTTTTGTAGAAATCCACAATCGATTTTTCTATTTCAATTTGAATTACCGTCATATCTCCATTACGTATTTCTATTATTCGATTGGTGTATTTTTTCATAACTTATTTTAATTAATAATTAGTTCAATGCAAAAACAAACCCCTGTTATTTCTAACAGAGGTTTGTTTTTGTTATATTGAGAAGACTGCTCCCTATGCCATAGAACTCTCAACGGTAGCTAAGTGTGGGAGATGTGCCTTCCACGTAGGGTGTTTAATATCACGAATCATTTCCATCGCCGTCATCGACTTAGGAGCCTTCGGTTGACGAATCAACTTCAACCCAATTTCATGATTGAATTTGTTGCCCTTCTTGGAATTGATTTCCTTAGAAGTAAGCGCCAAATTCTCCCACACGTCCCTACCACCCCTAGACTTAGGTGTAATATGGTCGACCGTGGCTTCGTCCCTGTTCAAGTGTTTGCCGGTGTATTGGTCAACGCCGCCGTCTCGGAGGTAAATTGCATCGTTAGATGGTTTGCCTCTGAAACTCTTACGAGGCATCTTGTGATAGTTTTTTGCAATCAAAACAGTAGGAGCTCTCATAATCTTCTGACCTTGATTTCCGTAATGGATTGCGTCTTGCATTTCCCATGAACGGACGGGCAATTGAATCCACTCTGTCCAGTTTACTGGTCTGGCGGTAAGTGGTTCATTCAAAGGCGAACCATGTTCGTCTAAGATATAATTGCCATTTTCATCCTGTTCGTAAATAAAATCCAATGCTAGAGCAGATTCACCCGCGGCTAAATCTACAATTGCCTTTGCAACTGTGGAGATGCCTACTGCCTGCCAGCCTGAATTTAACTTCAAGACGATTGTTCTGTTGATTACACTCATATTATTGTTTCGTTTATTGTTCTATCTCATATGTTTATGTTTATTTTTATTTTAAACTTACCCCAAGATTCTACCACGTTTACTATTATTGTCAAGCGTAATTATAAAATCACGTCCACCAGACCATAATCCAGACACGTTTTTGCATCCATACACAAATCGTGACTCAGAATATCATCTAGTTCCGAAAATTCAAATTTGGTTTTCTTTAAATAAACCCCCTTGATTAAATTCATTAATAATTCAAGATTTTTGATTTCATCTTTGAATTGCATATAATTTCCCCACAGTCCGGAACTGACTTGATGAACCAACATACATGAACTTTTTGTTATGTATCGTCTTGCGCCTACCGATGATATCAAAGTGGCTGCCGACGCTACCATGCCTTCACAGTATGTATCAATCGGAATAGGATTATCAACGATTTTATCAACAGCTGACATACCGGCGAATATATCTCCGCCATCACTACAAATATGAATTTCAATCCTCGGTGGTTCTGGTAAATTCAAACTAAACTGAATCATTTTCATCTGCCTAGTCAAGTCGTCAATTTGTCTTATTAAATTGAGAACGCTATCTTTATTTACTTCACTATAGAAATAAATCCTATTACCAATAGGCGAAGATTCGTAAGACTTTTCCAATGTGATAATCTTTGGAGACTCATCAGCATCAACCTCACCGCCGTTGTTTTGATATTTCCAGTTACTTCTCATATCAATAAATAGAAAGCCCGTAGTGAAATGTATCCACTACGGGTTGTTACGCCAATTTTAATTTCAAACTACTTTAAATCGCAAGATTTATGGATAGTTAGTGCGCCATTCTCATAAATGGCGTAGTTTTGAGAGCCAGGATGAGTATCAAGACACAGATTATATGACGTAGTTTCCGTCAAAGTTGGGGTGAAAAGAAATTTATCACCTAATGTTGTATTAATGCTAACATCCCCCATAGGGAGGACTCCATATTGGTCTGCCCCATGCGCTACTACCACCCACTTCACCGAACGTTGTGGTGTATGTCCAACAATTTGATGGATGCCTCTGATTGGGCCAAACTCTTGATTCCAGTCACACCACAATAATCCTCCATAATTGCATGAACGGTACGACCGAGAGAATCCAGCGCAAGTGAACCAGTGTTCTTCATTTGCATACAGATTCTTTATCGCTTGAATTGAATCTCGCTCTAATTTTTCAACAACATCACTTAATTTAGCTTTGGTAATTGTTGAAGAATTTAAACTATCAGGATTAATCCAAGACGGATGGACGCCCGCATGACTTAATAACCATTTATTGTCGAGGACGTGAAAAAACTTTAATTTTTCCCAATCTTCTATGGTAACGATGTCATTTATGGCAATAGATTTAAAATCGGTATAACCAGAACACCGAGTTCGAAAATTCTTATTGAACCAATAATGTGAGTCGTGATTTCCGCATAGATGGATTCGATTTTTCGTATTGATGGATTGAACGAACCATTTAGCTACGTCTGAAATTATATCGACGTCATCATGAAAATCATCAAAATAATCGCCCAAAAATATTGTCATATCTGGGGCGACTTTTGATATAATATTTTCAACCAAATTACATCGGTTGTGTACATCAGGTAGTATTAGATATTTCATAATCTATTATTATAACACAACCATCGTAGAAGTCAAGCTTCAGAGTCCTGGTCCTTGGCCGCCGTCTCCGGGCCCCCACCAACTACCGTGGTCTTGAAACATTCCATCGCCAAATTGTTTTGGTTTCCTTGGTCGGCCTGGACTTTTCTTTCTCTTAATTGGATTGGCTAACCAATATGTTAATCCGACTATAGTTATGACAGATAATATTATTTCCATAATTTTACAAGGTTATTATTAATTTCTTTTCTTTCTTTTCCCAACCGGCTTTGTTCATGTCTTCTTCGGTCATGATACTAATATCATCGTCAGACTGCATGAATAGAACACAAATTTGATTTTGTTTTAGTTTTTCCTGTCTCGGGTGAAGAACTTGATTGGCAATGGCTCTTTGCATCATTTGAATACGTATCGGGTCTTGAACATTAAGTTTAATCAATACGACTGAATTTTTTGGAAGATTATCGAAGTCAATTGTATTACCCCACTTCACTATGCTCTCTATTCCTACTGGTGGAGTAGTGTCATCTGGTAGTTGCCATGTTTTTGTTACATCCCCACCTGGCATATGCGCAATATGCTTAGGTTGCCATACCACTCCCAATTCTTCACTATGAATCCACTGTCCTTTATCTGTTTGAGATTTTTCATTTAGTTCATCGATGAGTTTTATAACTCGTTCCGACGCCGTTTGTTTTTCTGGCTTTGGTGTAATATTTTTCATAAATTACTTGACAATTACTTTATCAACTTCTTGACTGGTAGGTCGTTCATACTTGGCTACAAATCTATCGATAATTTCGTTTCCAACGTGTCTTTCACGTTGCGCATCTCTGCGGTAGAGTTCTTCCTTCGGAACTTCAAATGCCACGGCGATAATGTAGGCTCCGGCGCCACGTCCCATGTTAATCCAATCTTTACGTGACTTCCTATTAACGTTGGTAGCATCAATCATGGCGCTTTTATCAGCCTTTAGAGTCTCCGACACCTTACGTCGTGCGATACCAAATGCAGCCGCTGAGACTGACTGGTCAGCTTCTCCTGAACCTATCTTAGCTCGGATTGCATCGGTAGAGACGTATTCAATGTTATTCTCTTCGGAAAATTTCTTTCCCCAAGTAGATTTACCACTTGCAGGTGGCCCCACGAGAAGGATTAGTGCCTTTTTCTTTTGTCCGCCTATTTCTAATTTATTCATTGAGTAATTGGGTTTTGTCTCTGTAATTTGTTAAGAGACTTTGTATATTTATTTTACCAACAGGATTCATCGAATGGACTTGAAAGTCTGGCAATGGTTGTTCAGTCTTCATACAAAATTCGACTAACCATTTCGCACAGTCATATCCTGTCTTTTCTGTGTATTGACTTACATTTGGATTGCCGTAATGTTCCCATGCCAAATCGTGGTCAAATGATATGAATTGAGGAAGTCCCTTTTTAAGTATCAGACGAACGAATTGGTTATAGTCCCTAGCCGTTTCCCACACACGAATATCTTGCAGGAATTTATTAGCATCACGAACATCATCTAAAAATAAATTATACATACTTTACTATATCAGTTGAATACAACCATGTCAACTTAATTATTGTTTATAATTTTGGTTGATTAATTTCAAGCTCCACTCCTTCCCTATGGAGGGGGAATAGAAAGGAATTGTCGGGGCTACTACCATCCCCTCAGCCGGTTTACCGTTTGTAGACCAGACTTGTGAATCTGCCAATTGTCTAAAATATTCTATGTTATGAATAGTTTTATCAAATTGACAAACTTCTATAATATCCACCATCGGCAATTGTAACTGTTCACACATAGCCTTCAAATCATAGAATCCCAAGATTTCTCTCTTATCCAAATCCTTGATTCTAAATACACGGATTTCCGGTTCTTTTAACTCCATAGTATTACCATTGAGTTTAGGTCCGATAGACTCTGCTTGAATGGCTAAATTTTTACCAAGGGCAATTAACTTGTTCTTTATGTCGTATTTTGTAACAGAAAACCAGGGAAATCCACTACCCTCTTTCAATTCAAATCTACGAGAACAGGCTTTAAATTCTCCACCAGAAAAATTCGGATTGGTATTATAAATGAATGTGGTACTACTACCATCAGTCTTTTGGGTGATATAAATCTCTTTACCGTGTAATTCCTCTAAAGATTTGGAATTACTTAACATATTATCCTCATCGGAGATGGAAATGAGACTGGTAGGAAATCCTCCAGCAGCATCACCTCGGGTAGATAAATCGAGCGGTCGTTCGTATTTTGTTATACCAAGTATTTCAGAAACATCGTCACCTTCTTCGGCAATTATTTCACGTTCATTACCATCACCATCAAACCCAACACGTTCAGGTAAAATTGAAATCGGACAAACCAATCCACTCGAAGGCGCTCCCTTGAATCTAGCATTCCAAATTCTGAATTTTTGTCGTCTCATGAACTCAAAGTAAGGATTACTCTCGGGTACAATAGAATCGATGGCAATAAAAACCACTAACTCACCATCCTTATATTGACCTTTCGGTATTACCACAGGCCATTCCATAACTTTACCAACTTCAAGCTTTTCAACATCCTCATTAGGATGTCTCTGAATTGAGTGTAATCTCTGTATTGTCGCTAATTTGTTCATATCAATATTTACAATATCTTTTCTCGTATTTAACTAAAGGTGTGATTAGATTATATCTATCATCCTTTTGTAATTCCATCACAAAGAATTGAGCGTTCCTCGGATTTCTCAAAAACTCAAATTCTTCAACGGTCATGTGGAACCACCTCATCAAGAATACTCTTAGGGTCATACCATGCGTCACTATTATACAATTTTTGGCGCAATTCGGTTTTTTAAAATCTCGGTGTAATGTTTCAAGAAATGTACTAACTCTATCAAATACATCTGCGCAACTTTCTCCACCATGAAATCTATAATAAAAATGACCAAAGGCATTTCTCTCTTCTTCGGTGTCGTAGTCATATCCACTAGCTCTTATTTTACCACACCATTCTTGTTCACGTATTCTTGGGTCTTCTCTTTTGTCTTTCAAATTCAAAAGAAACGGTTCTATACATTCAAACGTCTGTCTCGTTCTGTAAAATGGAGAAACGTATGCGGTCGACGTTTCTTTACCAATTATTTTACAAATCTCACTTCCAGCTTCCGTCGCTTGTAATTTTCCCTTGTCGGTAAGATTAACAGCATAATCGGGTTTGGTTTTATAAATCTCTTTACTTACATTACCTTCCGATTCAGCATGACGTAATAATATAATTCTTTTAGGCTTCATCTTCTTTACTCTCTCCGATGTCTTGCATCAATCTTTTGTTTATTTTCGTCGATAAAAATTCCACTTCAAATGGATTTGGGTTATTCAATAAATCACTCGGCTTACCATATCCATCAAGGTTGGTCTTCAACAAATAATACACACACTGAACGTGTAGATGTTCGAATACATTACCATTAGTGGGCCAAGTTCCAACTTCTCCAAGGATTTCACCTTTTTTAAAGAAGGATTTCGGACTGTTTATTATGGAATTCGGTTCAAAATGACCCAAAACTAAATACGGCAATGCTTTACTTTGACGTAAAATTACCCTACCACCCCAGCCGATATCAACGTCGGTATCAATGAAGACGTCAACAACTTCACAGTCGAACGGACAAATAACTTTGGTTCCTTTTTTAACATTAATGTCAATCCCAAGATGGGTATAGTTTCCAGAAAGTTCCAAATAACTTCCGCGGAATATTTCTTTTCTATTTTCTCCGTAACCACCAAACGTATTATATCCCAACTTATCCAATTCAATCTGAACTAGTTCTGGATTTTTTGTATCGTGAATGTGTCGAGTTTCGAGAAATTCATTTAATGTGATTTCTTTGAATTCTCCATCGAAAAAACTATTACAGTTGAGTTTCATATAAGGAAGATACCACACTTTAGAAGAATGTCAAGAAGTTGGTGGCGCTGGTGGGATTCGAACCCACGCTACTTCGATTTTAAGTCGAAAGACTCTTCCGCTGGTCTACAACGCCATATTTAAGAAATTGGTAGCGGAAGAAGGATTTGAACCTTCGAGGCTTTCGCACCACGTTATGAGCGTGGCCTGATACCGGGCTTCAGACATTCCGCAATAAATTTTGGTAGTCATGTTCGGACTTGAACCGAAACTCGGCACCAATCTGGTGCGCCTAGTTTATAAGACTAGCGATGCTTACATTACATCACATGACCGTCACACAAATAACTATATCATCAAATCAAAAAATGTCAATATAAAATTGGCTTTTAATTTTTTTATGATATAGTTATTCACGTAGATGCAAAAATAAAAATTTTATCCACTAAATCATTATGAAAATATGTAAAAATTGTAATAAAGAATTTCCTACCAAAATAAGGATAGGCGAAAAAAATTATGGATTGTATAATAGAAAATTTTGTTTATTATGTTCTCCTTTTAAAGAACATAATACTAAAGACATTTCTAAAAATATAATAACGGAACAAAATGGTAAAATGTATAAAATTTGCTCGGTCTGTAAACAGAATTTAGAATTTAATAAAGAAAATTATTATATGAGAAATCGTGGAGATTATCAACCACAATGTAAATCTTGTGGAAATAAAAAAACGGTAGAAAATCAACGGAATGTAAAATTGAAATCTATAGAATATATGGGCGGGAAATGTCAATTTTGTGGGTATTCTAAATGTGTAAATTCTTTAGATTTTCATCATAAAGACCCATTACAAAAGTCATTTAATATATCCGCCGGTAAATGTTACAATTTTGATAAATTAAAATTGGAATTGGATAAATGTATACTGGTTTGTAGAAATTGTCACGGTGAAATTCATGGGGGATTATTAGTTTTGTGACTATTAAATGTGGGGAGCAGGTGGAGGGAATCGAACCCTCGTAATGAGTTTGGAAAACTCACACACTACCATTGTGTTACACCTGCATTAAATCGTTTGATAGACCCAGCGACCTCTTTTACATAGGATTTTTTATGCTGGTTTGGTATTTTCCTATACCCTCTGTCTATCGAAAATGGTGCGGAATAGGAGAATCGAACTCCTGCCCGAACATTGGCAATGTCCAGTTCTACCATTAAACCAATTCCGCTTACTGACAATAACTATATACAACTTTGGAAAAAAGTCAAGCCTTTTGAACTTTTCTTCAAAGGCTTGACATCAATCGGATGTGTGGTAGTATAAATTATGGATGTCGCCAAACAGAAACATTGGGAAGACGCATTTAAAAATGCCACAGAGTATTCTGGTCCAAACTCCCGCGGTCTGACGATTTCGAAAGCGAAGCCAAAGGAGGGTAGAGACATCTTTGATGAGGATGAGGAAGAAATCATGTATGCTTCAAAAAAGTATGGATATTCTGTAATCTCCAATTCACCGAAGGTTATAGTATTTTATAAAAAATTATGAGAATGGGAATCGTATCGTTTAAATATGGGTGTTTATACTGTTCAAAAGATGTTCTTTTGGCTGTGGAAGTTGAAAGCCCGTCAGATTATTATCTAATGGATGAATTTTGTCCTGAGTGTAACCGGCCGTTGCCAAATGATTTGGATGTATCGTCGTCGGTAACTGACTTCTATTCATTTCAGGCTGATATGGAAAGATGAAGGGCGATTATGGATATTGAATATAGATATTTTGCCAAAGTGTGGGGAAGTGGCGGGCCATCTCACGGTTCATATGATTATATTTTATTGGAATCTAAAGATTATGATTTAGCATTGAAAGAAATTCAAGAAATTAATAATCTTGACACATTCAATCCATTGGCGTATCATCCAACAGATTTTAAGACCCATCGTATTTTATCACGGTGGGAAATGGATAATAGAAAAAAATAATTAACGTTTTTCATTTTTAGTCTCTATGTATGGATGTTCGGAACGCAAAAGAAAACGTTTGACACTAACCCGAAGTTAGTATAGTATTCAATCGTTAAGTTTAATTTTAGATGCTAACAGCATAAACATTTTTTTATCAAAAAAACAAAATGGCATCTAGTATAATTTAAGATTCACACAGCATTAAAATCGTGCATCGAAACGCCGAAAGGCATGAATCTTGTAAAATTTAGATGGGAGCAGCATATCCAATTAAGGAAAACAACCATCTAGCAGTAAACAAAAAGGAAAATAGTTATGAATAAGAACGCATCAAACAATGTAGTCGCAGTTAATACCGAAACCTTTGGCTTTGAAGACATCGCCGCCGTCCAGAAGTCCATTCTGGAAAATCAATTTCGTCCTACCGTTAATCCCCTCGTTGCCGGTCTTGAAGATGCTAGTAATCTGACTACCACCGCAAATGGAGCCGTGGCTTATAAGAGTAGCTTGAGTTTTGTATTGGATTTCTTTGGTAATGGAGCGGCCCTTCGTAACCGTAGTGATTCAGATGTTATTCAACTTTTCTCCAAGGCTTTCGCAGAAGACCGACTTCTGGCTTTGAAGACCTTGTTCTACATCCGTGACGTGCGTGGTGGACAAGGCGAACGTAAGACTTTTCGAACCATTCTCAAGTGGCTGGCTAATAACTACGCCGACGTGGTTCGTAAGAATCTTGCCAACGTGGCTTTGTATGGTCGTTATGATGACTTATATTCTCTGTTCGATACCGAACTTGAAAAGGACGCAATCAATTTGTTCACACAACAGTTGGCTTTGGATTGGAAAATGATGAAGGCTGGAAAGAATGTTTCATTATTGTCCAAGTGGTTGAAGTCTGAAAATACGTCTTCTAAGGAGTCTCGCGCATTGGCGACTAAGTTTCGTGAATCGTTGGGATGGAACTCTAAGAAATACCGTAAGACTCTTTCACAACTTCGTAAGTATGTTGATATCGTCGAGGCTAAGATGTGCGCCCGTGACTGGTCTAACATTAACTTTGAACGTGTCCCATCAAAGGCGTCTTTGAACTACCGCAAGGCGTTTGAGAAACAGGCTGGAGAATTGTACAAGGAATATCTTTCAAAGGTTGAGAGTGGCGAAGCTAAGATTAACGCGGGTACGTTGTATCCTTACGACATTCTCCGAACCCTTGTTGAGAACGCACAATCTCCTACGTCTGTGAAGGCGGCGGATTTGCAATGGAAGGCGTTGCCTAACTACGTCGAAGGTGACGGCAGGGGTTTGGTCATCGCGGATACGTCTGGTTCTATGAACGGATTGCCGTTGTATGTGGCAGTGTCTTTGGCAATTTACTTTGCCGAACGTAACACCGGACCATTCAAGGATGTCTTTATGACATTCTCCGAGACTCCTAAGTTTCACCGAATTGTTGGTAACAACATTTTGGAAAAGTATAAGAATTTGGATTCTAGTGGTTGGGATATGAATACCAATCTTCAAGCGTCACTGGACTTGATTTTGAACGCGGCTAAGACGAATCACGTAGAACAGAAAGATTTGCCCGAATATCTCTTGATAGTAAGTGATATGCAACTAGACCCTGCCAGTATGTCAAATGATAAAACTAACTACGAATTGATGAAAGTTAAATTTGAAAGAGCAGGCTATAAATTGCCAAAGTTGATTTGGTGGCAAGTCAATTCAAGTCAAACAAATGTTCCTATTAAGTTTACTGATTCTGGAACCGCATTGGTTAGTGGAAGTCACCCATCCATTTTAAAACAGATTTTCTCAACAGAATTTCTAACACCAATAGGATTGATGTTAAAGGTAATTACCGATAAAAGATATGATTCGGTGGTTGTATAACACAAATTAAAACAAAGTGGTGGGTAGGTAGTAATCTTTTTTCATGTTGGAGAGACGAAACCGAAGAAATCTGGGAAAAGAACAGAAAAATACTTGAAACTTATAAAGAGAAGGTGTAATGTAGTAATTGTTTGATTGGTGTTTGTTGTTCATAGTTGTTGGAAGAGAGTGTGGAGAGAAATCTTCACACTCTTTTTTTATAAATTGACTTGTAAGTTATTTGAATATATACTCAACGTCATATGAATGAAACAAAATATAAACAAAACGATAGAGTGTACTTTGAAATGGGTGGGCCATTACCGTCTGGGTGGGGTAAGGTATGCGGTTCTGTCGGGCCAGTAATAATCATAGAATTGGAAGTCCCAATTGCCGGATATGAATATACACATACCTATGTAATGGACGCTCAGATTAAAGAACCGCCGGTAGAGTCTTGACGAATTAATTTGACTTCTCATACAAGGAATGATACATTTGCCGTATGAGAGTCAAATGGCTTATTGAAAATTTCGTCGGTGATAACGGATATGAAGACCTTATATCGGAAGTCCGTATTCAAGGAATGGAATGTATCGTTCTTGACGTTCGCAACCACTTTGAATTGAGGCCTGGCCTCATCGAACCTGATGAATGTGTAATATTTCAAGGGTCAATTCAGCTTTTCAGAAAATTGAAAGCTGAATTGGCTGCTTTTCCGTTGGGTTGGATGACGGATGAAAATTATCTTTGCAGTAACTACTATCCCCACGTACAAAAGTTTTTGTTCAATGACTGGCATGTTTTTACAACTGTCGGTGGTCTGAAACATAACAAGTGGAATTTCTATGCTACCTTCGCCAAAGATGCGATTCTTTATGTTAGGCCTAACGGCGGAGATAAGACTTTCACTGGCCGCCTGTTGGATTTACAAGACTTTGATGGATTCTGGAAAGACATCGTTCATTGTAATATAACCGACGATAAAGCTATGGTCGTCGTCAGTACACCAAAAAACATCCGTGGTGAGTGGAGATTCATTTGTACTAAGAATAAGGAAATACTCGGAACGTCTTGTTACAAATACAATAACCAACGAACATACATCCCAAGCGCACCGGCAAAGGCAATGAAACTCGTAAATGAGATTCTTGAAAATGGTTGGTATCCTGACCCAGTATTTACCGTCGATATTTGTGAAGATAGTGATGGTAACTTTTGGTTGATGGAAATGAATTCCTTTACTTCGGCGGGAACATATGCGGCGCCTAAGAAATTGATTGTAGAGAAAGTATCGGAAATCGCCTTCAATGAATGGGAACTCCATAGAAAATTATTTTTTACACACAACTTATCACACTCATGAAAACTAGAATTTTTTTTAAAAATGGAATGTATGAATGTATGTTTGTCAATATAGACAATTCGGCATTTGGTTTAATTTTGAAGAAGGGCCACATTCTGATTGGCGAGTCGACCGTGACACTCTGGAAGAAGCGGAATTGTGGATGACGAAGTATATAGAACAACATAATAAATTTAAATTGCCATCTTCTGTTATTAAGGAATATTCTATATGAAACGGAAACAAATGTTATGAATGAAGATTTGAAAAAAATAGAAGAATCTAAACCTGTGTCCAAGGGACTTCGTAGAAATTATTGTAGAAAATGTGGTAAATCAATAGTCTCAAGTGGCCACGGCATTATCAGAGATATTTGTTCAGGATGTGGCGTGATGTATAGAACGAGTCGTAGGTTGGGGTCTTGTAAATGACGACGATTGTAAACATAAGAAAAAAGAGAGGTCAGAAACGTCCATATTGCGATGTTTTGATTGACCGGTCTTCGCCTTTTGGAAATCGACACGACATAGGACTTTGTTCTGTGTGTAATAAGGTTCATGACCGAAATCAGGCCATTGCCGAATATAAGAAGGATTTTTATATCTGCTTGACTATTCCAGAATTTCGTGATAGTGTTTTAACATTGAAGGGAAAGAAACTCGGCTGTTGGTGTTCGCCCCTACCATGTCACGGCGATGTAATTGTCGAGTATCTTGAAAACCCCGATGTTGAAAGAATTGTAGATGAAAATTGAATTTTATGATATCAAGACTCGTTCTGTTGTAGAAATGGAATGGGATGATGTTCTTAAAGGCGTTCCTATAGGATATATTCTTTATTCATCAATTCGACAAGGGGCGAAGTGGTATTCACAGTCAGGATTCCCATTGAATTTATATTGGGAAACTGAACTATCAAATGAAGAGATAGAAAATTATTTTAAATAATATATGAACAACTCAGTCGAAAGGGGCCTAAGACTCAGTATAATATTTGGATTTGGATTTGCGACTCTTGGTAGTTGTATTTCAGACAACGTAGGAGCGATTTGTGGTATAATCGGCATTATAATTGGATTCACCGTTGGATATAAAAAGAAATAATTTATGAAAGATGAACTCGGAGAGAGAATGAAAGATATGAATGAAATAATTTATTTAGAAACGGCAAAAGCGCATTGGAAATATAAACCCGCTGTACTTGACAAACCAGGCCGACGGGACGGTATTTTCATTGAGACATATCCAACGAAATGTAAAGTTACAATAAACGGTTCCATTATAATTAATGACGTGTATGTAAGACATTCTAACACCGGTCAGATATTTCTTTTTAAAGAATACAAAGTCGAAGAATTGTGGGATTATTCATCTCCGGTTTTTGGTGGGCGAAATTTAGTATTGGAATTTAAATCTGAAAATTATATCATAGAAAAATATGAGTGATGTATTTCAAATAAACAAACAGGCCCAGAGTCTATCTCTTGATAGAGATTTTCAAGCTATTGTAAGGGTTGTTACTGATAATCATGATTTTTCTACTTGGTGGGGTGGGTTAAGTGGTCAACATCACGATTTCCTTGGTGGATTAGCTAGACATACTCGGGAAGTTATTGACCTATGTTTTAATAGTGTTGAGACTTTGGGTTTGGAAAAGATTGACAAGAAAGAATTATTCTTGTCGGCATTGTTTCATGATACCGGCAAAATGTTTGATTATACGACATCTCCGATAGGTAGTAGACAACCTGCTATGATTGCGGCTCCACATAAGAGAATCATACATCATATCAGTCGGTCGGCATTGATTTGGAGCCACGCCGTTGTAGAGCATCCTGAATTTTCTGATAAGTATCATGATGTGGTTTTACATAACATACTATCACATCACGGATGTCGAGAGTGGGGTAGTCCGGTGGCGCCATTGACACAGACTGCTTGGTTACTTCATTTGTGTGATGGTATAAGCGCAAGAATGAATGACTGTGACCGATTGGATTTGATTAACGGTAAACCTAAAAATTTATGACAAATATTGAAAAAGTAAAACATATTAGGGAGATTACTATGTCTCCAATGACAAAGATTAATGCTGCTCTTCTATCTGCTAACGGTGATGTTGGTGAGGCTATTGCAATTCTCGTTAAACAAAAGGAAACGAGTGTTGAGGATATGGCGAATCGCAAGGCTGACAATAGTATAGTATATTCATATGTCCACAATAACAAAATTGGGGCAATGATTGTGTTGGCTAGTCAAACCGACTTCGTGGCCAAGAACGAATTATTCACACAATTGGCGAAGGACATTTGTATGCACGTAGTATCTAACCCTAACATCGCCGAGTATGTCGTTCCTGAAAGTATTCCATCAGAAATTATCCGATTGAAGAAATTATCATATACCAATGAAATTCCACTCAATAAGCCTGAAGCGATTCGACAAAAAATTATTGAGGGTAAAATTCAAAAATATTATGATGAATCGTGTTTGATGAATCAAAAGTTCATTAAAGATGACTCTGTGACCATCAGGGGACTTATTACAAAGGTTTCTGGAATTGTCGGTGAAAAGATTGAAATTAAAAACTTTGTTAGATTGTCATCATGAATACTAATGAACCATTTCATTCAGGAAATAAAGACTCTGATATTGTCGCTCTTCTCGATTGCGCATATGATATAATGGAAATATGGAATCCAAAGGAAAAAGAAGTATACAATAGGAAATTGCGAGGATTGTGGTTGAAACGAGCTAGGGAACTTGGGGCAGTACCTTCTCCGTGATATTTCTTGACAACCGTTCTAATCTAATGTAAAGTTGGTATCTATGAACGATACTGAACTCAAACTGGCTCTAGCAGAAATGATACCCAGTCATATTTTTATATGGGATGAGACTAACTGCAACACAGTTACTCCCTTCTTCCAATGGAAAGATGCTAGGGGTTCTACTAGGGGCGAACGTAGATTAGAAGACTCCGAACTTCTCCATCTATGTTGGTTGGTCGAAGAACAATTAGAAAAAGATAACCACGCACAATATAATCTTTACGTGAAACACTTGGTTTCAATTACGACTGGTTTTAAACAAACATTTTGTCAATTTGAAGACCTGAATTATGAACAGTATAATTTATTATTACACGCCACATGGCAACAACGAGTTACTTCACTAATACAAGTTCAACAATCTTAAAATATGATTATAAGAGATGATTTTTTTTCAACCGTGGCAGTCCACGCAGCAGAACCGCCTGATAAATTGACTCGGGCGGTGGCTCCTATTCTCGTCAGAAGTAAGACATTTGCGCAGACGTTTGGGGTTGAACAGACGTATCAATATTCCCGTGGTAACAATCCAACCAGAAACCAATTGGCAGACAAATTGGCAATCTTAGATGGTGGTAAATATGCGTCGGTATATGCGTCGGGCAATGCAGCTACGGCTACATTCTTTCTATCAATGTCTCCTGGCGACCACATTCTTTGTTGTCAAGAAATCTACGGTGGAACGTATCGACTTCTTGAGGAATTCTGTAATAGATTTGGTATTACTGCTAGTTATGTTGATTTCTCAAATGAAGACTCAATTCTAAAAGGCGTAAAACCAAATACAAAATATTTGTTTGTAGAAACCCCCACCAATCCATCCTTACATATTATCGATTTAAAGATGATATCTGATATATCAAAGAGGATTGGGATTCCATTTGTTGTAGATTCTACATTTTCGCCGCCTTGTTGTACGCGTCCATTAAGTTATGGGGCCGAGGTGGTTATTCATAGTCTAAGTAAATACATCGCCGGTCATAATGATGTATTGGGTGGGGCTTTGATTACCAATAATAAAGAACTACATGAAAAATTCTGGTTCTTATTCAGAACGGTTGGCGCAATTCTATCACCAGACGAATGTTATAGAATATTACAAGAAGTAAAGACTCTGCCCTTACGTTGGGAGAGAGTTAGTAATACCGCTCTACAAGTGTCGGAGTATTTAACATCAAATGTTGGAGTAAAGAAGGTTTTCTATCCGGGATTAAAAGCTCACCCAAATCATACCATAGCGAAGTCTCAAATGGTCGGCGGCTTCGGCGGAGTTCTATCTTTTGAATTACATGATAAATTTCACAATCAAGTTGAGAAGTTTGTAAATAATTTGACTAATCACAATCATATAATTTACGCCGAAAGTCTGGCAAGTCCTGAAACTATTTTATCATATCCACCGTTGATGAGTCATAAAAGTGTTCCGAGAGATGTTAGATTGTCTTTGGGTATAAGTGATGGGTTTTTTAGATTGTCGGTTGGATTTGAAAATCCGTATGGTATTATAAATGCTCTATGTGCGGCTATTGAATCTTTATGAATGATAATCTTTTAGGCAATCCTAATCCAATGGGTAATCCGTATAACCCAATGAACCCTAATAATGCGTTAAATCCGTTAAGTCCATATTCATTATATCACAGTAGTAATGTTTCTACTACTGTTTCACAGGTCGACCATATGGATGACGCTGATAAGCTTGTAGTCGTTCAAGTTGTAGGTATAATGTTTCTAACATTCGTTGGATTGATATACATAAATTGGATTTTGAATAAATGTAAAAATTATGAAAAAGATGACATTAATTAATGAGGGTATTGCCGCCGCAGTTACGAGTGGATTCCTTACATTTATATTTCTCGGACTTGGGACAATGTTTTTGTTTGCGTTGGTTAATATTATTAACTTGGCATTTATGACAGACATCACAACTCTCATGCATATACAATGGAACGAATCAGTAATTATATGTATTTATGTATGGGTTCTTATTATATCAAGTATCGTCGGATTCTTCTATGGTATATTTTCAACTTTAAAAAAATGATTTATGAAAACTATTAATGAAATTCGTAATTTGACAAAACAATCTCTCATAGACCAAGAAGGGCGAGTCCGACTCGCTGAGATTATGGAAGCTGCGAGGCTAAAAAAAGAAAGACGAGAAAGGATGGAACATGCGAAGGATGTTTCGTTCTTTATTAAGGAAATTGAAAAGGCGGCAAGGGAAGGGGAGAATACGTATTCTATTTCCCTCGGTAAAAACGAAGGTAGTGAGTATTATAAATTACATGTGAAATCAATCAGTAAATTGTTAAAGGATTTTACACCAAAGTTTGAAGACTTTAGAGATAGTAGCTGTTCATATAATTATGATGGTGATGTTATTGACGGTACGGAAAAATATCACACTTCAACGAGGGTAACTTTTAATTGGTGATATATGAATATGGATAAACTTAGACGTGAATTGAAGATGTTGGACGGCAAGAGTCACGAGACTCAATGTATATGGTGTGGCAATCTTATACGTGGTATTTACGGTAAGTCAGACGAAATAGGACAACACGCCAGAAATTGTAAGTATACGGAGGAAGAAACTTTTGAAAAGCGAATGAATGACGTTTTGTATGGTGGGATGGCTCCGAAGTGTAATTGTTGTGGTGCGCCTAAAAAAGATGATGGTACACATAACCATGATAATGAATGTCATTGGAGAAATGAATTATGAAAGTAACAAGAACATTTAAACCTATAATGTGTGAGCATGTAAAAATGTGTCGGGAATGTCCATATTATATAATGGAGAATGATGGGAATATGTCCCATGCTAGGTGTGAGCATATAGACTATAACAGCGGTATGGCTCCTGATAAGGACAACCCATATAACCATATCATACCAGATGTCCAATGGGATACCACTATAATATCAATACATTGTCCTTTTAATAAAATATGATTAAAGAGTATATATCAACTCCTCCAATCGGAACATTTGCCACGAGGAACCCTTCGGGATTTATATACCCAATATTCATACATACCAAGTGCATACTTGCAGAAAGAGTGGCAGTTCATAATAATCCGGAAGGGGAAAAGATTGCAATGGAAATTGAGAGTGGGGAGGAATTTGTGAAGTGGGCAATTAACCCGTGGTCAAGCGTTATAAATATTAACGAGGAAGAATCACGGCAAATGAAACAGCAAATGATGGAATTTTTTGGAATATGAAATTTACAGACTATAAACCAAATAGTTATACGCAAGTTTTACTTCAAAAAAGTCATTTGAGTAATGGACTTTTGTGGTGGGAAGACGTTAATACATATACAGAGTATACATTTGCTGCTGAGGATTTACACAATAAAAAGAGTATATCTCCTACAGAAGAATTTAGAATAATAAAACGAACGGTCAACGAAGAATTGTTATGAATAATATAGATAAACCAACATTTGATAAAGATTTACAAAATTTAATTAATCGATATTGTAAAGAAAATGAATCAAACACTCCCGATTTTATTCTAGCCGAATATGTTAGGAGTTGTTTAAATGCTTTCAATACCGCCATTAATATTCGTGAAATGTGGTATGGTAGAATCGACTGTGATGGGTTAACATTACAATGTCCAAAAACAAACGAAAACTATGAAAAAATTGGGAAGTTGCTGGATAAAAATGACCATAAATTAATATGAATAACACAGATAAAGAATATTTTAGATTACTCACTACCATCCTTGAAAAAGGCAAGTGGAAGGGTAATAGAACCGGAGTTGATTGTTTAACCATCGCAGGGTTTATGTTTGAACATGATATGTCTGAGGGGTTTCCCTTACTTACAAGTAGGAAATTACCGTTTAAATCCACCAAGGTTGAACTTGAATTCTTCATTAAGGGGTTGAGAAGTAAGAAGTGGTTGCAAGACCGTGGATGTCATTATTGGGACGGATGGTGTAATCCAGAAATAGTTCCATACGCCAACGACGAGGAAACTAAGAAGAAGATGGCAGTGGAGGATGATTTGGGATTGATTTATGGAACACAGTGGAGAGATTTTCATGACCCACACGCAGATTATAGTGTATTTAACGGAGTTGACCAGTTAAAAAATGTGGTTGATACATTAAAGAAGAATCCGATGGATAGGAGAATGATTGTGTCAGCATGGAATCCGTTAGCATTAGGTAAAATGGGTCTTCCCCCGTGTCATTATGGGTTCCAAGTAACTGTTATTGATGGGTATTTGAACTTGGCGTGGAATCAAAGGTCGGTGGATACTTGCTGCGGTTTACCACAAAACATCGCCAGTTATGCATTATTATTACATTTACTTGCTAAAGAATCAGGATTGAAAGAAGGTAAGTTGATAGGATTTTTAATGGATACTCATATATATTCAAATCACATGGACGGTGTTAAAAAACAACTAACACAAGAAACTTTTAACTTGCCCTCTATCAAGACCGATAAATTTACATCAATATTTGATTGGACATATGAAGATACCATCTTATGTGATTATAAGCATGGCAACCCAATCAAGTATGAAGTCGCCGTTTAAATTTACCATTAACCCAATTACTGATACTTCCAATTGACACTCCCAATTTTCGGGCGGCATCTGCTTGTGATATATAGGATATTCCATCAATCGTGATAGGATTGGTATTGGTGGGTAGTTTACCTTTCATTCGTAAAGATGATTTCTTCTTATATTCATCGGTATGATGTTTTCCATAAAAAGGGTTCTGCTCTCCTTTTTTAGAACAATCCATACATCGGGCGTGTCCATACCAAACTTCACAATTACAATCAATACAATGATAAATGGATATTCCACCTTTCCAATTAGGATTTTTATCCATAGGACGACTCCATATGTGTTTCTTTTCCTCATCTGACATTTTCAATATTCGTTCACGATTTGTTTCAACCATTCGTTTTATAATATCTTCTCTATTTGGGTTATTGGTTAAATTGTCCCCGCCACCAACACTACCAACATTATATTGTGGTGATAACTCATCTATATGTTTCTGTTCTTCGTCAAATAATTGTTGGTCGGTTGGGGATGTCATTTCCTTGAGTATTTCAAATTTAAATACATTAACTCCGTGTTTATTATAAGAACGCTGTAAATATATGGAGTGATGACGATTGTTTTTAAGGGCAGACTTATGAATACTGAATCGTCTCTTTATATTTTTACTACTCCCAACATAGAACTTTCCATTTTTTATGTTGACTATTTTGTAAATTCCTGATATAATGTTCATAGGTATAAATATTGAACAGTAATCCCAAAAACACATCTAAATCAAACGTGTATGAATAAACAAATACCAGAAGTAGATGTTCATGTATGGTGGAAAAATACATGTTCTACTCGGATAGTATCATTTAAAGAATTTAAAGAAAATTTGAAAAAGACCGGATATACCATAACAAAGGAGAAGTTGTTGTATGATATCTGCCGCCGACGCAAGAAAACTTGTGGATGATTTTCCACATTTAGAAGTAATAAATAATTTGATTGAGGATGCCGCCAAGAAGGGTCTTTCATCTGTAATTTATAATGTATCGAGTATGACTGATGTAAAATTAGGAGTTCTTTCGTCTGAATTACGATATATGAAATATGGGTTGGATTTAAGAGAGTCAAGGACACTGTTATTAATAGTTTGGTAAATAAATTGATTATATGAATAGTATACCAGATAGACCGTTATGTAATTTCTGTAAAGAAGGAATTCGAGAAGGTCAAATCGACCTTCATAAAGAAGGCGCATGCCTAGTAAATTTCTATGAAGAGAATGGACGAATGGTATTAAATGAAAGTTATTTATTGAGACGTGGTAGATGTTGTAATAGAAGCTGTAAAAATTGTCCTTATTAAATATTATGAAAGTAATTTATACAATTAGACCGCCGGTTAAAAGTCCATATTTTGACAACTTAGATAGAAACCGAAGAAATAAAATAGAAACGGCATTAAATAAAAAGTTGACAGATTATGAGTGGGTAGAGTATAAGAAGATGACTATTCCAAAAAGAAAAGATTAAAATGAAACATATGGCCGAACAATTTGAACTCAATTTCAGACCATTACGAGGTATCCTTGCAATGTCAAAGAATAGATGTATTGGTAAAAACAATACCTTACCTTGGCTACCATTAAAGGAAGATTTCAAATGGTTCAAAGAGTTTACTCTAAATAAGACTCTATTGATGGGTCGTAAGACTTATGAAAATATCCCATATTTAAAGAATAGAACATTTTTGATACTGACTGATAATAAGTCTAAACTGGATACTCAATTCATTTTTGATAAACATGACAATACTATGTTGTATGGTAGATATATCGATTGTAAATTTATAACCGAATGTATTGATAATAACATAACGGATTTTATTTTGGCCGGCGGCAAATCAATATATGAAAAGTATATGCCGTCTATTGGTGAATTTTATGTCACGGTAATAGATAAAGAATATGAAGGGGATACGTTCATATCACCATTTGAACATCTATTTAGTAAACAAGAAGTGATACGTGAATTTGAATTTGGTAAAGTAATTAAATATAGTAAATAATCCGTTTAAATATTAATTTTCTTTTTAATCCAGTAATGAATTGTAGAATCACAAACATTTAATTGTCTTGCGGCTTCCGATTGAGATTTATATTTTATATTATTTATTGTAATAGATTTTGTATTTGGTGGAAGTTTCCCGACCATGATTTTTCTGTGTCTTTCTTTACCATCTAATTTACTCAAATTATATTGTCCATAAATCGTCCATCCTTTAACAGATATAATCCAATTTTTTCTATTAATTAACCCACATATACTACCGGCATTTAAATTGTATTTTTTTATAAAATCATTTCTTTTTCCTGTAAATTCTTCGTTTGTATTTATATTAAGAAAATGATAATTTTTATTGTCATATCGAGGATGTTTATTTCCTTTAAAATCGGCATGATTTTTATATGTGATATACTTATTAGCTGTGAATATTTATGTGTCAGATGAAATAAAAGAACGGTGGGTCAATTATGAATTTTTAGGTAAACCTATTAAATTGAGAGATGGGAATACTTATATGCGAGTTCATTCTAAATTCTTTAATGTGACTCATTTTTATTGTTTTGAAACCGATTTTATTTGGTTTGACAAGGAAGATTTCATGTCACAAAGATAGGCTTGACTTTTGCATCAACACTGATAGAATTAAATTATGAGTAACAAAAATTTATATCTATATATACTTCTCAGAAATGATTTGCCAAGCCTCTCCCACGGTAGGGCGTGTGCGCAGGCCTCCCACGCGTCAAATGCCTTCATCCACAAGTTCGGTATCTCCGACGACGTGGTTGAATGGTCACAACAGACCTCTCAAGGATTTGGAACTGCCATCGTTCTTTCTGCTAATTTGCGCGACATCGAAAATGTTTTGAAAGAATGTAGTATTAATGTGACCGGATTATATGAATCCATAGTCGACCCGGATTACGTAGTTCCTATTTCATCCGAACTCGTTCCTTTCTTGAATCGTGATAACAAGAGAATCGTGGTCGAACAATCGACTACAGACCCTACCAAGTCATTTATTCACCGTTCGGAAGTCACTTGTGCATATGTCTTCGGTGATAAGGAAAAGTTGGCTCCTATTCTTTCAAGATTTCCTCTTTACTCGTAGAAGCCAAAACTTGAGATTGAAGTAAAAGGAAAAAAATTCAAGATATGAAAAAAATTTGTCCTCTCCATCCAAACTATAAGGGATTTAAAAAACCGAAAAGTAAAAATCGAGATTGTATTTGTTTGGAGATTTATAAAGTCAAAAGAAATGAAAACTAATAGACTGTATAAATTTTTCTTATGGATGTCAGAAATCTTGTTCGATGCGAGTCAAAGACCGTTTATCCAATCCACGACTTTATAAAACCGTCGTGGCAAATAACACTATACCACTGTCTCAAAATAAGACAAGACAAAAAACAGACGCTTGACTTCATGGTTCACTCTGATAATATATCAACATGAGTAATTTCTTTACTGTTCCGACTCGACAACCGGTTAATAAAACGAAAGTCTGGCCTATACTTTATAGTCGAGATACCACAGGCAATATAAGAGAGTGGTTTCTTGAACAGGAAGAAAATAAATACCGAACAAATTCCGGTGTTCAAGGTGGTCAATTTGTTGTGTCTGAATGGACGGCTGCTGAAGGTAAGAACGGGGGTAAGAAGAATGAGACGACTTCTATTACACAGGCAATTAAAGAAATTCAATCTAAATACAAAAAACAGCTTGAATCTGGATATTTTGATGATGTCTCAAAGGTTGATGATTTCCAATATTTTCAACCAATGTTGGCTCATAAGTGGTTAGACCACAAAGATAAGGTAGATTTTTCTAAAGGTGTTTGGATTAGTCCGAAATTGGATGGTCTTCGTTGTGTCTTTACAAAATTCGGAGCATTTTCGAGAAACGGGAAAAAATTTGTTTCGTTTCCTCATATTGAGAGAGAATTAAAACCTCTTTTTGATAAAGACCCGAATTTAATTTTGGATGGTGAAATATATACTCACCTTCTAAAAGAGGATTTTGATAAAATTATCTCGTTGGCAAAGAAAACCAAACCAATCAACGATGATATTGTTGAGAGTGAAAAACATCTCCAATATTGGATTTTTGATTATCCATCTTGTTCTGGAAATTTTGATAATAGATATAATTCTTTAAAGAAATTAATTATTGAAAATTTTCGTGATAACAAGTGGATTCGATTGTGTATTCATAAACTTATTCATAATGAAGTCGAGTTGGAAACTGCTCTTGGAGAATGGTTACAACACGGATTTGAAGGGGCAATGTTAAATTTGAGAGATGGAATGTATTTGAATAAGCGTTCGACTAATCTTCTTAAATATAAACTGTTTCAAGACATCGAGGCAACAGTAATTAACATTACAGAAGGTGTTGGAAATCGGTCAGGGATGTTTGGTTATGCTACTCTTAAACTTTCAAATGGGAAAACGTTCGATTCAAATGCTAGAGGCAATGAAGAACAGTATAGAAGAATTTTGAAAAATAAATCTGATTATATTGGGAAATCTGCTACAATTCGGTTCCAGAATTATACTCCAGATGGAATTCCTCGTTTTCCTGTTATCGTTCAATGGGCAAGAGAGGATTGTGAATAATCCAACCTTTATATGATTTTTTGTTTCCATTAACCAACCTTGAAACGTGTCCACGATTGACATTTTCAAACTTATTGTAAAATTCATATCTTGTCCCATAAAACTCATCGTGAGTTTGGATGTTATAAAAATTAAACTTTTCTAATTTTTCACGCTTGACTTTTTATATGGTAGTGGTATCATTATAAGATGAAAATAAATCCACGAATTATTACGGAATTATATGGAAATTTACCAAATGATTTCTTTACTGTATTTGATGATAATATTTTTTACAGAGAATTCTTTACTGATACAGGAATGTCGGTGTGGATTCCGAAGTCATCGATTGTAAATTGTATTGAAGCAGATATAGTTTCTACACCTATTTATTTGGAATTAAAATCGGCATTTGAAAAACATCCTGAATATGATTCAATTATCCTATCAAATACATGAGTGAAAAATTAATCCTTAAAGGTATTCAAGAAAGTGGAAACATCATAAATTTTAATCCACCACTTGTAATTGATTATACAATTTACGAAAAAATTGATAAAGAAACAGGTAAAGAAAATTATACAGAAGAACGTCCTATCATGGCTTTTGCCACATTCGACTTTGGAATGGAAATCAGAGTGGCGCTAGATTCAAATCATAATTGTCTAATAAATGGTTACGGCGGGCTAACGGAGGAATCTTCTTTGGATGATAAATTGATGTATTCGATATTTTTCGATTTGTTCCACGCATTTTTTCATACACCACAAGACCCAAATTATTCTTACTATCACTGGGCTTTGTATGGAAATTTAAAAGACAGAGTAAACCTTACAGAATTTGATTAAATGAAGGAGTTTCTCTCATATTCAGAAAAACGGTGTTTACTGTTAGGATTTTTACTTGGTGTAATTTTATCTTCGACGATATTTTTTATCGTTTTTATAATTACTCACGCTTGACTTCTTCGGTAGTTTGTGTTAATGTAATTTCATGTATTTATTTTTAGACAATGAAATGGGCGGACTTGAGAGGGAGAAACATTCTCTCTTGACAGTTTACCTAATGATGACCGATGACAACTACAACGTCATTGGCGAACTTTACCTTTATTTGAAGCCGGACGACGGAACCTACAAAGTCTGTGGTGAGGCCATGGCGGTCAACAAAATCAATTTGTTGGAACATGACAAGAAAGCCATCACCTATAAGGAAGGTGGCACAAAGTTATACAATTGGTTGAAGTCATTGACCGACAGCGGAAAGGTTAAAGCCACGGTTGTTGGACACGGCATTTACAGTGACGTTGATTGGATTGTCTATCACCTTATGAGCCGGGCTTCTTTTGAGAATTTCACTTCTTATAGGAAATTGGACACAAGTTCAACGTGTCAGTTCCTAAAGTCTGTGGGAATGTTCCCAGAAGAAGTTAGCGGAAGTTTGGTGTCATTGGCCAAGCACTTCAAGGTTGAGGTTGACGAGAACGCTGCCCACGATGCCAAGTATGATACACAACTGACGTTCAAGGTGTTCTTGGCCTTGAGAAAAATGTTTGTAGGAACTCCGATTTGATTTATGAAACTTATTCGTTCAAAAGAGTGGTATGAAGAAAGGATTGCCAAAGAAGGCGATTCTGAAATTGGTGCTGGAACGCTCCAACAATTACCTAATACAATCATTCGTATGGATGATGGAGTGTTATTTCTTTTGAATAAAGAAACAAACAAGTATCGTGCTCATTTGGGCATTCCACACTTGGACGACCCGAAGCATCTTCACAATGAATACACCTATGAACGCTTGATGGTTGACCCACGGACTAAAGGATTGTTCAAAGTCGCAGATGGAACAGAAGACCTTGAAGCCATACGACGGGCGTATCAAAAGAGTTTTTTGAAATCACACCGTTACTGTGGTAACGATGACGACGAAGATTGCGGCAAAGGTAGAGAATGAAGATTGAAGAAATACAGGTGACACGGTTTCCATTAGTAATAATAACCGACAGTCATTGTCACATCAAAAGAATCAGTGAGATAAAGAGTCTTTATCCTCATTCTCAATTCATTTGCCTTGGCGACCTTGTGGACTTGTTTGGTGAAAAGGAAGCGTTCAACAAACATTCCATTGACTATTTCATTGAGAACAAGATTCCGACCCTTGAAGGGAATCATGAAAGTTTTATCAAGGCGAGTTATAACAAAGATACGTCAACGTTAGGCCACGTTCTCCTTAATACAAACAATCCACCAAAGTTCAATATTGAACAGACGCACGTCGATTATTTGAACAATTTACCACGGGGGTTTAAACTTATACTGCCTAACGGTAAACACTATATTTGTTATCATAATGAACCAAATGACTTGTGGAGTTTTAATGACCCTGGAATGTCACCCGAACGATTTATTTCAACATATTCACCGACATATGGACAGTTGGGTGTGGTTCACGGTCACACGCATAAAGCATTTGTAGAAGAATATAGTAATACCGAAACAAAACGGTATTCGGTTGGGGCACTTAAATTCAAACAATACGCTATACTAACTGAACAAGGAATTCAATTTAAGAGTCTGTAATAATAAAGAGGGCTTTACAAGAATTCGTGAGTATGGTATGATGGGTAAAATATGAATAGAGAATTAAGAATTAGACAGACGGCTGAACAAAAGGTTTACTTTTCAAGTGACTTCCATCTTAACCATTCGCCAAAATGGCCGGTTCCAATTTGGAAAGGTAGAGGATTTGAATCTGTAACAGAAATGAATGACGCAATCATCAAATCTATAAACGACACAGTTCGTTCTACGGACATTTTGATTTTCCTCGGCGACTTTGTATTAAATTGTTCAGAAGCCCAATTTGAAGAATTTTTATCAAGAATTAATTGTCAAAACATTTATATGCTTTTTGGTAATCATAATAGTTGTGTTTGGAATGTTTACCAAACTACGTTATATTCCCAATTTGGAATGAAAGACGTTGAAATTTATCCGATTCAATATCGAAACATTACTTTCATTGGTAATTATGCCGAAATTATTGTTGACGGACGTATTTTTGTCATAACTCATTATCCTATTCATTCATGGAACAATCAAAAAAGAGGTTCGATTCACCTATACGGACATCAGCACTGCGAAAATAATCCTCAAGGTGGGCGAAGAATGGATGTCGGTTGGGACAGAGATAAACGACCATATTCTATTGATGAAATTTGGAATAAGTTAAGTAATGTTCCTATTTTGTCTGATGGTGGACATCACTGAATTTTGATATTGATTTACATATTTCAATGAATTCATCTTGATTGAAATTGTTTTTCATAATGTTGACTTTCTTGTGAACCCATTGAACATTGTCTTCCGTGTATCCTTTAGAGGAATCTATTCTATCTAAAGAACAAGTTCCATTTTTTAACCCCTTTTCAGAACTAAATTTAAGAGACAATCCTGATAATGCACATTTTCTATTTTGTTTAAGAAATAGTTCCCATAAAAATTTAATTGATAAATCAAAATTTTTACATAATCTCTTTCTTTTATTTGTTCCTCCCATTGCCGTTCTTTTTATATGTGTGAAGAACTTTCCAGATATTTCTTCATATCCTACAAAGTGTGGATTGTCTTTGCCTTTTCTATGAGATAGACAACCACAAGATACAGACATTCCATAAGTCAAAGAACTTAATGGTTTTATTGTAGTATTTCCACAATCACATCTACATTCTACCCAAGTTTTATATTTGGCATTTTTATCTGGAGTATTTTTTGGCGGCGAACTCAATTTGATTGGTGTTAATATTCCATATTTTTTGGTCAATAGACCTTCAATTTCTTTTTTAGTATTTTCTTTTTTTATTTGAATTATACCAAATTTTTTTAATCGTCCGTGGACGGTTCCTTGACTACTGTTTATTTGTTTTGCGATGTCACGACAAGTTTTAGTATTGGTGATGTATTCATCATACAAAAACTTTTTGTCATTTAATAATTGATTTTCCATATTTGTATTTGGTGTTGTTATATGTCTTACCTCCTAATAAATAGAAGTTCAAATTACAAAACGTTTATAATAAGTTGACTCTCCGTTCTTGTTCGGTATAATACGAACATGGCAATACATGGAGAACCAGAATATTATATGTTTACACAATCTTCAAACACACAGGCAGACCTTAACATTTGTCAGGCCGCAGACGACATTATTGGAATTTTCGACTCTCTTGGTTTCACAAGCGAGACTCCACCCGATATTGAATTGTTAAGACATTCAATTGTTGAAGTTATTCAAAAACGAACCACACCAACGGTTGTTGAGGGCAGTCTTGATGAAGCCAAGTTGTATGTGAAATACTTCAAGGAGGCGAATGAACTCAAACCAAATAAAACCGTTAAAGTTCCTGAATACGATTATCTGACAGAAGGATTTGACCCGTCAAAATTACCAAAAAAATCAAAATAATGATGTTTTCCTAAACCAAGTTATATTTATAACTTGGAAAGGGAATAAATATGAGAGAATCGAAATTAGGTAAAATTTTAACAAAAGAATTTTTGGAGATTGAACATCTTCAAAAGAAGAAATCTTTAAATCAAATATCAAAAGAAATAGGATGTGACCATAAATCAGTAACAAACTATTTGAATTTACATAAATTAGAACATTTACCACCATACAACGGAGTAAAAAATAAAAAACATTGGTCGTGGTCTGGATATGAAGAAATATCAAAAACATATTGGGAAAATGTAAAAACGGGGGCCAGAAATAGACGTATTTCTTTCAATCTAAAAATAGAGAGTGTTTGGGAACTATATCTTAAACAAAATAAAAAATGTTCTTTGTCAGGATTGGATATAGGATTTGAGGCATCAAAAAGCAATTCCGCGTCTCTCGACAGAATAGATTCTAAAAAAGGATATGAAATTGACAATGTTCAATGGGTTCATAAATACATAAATCAAATGAAGTGGGATATGTCACAAGAACATTTCATAGAAATGTGTAAGACAATAACCAATTATCAAAAGAAAAAGAAAAATGAAGAAGAAATCAAAAACGTTAGTTGTTAATTTTTGTGCCGGGCCTGGCGCCGGAAAAAGTTCGATGGCAGCATCTGTATTTTCCCATCTTAAATGGAAAAATGTTGAATGTGAACTTGTCACAGAATTCGCAAAAGATTTAGTCTGGGAACACCGTCATAAAACCTTCGACGACCAAATTTATATGTTCGCAAAACAATACCATAGAATTTATCGCTTGATGAACCAAGTTGACGTAGTGGTAACTGACTCGCCGATACTATTGACTCCAATCTACGACCTTGAACGCAGACAAACATTGAAGAATCTCGTCTTGGAAGAATTCAACAAGGTTCATAACTTTAACATATTTCTCACAAGGAAGAAGAAATATCAACCGAAGGGAAGAAATCAGAACGAGGAACAAGCCAAGGAAAAAGACCGTGAGATAAAGACATTCCTTGAAGAAAATGGAATCCCATACGTTCAGATTGATGGCACAAACGAATCGGTGGATGTAATAGTTAATACAATCACCACAACTCTAAAGGCAATCCATGAAGGTAAGTGAGAAACAATTGATAATGTTGATGGATATCCTCAAGGACACCTTGAAAATTTCAAATGTCTTGGGTGGATACGATTTGCCAACTCGCCTACAACTGACCAATGATTTAATAAATCAACAGAGTAACGATTTGAGGGAAGTCGAACCTAAACCAAAATTGACGGCTAAAGGACATAAATCGCTCTTGGGCGGATAAATATAATTATCACTTTTAGTTTTTATATTTATGGATATGTCACACAAACATATCTATAATCTTCGTCCGACTCCATTGAGTCATGAGTTTCATTTTTCAAAATTAATGGTGGCTCCGCCATCGACGACTCCACTTCCCTCTAAGATGGATTTAAGAGATGGGGGATTGTTGGATTCTGTATATAATCAAGGACATATAGGAAGTTGCACAGGCAATGGATTCGCAGCGGCGTTTAATTATGACTTGAAATTACAAGGATTGACTTCATTAATTCCTAACCCATCTCGTCTTTTCATTTATTACAATGAACGTGATTTGATTGGTATGACTAATCAAGATTGTGGTTCTAGTTTGGGTGATGGAATTGCAACACTACAAAAATACGGAGTATGTTCCGAAACTACTTGGGGTTATGATGAAGCTAAATATACAACAAAACCTATAAATGAGGCTTACACCGAAGCGTCGTCTAGTACATTACTTCAATTTAATTCCGTAAATACGTTGGATGATATTAAACAGAGTTTGGCAAATAAACATCCTGTAATCGTTGGATTCACTTTATACCCATCGTTTGAGAGTCGTGACGTCGCCGAGACGGGAATTATACCAATGCCTACGTTAGATGAATCTCCGATTGGCGGACACTGTGTTTTGATAGTCGGTTACGATGATGAAAAACAATGGTTGATTGTTCGTAATTCTTGGGGCGAATCTTGGGGTGACGCTGGATATTTTTACGTTCCGTATACCTACCTACCTAAAAATCTCATGGAAGCGTATACATTACAGACCGTGAAATAAACCACACTGACCGCTTGACTTTATAGAAAGTCGTAGTAGTATGATAGTGTGATTTCAATAAAAGACACCGTAGGAAGTATTTGGGTTCCTTGCCCGAAGTGTAAATCAGCAGTCTGTATTACACAGTGGGGAGAACAAACCTGCATCTATGAGAAGTGTGACGGTCACAAGTTCACGTTTGAAGTCAATAACGATTCACTGCTGTTACTTCTCGAACAGGTTCAGAAGGTGAATTTGGCCGAAGATGTCAGATTGTCGAAGTCGATTACAATGCGTCCGGCTATGCCTGTAGTTCAAAAAAGTACCAATAGTTTTCTCGTTATCCAGCAGCCGAAATCAAGTAATCCCTCCGATTGGTATCATAATGACCCATTCAAACAATGAAAATTTTTCCAATTCACGATTTCATAAATAGAGAATCCGAATTCTTTAGGATACTCAAATTCTTACCTAGAATTGGAAATGACGGCCCTTGGGTTGCGGGTGGGTCGGTATGGAAATCTATGGAAAATATTCCATTGAATTGTGATGTTGATTTCTTTTTCAAAGACGATGGACAATACAAAAATTGGATGCGAACTCTTCAATCGATTCCTTATACTTATCGAATCATGTCCAGTAAGACAAATCAATATAACACTTCATTTGATTTTCATATAAACGACGGTAACTTTAATAAAACTGTAAAGATTCAGTGTGTTAATTTTAAGTATTTCAATAACATGGAAGATTTGTTGGGTGGGTTTGATTTTACCGCCTGTCAGTTTGGATTCGACGGAACTAATTTACATTGTGGTGACAGGTCGATGTCGGATTTGAAAGATAGAGTCATCGTTTTTAATACCGTCCGCGATTTGACAGCTAGCGGAGTTCATTTAGAAAAATATACTAAACTCGGATTTACTGTTCCTGCCACCGAGATGATTAGATTTGAAGAAATACGTAATGCTTTGAATACGGCTGGGAAAAATTTATTTGATAAAATGAGTGTGTCAGGCAATCCATGTGTCGAGGAAGACTTATCATCATATCCACAGCCGGCGACCCGGCAAAGTGAATCGTTTGACCCGCGTGGGACGTTTGACGCATTACTTATGCCTTCAATGAATTTTGTGAATTCGGAAATCGGTGACACGGCGACTCCATCGATGCCTATGGATTATGTAACGTCCGAAACTTCGGTTGGTGGCGAAACATTGTCGCAGGCTATAACCCGTGAAATTGATAATGAAGTTGTCCAACTTATTCAACAGAGAATAGATAGTCAGAACACTCCAGGCATAAACATTGCCGAAGAATTTATCGGAGAACCAATTACGGAATCGAACCGAATTGAAACAATTCGACAAGAAGTAGAAAGTATTTTGACGCCAAGTTTAGCGGAGTATTCTCGAACATTATCTGATGAAGAAATTATTAGTATAAGAAATGGAAGTAGAATAACCACAGTTGAAAATTCGACAAGTTCAATAAATTCAATAGAAAGATGATTTTTGGTTACACTCCAACATACTTATTAGTATATGGGATGTATCTATAATATAATCAACAAAGTGACCGGCGCAATATATGTTGGGAGTTCTTCAAGAAAAGACCCAAAAAAACGTTGGTGGCGTCACACAAAAGACCTTCGTGATAACGTTCATCATAGTCGGTATCTTCAACGTGCATGGAACAAATATGGGGATAATTCATTTGAATTCAAGATTGTAAAAGATAATATTAAAAATTCATTATTGATAAAAATTGAACAATTGTATCTCGATAACAGAAGAAAAAATTATCCATCAAGATTAAATTACAATATGTGTTGGGTGGCCGGTAATTGTGAAGGTAGAAAATTTTCACAAAAGACAATTCAAAAATTAATAACATCGCATCTTGGAATTAGACCTTCACTGGCAACAAGAGAAAAACAAATGAAAATTTGGGAAGATAAATGTAAAACTGCTTATTCATTTACTGACCCAAACGGAATTATTTATAATAATATTCGCAATTTGAGAAGGTTTGGCCGTGAACATAATTTGAATGGTCAACACTTAAAAAAACTACACTGTGGAATTGAGTCTGAATACAAAGGTTGGATTAAGACAGGCGAAAAAAGAACACGATATACAGCGCTTGACACAAATGGTAAGTCATACTATAATATCACAAGGTTGAAACCATTTTGTAAAGAACATAATCTAAACTACAAGATGATTCACGCCAATTGTATTAAACAAAACCGACCATACAAGGGTTGGATGATAACAAAAACCAAAATTTAATATGGAAAATTTTATTTACTATCCTATAATGTTCTTACTTTGTCATTTGGTAGGCGATTACTTTTTACAGACAGACTGGATGGCTCTGAACAAAGGGAAGAAAACGTGGAATTGTCTCGTTCACGTTCTTATCTACACGTCATGTTTTCTGTTCGTTACCCTATCGTGGAAGGCTCTTCTTTTCATTGGGGCTACCCACTTCATTTTGGACAGATGGCACATAATTCTGAAAAGAATGATATGGTGGAAGAACCATTTTCCGACTGGCAAGTATCCGCCGTTCAAGTATTGTGACACAACGGGTTACTACGATGCGTCACCAATCAACTCGGCGGTGCCTGATGACAGTGTAATTGCCGAGTATGGTCAACCAAGACCGTTTTATATCACTATTTGGTTGTATATCTTTCAAGATAACATCCTCCATTTGGTGTGTAACTTCATTGCCTTGATGTATTTGGCGTCTTGAGTTATGAGGTCTGAAATAGGATTTTCAGTTTTGGTCTTGGCTCAAAAGGCTTGGGGTAGAACGCTTATTGACAACCGAATACGGTCAGAACGTTGGTGGCGTCAAAGACTTGAATACTTGATAAACAAGGAAGAAGACCCGATTCCACCGGAAAACTTGTGGGATGGAAAGCCGGTTGATTATCCAATGCCATACGAAGTCGAATTCAACATGGCAAACAAAGTGGATTGTTTGTGGATGGGAGTAACTTTACCTACGCTTGACTTCATATAAAAAGGTGGTATTCTGTTCGTATGAAATTGATAAAAGTCGCCAGTGGAACTCTTAATCAGACTCCAAGAGACTGGAAGAACAATAAAAACAACATCATCGAGGCAATTAAACAAGCCAAACGTGAAAGTGTTTCCATTCTCTGTCTTCCTGAAATGTGTATTTCTGGGTATGGATTGGAAGACGATTATTTCTGTGCCGATGTTCCTCAGCGGGCAATTCGTAAACTGAAAGAAATTATCACAGAAGGCGTTCCCAATAGTGGTAGGATGGAACCTATGTGTTTAGGTTTAATTTTCTGTGTCGGACTTCCAATTCGTTTCAATAATACACTTTACAACGCCGTTGCCACGGTAGTTGACGGAAAAGTTATCGGCTTCACTTGTAAACAACATTTGGCTGGCGACGGAATACATTATGAAAATCGTTGGTTTAAACCTTGGCCTCAAGGCGTGGTTCAAACCGTGAACATCCCCGAACTTGGTGGTGAAATCCCAATCGGCGATATTCATTTCAGTATTGGTGGTATTAAAATTGGTTATGAGGTCTGTGAGGACGCCTGGACGTGTAATCGTCCCGGAACAGTTCTCGCCACGAAGGGCGTTGATATCTATTTGAATCCAAGTGCCTCTCACTTCTCTTTCGGTAAACTGAATACACGAAGAAACTTTGTGGTGGATGGTTCGAGAGCGTTTAACGCCACTTACATCTACGCAAATCTTGTAGGTAATGAGGCCGGTCGGGCAGTGTATGATGGTGGAGCTTTAATCGCAACTGGAGGTTCATTGGTGTCGGCTGGTAAACGATTTAGTTACAATAATGTTATACTGACCACCGCAGTTGTTGACGTGGATAATACTCGCACATCCCAAGTTCGTACGGCAAGTTTCCAACCTAATATTGAAAAGTATAACGAAGGTTGTGTTGATTGTGGATTCAGATATCCTACCGTCAACGAAAAATTGACAATTAATCCCATCCAAGAGAGTTGGGAATTGTCGTCCGATATTAAGCATGAAGAATGTGTTCACGCTCTCGGACTGGCTTTGATGGATTACATGAGAAAGAGTCACACGAAAGGTTTCACTATCTCGTTGAGTGGTGGAGCCGATTCGGCGATGGTGACTTATCTCTGTGTCATGGGTATCCGAATGGGCGTCGATGAACTTGGAGCTAAAAACTTCATCGAAAAGTTTTGCCCAAATTTAGTCGGTTGTATCGTTTCGCCTTCGTCCCACGAAAATCATCAGAAATTAACTGTAGACCGTTTGGTGAAAAATCTCATAACAACCGCATATCAAGCTACGGCTCAAAGTGGAAGTATAACAAAAGCTGCCGCTTGGGAATTGGCTAAAGCATTTAATATTCTTCATTATGAATTTGACGTTGAACCGATGGTTCAAGAATATAAGAAACTTGGTGTAATCATCAAGGGTAGTGAGTTGACCTTTGAGGCCAATGACATTACTTTACAGAATCTTCAAGCCCGCGTTCGTTGTCCTTCGATTTGGATGATTGCCAACATGAAGGGAACCTTGTTACTTACCACAAGTAATATGTCGGAAGCGGCAGTTGGTTACGCAACGATGGATGGTGACACCGCAGGGAGTGTGGCACCTATCGCCGGATTACCCAAGGTTTATATCCGTGAGTTTCTGGCTTGGGTTGCCAATGACAATGATGATAGAAATAGAATCGCTCGCGCCATGAAATTTGTTGTCAATCAACAACCGACGGCGGAACTTCGTCCGGCGAGTTATAAACAGACCGATGAAGACGACTTGATGCCGTATTGGCTGTTACACAAAATCGAAACGTTGGTGGTAAAGAATCGTCAGACGCCCGTTGAAGTCTATCAGTCGTTGAAGGTGTTGGTCGATGATTATGACAACAATCAGTTAATTAAAGATATCACCAAATTCTTTAAGTTGTTCAGTCAGAACCAATGGAAACGGGAACGTTATGCTCTTAGTTTCCACATGGATGACCACAATCTTGACCCTCGCACGTGGTGTAGAACGCCGATTCTCACTGGCGGTTATGAGGAAGAACTGGAAGAACTGACAAAATTCATTGTATGAATAAAATTGTAATTTGTAAACATTGTGGCGCACTTCATAGAATCGTCAATGGACAATATTATTGTTCAAAGGTATTTGGTGGAACTGTGATTGTTCCAAAAAAAATGAAATCTAAAATGAAACCTACGCCGAAGAAAGAAACTGTTCGTATGGAATTTGAAACCTACGTGTATATCAAGAAATTACTTGAACAGTCGGAGGCCAAGTTACATAGAGATTATCTCACGGCCCTTGAGTTCATTCCAGCTGAACCTTTCACTAATTATGAGAAGACTGGGACTTTCAAGGCGGCTGATATTTTCCGTAATGAATCGGAAAAACTTTCAAAAATGAAGAAAGAACTTCACTCGGCGGCTGGTGCGACTTACAAAGACCATCCGAACATTGAAATGAGAAAAGTTTGGGGGCTTGACGAATAATTGTGGTTGTGTTAATATATAACCGTAATGAAGAATTTACTCAATCACACCGACAGTTTTGAAAAGTTGGAAGACATGACAAGTCGGTCACGAATTCCTTTGGTGGGTGGTTGGGGTCGTCGTAAAGGTCGTAGTTATCCATCCAACAAGGTTCACCGTTTCTTGGAATCAAGAGTCGGCGTCAAATGGGATGATGTATTCTCCGAATTTGTTCGTCTTACTTGGATTAAAGACGAAGACAAGACCCGTGAAAAAATTGGTTGGGATGTCGTATTTGATACGATGATGGTTAACGGTAAAGTTCATTACTTGGACGAAAGTCGGGGATGTCCGTGGCCAATCTCCGAATACCGTTGGAAGACCGGAACATTTTATGTTCACCCTGTTACCAAATGTCTTGGCCGCGCAACGCCGGAGAAGAAAGAACCGGAAACCCGACCGGAGACATACAGAATCTTAGGCAATTATCATCAGTTGATTAAAGCGGAAGGGGTTTGGCATGAAATCAAAGGCATTCCGGTTGAGTCGGATGTTGTTATTATTAACGGACTTCATTATCGAAAAGTTAAAACATTGCCAGAATCTAACCAAACGGTTCCGGCAGTATATCCGCCGTTTCCACAGAAATTCTTTGGACATAAGGTGGTTGAAGAACCGTCAAAATACAAAAAAACTAAAGATGGGTATTATTTGATTCCTGAACCTACCGACTATTTTAACAGATTTTCTAGTCGGGATGAACGAATTGGCCCGAGAGATTTGATGATTCAATCCACGAAAGATTGTACATATTGGGGAAGATATAACACCTTACGTAAACTTTCCAACTCGGTGAAAATTACAATGAATCGTCAACTTTCTTCAAAGGAATTGAAGAAATATGGATTGAAGAATGATATTACCCCTTTTGGTGGAACTCCTTGTAAAGTCTGTGGAAATGTAAGATGTTACCAACCACATGACAGTCGGTGTACTATATGTGGACAAAAGTGGTGTCGGATACATAAAAAACCATGAACAAATTTATCGACAAGTATCTTATCACAATCGTTGTGAGTATTTTGATTATAATTGGAATAGTGTTGCCATTTATTTTTACTGTTGTGATGCCAACTTTCAATTTATGAGTACGAACTATCAAGAAAAGAAAAGACGAGTCATAGCCAAATTGGAAGATTCTGGGTATGATAGTATTGACGAATGGGCTGATGCCATTCTTACTGCTATTGGACAAGTCGATTCGGATGATGCGGATGCAATGGATATCATTCATCGAGCAGCTAAAAAACTCGACGAAACTGCCACTCGACATATTAGTGAACAACAGACTCGCCGAGGGTCTTTGTTAGATGGGTGGGACTAAAATTTATGATGACTCCAAGAGAAGGTTCACAACTCTGTATCAAGATGGCTGGATATGGCATCAGAAATGATGTCGTCAAGGCAATCCAAGACGATGCGAGAAAAGATGTGGAAGAAGAAAAATCGAAGATGTTATCTAATTGGTCATTGGAACGTAATATTTTCGTATCTCAAATTCAAAAAGTCCCTGAGGATGCTTTGAATAGTTTACTTAATCGTCTTTATGTCCCTACTATTAAGATTATAGGTAAAGGCGATGACGCTGGTGATTATCCAATGACAGTTGAGGAACGCATTGAGTATCTTCTTGAAAAAGAGAAAGCATTGACGCAGGTCAAGATTAGATTGAACGCCTTGTCCGTTTTGAAGACGCCGGCTGATTTTGCCGTCGACAAAGCCGACGATGCTTACGAAGACGGAATTCAATCTGGCGAAGTATTCTTAGCTAGAGAATTGAAAAAGATACTTGATGCTTGACTTTTGAATCATCTTAGTTTATAGTAACTTGAGATGAAACCCAAATCGACGGCAGAATTAGAGAAACAAGTTCGTAACCTGAAAAGGGAGATGAGTTTGTTGGAGAAATGTAACAAGGAATTATTAAAAGATAATCGCCTGTTGTCTGCTCAAAATCAATTGATGAAGTCACAATTAGACAAATGAATTTATGAAAAGAATCGGAATTTATGCGGGTTCGTTCAATCCGTTCCACGTAGGCCACGCAAATATTTTACATCAATCCCAAAATCTGTTTGATGAAGTAATTATCGCTTTAGGTAGAAATTCATCGAAGGATGGGATTGATAAGGAACCGTTTCCAGTCGGCCATCCGGTCTTGGGTAAAGCCAAGGTGGTTGAATTTCAAGGCCTGTTGTCCGACTATCTCAATTCAGTTGACGTCTCCAATGAGGATGGAAAAGTATTTCTGATTCGTGGTTTGAGAAACGGCGATGATTTGCAGATGGAACAGAATCAACTCCAATTTATCAAGGAAATGTATGCTGGCCTTAACGTCGCCTTCTTCATTTGTGATAAGAGGTTCGAACACATCAGTTCAAGTTCTTTGAGGGCCTTGAAAAAGGTTTCCGAGAAGGAATATGAAAAGTATGTGTATCGTCCTCCGGTTCCACCTGAGGTTGAAAAGTTTGGGAATGGTGATGCTGTTCATAAACCTACCGTTACCGACTACGCTAAATACTTTGCGCCTCATTGATAAAATGACCGTGTGATGTGATAATTCTCTTGACTTTTCTCAAACCGTCTGATATATATACTTATGTTAAAGGAGTTTTCTAAACTGACTTGTAACGAATATCTCGAAATGAGATTTAGAATTCGTATAGTAATGGAGATTGGTTTGTTAATTACTCTTTGTTTTTTATAACGCTGTCGTGGCTCGAATTGGATTAGGCAAGAGTTTTCTAAACTCTGTCCGAAAGGACTATACAGGTTCGAATCCTGTCGGCAGCGCCACTCCCTATGAGATTGTAATGGCACAGTTTCCTAAACTGATAGCGCATAATTGGATTAATGTGGGTTCAAATCCCACCAGTCTCACCATTTCTTTTTGGAATATCTTCAATTTTTAAAATTCCATTATCAAATTCATAATGATGATTCGGGCACAGTATTAAGTTATTATTTTTATTATTGACATCCTCCAATTTAGAATTATTATTAAATTCGCTTATTGGTTTTATGTGACATAGTTCTGTATGAACGGAATATCCACATTTCTGGCAAGGCAAATTTAATAAATCTTTATTCCACCTTCGATTAAAACTTCGTATTTCTGAACTATACCAATGAATTAGATGTTTGTTTGTTTTATATTTTTCCTTTAATTCTCCAACTGTTTTATTTTTATTTATTTTATCTTGTTGATTTATATGACAGTTTTTACAATGTTTTGACCTATAACCTCTCTCATTTCCACAAGTCGGGCACTTAAAACTTTTTGTAATTGATATGTGATTTTCCCATCTTTTTTCATTTGTTTTAATATTAGCACATTTATTAGAACAATAGTGATTTGTAGATTGTTTTAATTCTTTTGGAAATTTGTAAATTTCTTTTTCACAATTATGACACTTTACAAATTTTCCACGAACCTCTCTACATTTTGGATTACATCGGAAATAAGTGACGCCTATTTTAATTTTGGCCTGTAATTGGTGTTTTTTACGAAGAAATTTTTTTCCACATGAATCACATTCCATAGGAACCAAATCTCTCGATTTTAATTTATCTAATTCTTCTATTGAAATCAACAGTTTCATAGTTGGTATCTTAATTGATGTTGTATTTTACACATATAAATAGTTTTGATAAAATGAAACCTCCAATTTTAATTAAAATACCAATACTTATTACCAGATGAAAAACTCTGATTTTAAGCATATAGTTAAAGAATCCCTTCGAGATGCCTTTTATACCAAAAAGGATGTCACAGATTCTCCAAAATTTAAAAGTTGGTTTGGTAATTCTAAAGTGGTAAATAGTCAAGGAAAACCACTGAGAGTGTATCACGGAACTAATGCAGACTTCTCTTCGTTCGACCCAAAGAAATCAGGTACAAAATCCAACACAGGCGCTCCAGAAGGAACGTTTTTCTTTACAAATAAGCCTGACGTAGCATCAAGTTATACGATAAAGTGGCAAGGTGATTTTTCTCAAACGCCTCATGACAATTCCAATACTATGCCGGTCTATTTGTCAATGAAATCCCCATTAAAATTAAATGCAAAGGGAGATAATTGGAGAAATGTAATATACAACGGAGAGTATAGAGACATAAATGAGATTTTAGAACTTATCAAAAATTCTGGAAAATACGACGGTCTGATTGTATCTAATGTCATAGATAAGGGAGTAGGTAACGTTTCTAGTAAAAATTCAACAACCTACGTGGTGTTCAAACCAACTCAAATAAAATCTGCCATTGGAAACAACGGTGAGTTCAATACGAATGACTCCGATATCTTGAAAGAATCGGTAAATGCTCATAAAATCACAGTAATGTATTACGACCAACTCTTACCGGCTATTATTTCAAAGAATACAATACCTGGAGAAAAGCCATACCGAGTTAGTATATTTAAGAAAATTGCTGGTGAGATGAGAGCGGAAGGCCACTTCGATTTAACACAACAAGAGGCGCAAGAAATTTTAGACAATGGTAAATTGCCTGATGACTTGTATAGGACATACCAAAAAATAGGAATAGTTTCTACCGATGGTTGGTTTGAGAAGAAGGGCGACCATTTAGTTCCTATTAAAGAAGGAGTTTTAAACGAGGGATTGTTTGGACAAAAGTTATACCTTCTGGTACCTGGATTGAAGATTCAAGCTATTATTACCAAAAATACAAAACCCAATGAGAGTGAATACAGGCTTACTTGGTTTGGTGGAGATGATTCGTCCATTACTAAAGGTCATGCCCACTTTGATAAGAACACGTTGGATGCTATATTAAAAAGAAAACAATTGACTCCGAGATTACGTGAGTTTGTTTCAAGTATACTACATTGTAACCCGTCTCAATTGAAGGCTGAATTTGTGGACAAATTCGATGGAACACTTCAAGAAACTTTGAATGAAGAGTTGTACGGTAAAAAGTTAAAGGTAAAATACTTTGGCGATGAATGTGACGGAGTTCTTTCAAAGAATACCAAACCAAATGAACTTCCTTATAGAATTACTTGGTTCACTATGGTTGGTACTGACAGACTCTCAGCAGACGGTCACATGGACATAACAGAGGAAGAAGTTGCATATGTTTTAAAAAACAAACAATTCCCACCTACGGTATATGAACGAATTCGTATAAGTCCTAAAAACCTAACCATATCACAAATGAACGAGAGTCTCTTATTATTGGAAGATTCCTCAAGAGAACTTGATTTGTGGTTGGAGAATAAGGTTGTAATAACGGAATCTATGTCAATGGTGGTATCAGGCGCCGATTATAAACGAACTGATAAGTTAGATGATTTAGTTAATCTCTTACAGGATACCGTTGTAAGTCCTACATTACGAAAGATGACGGACGAACAGGAGATAAATTACTTTCACAAAAACTCTGTGGGATTTTGGAATTTGTTGACGGCAGACGGTTCGTATTATGCAATGCAAACTGGGAATCCAGCATTGGGAACAATCAACTTATATCCAGGTGGAATTACTTCAAAGTATTTACGTCCGATTTTGACCGGCATCCTAAGACAATTGAAAAAACTAGGAATAAAGTGGGGACAGTTGAAGAGAGAACCAAGTGGCGCCTATAAGTTCACCGATGTAATTCGTATTCCTATCATTGAAAATAATAGTAAAGGATATGGCGGGCCTGCTCAATTAAATTTCACCAACATCAACGCATACCAACTGTTTCATAACGTGTTACAATATGAAGGCGAGGATAGTTTCACAATGGAATCCAAAGATTTAATGGAAAGAATCGAAACTATATTGAAACACGACCCTTCTTGGATTGATAAAAACATAATCAAGAAATCTGATAGTGATTGGCCGGAGGCAGAACGTGATACCGAAGAGCCGATTGAAAATCCACACGCAGATATGATGAATAAAATAGGAAATCAATTAGGTGGCGGAGGCGCCAGAATTATTGGTGGTGGATTGGATTCAGATGATATAAAGTTTAGACTCCTTGAGATTTGGAAAGTGGCCAAGTGGGCAGTTGATAATGGACACAAACAAATCTCCGTTGGTTAAACGTGAATTACTCTGCCATTAATCCAACCATCCATACCGATGAACTCTGTGACTCTACGGAGTTTTACTCCTGATTCTTCAAACATTTCAATGGTAGCTTCACATGAATCATTCCAATTATTATACAAATGGTGAAATAATAATTCAAATGGTTCGTGTACGATTACTTCACTGATGCCTGTTTGGATTATACCTCTACCACAATCGGCGCAGGGAACTCCATTTGTAAAGATTTTTGAACCTGTTGGTATATGGGCGCCGATTCTGGGTAATGAATATAAGGCATTTCGTTCCGCGTGTTCGGTGTATAAATATTTCTTCGGCCTTTCAAATCGCATCGGTACAAGGTCATTGACCTTCCGTGGCAATCCGTTGAATCCAAAACTGATGGGTTCGTTGTTTGGGCCGACGATGACTGCTCCGATTTTGGTCTTGGTGTCTTTACTTTTGGTGGAAGCCATATAAGCCATCCTCATAAACAACACATCCCAAGTGGGCGGAACGTAATCAACGAACTCAGGCCCAATAGCATCCAAATATTTCTGTGGTAATTCCATCTTCATAGTATCTCACAAGTCATGACGCTTGACAAGTTATAAAAAGGTGATAGACTTCAAGGAAATATGAGTACACAAACACTTTATGGAGCCGCTGTTCTTCTCGTCAAAGACAAACAGGTTTATTTGTCTCGTCGAACTGAGAAAGTGATGTTTCCTAAAAAATGGCAATTTATTAATGGTCGTCTCCAACATCTGGAACAGTCGATGGGCGCAGCGTTGCGTCTCGTCTATGAACAGACCGGAATTAAAATCGAAGACAAGAAACGATTACATTTTACACGAACCGTTGACGTCGAATCGACGAATGAATTCTATTACGTGTATCTTATTAACTTGAACAAATACGAGACTCCCGTTAATACCTGTGAACGTTGGCGTGGTGATTGGCGATTGTTTAAAATGGAGTCCGCCGTCGTCTTGGATGTAGTTCCCGGCATTCGTGGAATTTTGAAAGGATTACATCGGGGGTTGACAAAGTATGAACTCGCACAGAAAGTGTTCGTGGGCCCTCAAAATCAATCCCACCCAATTGACGAACACGACCGAATTGTTCAACAATTATCACAAGGCGAACAACTTCATCTAAAAAAGTTGGGAGCTAAAATGACCCGCGGCTGCTGCTAATTTATGAAAACATTTTTAACTGCCGATTGGCATCTTGGAGAAAATCGTTTTGAGTTGATGGGTCGTCCATTTACTTCTGAACAAGAGATGGTTCATAAATTGACGTTAGAACATAATCTGCGTATCGGTGATGAGGATACCGTTATCGTTGTAGGCGACGTTTGTTATCAAAAACGTCCTGATTATCTCAAGTATGTCAGTTGGTTTAATGGTAGAAAGATATTGATTCGTGGTAATCACGATAGGGGAATTTCTGATGAGGAATTCAAACCATACTTTGAACAAATCATTCCCGAGGGTGAAGGTTTGGAAGCTGATTTTGGTGGAATTCAGTGTTACGTAACTCACTACCCTACGTGTGGTGTTAAAGACCGTTTTAATTTAGTTGGACATATTCACGGAGCGTGGAAATATCAATTGAATATGTTAAACATTGGTGTTGATGTGAACCATTATCGTCCTGTGGATAGTGATAGAATTCCATTCCACTTCAAGGCCATTGCCGAATTTTACGATGAAGATGTTTGGGTGGCAAATAATCCAATAAATGCCGAATACATTGGTAAACGTGGTAAGAAGGGAACATATTTTACAAAAGTATGAAACGAGTTGCCGTCATAGTTGGTAGATTTCAGGCCCATGTCCTAACTGATGGACATAAGGAACTGATTAATCGAGTGGCTTCAAATAACGACAAAATTATTGTTTTTATAGGCACATCTCCTTTAAAACCTGATATTAAGAATCCTCTCCCATATAATATGAGATATTATATGGTTTCATCCTATATTAGAGGCCGTTATATGATTGATTTTGATATCAATCCCATAGAAGATGTATTTAACATACCACTGTGGAGTAATAATTTGGATAAATACATAAAGTTATTAACAAGAACCGATGACTCAATAACTTTGTATGGTGGCCGCGATTCTTTCAAATATACAGGAATTTATCCAAAGAAACAGATTAAATCTGAAACCACTTCTTCGGCAACCGAATTGAGAAATGATATTATAAATAATACCGACGTATCTCGTATTAGTGAAGATTTTAGAAAAGGTATTATTTGGGCGTTTGGAAAAATGAAATAAGTTTTTTTGCCTTTTCAAATTTTCTTTTCAACCCAAACTCCAATCCGTTTGGGTATAAATAATTACACAATTTGTAAATGTTTTCCTTTGATGAAATATTTACATAAGACGATTTCATAGGTCTATTTTTAATCAATCGGTTTCTTTTATAGACCTGATATGTTATGTCTAATTGTTTGGATAATTCATCAAAATGTTTCCAGTCTTGTTGATATGAAGAATGAAGTGAAATTTGTCCATTATTATTTTTCGATACATAAAAACAACCGTCGCCATCAAAACATCCCTGCCACCAATAATGTTTAAGATTATCAGGAATCATTTTTAATATCTCACAGGCAGACTCATTTGATTTGGAATAATATCTATTTGATTTTAAATATTCCAATAGAGGTTTATTTGATGTATAGACAACAAAAGATGGTTTTCCTGCTCGTTTTGATTTTGGTTTGGTTTTATAAATATTCCACTTCCCAGATTTTTTAAATATTGGAAATAAATCCGACCCGTCCGATTCGACAAATCTACTACTTACTGTATATCCATTTTTTGAAATATTTCCGTCGGCCCAAATCAATCCTAATAAATAAACGTGGATAGGAGTCATATTTTTACTCTCTATAAACGGTTTTGGATTTACACTAAATTCTTCATAATCTTTTTGAAAAACGTATTGGCATATTTTTCCTCTATCTAATTTTAAATTGAGTAGTTTGGCGTTTTGTTGAATACAATGTCGGCTTCTGCCGAGATTTTTCGCACAATGCGTGCCACCAATTTGACAATAATTTTCAATCAAATATTGTTTTTCTTTATCCGTAAAAGGTTGCCATTTATTACTCATACTACCTAATAAGTATATCAGAGTCTTCTAAAACGTCAAAAATAATTGACGCTTGACTTATTTTAAATTGGTGGTAAACTTCATTCATAGTTAAGAAACAAAACAACAAAAACAATAGATAACAAACATTATGAGTGGAAAACGTATAGTTCACCTTTTAAGTATTGACCCGCAGAATGACTTCTGTATCGCTAACGGCCCCGGCGGTGAAAAGGGTGCCTTGGTTGTCGGTGGCGCCGACTCCGATATGACTCGCCTTGCCGGGTTTATCACCAAGAATAAGAAACGTATCGAAGAAATTCACTGTACGCTTGATTCTCACCAAAGCGTTCACATCGCCCATCCTATTTTCTGGGTCAATTCCAAACAGGAACATCCCAATCCGTTCACTGTTATCACCGCAGATGACGTCAAGAATGGAACGTGGCGGGCATTCTATCCTCCCTTTCAGGAACGGTCCCAAGCCTACGTCGACTCCCTCGCATTGAATCAACGTTACGCCTTGGTCATCTGGCCGCCACATTGTATCATCGGTAGTTGGGGAGCGAGTATCGTTCCGGCAGTGTCCAACGCACTCATCGATTGGGAAACCACCAAGTTCAACAAGGTGAATTACGTTCCGAAGGGTTCCAACTTCTTCACCGAACATTACAGCGGCATCAAAGCCGACGTGATTGATGACACTGACCCGTCGACTAAGTTGAACACTAATTTGATTGACGCATTGACCACGGCTGATGAAGTTCTCATTACCGGCGAAGCCCTGAGTCACTGTGTAGCTAACACGGTCCGTGACATCGCCACGGAATTCGGTGTGGATAACATCAAGAAATTGACGTTGTTGACTGATACCTGTAGTAATGTGACCGGCTTCGAGAAACTTGGACACGATTTCATTCTCGAAATGACCGCCAATGGTATGAAACTATCGACCACGCGGGATTGGTAATAACAACAAACAAAAATAAAATTATGAGTCTAATTAATACAAATGACCTCGAAGTCATTAACGCCGGTTCGGGATACAAATTCAGCGCCACCAAGATTGCAAAACTCGGCGCAGCCGAATATACTTTGGCTACCATCGTCCAAGACGCAAGTGGGTCTGTCAGTGGATTTTCTGCCGCCTTGGAACAATCCTTGAAGACAATCTTCAAGGCAATGGAAAAGTCCCCACGTAAGGATAACCTCATGCTCCGACTCACACAGTTCAACGACAACTTGACGGAGCTTCACGGGTTCAAGCTGTTGGGTTCCATCAAGGAAACGGATTATGACAATGTTTTGAACATTGGTGGTATGACCGCCCTACTCGACGCAGTTGATGAGGGAATTCAAACCACGGCGACGTATGGTAAGCAGTTGACCGACCAGAACTTTCTTGTCAACGCCATCGTAGTCGTTGTTACTGACGGGCAGAGTAACGCCGGTAACATCTTCGACGCAACGAAAATCAAACAGTCGCTTGAACAGGCTCGTCAGAGTGAGAACCTCGAAAGTATCACCTTGATTTTGGTGGGCGTCACTAATGATGATAATAACCTTGATGCTTACTTACAAAAATTGGTGACTGACGCCGGTATCACCCAATATATTAGTATTAATAAAGCCACTCCCGGCAAAATTGCCAAGTTGGCGGCCTTTGTCAGTCAGAGCATTAGTTCGACCAGCGCAGCGTTGGGAAGCGGTCAACCCTCGACGCCGATTAATTCCTTCAAGTTCTAATTGAAAGCGCTCACCAAGCGGCGTGGAACTTAACATTCTCCGCCGCTTGACTTTCTTTCAATTTCTGTAATACTATTGATATGCGACGTGTAAAGAAAACTTATTTTCCTATGAAAATTCCGACCGATGTAAAGGTTGGAGATAAGTTTATTACTCTCGTTGATGGACAGTATGCCGACAAAACATTTCCAACAGGAACAATAGTATCATACTTGGGTAAATCTAAACCTCACGATTTTGGGGATTGTTATTATGTTTTTCCAAGATTCAAATTTCCAAATGATACCTTACAAAGACGAAATTTTTCTTTTGAAGATTTGAAAAAATTATGAACGCCGACCATTCATTTTATATTGGTAATACTCACAACGTCTGTGAAGACTATGCTCTCTCCGGAGTTGTGGAGAACGGAGCCTTCGCCATCGTGTGCGACGGATGTTCGTCAAGTCCTGACGTCGACTTTGGAGCTAGGGCATTGGCTTTAAGCGCCAAACGAACTCTCGCAATCGGTGGAACTGAAATGATTAGTGATTTGTTTGGTAAAATTACAATCGATAATCTAAGACATATTACCGACCACTTTCCGTTACACCCACATTCTTTGGATGCTACGTTATTGGTGACGTGGATTAAGAATAAAGAATTCACGGTGAATATGTACGGTGATGGAGTTTTCTTTCATCAAACCACCAAGTCTATTCGTATCATTCATGTTGAATTTGAATCCAACACACCCGCATATCTGTCTTATTATCTTGATAAACTACGTCGTAAGGAATATGATGACACGGTGGTAGGCGACAAGAAGATTACCGACATAACCATATTCAGAGAAGATGGCGGAGAACCACGTAATATGATTGAAGTCGAAGACTATGTAAAGGCATTTGAGCCTGTCACATTTAAGGGGTTGGTAGAAGATGGTGACACTGTTGGAGTATGTTCGGATGGTATCAATAGCTTTAAGCGCAGTGATGGTTCCGATATCAACTGGCAAAATCAGATTCGTGAATTCATCGACTTTAAATCAACCGCCGGTGTATTTGTTCAAAGAAGACTTGGGTTTCTCAAACGCCAGTGGACTAAGAATTTAACAACCCACTATGACGATATCAGTCTGGCAACAATTATCATATGAATACAAAAATCACAGTTCATGGAAGTGGCAACACTCACTTTCTACGATTTCATCTAAAGCCTAATAATTGTGGAGTGATTCGATTTGAATCCGAACACAGCTATACTAAGACAGAGGCAGAGGCAGATTACAGAGCCATGTTACTATCATCTAAGTATGGGTTTGAACGGGATGAATTGCCTACGCATCCTGAAACGGAAGTGTATCCGAGTATGAATTAAAAAGAAACGAATAAATTTATGGGAAGTTTTAATGTATCATGTGGTGTCAGTATGATGAGTATCGATGAGGGCGACCGATGCGTTCTCATTCCTTTGACAAAAACAAAATATAGTGACTCAATTTCAGAGGGCGCTTACTATATTTCTAATGACGGCCCTATTGGACGATTCCATCCTATTACTTTGCCTATTTTTGGTGAATACAATTCCTATGGAATGTTGGAGAATATTGAGGAAGATTCTAACACCAAGGCGATTGAGAAATTTTACGGATGCCCCATCGTTGATTTTGTTCAACATATGTGTAGTCATCATCACAGCGATATCAAAGATAATGATAAAGTTCCCAAAAATCCATTCGGTATGTTTGTCAAACGTGAAGTCTACGATGAATTTACAAAGAATCCTATGAACGAGTGGGGCGGCGGAGAAAATTGTTTTAAGGACTCCGACCTCTGTCCGTTTGTTTTGAAATATTTGGGATTTGTTGAAGATACTACGGTTGAACGCAATTCAACTGAACGTTACAATAGACCATTCAAACACGAAAAGATTCCAAATCTAATCGCCTTTAGTGATGGAACGTGGAACAGATTTCAGGTTGACGATAATGTTGAGATGCATCCTTACATTTATCATCCTGACGATTTAATGAAGTTTTTGATTGATAATAAGATGTATGTCATGGTCGACCGATTTAACGATTTAAGGAAACTTAGACTCGGTGAAATGGAATATGATAAAGATTGTGAAAATCTTATAAAGAGAATTGAGACGGATAAGGAGATGGAGTTGATGCAGGAGAAGTTGACAAACTCCAACGACCTTGATGCCAGGAAAACACTGGCAATCGCACACGCAATGGCTAGAATGTCAGATGACTTACGACATCAAGAATTCTTAACCTTTGGAAATTGGGCATCAAACAACAAACATTTCAGAGAGTTGTATTGTGATTTGTTGAAGGATTCTGAATTCAGAAGTCAGATGATTAACTATAAGACATTTGAATCTCAGCTATGGCATGTGAACACTCCGTTAATGCCGTCTTGGGCAGGTCTTCAATGTGGTAATCATAATGCTGAATTGAGATTATCCAAGTTAATTCAGAAACTTTGTAAACAATCCATCAATAAACATAAAGATTGTTATTGGAGAGAATGGGTGTCAGATTGGTTCACCGAGAAATTGGACAAGATAAAAACGGAATTGGAATTTTCAACAATTTGGAATAAAATTAAATCGTGAAAGATAAGGTTGAGAAAGAAGAAAAGAAACGTAAAGGTGTAAAACGTAAAGAACGTTATACATTTACGCCGTCATGGCATATGCCTGTGGTTCTTCCTCAGATTTGTACGGATGATGTTCAAGTACGAAGATTTGAATATTTAGATGCAATGACCGAATTGTCTGGTTCCAATGAAGGAAGTGAATTGGAATCTTTATCTAATGCCAATCACGAACAATTTAAGAACCACGCTTACGTACCGAACGTAGATGGATTTGAAGAAACCGATGGAGATTTTTTAAATGAATAAGAAAGTTAAAATTGGAAACAATGGTACGTTTACCATTACCGATAAGTATTACAAGACTACCGGTGGCGAGGCGGCTATCTATGTGAACGGTGGAAAGGTTTTCAAAATCTACCACGATGCCAATAAGACTCTTCCTGTGAAGAAAATGCAGGAACTTTCTGCGATTCACAATTCTCAAGTAATCGTCCCACAAGACTTAATTTTCGATGCTACTACCGGCGCCCCTTTGGGTTATACTGCCGATTACCTTGATGACGTGGAACCATTGTTGAAGTTATTTACCAAGACGTTTAAACAAGACAACAACATCGACCCTAAGATGATTGCAGAATTGGTGAAACAAATGCAATTGATTACCGGTGATATTCATTCGGCTAAGTGTTTGATTGTCGACTTCAATGAGTTAAATGTATTGGTTAATGTCGGACAGACGGAACTGAAACCGTATTTCATCGATGTTGATAGTTATGCTACCCCAAGCTTCAAGGCTACGGCTATTATGGATTCTGTAAGGGATAGACGAGTATCCAAAGTTGATAGCAGTGGGGTGTTGCATTACAGTCCTGATGTCATGTCTGACTGGTTTAGTTGGGGTATTCTAACCTTTTGGTTATATTCCAATATTCATCCCTTTCGTGGCGGACATAAAAATTACAAGTCGAAGGACAAAGTTAAACAAATGGACGATGGTATTTCGGTATTCCACAAGGATGTCAAACTACCGCCCACGGTCAATAACTTCAATCAAATACCAAAACGTCACCACGATTGGTTTATAGACACCTTTAGGGATGGGCATCGTTCGATACCTCCCCTACCAGACAGCATTGCGCCAACGGTGGTTCCTGCTCCAATAGTGACCATTAAAGGTAATAGTCAAATTGATGTGACTCAAGTGGGTTCTTATGGAGAAACCGTCATTACATTGATACATTCGATGGGGATGAACTATGTGGTTACGAAGAAGAAGATTTACTGTGAGGACAAGGAACTTTTCAACGGTTGTGATAAATATAAGAAAGTCCTATTGTGTCCGGCGACTGATGGGACTATCATTGTGGCGTCGTTGTTAAACAATACCGTCACCTTTACTGATTTGATTCGTCAACAAGTCATTGGGACAATCAGTAGTTCGTCGATGATTTTTAGGAACGGTTGTATCTATACCATGAATAATGGTAAATTTATAGAAAATAGATTCACCGCCATTGGTAACAAACTCATTCACAGAATTAACGAAATCGAAAATGTATCGACCCTTAGTTCGGTAGTCTACGATGGTTGTGTCATACAGAATCTTTTGGGTAAATACTATTTGGTATTGCCTTATGCTGTCGGCGCTTGTTTCTCCAAGTATCTACCACAGTTGGATGGATACCGCATTGTCGATTGTAAGGCCGAACGAAACGTCGTGGTGATTATTGGTGAAAAGAATGGTAAGTATGACAGATTCATTGTAGTATTTACCAAGAAAGACTTTACCGATTTCAATGTGAGGAAGGTCGAGGATGTAAGTTTCAATACTATAAATTATACAACAACAGAACAGGGATTAACATTAATGTTAAATGATAACAATGAACTTGAATTATTTGCCGACAACACAAACATTCAGATTATAACCAATCCTCCATTTGACTCGGCGATGCCTCTATTCAACACCAGCGATGGGGTATTTGTGATATTCGGTAATTCGGTTCACAAGATTAAGAAGAAGTAAATTGCCTAACATATCAGATTCTTTTTTAAGTTTTCTACGAACGCTTGACACATCCCGACTTCGTGATATATTGAACTACCGATATGGACGAAAACACCTTAAAAGTTTTACTACAACAATATAACCCAAATGATGAACCGGCAGGCCCTTTCGCCGCCCGATGTTCAGAATGTGGTTCAACCGATTTATGGGATGACAATCTTCATTACGGATGTAATAGGTGTCACGCCATTTTAGGATAATTTATGAAATCTATTATAAAACTCGCAGTTATTTGTTTGATGCCTATGTTAATGGTTGGATGTTCCACCGTAACAACCGAACAAAGTCAAAAACAGATGGATGACTTGAATATGTATATGTTGAGTCACGGTCAACCGTCACCGACATATCACTGAGGCTTGACTTTCTATAAACCACTGATAACATTTGGATATGAATCAATCAACTATCAATCTGACTAAAGTGACCGACATTAATAAGGTCAACCTTAACGACACTTACATTGCCAATTACAACGGAACTTCCTATTTCGGTAAGTTCATTAACGCTGACGTGGGAACATTCAGTAAGAACACGAACTTCGTTTGGTTCGGTTCAATTTTTCCTATGGGTATTCCATTTGAATCTCTCGACGCCGTTTTCTCTGTGGCGTAATAACCAATTTCGGTGTTGTGGTATGACTTGTTAAACCGTAAGGCAGGCCCTCTGAGCGAGCTTATAACTCGTCTTAGAAAGAACCCACACACTAATTTTACAGACGACCCCAATCAATAGGGAATCAAAACGATACGGGTGATACTGCTTTCCCTTATGAGCCGTTGGTATCATTCTTATGGAAGATACGTTCTCCATAACATAGTCGTCTGGCATCCTTTATAAAAATATGAAATTCAGAGAATTACAACGAGAAGACGTGTTCCACTTTACGTCTTCGCCTTCAACCGAAATTCACAAGAAGATATCATTCCGCAAGTATTGTGATATATCCAACCGTGGAACCGCAGGCAACCCCATGTGGATTAAAGTGTCTCGCCGTGAGTCGGAAGTGGTGAAACTCAACGTCGCTTGACTTTCAATAAACTCCCTATATAATTTGAGTATGAACTTTGATTCCCCCATCATAATGAGTCTGTTAGATGACGATTTTTATAAATATAGTATGGGAGCAGTTGTGTATCACAACTTCCCCAACGCCACTGTCACATACGAATTTTTCAATCGTGGTAAGACTCATTTTCCAAGTGGATTCGCCTTTCAATTGAGAAACCAGATTAAAAAACTGGCTACTCTGAAATACACTTCTGATGAGATTGAATATCTTAAAGGATTGAATCGTTTCAAGGATACCTACATCGAATTTCTTCGTAATTTTCAGCTTGACCCGAACGAAATCCACGTAACACAACTCGACTCCGGTGAATTGAAAATCTTCATCAAAGGTTCGTGGTATCGTACAATCTTTTGGGAAGTGAAGTTGATGGCAATCATTTCTGAACTATATTTCAGGATGACCGAAACTGAAATGTCGAAAGATTGGGCTGACAGGATTGTTAAAAAGGCCATCAACCTCGACATGGCTGGATGTAAGTGGAGTGACTTCGGCACCCGCCGTCGCCGTTCTTTTGAAGTTCAGAATCGTGTTGTCGGAACGATGAAGTATTACAAAGGATTCCTCGGTACGAGTAATATCTATCTGGCAAAGAAATTTGACGTCTCTCCCATCGGAACGTCTGCTCACGAAGCAGTTATGGCAATGGCGGTGTTCGTTGGGTATGAGAATGCCAACAACGCTTGGTTGAACTATTGGAGTGATTACTACAATGGTGAACTAGGCATCGCTTTGCCTGATACGTTTGGCTCTGATGTATTTTTTAGAAATTTCGATGGACGTCTTACCAGACAGTGGGACGGATTGAGGCAGGATAGTGGTGACCCTGAAAACTGGATGGATACTAAAGTTATTCCTCACTATGCCAAATACCGCGTCCCTACGAGAGATAAGAAGATTGTGTTCAGTGATAATTTGAATGTTGAAAAGGCAATTAAATTACATTTGAAATATGACGGATTGTTTAATGTAATCTTCGGCGTGGGAACGTTTCTCACCAATGATACGTTTAGTGATGAACAGAAGGCCGCCGGCATTCGTCCATTGAACATGGTCATCAAGATTACTTCGGCTAATTTTGGCAATGGTTGGTATCCGACCGTCAAACTATCGGATGACGCCGGAAAACATACCGGCAGTTCTAATTTAATTGAACAAATTAAATCCCGATTGGAAATTAAATGAGTAAACACGTCATAGTTTTAATGGGAATCAACGCCGGTGGTAAATCGACGTTGGTTCAACAGTTTGTCACAGCCAAATATTTAAGAATTAACCGTGACATCACTGGAGGAACTTTGGACGGTCAGGTGAAGATTGCCGAACTTCAAATTCTTGACGGTGTGACTGACAAGATTGTTTTGGATAATACATATCCAACCATCGAAAGCCGAAAGACCATCATTCGATTCGCCAAACATTGGGGTTCGAAAATTTCATGTTATTGGGTGACGACTTCATTTGAAGATGCTCAGTTAAATGCCTGTCTTCGAATGATGAAAGTTGCCGGCAAACTCATGTCTCCGGAAGAGATGAAGAAGTCAAAAAATCCTAATCTATTTCCGCCTGTAGCATTGTTTAATTACAGAAAAATATTTGAAAAGCCTACCATGTCGGAGGGATTTGATGAAGTAATTGAAGTTCCATTCGTTAGGACTTGGGGTAAAGAATATACTAATCAAGCATTGATTCTTGATTACGATGGAACGCTTCGTGATAGTATCGGTCAATACGATTATCCGATGAAAGTATCAGACATTAAAATAAACAATATCGCCACGAACATAATTCATATGTTCAAAAGTAAAGGTTATCATATTCTCGGAGCATCCAATCAGTCCGGCATACATAAAGGAATTCTAACCTCAACTGACGCTGAAGAATGTTTTAAGGAAACCAATCGACAATTGAATATTGACGTTGATTTCATGTATTGTCCACACGGCATTCCGCCTGTGTCTTGTTATTGTAGGAAACCGCACGTTGGTATGGGGGCGTATTTTATTGAGAAATATAAACTCAATCCAGCGGCGTGTGTTATGGTAGGCGACCAAACCACCGATGAGACATTTGCGACTCGTTGTGGGTTCAAGTTCATATACGCAAACGAATTCTTTAAATAATATGGAAACCGCAGTCAAACCGACAGTTCCAACATCAGTGGATGAACTTCCGTTATGGATGAAGAAAATCGTCCGACGTCAATCCATTTTGAACAAGAAATATGAGTTTGCCCACGGACAATTCGCAACGGCATACAACGACTTTCTTTCTGCTATTGATGAAGTAAACTCCGAACATGACACCGAATTCACATTTGAACAGGCAGTAGAAGAATATGGTGGTATGTTTGCAAATGATGCGCCGGATGAAGTTGAAGATGATGATGACGAAGACGACGAAGACTGACACGCTTGACTTGATATACAACTCTGATACACTGTATTTATTATGAAAGTATTCTCTGGAAGTTCTAATCCTGAATTGGTGAAGAAGATTTGTAGTCGTCTTGGTATTGAACAAGGCAACGTATATCTTCATACCTTTCCATCAGGAGAACGGTATTGTCAGTTCAAGGAAAACATCAGAGGCGAACACGTTTTCTTGGTTCAATCGACCTCAACTCCGACGAATGATAATTTGATGGAACTTTTGATAATGTGTGATGCCGCACGTCGAGCATCTGCCGAAAAGATTACCGTCGTCATGCCGTATTTTGGATATAGTAGACAAGAGAGAAAAGACAAACCTCGTGTTCCGATTTCTGCTAAATTAGTCATGGATATGATTGGTTGTTCCGGCGCAACCCGCGTTGTCACCTTAGACCTTCACGCACCAGCCATCCAAGGGTTTACCAATTTCCCCGTTGACCAATTGAATTTCAAACCCGTATTGATAAATGAGTTGAAAAGTTATCCCATCGATTGTATTGTATCGCCTGACATCGGCGCAATCCATCGGGCGGAGGAATATGCCGAGGCAATGAATCTCGACTTGACGGTTATTTCAAAGAAACGTAGGGGCGACACTTCCGTCGAACTTCATCAATTCATCGGCGACGTCAATAACAAAAATGTTCTGATAGTGGATGACATGACTGAAAGTGGCGGAACTCTCATTCAGGCGGCCACTGCCTGTAAAGCCAAGGGGGCGAAAACGGTTAACTGCGCCATCGCCCACGGTTGTTTTACGGAGTTGGGCATTAAACGTTTGGTTGACGCATTCAAGCATGAAATAATTCAAAAATTGTTCGTGTCCAATTCTGTTAAATATTCTGACAGATGGATTGACACCGCCGAACAGGAAGATGAAGATGGAACGGTTAAAGGTTGGGATTACTTTCATATCGTCAAGGTTGATATGGCGCCGATGTTCGCCGAGGCAATCAGTCGGATAAACAAGAATCAAAGTGTAACCGAATTATTCCAATGAAACGCGAAACATTAGTAACATTTAGTGATTGTATGTTTGAAGGTGATTTAGGCGAAGTCATCAGTAAATTGTCCGATATCAAGAAAACTTGGAAGAAAGCCGGTTACATTGATATCCAAATTGAAATCGCAGATGAGTGGGGTTACTATGACGAACACAACACAGTCGTTAAAATTACCGGAAAAAAAGAATTGATAAACGGTAGGGATTTATTCAAATGAAATTCTTCTCAACAACCCGAGAAACCAAAACTAATAGTGTTTCTGATAATTGTGTTTGGTCTAGTAAAACCACGACGGTTTATAGAACTATTTTCGGAGTTAAAGTGTGGGAACTAAAATCAATTACGAGAGTGTATAAATTGGGAGAACCTTACATCGCAAAACTTTAATATATGTCATCACAAATCATACTTTTTCTAAGAGGCAAGGGCCCCGATTACAAGGGACGTTCATTATACCAATTACAAACATTACCGGATTATCGACTTGAACGTGAACATGACGTAATTCAATGGATGTTTCCCACCGACATAGCCAGTAAACATTGTAAAGATGCGCCGGTATTGACTAATGAGGACTTGGAAACCATCAAAGAAGACACGGCGATTCAAGACAATCTTCAACTGTCACTTGATAGAATGATTAAATTCTATGAAAAGGATGATTATTGGATTACACAAAAGAATCATAATTTCCTACGGATAACGAGAATTCTTAGATGTCTATGGATTGCAGGCAGAGTTCACGATTACGTCTGTCTGTCAAGAATTCTTGATGCTATTTTCCTAGACGATAGATACACCAACATCATTACGTATGAAACATTCACGTATTGGAAATACGCCAATGATTTGGAATACTTAAAGGAAATGAGAGCGGAACAACAACAAACCGAAGATGACAGTCATAACGTCGGCGACGACAGCGACGATAATCTTTATAATTACAGATAACACAACACCCAATTATGGAAAAATACACAGCCGAAATTCAAACCCTATCTAATATGTCGGACAAAGTTGAAGGCAAACTCAATCGGTCAATGCTCAGACGAATGGCGGTTAGATTAAATGATTCTGGTGTAAAGTTTCTTGAACAAATTAAATCCGAATGTAAAGGTATTGGGGCGACTGATGAAGACCTCGCTGAAGAACAGGAAATATTGAGGGAATTCAACACGGCGATTTCTTTGGAAAAGCCAGAACTAACTGCCGCATATCTCAAAAGCATCGGCCGTGAAGACATGGCGAGTTGGTGAGGCTTGACTTGTTATAGGACGATGGTAATATCTCAATATTGATATGGCAAAACTCATTAAGAAAATCTCACTCGTCTGTTCCGATGGAGCAGGTGATATCGATGGAACGCAACACAATAAAGTGTGGTTCGGTGAATTATACGATAATGATGATGTAATCACTCGTTGGGGTAGGATTCGTAACAACCTCGAAGAATCGCTTCAATCCAAAACTTTTCCCGGCGTAGGTGAAAACTTTCTCATCAAAAAGAAAGCCGAGAAGATGAGTGGTAAGAAGGGTTATACCGAATTCAAGGGTATTGACGCATCTGCTACCACCGTTGGGCCGACGACGGCTCCCACAGTTTCAGTGAATAATCTTCATGAAATTGCCAAGTCACAATTACTCAAGTCATCCTCACCTGTTCTTGACAAACTAATTGAACGTCTTGTTAAATCCAATGTTCATAAGATTACATCGTCGACCAATATTACATTGAACGATGCTACTGGGTTGTTTCAAACTCCCTTAGGCATCGTTACGCCTGACGCAATCTCCGAAGCTCGAACCATTTTGGCCGATACCCTTCCGTTTGTTCGTAAAGCCGACTACGGAACAAATCTAACTCGTCTCGTTAGTCAATACCTTAGACTAATTCCACAGGATATCGGGATGAAGTTCAATATTCAAAACATTCTTCCGAATGTTGACGCGGTTCAGAAACAAGAAGATATTCTTCAAAGTTTGGAGGCTTCTTACAAGGCGATTACCGCCGTCAAACCTACCGCAGATGGAAATAAGACAACTCAAGAACAAGTATTTCAGGTTGATTTAGATATTGAATCGGGCCGAGAAGCATCGAGAATTGAACATTGGTTTGAAACTTCAAAGAAGGCAATGCATGGGTATAATAATATAAAAATTACCAATGTTTATTCTATTAAAATACATGATATGTATAATAATTTCCTTCATACTGATACAAATAAAAAGGAAGTCTTTCATGGCAGTTCAATGGCAAATATTTTGAGCATTCTTAAATCAGGATTAAAAATTAGTCCGCCGGCTACTGCCGCCATCGCCGGAAAATTGTTTGGTAATGGAATTTATGGGGCAATTCATTCTACAAAATCGTTAGGATACGCTCTAAATCGATGGGGTCAGGGTGGTGTTGGTGATTCCGCATTTCTATTTGTTTGTGATTTTGCGATGGGTAATTGTTACTCCACGACTGAATATGGTTGTAGAAAGCCGGCCGATAAAGATTCCATTTGGGCAAAATCCTCTTCGGGTGGTCTTCACCACGATGAATTGATTGTATTTCAAGAATATAGAGTCAATCCGAGGTTTTTGATTGAGTGTAGATAAAAAATTATACTCAATTCGACGACGCATACGATTATTTAAAACTTTATGATAACCATCACTCTTAAAACCGAATATGAAAAGGTTCTTCTGGTACTTGCCCTCCGCCAGTTTGCCACAAGTGAACTGACGAAGGCCGTCCGCGAATATACGTCTGATGATGACGGTAGTATTACGAAGGGTCGTGAATTCAGCGCCCGTGGTAACGCCGCATCAGAAATCGCAAATCGAATTGGTTAATTTAGACGCTTGACAAATAAAACAAGTATGATAGTCTGTATCCGTTGTAAGTAACAAAAATTAAAAAAACAAAAAACAAAATAGCATGAAAACAAACACAAACACCGTTTCAACCAAACCCGTATACACCCTGAAAGATGCCGTCATCGACGCCATCAACGTTCTCAAGGTTTCCGGTAATTTCTCCGCCCACGATGTCACCAAGGCGGTTCGTGAATCCGCCAACGAAGGGGATTACAATCTTCCCGGTTTGGAAGCTCCGGCTGGCAGTTCCTTCAAGTACAACGTTCGTCACAGTTCCATCAAGGAAGTCCTTGATTCGATGCTGGCTGATGGGTCGTTGAAGAATCTCGGTCTTCTGAATGTGAGTTACGATGGCAATTATCGTATCTTCGAATTCGCCGCACAATCCACCACCGCCGCGACTGGCGTTGGTTCCAGCGCAGTCGCCAGTAACAACGACGCCGATGGCGCCGACTCGGATAGTCCGGTTGCCAAACGTATCGCCGGTTACATTAGTCGTCAGGGTGGTCAAACCACCGTCCGTAATCTCCAACGGGCGCTTCATATCAACGGTCTGACCAGTAAGGATTTGGTTGAACTGCTTGAGAAGTTGAACTACACTGTGACGGTTGGAACGCAGGACGCCTTCTCCACCTACAGCGTGGAATAACAAATTAAGGCCCAATATCAAAAAGGGAGATGGCAAAAACCATCTCCCTTTTGTTTGATGGGGCTTGACTTTTATAAAATGACTGTTAGTATTCTTTTACGGCAACAACAATAACAAAAAACAAAAAAAACTTATGGCTACACAATTGACCCCTGAACAAAAGAAACAACGACTTCAACTCGGCCTCAACATCGCCGGTGTCTGTCTTATCGCCGCCTTCGTAGGCCCATTCGCAGTCACCATTCTACACGGATTGGGTATTCTGTTCGCAGTCGGTATCACCGTCGTCACCTGCTGGACTGCAATGAAATTTATGGGATGGTTCACCCTTATGATTGCCAACGCCAGTTTGAAGGCGATGAAGTCACAAGCGATGAAGAATCCCGTCGAAACTCTCCAAGTCGAATATGTCAAGAAACAGTCGGCCCTCGACCAATATAAGGCAAACATTCGAGTATTCATCGGTCAGGTGGCGGCCTTTAGTGACCAAGTTAAGAAGTATGTCAAGGATGGTCTTGAAGACGCCGACGTCTATGTCGGACAACTCGCCAAAATGAAACAGTTACTCGAACTTCGTGAACAGAAGTATAGTGACGCTCAAGACTCACTGGCCGCTTTCGCCGACACGATTCAACGGACTGACAAGAAGTGGAAGATGGCATGTGCGGCGTCCGCCATGAACGAGGCGGCTGGTCAGATGGATGGTGATGCCTTCGACAAGATTTGTATCGAAACGGCCCTTGACAGTGTTCAGACGAAACTCAACGAATCCTTCGCTGACCTCGATTTGGCCCTCTTGGATGACGACAAGGCCAAGAAACAAATTGCAGACAAGAAACTGAAACAGATTCCCAGCGGTGTCATCGAAGTGTCTGCTACTCCTGTGACCGTCACTCGTCAGAAGTTCTCCAGTAATTAACAAACAACAACAAACAACAATAATAATAGTTATGACTAAAAAGTTCCAAATCATCTCTCTAATCATCATCACGGTTATTTCGTTAATCGTATATGTCGTGGTGAACGAAGCCAAAACCCCCGTCGCCGATGGTCAAGATAGTTCGGATGGCAATACCGACGTCCAACCTCAATAATAGTAATTAACAATAATTAACAATTAAATTTATGAAACAACTAATCACGCTCGCAGTTCTGATGGCATTCGCCTTGATTGACATCGATGCTTCAGCCCAAACCAACCTCTTTATCAGAGGGGATATGAACATCAAGTTCAATACTCACTTGAATCCGCCGGGGACTAAGAACATTCAAGATGTCTATAACATCAACGTCAACGTCGCCAACAGTGTATTGTTCCATGGCAAAATGTCTGACCGCCCGCAGGTTATCGAAGGGATGTTCTCCAAGGCCATCACACAACCCCGTTCATTGAAATATGATGTTAATTGTGACGTTGTGAATCCTCGCAATCCGGCGCAGACTAAAAACATTGGTCGTATGTATGGCGTGGTTCCGATTTCATCTGATGGTGTGTATCACTACGATGGTAATGGCAATTCCATTCCGCTTGTGATTGACATTCTACCGATGGGTACGGCCGGTGGCTTTACAAGTAAATTCACGGGAACGGCTTCTGGTAAACCATTGGTCCGTCCTTCGAATTGGACTGATACTATTCGTGAATCCGTCAACATCAGTCGTATTGTCAATGGAAAGCCCATGACGGTTGTATTGAAACGTTATGACAAGATGGATTTTAACAACGTGGTTCTCGCTCAGGGGCCGGTTCAAATGTATCAATCTGTCACCGTCAACGGTACGATGTTGTATGATTATGATAAGAAATGTTGGTTCTTCAACAACTTTACCGTGTCTTATGCCGAAGGTCAGAATGTTAAACTTGACCGTGTGGCCGGAACTATTCGTTGGGTTCCCGACGCACATCGTTCAGGAAATGGTCTTGGACAGTATGAATTCGATATCCGTGTGAATGAACCTATGCCGGATGGTTCGGCAGTGTTCGCCGCTCCGACTGATGAATCGTCCTTCTTCGCCACCGACGCAGCGGTTCCTGGATTGACCGGTACGATGAAATACAAGGATACACTCGACCCGACGACGGTTGACGCCTCCAAAGACCCGACTGGCGATGACGCAGTTACAACTTCATCCTCTGTGGCAATTGATTTGAATGGTAATAATATCAACAAATCACAAACTATGGTTCTGGCGAAAGTTATTCTCTTCGCCTCGGTGATTCCGATGAACGGTGATTAATAAACCAAGGCTTGACCATGTGAACTAACTCTGATATTATGTTGGAGTTAGTTCACACAAAAACAAAAACAAAACAGTTAAAAACAAAAACATGAAATCATATATCCTCGCAACCTCGCTTATTCTCGGTCTGGCCGCGTTTGGCGCACAAGCCCAAAACACTGTGACAGTCACGAATTACGTCACGATTACGAACGTTGTCCCCGCAGACGTCAATACATCGGCCGTCAGCCAAACCAACGATGCGCCTGACTTCAACAAGATTGATATCACCCTCGGTTCTGCCGGAAGTTCCTATGGTGGGACTACGCAAGCTGGCGTTGATTTCTCCGTCTCAATCGACCCGTTTGAAAATCTATCCAGCCTTTGGGTTGGTGTGAGTCAAAGTGTCTATTGGGCTCCCTCATTCGGTGGGTCTACTGACGTCGACGTCGATTGGAACATTAGTGTGTATGGTAACTTCTATGTTCAACCCGGCTGGTCAATCGGCGATGTCTATGGCGCAGGTGTCAACAACTTGGTTCGAACAGGACCTGAGTTGATTGTCCAATACTATTTGTCCAATGACGTTTACGTTTATGGCCAAGTCAATTACGACGCACTCACTAAGGGAAGTGGTGAGGGTTGGCAAACGTCCAATACCAAGGATGACGGTTGGCGTTGGGCAGTCGGCCTCGGTTACGAATTCTAAAATCTATTGTCCCTCACAGAAAAGGCCGAAGGCAACTTCGGTCTTTTTTCATGCGTAGGTGTCACGCTTGACTTGTTATAGAACTCTGATATTCTATATTTACGGTAAACGTAACAGTTAACAAACCAAAAACAAATTCAAAATATATGAACGGTGATTCATTCTTCAAAGGGGTATTTTATACCATCGGCGTAATCCTTATCTTAGTATTCATCTCTGTCTTGACTCTCTACTCCGCATGGGTCGGAGCATTCGTCAGTGTCCACCTTTGGATGTGGTTCGTTGTTCCTACTTTCGGCCTCGCTCCTCTCAAACTTCCAATCGCCTTCGGTCTATTTCTATTGGTTAATTTGTGGTCACGTCAACATCACACCAGTCAGAAGGATGAACGTGGTACGAAAGAACGGGCGGTGGAACTTATCAGTCTACTTCTTAATCCTTGGGTCGTATTGTTGATGGGTTATATCTGTCATCATTATTTTGTGTAATCCACAATCTATAACCCTGACTAAATATTATGAAAGTTAAATTTACAAATGACACCGATGTTCGATTGGGATTTGAAATCGAATGTTTAATCTATGGTAATATTGATGACCGAATTGTTAGTGGACGGAACTACAACAACTTCGTCAGAAAGATACGAAATCTAAAAAAGGGCAATGAGGTTGGTGTAGATTTTAGTGTTACCGCCAGTAGGCCGGGTGATTACGAATGTGAGTTAAGAACCAAACCGATGAAGCCGAAAGATGCCATGGCCAATTTGGAACGAATCTTTAATACTGTGAATGAGTTTGGTTATACAAATCGTTCATGTGGATTCCACGTCAATATATCATCAAAGCATAAGACTAAGATGAAAAATTTTCACCCAGTATCATTTCTATCTTCAAAGTTGTGGAATGAAATATTGGTTAAAATTGACCGTACAGACAATAGTTACTGTCGTCCTGTGGTCAGGCTTAACGGTAAACACGTCTCGAAGGTTGAGGCCATGAGGAATTTTAGAAACTCCTTAAATGATAAGTATCGGTGTGTATCATTGCGTAATTTTGGTAACGGTCTAAATTCCACATCCCGCGTTGAAATTCGTGGATTCGGTAATAAGAATTATACAAATAAATTCGATACCATCTCCAAATATATAAAACGAATTGAAAATTTGTTTCACTCCGCCTGTGAAACTCGTCAGGCAACCGACCACGCTTGACTTGTTATAGAACTATGATAAATTGAGTCAATGAAAGAAACCGGAAAATGCCAATCAACCAAAGTAACTACCAAACACTCTACCAAACACTAACTCTGAGTAATAACCAATCAACTACTACCACCACAAATTTTATGTCATGTGAATGTCCAAATTGTAAGAAAGATAACATCCTAAACGGAACGCTCGTAATCGACTGTCCGTTGTGTTCAAATAAAATCGACGCAACGAGTAAGTTCCAAGTCATGCCTGACAAGAGTGTCGTCTGTGAGACTTGTGTCACCGCCTTCTACGTTCTGTGTCGGTCGTGTAATAAACTTCACAAGAAGACGGCAATGAAGACTGTCAATTCCATCAATGAAGATGGCATTACCAAGGAACAGGCGCCGGTTTGTGAGAAGTGTTACAATAACAACTATCGTACCTGTAACGAATGTAGTGAGTTGTTCAATCGTAATGACGTGATTAGTCACAACGAAAAGGCGTTCTGTAAGATTTGTTTTAACAAAACATATCAGATGTGTTCTCACTGTCAGGGAACGTTCCCGAAGGGAAGTGTCACACATACCATCCGTGGAAGAAACGCGGTGTGTGATAAGTGTCACAGTTATTACGGCCCGATTCAACTGTACGAAACCAAGCCTGTCATGGCATTTCACGGTAAACCGCCACATTACTACGGCATTGAATTGGAATGTGAGTTGGTTAGTAAAGCCAGTGAAGAACGTGGCGGAAAGGCCCAAGAGGTTGTTGACCTTCTCCCGCCAGACTTCGCCGTCTTGAAGGAAGATGGTAGCCTTAGTTGTGGGTTTGAGATTTGTACTCAACCGGCAACCGTTGAGGAACATAAGATTCGGTTCGACAAATTCTTTGAAAAATTGCCGGCTGGTATTCATTCGTTCAACACCGCCAATTGTGGACTTCACATCCATTGTTCTAAGAAACCTTTGAGTCTGTTGACCATCGCCAAGATTGTGGTGTTCGTCAACGAAACGAACAATCAGGAATTTGTTGAAACTATTGCCGGTAGAAAATCTTGTAGATATTCCTGTATTCAGAAGAAGGAATACGCAACTGTCAAGAGTCAGATTACCAACGGCCGCGCACGTGGCGAACGATATGAGGCGGTCAACCTGTTGAATAAGGATACCATCGAATTTCGAATTTTCAAGGGGACTCTCAAACGTGAATCCTTTTACAAGGCGCTTGAGTTCTGTGACTCGCTGATTCGGTTCTGTTCAACTGCCACCAATAGTATCGTGTATTCTCGTAACAAAGAAAACTTTATCAAATATGTGGCGGAAAATCATAAAAGTTATCCACATCTTTACGCATTCATTTGCGCCAAAGTGTTGAAACAAGAAAACAAAATGACCAAGAAATTTGGATTTAGTTTGGCTACGCCGGCTGGTGTTGGCGACCCACAACCCACTGTTACTAATTTGGAATAATCAATTAACTATAAAAATTATGTGTTTAGCTATTTACAAACCCGCAGGTGCGACGGTCGCTGAGTCTCATCTGAGAAACGGCTTCGCCAATCACTCCGATGGCGCAGGATTCGCTTGGGCCGCCGATGGCGCTCTCCACGTCGTTAAGGGATTATTCGACGTAGAAGAGGTCGTTAAGCAGTATGAATTGATTAAGGAGTATCCTTGTCTCATTCACTTCCGCAAGGCGACTCATGGAACGGTTGATGAGTCCAATTGTCATCCATTTCTATTCAACGACGGTAAGCTGGCGTTGATTCACAATGGTATTATTTCAATCAAATGTACAATCGAAGGATTGTCTGACACCGCCCACTTCGTCAAGTTGGTTCTTGAACCGATGGTCAAACGGAACAATGTTCCAATTAATGACGGCGCATTACAGTATCTTATCTCAACGTCAATTGGGACTGATAAAATGGTTATCATGGACGGTGACGGCAAGGCCTATGTCATTAATGAAGACAAAGGTAAGTGGGAAGGAGGCGTTTGGTATTCGAACACATCCTTTTCATGGTCTTACAAAACCCCCGTCGTCACGCCGACAACACCTTATCAATATCCGCAACAGAGCCAGTCGTCCTACCTTACTCGGTATAATACGGGACATGCTCCTAATAGTTCCACTGGTAAAACTTGGCGCAAGTCATTTGAGACGGATTCCGAAGACGACGCCAGTTATCTTGAATTCTGGAAAAGAACCAAGGACGTGAAGACGGACATCGGGTCTGATATTTCCAACAAGGAAACTCAGGTATTGCCTAACATTGGTTTCACTACCACCGAAGTTATTGATGACGCCGGAAATGTTACAATAATCGACGTTCATGATTTGGAAGAAACTCAGGTGGAAGATAAAAAGACCTTCGGTGAAGGTATGATGTGTGAATACGGTTGGTGGGACGAAGAAATCGAATCTGATATCGCCCTTCTCCGATTGAACATGGGTCTTAATCGTGAAACGGCAATTCTCAGGGTGTTTTCTGAACGTTGATAGTTAATACAAACAATTAAACAAAATTATGGAAAAGACAACTAAATCTAAGAAACGTATCAAAAATTTGCCCGTGACGGGACAATTCTTCACGGCTGATGCCAGCCTTAATGAAAAATTCGTTACGGTCAAACTACCATCAAGCGTGGCGCAGTATCTCGGCCTGACTGACTCTAAGGTGTTTTGGACTCCTATAAACGGAGTGATTCAGCTCAGCGCCGGACAACCGAATATTGTTATTCCGCTCATGAGTGTCGGCGCAGACCAATTTGTTTCACATTCTTAAAATATTATGAATACCAAGGTTATAGATTTCACCATCGGCGCTGACCCCGAGCTTACTCTGTTGAGAGCTAACGGCGACGTTGTTGAGGCGGCAGATTACTGTTCGCTCGGCGGTACCGGTGATGAGGAATTCGGCGCTGATGGTAATGGTTATACCTTCGAACTTAGACCGGCGCCGTCAAAAAATCCACTCCAAGTTGTTAATACAATTCGTGATATCTTCGTCCGTAAGGTTATCAACGAATCTGAATTTCTTGAATTTAATTGGGTATCCGGTAGTTATCATTCTGGATATCCACTTGGCGGACACGTTCACTTTGGACTTACCAATCGTCAAGTAAATTACACCGATGCTATTGCCAAATTGGACAATTATGTCGGCCTTGTGTGTTTGATGTTGGAGAATCGGACCGATGGTATCAATCGTCGACACAGTAATAGATATGGTTGTATGGGCGACTATCGTGTTCAACCGTGGGGACTTGAATACCGTTCAATGAGCAGTTGGTTATCTTCTCCGTACATTGCGTCGGCCATGCTGTGTCTTTCAAAAACCGTGATGTATGAGATGGTGAATAATTCAAAATTCGATTGGCATAAATTTGCGGTGAAGTCGGATTTTCCGACCATGAATCACAAACGAATCATACCTTTGTTTCCTAAAATTTGGGAAGACATCACCAAGATGCATCTGTATCAGTTGTATAAACCGTATCTTGATTTGATTTATTTCCTTGTTACAAACAAACGTACTTGGTTGCCTACCACCAGCCTCAAAGATAACTGGGGTGTGATTGATATGACTCCCTGTATTTCTAGTAAGATTAATATCGACTTAATCTGGAACCGTTTTAATGCTGAAAAATAATTGATTATGATTACATATACCGAAGTAGATACCAACGTGGCGGAAATCGTGACGGAGACGAAGTTGTTTAATCTTAACACAATTAGGAAGTATCATATTTATGGACTTCGACAACTCGACAATCCACTGATACTTATTGAATATTCCGCCAACCATTGTAGCGCAGAGTTTGTATCAAGATTGAATAGTTTGATTGAATTCTTTAAACTAAATGGAATTGATGCGTCCACTTTCGACGGTGGAGAATCTGACAAGGTTGATATTGGATTACGATTGGATTTAAGAAAGCATTTTAATGCCAATAAAAAACCACTGTTGGCCGCGTCCATAGTTTCAACTATTGTATATTGTTTGGAAGACCGCGTTGACATTGAACAAATGAAGAAACACAAATTGTCATGCATTCCAACGTTCGTAAATCAAAGTAGCGATACAAGTAAGCCTCTGTCTATCACCGGCGCCGGTAAGACCAAATCAGCCACGCTTGACTTATAATATAATTCAACTACAATCATAACAGTTAAACAATCAACCAAATAAAATAAAATGTGTCGTATCGCAGCATTTCCCCCCGGCTTCTCGAAGTCGGAAGCAGTTAAAATACTGGCCAATTTTGAGAATAAGAACACTGACGGAACGGGCTCGGTCTATCTCAAGGATGGTAAGTTTGTAGTCGACAAGTGGGCGAAACCATTTAGTCAAATTGTGAAGACAAAGCCGAATTTTCTGTCACATATGCCTTATAGTGATAGTTGGACGTTGGTACACCTTCGGGCCGCCTCTCATGGTGGTAATAGTCAACAGAATACCCATCCATTTCTCGTTGGTAATTGGGCGTTCATTCACAACGGCATTTGGAGTGAACACAATTTGGTTCGGTTGGCAATCTCCAATCAAGTCACGATGACGGGCGAAACTGACAGTGAAGTCGCAGCTCATTTTTGGAATATCGTCGGCCCCAAGAAGTTTGCCGAGACGGTTGAGTTTGGTGGTGTGTTTATGGGACTTCACCGCAATGGTAAATTGTGGGTGGCAAAGACGAGTGGCGACTTGGAAATCAAAGCTCTGAAACATCACAGGATTGTCTTGGCGTCCGAATTCGACCATCAGGTATATGAAAAGACGGTTGACGCCTTGAAAGGTTGGTATCAATTTAGTAAGGATGGTTGTTATGTGAGCCACAAGGAAAACCGTAGTCGCTGGAGTTCCGAATATCCGTATCGTGGTTCGGCATCGTCGAGTGGGACGGCTTATGAAAGTAGTTTTGGTGGTTCAGGTCGTTCATCTGATTATATTGGTAATAATCAACACACGACTTGTTACGGTGGTTGTGGAGATTAAATTTTAACAAAGAACGCTAGTATTAAACAATTAACAGACCCGATTTTTATGACAATTAAAGTTTTGACAATTAACAGTGAACGTGATTCCGCCAGTCTTCTCGGTTACAAAACCGAAACTTATTATGGAGACTTCGTTCACAAATCCGACAACGACGTGGTAATTCGTTGGGGTAATAGTCGTGGTGTGTATGACCCAACGGCGATTCACAAAATCGATTTCAAACACGTAGTCAATCCGGCTAAGAATATCCGTAGTAATTGTGAAAAGGCAAAGGCTACCAAACTTTTGTCACAGGTGGTAAACGTTCCTACCTTGTGGGAAAAATCTGTTCCCGCTGGTGTGTTGGCAGTTGTCCGCCCGTTCGAACATTCCGCTGGTCGTGGGTTTTCTGTAAAGAAAGGCCCGTTCAAACTTGAAGAAGGAACTTATGCCACACGTTATTTGGATGTTACAAAAGTGGGAGCCGAATATCGTGTGTGGTTCTGTGGCAATAGAACTATGGTAGGCAAACGTGTCAAGATGCAGTGTAACGAAGAGCAGGAACACCCCTGTCGTTCGTTGTGGGGTTATCAATTCAGTGACACAATTTCCAAAGATTTACACGTCCAAACGATTCTGGCGGCCAAGAAAATTGGATTGGAGTTTGGGGCGGCGGATGTTCTATTTCACAAAGGAAAGTGGTATTTCCTCGAACTAAACTCAGCTCCGTCACTCGACCATCGAATTGTCCGTGAATTTTATCAAACAAACTTGAAGTTGTTGATTGAGAAGAAATTCTCCAAGGTTCAGGAAACATTGGTGCCGGTTATCGAAGTGGTGAAACCTACGGAGTCAAAAAAAAAAGATTCTCCCGTCGCCGTCGAAGTGGGTAACGGATTGGTTGCAGCAACTACGGGCTAAAATCACTAACATATTATGACCACACAAGCACCGCCAAGACTTTTACCGGCTCCAATAATTCCTACAAGTATTGTCTGTAAGACTTGTAAGGAAGAAACAGGGCTGACATTGGAAACAATCGTTGATATGCCGATTGACACTCATATCTGTTGCCCTATTTGTGGTGCTATGATATACTCATGTCTGCCTGAAAGACCGGCCGCTTACGTTTACACCGGCACAGGTCAATCAAGTCACATTTACGACGATTATGACTGATAAAAACCGAAATCAAAGACCGGTAGTTCAAGCGCCAGACATTTATGGGAAGAATTCAAAACCGTTGGGTAAGTATCCGGCGATTGTTTTGACCAATCCCAAGTATTCAGCGAATGTCGGAGCGGCCTTGAGAGCGGCTTCGTGTTTCGGTGCCAAACAACTTTGGTGGACTGACAATCGTGTCAGACTTGAGGAAGGCGAACGTCTTCCCCGTGAAGAAAGGTTGAAAGGTTACAAGGATGTTGAACTACGTCAGTTCGATTATCCATTTGAACACTTCAAGGGCGCAACGCCTGTCGCTTTGGAACTATTGCCGGGGTCTGAATGTCTCTTTGATTTTGTCCATCCCGAAAACGCCGTGTATGTCTTTGGGCCGGAAGACGGTTCGATTGACCAAGTGACTCGTAGATTTTGTCATAGGTTTGTCACCATCCCCACGAAACATTGCACTAATCTGGCCGCCGCGGTATATCTCGTTCTGTATGACCGAATGATTAAACATTATCAGGCGACTGGTGAAATGCTTGAACTAAATGAACATCGTGGATTCATTGGCGACAGTGAACAAACCAATGGCGACGTGTGGAACGACATTCACGAATACAAGAACGGAAAGGCATTTGTATAATTTATGGCAGCGACTAGACAAGACATTAAACGTTGGTTGACCGAGAATGTTCCAGACAAAGCCACGCACATGGCGGTTGTTTGTGATACATTTGATTGGGATGATTTTCCTGTCTATGTCTCCGAAGGTGAAGATGCCAGAGAAAAATTAGCAAAATACCAACGTGGCGAAAACATGACTCAACTCATGGAAGTCTATGACTTGAGAAAAAACATTGAAGAACAACTGAATCAGACACGTTGTTTTAACTATTAAAAAGTGAAAATTGTCCACAAAATCAAACAGGTGACTCTTATTGAAGGAAAGAAATCCGAATTCAATAAGGCAAAGAAACACCTTGCGAAAGAAGGTCTGACTGAAATTGACCATGTATTTTCAAAGGGAACTGGTGATTTTTGGATTATTGGTGAAAAGGTTTTGACAAAGGTATGACAGAATATCCGACAATCATTAATTCAAGTAAGGCGCCTCGCGGACATTGTGTGGGCTTCGTGAAGTTTGATGGAAGTAACTTCCGTGCGAAATACACACAGAAACAAGGGTTCAATCTGTATGGTTCTCGTCGTGAATTGATTGATGAATCTCACCCGTTTCTTGGTGAGGCAGTTACCATTTTCAAACGTGACTACCAAGCCGTCTTGACTGAAAAGTTCAAGAAAGACAAGGAATTGAGAAATGAAAGAGAAATCGTTGTCTATGGTGAATTCTTTGGAGCAAAGTCTTTCGCTGGTATTCATCAGCCTGACGACCCGAAGGAATTGGTAATCTTTGATGTATTGGTTGGTCATAAGAATCATTGGTTCTATACGCCGATGGATTTCATTGAAGAATTTCAGTCTCTTGTGAAGACTCCACCTGTTCTTTACTTGGGTAACATGAATGACGAATTGATTGAACAGGTCAGAACAGGTGCCTACACCGCTGAATTTCACAAACAAACCGGTAACAAGTTCAAGTTGTTTGAAGGATTAGTTTGTAAGGGAACGCAGACAAGAGGCGATTTCCGTGGTAAGGTGTGGATGTGTAAAATTAAAACAAATGAATACTTCGACGCTTTGAGAAGTCGTTGGGGTGAGGAAGGAATCAAAAAATATGGAGAATAGAATTCCATTGACTCTTGATGAACGACGTGAATTGTTACACGAATTTCACTGGCCGAAGGCCAAATTTCCAAATCAAAAATTTGTTGTAGGCACCGGACTAAAATCGGAATGTGATTTTTACAAAATTCCACATTACAAAGACGAAGTAGAAACATTTCTAAAAACAATCAAATAATTATGAAAAAATTGAAATGGTATCACTATGCTGCCAAAGTAATAATGGTTGGAATATCACTTCCACTATTTCCACTATTGGTAATCATCGCTTTATCCAGTGGCAGTCATCCACTTGCAATATATAAATGTATGTGGTATGACAATTACAGTCCGTCAACCGACAGTTATGACTGATAACTATGGAAAATACAATCCGTGTGGTCATAAGTTGTTGTTAGGTGGAATGTTTTCATTTTTACCAATCAAGACGATTGACAAACTTCTTGACTTGCCATTTTTTAAAGACCGTGATACCGTGTTCTGTGTTAAGTGTGGTCAAATGTATTGGAAACGGAAAGTCATCAAATGATATTTCACCTTGTCAACGTTGAAATGAATGGAACTGACGCCGCCGCGTCAGCCAGAACGATTTTCAATTTCTTCGTATTCCAACAAGAGGCGGCGATTGTTCATTACGCTGACGCAAAGGGCGACTACGAAGGCGCCTTGGCGGCGAACAAACGAGCAGAAGAAGTTTACAACGAAGAATCACAAGGTTTGGGATTTGGGCCAACACTCCCATACAAACCTTACAACATTGAACAAAAGAAACTCGAAATGGAGAAGGCGAAGAAAGACTTGGAAGACACAAGACGATTATTGGCCTTTGTCCGTGAACGATTTGTTGAAAAATTTATACAATGATTTATGAATGAAATCAGATATGAGACTCCAATTGCCGATGTTGATTGGACATTACCAAGCATCTTCCTAGCCGGCCCCACGGTCAGGGGGCACCAACCCCACCTTACTTCATGGAGATTTGAAGCTGTCAAAATTCTCAAAGAAAAGGGATTCAAGGGCAACGTCATCATTCCTGAATTCACCGACAAGACCGAATCTGATAAGTATCGTTATGACATTCCTGTTTGGGAATTCGGCGGACTTACCAATAGTCATGTTATTCTCTTTTGGATTCCAAGAACCCGTGAATTGATTGGCTTAACTACCAACCACGAACACGGTTATTGGATGGGCAGAGACAGAAGCAAAGTCGTCTATGGACGGCCTGACGACGCCTATCGCATGACTTACCTTGACATTATGTGGGTTGAGGATGCCAAGTTGAAAGGATTCAAATGTCCAATCTACAATAAGTTGGACAAAACAATTGACGCCGCATTGCCGTTGGTCGAAGAACAGTTGTTAAAACAACGACGTGCCGACGCCGGCGTTTGTGCTTGATTGGTTCTCTTGTTGAAGAAATTCAAGGAGCAAGAGAATCATTCAATCCTCTTTACGTTACAAGGAATCTTGTCAAATTCCAAGTTCCATTTCTTACACAATTCCAAACACTTGCGATAAGCCAAGAAGGCTTCTTGCTCGTTGGAACTCTGTGAGAGAGCCTTGAGTTTCTTTAACTTTTTGAATTCATTGTGGGTGAGATTACCGTAAATAAAGGTATCCATTTCCGCAGGGTCATTGGTATTTTCTTCATTAATTACGTCATCGAAATCCACTTCTTCGTCATCATATCCATCAGGCAATTTGTCCACGATGCCTTTGATGTATAGGTCAATCAATTCACTCTTGGCAAATCCGGCGTCAGTGAATTGTTTCAAGAATTCGTGTATGATTTCTTCTTGGCTCTTTTTCGGAGCAACTTCCTCGTCTCTCAAAGAGAAGAACAAATAGTTAAGAATTGGGGTGTGTCTTGTTGGGATGTATTTGCCACGCAAATCTGGGTCAGCAACGCCGGTAGGATTGACCTTACCTTCACCAAGTAATTTCTGATAGATTTTATCACCGGCATCAATTTCCCTCTGGTATTTTTCAGAGTATTGGGCTGATGTATTGATAAGACTCTGCTTGTCTTTCTGTAAATCGTCGCCTCGTTTCTTTAGTGCGGCGGCATAGTCAGGGTCATCACGAAGGATTGCCATCAATGAATATGTGGCCGCCGGTGGAGTAAAGTCTTTTTCGTCTTCCATAATTTATTATACATACGGGGATACGGGTCGAAACGCTTATTTTATAAGACGCTTGACACCATAGGGGTAGGGGTGGTATCATATCCACTATGATATACTGGTTCATTGGTCAACCCGCATGTGGTAAAACCACATTGGCAAAAATGTTGAAACAACGTATACCGTCCTCTCTATATTTGGATGGTGATGAACTCCGTCGTATTTGCAAGACCAACAATCCAGTCACCCACTTTACAAGGGAATGGCGTGAGGAACAAACGAGAATTTTACAAAGGTTTGTCGCCTATATCGCCGACCAAGGTATTACTGTAATAATTGCCACGGTCAATCCTTACCGTAATATCCGTGAGGAATTCAAACAGACTCGGGTTGATATACATGAGATTTACGTTCACAAGAATGTCAGGCGTTCCCGCGAAAGTTTCAATGCCTCTGATTATGAACCACCTACACAGAATTTCATTGACATTGACACGACGACTGACACAGTTGAAAAGTCATTTGCCAAAGTCTTGATGGCTACCACGCTTGACACGAAAGAATCTTGTGGTAGTCTTCCGTAATGACGATTCCGCCCGTTACATCATTAGCTGACCTCGAATTCAAAGCGAAGACCGACAGACATTACCAGCAACTCGCCATTCTTGGTTGTCGGGCATTGGACTATGGTTCCCGTGTCAAGACTTACCCCGCGGCTATTCGTCGCCTTCACAAATTCGCATTTGAAAATAACCCTGACTCTTGTTCGGTGGTAATCCATCACGTCAATCAGAATTGTAATAAAATCAAACCTGAACAAGACCCTGTTTCTGTATTAGTTAAGAAAAAGGAAGTCGAACGTATCATCGCTAATTTGAAGAAATTGAGTAAGGCGCCTGTGACGAAGAAAGCCGTCAAGAAAATTCGTCGGCGTGTTTCAAGAACGACATGAACAGATTGACCTCAATGGCAGATTATTATGCGAGGGTGAAGGAAGACCCCCGTTACCAAATAATTGCCCTAACCGCATACAGTGAGAATGTTCGATTAGACAAAAAATCGGAGATATCTTATGATAATGCTGTCAATTGGATTGAGGCTTGGATTAAAAACAGACGAAACGAATTGATACAACGTGGACAACCGGATAGTTGTATCGAAATGGTGAATTACTTTAATAAATTGATGAATTCGATGCCGGTTTTCACTATTCTAACTCAAAAGACTGACAAATGATTAAGGCGGTAACATCAATTGCCGATTTGCTTTTCAAGGCCAAGACGCAAGAGCCTTACAAACAATTGGTCATCTTAACGGTGAATAATGTCTTCGCCAAAACCAATCCAGCGCCCATTGATACTTACGAAAAGGCTGTAGTTGCCTTGGATGAATATACCAAAGGCATAACTGACTGTTCAGTGATTGTTTCAAGTATTAATTGGATGCGTAATCAGATACACGACCCCGCCGACAAGGAATTTAACAACTTATTCATTCTGAAAGAACGTCAACCGAGACGAGCGGACACTGCCGCCGACAATGCCAGACCTCAATTTAATGGAGAATACTTAACTGTTTCTGGCGGTGGTGGATACTCGCGGGTGGCGGAAGAATACGAAAGAATGAGACGTGAGGCGACTCAAAATGGATATGTCGTAGCCTCACAACAAGCGTTCGCCCGAATCGCAGAGAACCGAGCCGAAACGGTGTCAATGGCCGGAACTGATTATGAAATCCTTCAACGACACTACATCAATCCGGCGACAGGCTTACGTCATACCATAAGCCGACAAATTCCTTTGGGTATTCCACAAAACATTCGTAACGAAATTGAGGAAGAATTGAGACTTGATGCTGAACGTGAAATACAGATACAAATTACCGCCGCAAGACGACGTGCCTCTTGGTATAATGACGTTGAAACAACGGCGTATGATGACGATGATGAAGTTTCGTTCTGGCGTCCAAGCAGAAGATACAACGAAGACAATCCGAATAACGATAGGTGAGTATAGAAAAAGTTGACAATTTATCTACTTTTTCAATTTCATTATACTATTTATGTATATGAAAAAGAAAAATATAAATGACTATCTAACACAATTTAACATCACAGAAGACTATTTGCGTGATGCTTACATAACACGCCAATTAAGTTTACCTGAAATAAAAATTGAAAGAGGTATAGATTTTAAATCGTGTGCGAAATTACTTCGTCATTTCAAAATTCCTGTAAGAACCATAAGCGAGTCGAGAATGACATCAAAAGGTAAAGAAAGGATAATTAATTCAATAAAACAAAAATATGGTGTTGAAAATCCTAGTCAAATAGAATCGGTAAAAGAAAAGAAACGAGAAACTTTTAAAAAACATTATGGTGTAGATAACATTTGGAAATCTAAAAAATATTATGAGTGGTTAGATGGTTTTATGTTGGAAAACTATGGGTGTAAAAGATTATCTAATGACAATTTTACATCGGGTATTACATCAAAAAATTGGTGGAAATCTTTGACACAAGAAGAAAAAGAGATTCGTATTAGGAAAACAATTACAAATTTACATAAATCAGCATCAAAAAATAATACTATAGAAGTAAAAATGTCTGTGGCACTAGATACTCTTAAATTGGAATATGAAAGATTTTATCCAATTAAAACATATACCGCCGATTTTTATTTAAAAAATTTCAATTTAATAATTGAATGTTTTGGTGATTTTTGGCATGCAAATCCAAATAAATATAAAGCCGATGACGTTTTAAATTTTCCAGGAACAAAAGGAGTAAAGGCAAAAGACTTATGGGAAAAAGACCGCGTGAGGCTTGACACTTATAAAAAAATGGGATATACTACAATCGTTATCTGGGAAACTGAAATCAAAAATTCTGTATTAGATAATACATTGCCATTGAAAATAATGGAATTAATAAAGCCAAAATGAAAATTAACATCCAGTCTATTGATACCAATTCATTTTATGTCAATGAACATATCTTGAACGGTGAATTATTGTATTTAGCTACGCCAAAACAAATTGGATGTGAATGGAATAAAGACAATATCATTTTTCGTTCAAGTTTGTGGAATTCAGATGGTGAACTTGTAAGCGCAAGTTTCAAGAAGTTCGTAAACTGGGGCGAAAAGCCCGAGGTTTTTCCTGTTCCACAATCATTAAGAAATTGTTCTGTTGTTGAGAAAATGGACGGGAGCACATTAATAATTTCAAAGTATAAAAATCAAACAATTATCAGAACTAGAGGAACCGTAGATGCTTCTACGATGGAACAAAATGGTCACGAAATTGAAATTTTTAAAAATGAAATTCTTCCAAAATTGATAGACTTTATTGATGAAGATTCCGATGCGTGGCATTGTTCATTCATTTTTGAATGGACTAGCCCACTCAATAAAATAGTAATAAATTATGGTGACAAACCTCGTTTCGTCTTGATTGGGTTAATTACTCATGACAATTATCATTTATATGACCAAGAAGATTTAAATGATATAGCCAAACATTGTGGTTTGGAACGTCCTGCCACCTACACTTTCACCGATATTACTAGCCTTATTTCCGACGTGGAATTGTGGGAAGGTAAGGAAGGCGTTTGTGTGTATTCGAAGGGCGGGCAGGAAATACATAAATGTAAGAGTTTTTCTTATCTCCGATTACATCGAATGAAGTCTGAACTATCTTCGATGGAGAAAGTAATTGACGTCTGGGTGGCGCAGGGTTATCCATCGTACAATGATTTCTATAACTATATCATGACTACATTTGATTTTGAACTGGCGGAACAGTGTCGTGGATTTATTTCAAAAATTGCCGATGGTCACAAGGAAGTTTTGAAAATCATCGCCCACATGAAGTCGTTCGTTGAACCATTGAAGATGGAACAACGGTCATTTGCCGCCGCGAGAATTATTGGGGCGTATGGTGAAACCAACCGCAAATCTTTCTGTTTCAATTTATTGGACGGTAAGGAATTGGACGGCGAAGCCATCAAAAAATTGATGTTTCAAGTATTGAAGAATTAACATGAGAACCAATACATTCAAATATTTACAATGCAGGTGTAACCCACGGGGATTCTCCGTTGAACGAAGTGGGAGATATATCATAGTAAATCCGAATCAACATCCGATGTCGCCACAACGATTTAACACGGTTAAAGACGCAAATGAATATGTTGAACGAACTCCAATCTCAAAATACATACGAGCATTGTGGGATATTAGATTGCAAATTTCACATGGTAGAAATTCTCTGTCGGATAACGAGAAAGAATGTTTAAGAATGTTAAACGAGGTTCTCATTTAAGTTTATGTCGTTCGACTTATATCCGATACTATTTATGAAGTCGGAGTCACCATTTAAAATTAATGAAACGAATTAAAGAATCAGCCATCCTCTATGAAGGCAACGTTTACACAGGCAAACGACATCAGAATGTAATAGATAAAATAATGAATTCGACCGGAGTCAGACACATCGTAGGCGAACTACATGGATTCATTACGGAGTGTGGTGAATTTGTCAACCGAGAACAGGCTGCCATTATCGCTTTGGAACGTGGTCAGATTGAAAAATTGAAATATCATACCACGGAATTGTTTAGTGAAGATTTATATTAATTATGATTAAAACAGACCATCAAGTGAACGTATTATTGGGATTTCTTTTATCCGTCGTTCTGGCGTCCGGAATCTATACAATCGGTGAATTAGGAAACCGTAATTCAACTTGGTCAACTCCGACCGTGGTAAGTTATGTCGACGAAACTAATCAACCCAATTGTGTTGTAGGCGCATACTGTATGTATGCTAGTGAGATGCTTAATATAAATCTGACTCCCAAGACGTTAGAACATGATATACCGATGATGAAACAACCGGCAATCAGTATAAGTTCAATTCCTGTCGTGTGGAATACCGTGTTATTCCCATCAAATCAAATCCGATATGTTTATAATGTCATTGATACCAATACTTATAACTTCGAACCGAGAGAAGGCAGACCGTATATTTGGACGGGTCAGTGGTATGCTAATACTAACAATGAGTATCACACCTGTTTAGTATATTTTCATAGGGATTATGTAATTTTCAAACATTTCGTTTACAATCCAAAAACCATGACAAATTATATGGTTAGGACGAACTTAGAATTCTTTTTAAGCCGAACCATTTCAGTCTACTCGTTAAAATGACCTCTCACATTTTAGACCTAATCAACTCATTCGGATTTGAACTGGCGAGTTGTCTGTTTATTTCCTTGAATATTTATTCTCTTTACCGAGATAAGATTGTAAAAGGAATGTCGATGTTGAGTATGGTGTTCTACAATTCGTGGGCAATGTGGAACGTATTCTATTACTTTTCACTTCACCAATCGTGGTCTTACTACATCGGCGTTGCGGTGGCAATACTTACAACATGGTGGACGACACTGGCGATTTACTATTGCCATAAGAACAAGTAGGAGATATAATAACAATATGATTTGGAAATACAAAGACGCCAATAGAGTTTGGTGGAGATTGGAAGTAGAAATTGACAGACCTGATGACTCACATTCTTCTATCATTGAAGACGGCGAACGTGTGAGTTTGGATGACCCTGACCATTGGTGGACGTATCGCCTTATCAATGAAGACGTGGATAGAGTAATGTTCACCGGTGAAGTTTGGGGACAATACAAAATTCAACCTGATATAACTTCATTTCTAGCAGATATACAGAATCAAACAAATCATCTTTGTTTGGGAATGGCCAAATATGCCGACAAACACATTTAACATAGAAAAGACGTTTAAGACTAAGGTCGAACGGAATTGGCATACTATCTACTTTGCAGTTGACCTTCATGGGACGTTGATAAAACCATCGCATGACCATGTTGAGTTTTATCCCAACGCCGTCGAAGTTGTGAAGTGGATTAACAGTCGAACGGATTGTAAAATTATCCTTTGGACGTCTAGCCATCAAGCAGAAATTAACAATTTCCTTTATGAATGTCAGAAGAATGAAATTCATATGGATTTTGTAAATGAGAACCCACTTGAAGGTGATTCCGAACGGGCTTTCTTTGGTAAGAAGTTTTACTTCAACGTGTTACTGGAAGACAAAGCGGGCTTTAATGGAGAAACTGACTGGGGTTTAATCAAACAAACTCTTATTACAATGGGCGAGTGGGCTCCTAAATAGTATAAAAATGACGTCTTTATGAATCATTCATCTATTTATACGCAGATGAGTATAAATGTATGGACGAAACTATAAAATATATAAAAGACTTATTTTCTTTTCTGTGGAAGCCGGCAAAGACTCCGGAAGAAAAGGCTATTAAACGATATGACACGATGATTGCCGTGTGTGTAATATTCATGATTGGATACTCTTGTGTTTTCTTATACAATCTCGAAGCCAAAATCAATTCACACGTAGATTCTAACACATCAGATGTGAGTTCTGATTACGACCAATCGATTTACACTTCACCTGATTCCACATTAAGTCCAAAATATCCACCTACTACGATTACCAACAACGAATTCTATGTAGGCGAATTAGTTGGTATAAAATACTTTGGTGTATTTGGATTGATTGTAGAAAAGACGATTGGAGTGGAAGGTTACAAATATACAGTTAGATGGAGAACCACCACCCGAGATTTACCAACGAGTGACTTTTACGCATACGACTTGTATAGACCAGCTCCCCATTCTATTCCAATTTCGGTTTTACAGAACTAATTATAGCCTCTTCATAGGCCACGATTTTCTTAATTGGCTTTGGTAATGGCATCCATCCTTGGACGTCAAACGTCTTATCAGTTTCAGACTTGGTTATCTCCAATTCACTTATAATCCACACGTATTTGTCATCGCCTTGTGGAATGTGAGTGGCTATTACCACAACGTCGCCGTCAGTAATCAAACAACGTTCGCCTGAACTTGGTAATCTGTCGCATAATCGTATCCAGTTATTTTCCATAAATCTTAGGTATAATCACATCCTCAGCCATTTTCTGAGCGCAAGTCGCAATCTGAACCAATTCCATAAGGGTATCGTTGTGGTTCCGATTACTTCCCTTTTTCCTCACTTCATCCCACAATTCATCGACTTCTTCAAGTAGGATTGCATAACCTTCGTGATAAGATGTTTGTGGGCCGTGGTTTTTTCTAGCCCTAAGCAGTTCGTCTTCCACCAATTTTGTAAATTTAATCATGGTAGTATCTTTTCTATTTCTTTTCGTTCAAACGACAGTCGTTCCAACGCACAAGCCATGTCCGGTAACAATTTGGTCTTGGCGTGTTGGGTTTTACATGACTTATACTTTTTTATAAGTTTCTCGGCCTGTTCCACCGACCACTCGCCGGCGTTAATCAATATTCTTTGTTTTTGAATCTTGTTCATATTATTCCTCGATGATTTGAGATTGTAAATGTTCGAATTTGGCTGCTAGAAATTTCATTCTGGGTTCACAGGCTTTCCAATTTCTAATTTCATTCGCCAATTTACCCTGTAACGATTCCATTTGTTTACATACCAATTCCCGTTCATCGACGGTGAGGTTTGGATTTTGTGATTTATTCATTAAAGCATCGGTCTGTAGTTTTAGGAAATCGGCCGTAGCCAATTCCAACTGCGACCTTTCATATAGTTCATTCGATTCTTTGATGATATCGGATAACTCCTTTTCCATTTGTTCTTTCGTCATGGGTGGTAATTTATCATGGAGAACTGAAACGGTCAACTTATTATAAAGTCACGCCGGATGTCGTTTTGACTTGAAGTTTAAAAAATCTATGGTATAGTCGTCAGTATGGATACAAAAACGCTCAATCTAATTCGTAGTCGTGAGGAACAACTTTTGTCTGTAAAGAACAAACTCAAACAAGATTTCGTTGGTCTTGATGAGGTAATTGACCAAATCATAGAGAGTATGAAAGTTTGGTATATTTTTCCAGAATTGCAGATTCGTCCCACCATCATATCCCTATGGGGGCTTACCGGCGTAGGTAAGACCGACCTCGTTCGTAAGATGATATCCTACCTCGCATTGCAAGACCGATTTCTCGAAGTTGAAATGACCGGAGATGATAATTCTTCCACAATTCAATCTAAGATGGAAGAGGCGGCATTGATTCCGGAAGAACCCTGTATCCTTTTCTTGGACGAATTTCAGAAATTTAGAACTGTAACGGAGTCCGGAGAAACCAATGTTAATAATAAATCCTACCCTGACGTTTGGACTCTTCTAAGTGACGGCCGATTTCATTCCGATTTATCAAAACGGTCAGAAGTGTTGAGTGAACTTCTTTTGAGTAAATATAACGAAGAATATTCGAGGGTAATGTACGAGCCTTCTCTACGAGATGAAAAACAAATTAAGGCTACCAAAGACCTGGAAGAACGTAAGAGTCGTAGAATGTATAAGACTACGCATCATACGGCCAAACGTGTCAAACGAATTTTCAAACTGAAAGATTCCGTCGAAGACATCATGAAATATGATGAAGATAAGATTTATGAAATATATGAAACGTTTTCAAAAAATCCAATCATTTTTGAAGGTGAAATCTATAAGAAACTTCTGATAATTATTTCAGGTAATTTGGATGAGGCATATAAAATTGCCAGAGATGTTGATGAAGTTGACCTTGATGCTGATTGGTATAATGAATGTAGTAAACGAATCACAGTCTTGGATATCAAACGAGCCTTGACTAAGAGATTTAGATTTGAACAGATTGCCCGATTTGGTAATACTCACATTCTTTATCCGTCACTAAGTAGAAAGAATTACTCCGCAATTATCAAAATGAAGTGTGAACAGATTGGAGAATTGGTTAAGTCCACCAAAGGTATCACAATTGAATTTGACAATTCGGTTTTTGATACAATTTATAAGAATGGGGTATTCCCCACCCAAGGGGTACGCCCCCTACTGTCAACTGTGACTAACATACTATCATCGGCCCTACCCAATTACATTTACAATTGTATGTTGGAAGATGCTACTTTGTTGAAGATATCTACGAATGGTAATCAAATGATAGGTGAATTTGGCGACAAGAAATTGTTAGTTGAAATTCCCACCGTCCTCGAAGCCCTTCGTGATAAGGTGGATATTGATTCACGTTATGTCATAGCCGTCCATGAACTGGGACACGCCATCGCATATACTATACTATTCGGAACTGTTCCGGCCCAAATTTGTACAGATTCCATATCATCATATTCAAATGGGTTTATCCTTAGACATTCGATGATGGAGAATAAAGACAATTTGTTGAAGAAACTGATTGTGTCTATGGCTGGTAGAGCCGCTGAAGAGATGGTATTTGGTGAAATAAATGCGACAACTGGCGCTGTGAGAGATATTGAGACTGCTACTCACTCGGCGTGGGCTTATGTCGGTCGTTATGGATTTGATGGATTTGCAGGTGCGGTGACATCAAAAAGTAATGATAATGAGTTTGAGATTTTCAACCGAGAGAAAATCAGTGAAGTCGCGGAATCTTTGGTAAATGAGTCGAAAGGACAGGCCAAGAGTTTACTCCACACAAATCTGAAATTTTATCAGACCTCACTCCGAATTCTTTTGGAAAATGGGAAAATGTCGCCTAAGGAATTTCAGAGTATCGCAACCGACTTTAAAATTCCTGTTACGGAAGTTAAGAGTGGAGAAAGACTCGTCCTTGACTATGAGGGAATGACCAACAAATTTCTTCAATAACCGTGAGGCTTGACATTTCATACATCTGAATTAAGATGGTGACATGGAAAAAAACAAATATCGTATCACCACTGACGGAGAGATGTTCAGGATTGAATTGTATGAATCTCGGACGGTTCGTTGCGGTTGGTTCTGGCTCAAGAAAGTTCTTTACGAACAGTGGAGTCCGTGTGATTGTACTGGCGGCAATTGTTTTTCTGAGGGTGCGGATGGCGATTGTTGGTATGATGACAGTGAAATCGTTGAATACGACACGATTGATGAGGCGAAAGCCAAAATCTTGACTTGGACTGTTCCGATTGTTGGTAAACCAGTCCCAGACCCGATTTGGTCGGTCGTCTGGCCGTAAGGCTTGACTCTTTATAAAATATCTATATCATCATCATATGGAATCAAGAGTCATACGAATGGATAACGTCCCGACCAAAGGTAAGAAATTTCCTTATCTCGCCTCGGAGAATGATAGTACAAGAATTTGGTTGGTAACGGGTAAGAACCCGGACCGTTCCAACCTTCTATCCGCAATTCTTTTATCACATACATGGGGATGTAAACCATTTGAATACAGTGTAACTAGATTGAGTCGAAAAAAAATCACCCCGCTCACTCGGATGCATATCAACATAATCGTTGGTGGCAACTGACGCTTGACCAAAGTTAAACCCCTGATAAACTTATCTCAATGAAAAATCTAATCAAAGAAATTTTCGGTCGTGGTTACTCTTGGTCATACCGCTGGTATCGTATCAAGGAATTGTTCGACTTCATGCCGTCCTATTACGAATTGACCATCATTCCGGCGATTGTCTTGGCCGCCCTCACGGGTCTTGGGTTTTGTGTATTTAATGCAATCACGATTGGTGTGGCAGATGTGTCATTGAGCGAAGTCACATTCTTCTTTATTTTCTACCTTTTTACGATGACTCTTACGGATGTCATCGGCGCCCTACGGCGGAGTGGTAAGTGATACCCCCCCCACCATGTTACATTTTATACCATTAATACTTCCAATATTCATGTTTGGAATGGTAGTTGAGGCCATCATATGGCCTTACATTTGTGATTTTTTGAAAATCGAGGATTGACATCTGCCGACAGGATTGTTAAGTTAACTATCGAATCAGAAAAGCTTGATGAAAAATCCATAAAGAAATCAAAAATTTTTAATGATAGGTTTAATAGTATAATCAAAACAATCGAAGAATTGGCAAAAAATGGAGTAACCAGACTCACCGTGACGAGTTTCCAAAGTTGTAAAACGGATAGAATGATTTTAGAAACTCTAAGAAAGAGAAAGTTCGACGTGTATGTTAATTACGACGAAGCCAATTCAATTACTATTACGTGGTAAAATTTAATGAAAACAATTCGACAAAAGAAAAAATATATTTCGGTGAAATTGCCGATGTGTGGTAATGCGTATCCCCTTGACTCTGATGGTTGTCATAAATTACCAAACTACACCCAAGATTATTTAAAGAAACGTGGTGATATGTTATTTGATATTTTGTTGAATCAAGTTCCATCTACGGTATATTCTCAACTATTAAAACGTGTCAGAGAGATTGAACACATTTGAACACGCCGATTTTAAATTTGACCGAAGTTCCGAACGCTTGACTATTACAACCGAACTGATATATTCTGATTATGTTAATTGATTTGACCGCAGAACAAATTATCGAATTCGCAGAAAATTCGTTTCTTAGATTCAATTATATAACAGTCGAAATAGCTCGTTCGGCTGAGTCGCCTAGGTCGTCTCGGTTAATTCACAAATACAGACGTAAGATTGGTAAGAAAACCGTCAGAATTTATTCAGATTATCCTCTCAATCAAGAAAAATTGAGTTTGATTGTGGCGAATCCTTTCAAATTTATCGACGAACATCCTTTCCGTCATTGATTTATGAAAGCTAATATCAAAGAAATACTGAAATCCGTCATTAAAGGTTCTAGCGAACGTTCTGGTTGTAGTGATGGTGAACGGGCCCGATTAAATGAAATGGTTAAACTATCAGAGTCAGATAATCCGAAAGACCACGAAACTCTTTACGAATTGGTTTACGACGCAGCATCATACAATTGATTTTATGAAAAATTATATCATTCCCAGTTTTATTATCGTTCAGGCAGATTCCCTCGAAGACGCCATGAAGGTTATGCCGACGTGTCAGTTGTTGAAAGCCAACTCAGTTCTCATCGTGGATAAAAAATTGCCTACCGTTTACACTGAAATTGATATGTCGTGGGAGTATCCCGATTCGATGACTTCGATTCCTGAATTCCGAACCTATTTCCGTCACGCTTGACATTCCACAAACCACTGATAATCTAATCACATGAGAATAGCCATTTTAAGTTGGGGTTCGTTGATACGAACGGGTGAAGCCCGTGGGTTAGCCATTAACGGTGAATGGAACGCCGCCGGCCCTGTCCTTCCGATTGAATTCTCACGAATCAGTCAGTCAGGTGACCGAACGGGATGTCTCACCCTTGTAATCGACGAACAGAATGGCGTTAATACTCCTACCTTCTACGCCGTCAGTTCTCATAACAATCTTGATTGGGCGCTTTCAAATCTCCGGTTCATCGAAAACATTACTTTGAAATATAGTGTCGGTTATATTAATTTAATCAATCACACCGAACGTGGTTGGGCCAGAGAGAAAACCCCTATTTCATGTGATATTATCACCGAATGGGCTCGGCGTAATAGTTTCGATGCTGTCATTTGGACGTCATTACTCTCAAATTTTGAGAAGGCTCTGAATATTCCGTTCACCGTTCAATCGGCGGTTTCTTATATTAATAGTCTGTCTCCACAATTGAAGGCGAAGGCGATGCAATATGTGAACAATTCACCGGCGACGGTGGTGACGCCTGTTCGAACTGCTCTTAGTAACCCATTACCACTGTCTGATAGCCCGATAATTGAATGTGCGGGCGAAGAGAGTTTGATGCGATTCGTTAATCGATTTCGTAGACAACGCACGTTACACCCTACGGCATAATACCTTTGATACCCCCCCCCCATAATATATGAAACCTTTGTATAAATTCTATGTCAATTTGGTGACGACGGTTGGTTTAATTGGATTTGTGTCTCTTTTGATTTACCTTGTAGGCGTCACGATTTTCTTAACTGGACTCGCATGTTTAGTAGCGGTTATAGGTATGGGATTACTGTCATGAAATCATTACATCAATTATATTTGGTACTTGCGATTATAACTGTCGCCGCACTAATAGTCGGTGGCATGCTTGGTAGTATTACGTATGTTGATAACCAAGCCAAACTCAATGATACTAAAATCCAATCGTATCATCATACAGTAACCCTTTATGCCGGTAATGGAACCGAGATTAATCACTGGGAAGCGAAGACATCAGTTAATCATCTCAGCGGCGATACCTACACATTCATCGACAAATCGACGGGCAAACAGATTAAAATCAGTGGAACCGTAATAGTCCAATAATTTATGAAACAATACTACGCATATGATGCCTGCTCCAGTGAAGGGACTCAGTTTGATTTTAGGATTAAATACAATTTGAAACCATCGAGCATCAGTTCATTGTGTAATGGTAGGATAAAAACCCATAAAGATTGGATTATAGTCAAGGCTTGACTGTTTATAAAAATGTGGTATTCTTTTCATAGTTAAACAAACAACTAAGTAAAGAACGCTACTTTATGATAAATCCGACAATTGCACCCGAAGTAATTCACTCCGAAACTCCTACCCATACGATTGATATGGGCGAAATGGATGCCGAATCTATTGCCTTCATGTTATCTCAAAGTCGTGATGGTTTTTATTCCAATAAGGAGTTGGCTCCTATTCGTGAATACGCCACCAACGCTCGAGATTCTCACATCGAAGCTGGAATTCCCACAAATCCGATTGAAGTTACCCTACCTACGTTATTGGAGCCGGAATTGAAAATTCGTGATTTTGGTAATGGGTTATCTGAATCTCAACTGGAAGAGGTTTATTTCAAATATTGGAAGTCTACAAAAAGAAATACTAATGCGTTGTCTGGATTTTTTGGAATAGGTTCGAAAAGTGCGATGGCATATTCTGATATTTATACAATAATTTCTATTAATAATGGTAGAAAAATGATTTATACGGCTCACAAAAATGGAACGGCTAAACGGATTTACGATGGCCCAAATATTCACGATGAACCGACTGGTATTGAAATCATCATCCCTATTCAACAAAAGGACATTGAAAAATTTATCACTGAGGCATTGAATTTCTTCAAGTATTGGGACATTCGTCCTGTATTTCATAACATTGAACAAGACCGATTGACGGCCGCCTTCGCCGCCATCGATTCTACCCCATTTCTTTTTGGTAATGGTTGGGCAGTTCGCCCGTCCGGCGGAAAAGATTCAGACGCCAAAGCAGTGATGGGGTTTGTTCCTTATAACATCGATTGGAAACAGGTGGCGAATAGCCTGTCGCCGGAAATCAATCAAAAGATTAATGGTATATTTACATTTCTTAAAGAAAATCTAACCACTCTCGAATTTGCCAATGGTACATTGTCATTTACACCAAATCGTGAAACCCTTCAATACAATGAAGTCACGATGACGGAATTGAGTAATAAATTGGTGGAGATTTACAACTCACTGTTGAATCTGATTAATGAAAAGATTTCAGGCGCCCCTAATCTTTGGGAAGCCAAGATTCGTTACAATCAAATTTTCCGCAAGGAATTGGATGGGTTTGACAAATCTCTTACTTATGGTGGCAATCTTAATACTATCGAATCCCTCTTGAAGAATCGTATCCATTGGAACGGTATTGTCATAAGTAATGGATTGTTCGAAGGTTTGGAATGTTGGGATAGTGAAGACGGTAAGATTGGTAATTATGACAATATTATCGGGGAAACCGTCATGTCCATTTATGTAAAAGATTTAGATAAGGGAGGTGTGAAACGGACTAAATTTAGCCGTCGTAGTCGTTGGGCAAGACCTGACGGAAAAATAATCTGTTCGCCACGGTCGACTATTGTAATCCAAGATACCGATAAGACTTCACTGGCAAAGGGATACGCCCATTGGCTCATATACAAGTCGGGCAAAAACATTTCACAAGTTTATGTTTTGAATATGACGAATGCCAAGGTCAAGGAAGAATTCTATAAACATTATAATTTTGACACGGTACCTACGTCTTCCATTTTACAGAATGAGATTCTGATTAAGTCACATCTCAAAACCATCCGCGTAAGTCGTGGTGGTGATTCCGGCGAACGTGAAGCTCGTACATTGAATTGTCCGTATGTGGAGATTAAGAGTCGTCGTAATGGTAGCTGTATTCTTAATGCTATCTGGCTACATGAAGACGGCAACGCCCGTGGCTTAGATGAAGGCGGGTATTATGTGGTTTATTCAAAGAATTCAATCATTTACAATGGAATTGAAATCCCACACGAAAATGCCAATTATTTCTGGCAAGCCATTTACGACTTGTCGGTGGAGGCGGGAATTAAAATACCGAAAGTTTATGGTATTCATCCAAAAACGGCAGACTCGGTTTGGTTCAAAGAGGCCATACAAGATGGCGACTGGACACACATTTCAGAATTTGTCAAGGAAAACGCCGATGTTATTCCGAAGGATGGTATCAAAAAACTCAGGTCATATTTATCGGCCGGTCAAAATAGATTGGGAATATTAACTTCCAAATCTCTATTGCCTTTGTTGGTTGATGTGAGTGGCGTTGCCGGCAAATACATGAGTGAAGTAGTTGAATTTTCTAAATATTTAGGTATTAAAGATATCCCGACTTATCTTAATATGGATGATTACGGAAGTGATTTCACGGAAGTGAAGCGGTTTATGGATTTGAACGCCGAAATGGATAGTAGATATCCATTACTATTTAAGTTGTCCATCGTGAAGGATTGTGAAGAATTGAACGATAGGACAAGTAAGTCCTTGGCCGATTACATAAATTTAATTGACGTATACGCTTAATACTATGAGAAAATATTACGAAGAACATAAAATGAAACCAACCAGAGATAACTGGTGTCCAAATTTTCCAAACAATCAAGTGAGTGTCAGCATCTACCTAAATATGGGCGCAACCGATGATAAAGATGATGAAGGCATAGGTATCTGGCATCGCGTTTGTGTCTGGGGAAGCGATGACTGTGGTATGGAAATCGACTTTACCGAACATCAAGAAGAAGATGCCTTGAATGTTTATGCTAAGGTGATGAATCTCGACTTTGTAGATTTCGCACACGTTAAGTCATTGGGATTTAAGGGCGCTTGACATTTTCACCATCCTTGATAATCTATTCACATGAACGCTAATTTCATCAAACGAATCATTCAGTTTCCAATCTTTGAGAGCCGATGGCTTCTCATGTTTTTCTACCTTGGATTGATTATCGCCCAATCAATTTACTGTATAAAGTTTCTTCAAACTCTGACCGAGTTAATGTTTCACTTTTGGTCGGTAAGCTATTCCGATGTTCTACTGTCAGTCTTGGAACTCGTTGATATGGTGTTGATTGGTAATCTTATCAAGATGGTTATTAGTGGTAGTTATCAGTGTTTCATTGAAAAATTGGCCAATGACCACGCCGAGAAGGTTACGAGTGGGGCATTGAAAATCAAGATGGCAACGTCATTAGTCATGGTTAGTGGTATTAATTTACTACAACCTTTCATTAATACCGCAGGAACTCCTATTAGGGATATTGTAATCAAGTGTCTTCTCCATCTTGTGTTCCTTACTTCCGCCGTCGGATTGGCATACATTGAATACCTACATGAAAAGGGTAAAACATTTGAACATACAAACGAACTTCAACCAAATCACCTTTAATTTTAACAAAACATTTATGAAAAATCTAATATACTTCGCACCGTGTCTATGTGTTCTCGTCTTCATCTTTTTTGTGTCTGGCTGTGACCAACAACGACATCACACCAAGAAAACCACGCAGACGGTCAAGGTCTACAAACAACACAATCCCAAACACGTTGTCAATTCGGCGATTGGTGACGAATGGGTTTATTGGTATATCATGATGTATAACAATAATTACTATTACTATTCTTCACCGTCATACGTCACGCCACAAGGATACTCTTCATTTGCATGGACACAATCCAAGACTGAACCTATTCCCGCTGAAGAGATGAATAACCCACAAGAAGTCCAACCTGTCGCTACAGCGGAAGTTCCAAACGAAGCATTGGGTCAACAAATGGAAACGTCCATTGATACCACGGAGGCGCAGATTAGTGACATGATTAGTGAAGGCAATCCAAACAACTCGGAATCTGTATCTGAATCTTCAAGTGGCAGTGATTCGTCTTCTAGCAGTAGTGATTCGGGAAGTTCCGGTGGTGATTCTGGCGGTGGCGGTGGTGGCGGAGGCGAATAATTTACCACGCTTGACAACCAATAAAAACAACGTATAATAAAAACACTTATGGAACGCACCAATCCTTACTATAATCCCGAGAAATTCGGGCTAACCACTCTCTCATTCGATGAACCGAATATGTGTTATGAGTATAACATTATGTGTTTTTGGTTGACTTCGAATGGCCAAATTTACTACAAATCCGATTCGGGCTGTTCATGTCCTACTCCGTTTGAACTGTATGAAGGAACCACTCAAGACGAAGTTCTTCAAAAATTAGACCGTATCGGTTCCGTGGAACAGGCAGAGGCAGTCTTCGAATCTTGGAATAACGGAAAATTGCCTATCGCCAAAAAGAACTTTTTAGGTGATTGGGTCAAGGCGAATCTCAAGGCTTGACATATTCTAAATTGATGATACCGTTACCATAGTTGAAACAATAACAAAATCATGAATATTACATTTATTCCGAATCGGTCAATCACACTGGTCACTTCAAATTTCAAAGTGATGACCGCGACCAAGGACAATCCCAATTGGGCTTTGATTGAGGAAGCCGTCAAGAATAATGATGAACAGGCTTTGATTAACGCCATCTCCATCAAGAACACCATCAAGGCATTCTCAGGCAATGTCAACGACATCGAAATTCGTGGTAACGATATTTTTTACCGTGGCGAAAAGCTCTTCGGTGAAGACGTGACTCGTATCATGTCGTATCTGACCAGTGGGGCGCCCAAGGCCAGTATGGTCAAGTTCCTCAACGCAAAACTACTCAACACCGTTCCAAGTTCGGTGGCTTCTCTTTACAATTTTCTCACCAACAAGGAAATGCCAATCACCGATAACGGGACTATCTTGGGGTTCAAGGGTGTCCGTAATGATTATTATTCAGTCAATACCGGCCGAGAACCTCTTATTTCGGGAACTCGCCGAGATGATGGGGCAATTCTCAATTCCGTCGGCGAAACCGTTTGGATGGAACGTCATTATGTGGATGCTGACCCAAATCAAGGGTGTGGGCCGGGATTACACATTGGCAGTCGAAACTACGCAAAGAATTGGGGGAGTCGTGTTATGGTCGTGGAATTCTCTCCGGCGCACGTGGTGGTGGTTCCTAACGGTAATTGTGAAGTTCTACGGGCATTCAAGTATAACGTTGTCGGTGAATTGAACGAAACGGATTATCTTGGCGAAACCTACAACGGCGATTATGCCCGTCCCATTGAAACGCCTGAACCCGTTGAGGAAGTATCTGAACCAATCGAACTGGAAGTCTTTGAAGTGGTTACGCCCACGGTTGCCGATACAATTATCAATACTATGGCGTCGAAGAATTTCTATAACATTAGCGACTGGTCAAAGGGTCAGGCGAATGGATTTAAGGATGGCAAGGCCCACTCGAAACGTAAATTCTACGAATGTGATAAGAATCGTATTTTCAAGAAATCCTCAAAGGAATTCGTCGCAGGTTACAACGTCGGATACAAAGACGGTCGAAATAGTTAAAATTTCCAACTACAAAGACGAAGAAATTAGCGTTCCTTCCGTCATAGGAAAATGTGAGAGGGGTTCCGTTCGGGCGGAATCCCTCAATCTTTTAGGGTGACGCTTGACAATTATAACAACTCTGATAAAATCTGAATATGGACGAATACACATACGAAATTTGGACATCGATTACCGGCGATTGGGCCATTGTCCCAACTGCCACACCAAGAGTAGTCACTGCTTACACCGAGAGTGAGGCGGTGGGTCACGCTGAACGATTCGCAGACCAGAATTTTGGAGCATGGAAAATTAAAAATCTTAAATTCTCAAGGAAATTCACCAACCCTGACAACGAAATATGAAAATGAAATCAGTTTTAATTTTTATTTTGATTCTCATCTTACTGGCAATGTTATTGCCGGTGGTTTTATTCGCCTTCCAACTCTTCATAGGTGAAATGTTCGAAGACACTTGGTTGGGTGAAATGATTGAACTAATGTAATTTATATGAAATGTAAAATCTTTATAGGAAACCGAGATGGATATCTGATTCAGGGTATCGGCCAGACCCCCGTGAAGATGGAAGATGCAATCAATACATTTCTTGAACAATTTCAAGGCGAAACCTCACATCTGAAACTTCTTCAAAGTCAATCCAACGCCGAGGTAATAATTACAATCTTTTATTAATATGATTTATAAACTCTTAATGGCATTGAAGTGTTTCGTGTTCGGTGGTTGTTTCCATCAGTGGGATAAGTGGATTACGACAAGTTCCTGTTATCAACATAGATATTGCAAACTATGCAATAAAATGAGTGAAAGGGAAGTATGATTAATTTAAAAGTCAGTGTAGACGCCGCAAAGGCATTACCTTTACAAACCCGAGTGGTTGAGTGTGTTACAAAATCATCCTCATTACATCCGACATTTGGAAAAATCACTTGTTGGCGTGGTGCGTTGAAAGACGAATACTTTTACATTGTCTTCATCGGTGGTGTAGTTGTGGTGTCAGTCGCCGAGTGTGAATTTCAATTGGGTCAGATATCCGTGAACTACGCCGAATCTGAATCGTTGTTGAAGTCGGCAGAAATTATCAAGGCGGCAGATAAAGAATTTAAACAACAGTTACAATCCGATTACACCAACATTATTGCAAAACAAGAACAGGACGAAATCACGTTTGACGATGTTATGATTATTCTCGATTGGAGATATGCTGACTTGGCCAGAGTTGATGAATCTGATTTGTTTGGAGTATAATCATTATGCCCCTCTTCATTCTCCTAATGGTTTTTGGTTGGGGTGGATTCAACGCATTTAGTGGATTCACTTGTTTTATTATTTGTCTTTGTACCGTGTTTTGTTTTTCCTACGAAAAGTAACCTTTAAAAATTATGGCAACTGAATATGTAACAAATGTGGTGGTTAGTCATCACAACACTTGGACGTTGATTAAACACGTCGCAGGTACAATCAATAAGACCGCGCCTATAAAATCGTTTGATACTAATTCATTCGGTTGGGAAAATAGAACACCGCTTGACAAAACTCCATAACATGATAAACTGTTGATATGAAATTAGACCACATTGAAAATCTTTATAGGCCGGAAGCCCAAATCATCTTGATGTTTCGTGAGTGTTATGCCCTGGAAAAAATTCATGGCACGGCGGCGGGGTTCTCATTCGACCAATCGACAAACGAAATTTCATTTCAATCTGGAGGCGAATCATATTCACGTTTCGTTTCTCTATTCAATCAAGAACAAATAATCCAAGGTATCAAGAATCTGGGAATTCCTGTTGACAAGATTATTGAAATTTATGGTGAGGCGTATGCAGGTAGCCAACAAGGAATGTCACATACCTACGGAAAAACCTTAAAATTTATCGTTTTCGACGTTAAGATTGGAGATAATTTCTTGAATGTTCCTGACGCCGAGGATGTGGCAAAGAAACTCGGGTTGGAATTTGTTTACTATACCAAGGTTCCATTGATTCGAGCAGTTCAAAACGAATTGGGTATTTTAGTTACTGAAACCTATCTCGGTGGTATTGACGCACAACGTGACTTACCGAGTATGCAGGCAGTTCGCAACGGAGTTTCTACGCCTGAAGCCTTTACAAAGGGCGAAGGCCCGAAACGTGAAGGTGTTGTTCTCCGCCCATTGGTTGAGATGACTCTGAACAACGGAAGTCGTATCATCACCAAACACAAGGGAGATGCGTTTAAGGAGACTGCCACCGCACGTCCTGTCGTCGACCCGTCCAAACTGATTGTCTTGGAAGAGGCGACAGCCATCGCAAATGAATGGGTCACAAATCACCGATTGGGACATATTTTACAGAAAATCCAACCGGTCTATCTCAAAGGCGAAATTCCCATCTTTGATATGTCACAAATTCCACAAATAATCACGGCAATGACCAATGACGTGATTCGAGAAGCCGAAGGTGAAATCGTGGTATCTGACGCCGCTAAGAAAGCCATTGGCAAAAAGGCAGTCGAATTGTTCAGGGGATATCTGAATTCTCAAGTCAAGTAAAATGAGTAAGCCAAAATTCAAAAGAGGTGAGACTGTAACCGTTCTTTCTAGGAAAAATTCCAAGGGAGAATGTTCGTGGGAGAATAATCATGTAGGCGGCAATGCTATTATCACCGGTGATAACAAACTGAAAAATAAGATTGACACATTATGTTATACTTTAGAATTACCACATCAATATTCTCTCCTTTTGTTAAATGAAGATGGTGGGCCTGATAGGACGTGTAAATGGTTTGAGGAAAAATTTCTCGAATCATATTGTACAAATGTGGAGAGAGGATTGAAATTTCTTGAACCGTTGAATTAATTTATGTTACTCACCGCTCTTATTATTGTGGTTATGTGTTGTCTTCTGTTTTCTTGTGAAGAATTTGGTGGATAACCAACGCTTGACTTATCGTGAGATGAGTATATTCTTTCTATATGGTAACAACACAACCACGGAACATCATCAGGTTTATCGATAGTGATATCGGTAAACAGGTAATATTTTCACCACACGAAGATTCTCTCCTTTATGAACGGTGGTTGGATGGGAAAGTTGGAACAATCAAGAAAATCAAAAATAGTCTATTTGACCAACAAATCACAGTTGATTTCAATTATCTTTTACAATTTTCACCCACACCGAACATTCGTTCATCCGTTTTTAAAACTTCGGATAGAGATTCGGTTATTAAATCCATTGTTGGTAGAAAGATTACTTTTTGCCATGAGAAATCGAAGTGGAACACAGAACGGAATGTTCCCGTAAACGGTATGTTCCTCAGCGAAATTGGTGGTAGAGAATATGATTTTGTTGAAGAAAATGTTGTTGGTGGTAGTATCTATTTTGGTCTGAATACACCCACAACCGAGGTGAAGTTTGTTAATAGTTATTACCAATCGTCTCCTATTGGACCTGAATTCACCATCTCCGGCAACAATTTAATTTTCAAATAATATGTCATACATTGTCGTTCGTGATTATTCACGCACAGATAAACAATATCTGTTGAAAGTCCTTTCAAGGAACATGGTAAATCTCCAATCGGCAACCGATTGGGCGGATTCTATGAAGAAGTCGGACATTAGAGGCGCCAAGACAAGGAGACAGAAAAAACACCTTGAACACACCGATTATTACGTTGTTCAAAGTGTTGAGGAAAATGTTGAAATAAAAGCAGAACGGTTGATGTTTCAGGGGCATAAAATTTCTTTCAGTATTGACGACCTCTCCACGGTCTGTGTGAGTGAGAAACATAACCAAAATACCGGCCTTACTCATATATTTGAGGGTCGTGGTAGAAGTATGAACGAGGCATTTGATGATTGCCGATTGAAAATTTGGGAATTGGAAGCAGTTATTCCTGCCGGTTGGCTCCGGTTGGCTCCTACGGATTTTGTTAAAACAACCGACAAAAAATTTAATGGTTACTATTGGGTAACGGCGACGGATAGAAATGATTTGTGGAACATCAAATATCTTAATTATAAAACCTTGTTTATCCGAAAAGTATGAAATTTGACAACAACTCGGGTCTGATAATCGAAGAACTTCGCAACGGCTTCTTGGGCCGTAAAGTCACCTATTTTCTCTGGCATGGTAAACGTCTCATCGCCACGTCGATTGATAGAACAAATTGGAAGATGGCTTCATGGGCGAATAAGGTTACTAATGTCAGCCTGAAACAAATCGATGATGGAATGTTCAAAGGATTGTCACAAACTATTGACGTATGAAAGTTAAAATAACATTTGAATTGGATTTGAAGGATACTCACTACAACATCAAAAAAGTGAAGTTGATTCCGGTTTGTTTGATGAATTTGGGTATGTGGTTTTCCAAACTCAACTGTCACTATTTGTCAGATAAATGTGATAGGATAGTTGCCAACTCCGCCAAGGATTGCCCTTACAACGATGTAATGAAGAAGGCATTGTTGGAACAGGTCGACCAAAATATAACATTGAGTGGACAATTGTTTAACAATTACAGAATTGAAGGAATCACCGAAGACGGGTATAAATTTGAATTTACTCACCAAGACCCCGGCTATAAGGAAAAAACTTTGGTCGATGGTGTTGAAGTTCATCTCGAATCGTATGACGGAGACTAACGCTTGACTTACTATAACCATCTGATAATCTACCCACATGAAACGAGTTATTTACACCGGCGGGCCCATACGAGTTGAAGTCTGGAATCAAGGACAACAGCCTGATTACAATCTGACTTACGGTATGACAGGCGAATACATCGGCAATACATTTATTCCCGATGACAAGGAATGTCCTTCCTTTAACATCAAGTCGAAACATTTTTATTTCCCCAGACGATAATTGTATGAAATTGAAAATTGGAGATGTGGTAGAATTGAAAATCACCAGAGAACTGCAGGTGGTTATCGATGTCCCTTCATCTGACCGAATCGATATCAGACCGCTTGGGACTGATAAGGGGAAAGTTGGAATCCCTAATTATTGGGTAAAACGGGTGGTTACTGAAATTAAATAATTTATGAGTTCCAAACTAAAAAGAACCGTTGATATAAAATTTACAGTTGATTACTGTGTATATTATATCGGCGGTGGAAAGCTCATTGCGTCGACTGCTGCTCCGACACGTTCAATATTGTTAAAAGGAATGAAGACAATTCGTGAACGGTACAAAGACGAGGCAGAAATCATAACATTTGAATCAATCAAAAAGAATGTGACGACGAAAGAGGCGAAAGGAAAATACACCGTATTCAGACCGGCCTCAATGACTCACGATAATTTAAAAAAGTTTTACAACGAAGTCTAATTTATGTGGAAATTCAAATTCACCAAACCCAAACCTGTGTTGAGTGTTGCGCCCGAGACAGTAGTGGCCGAGGCGTCTACGATAAACATTGATTGTGTGTATCTATCCATACTTAATGATTTGGAACCGGCAAATGTTAATGATTGGGCCTGTAACCATAATTGGTATGGAAACCAAAGAAAAGGTTATATAATCTTATGCAATTCAGACCTTAAAACCGCAACTGTGGCTAGGATGTTTAATAATATTTTTACCACATCACAAGAACGGACAATTTACAAAAAGTGTAAGGATATGGAACGTCTAAAAGACGAAGAAAAATCGATTCGTGACCATCTAGCAGACCTTGAAACCTTAAAATCCAATTTTCCTCATTGTGTCTCACCGACAACCAAGTGACGCTTGACAATTCTTAAACATCAACTATAATTTTAATACATGAAAACATTACTCATTACCTCACTGTTAGTTCTCGTCGCCCTCACAACTGTTCCGGCAGTTCGAGCGGAAGTCAATCCTGTCTCTGTCGTTACCAACGCAGTCGAACAGGCCAAACGAGCGGTTGCCCAAGCCCAATCAGCCTTGGCATCCATTCAATCGTTGACAGGCGTCGTTATCTCGACGAACCAAACGGTTGTGTCAACCAATGCCACACAAGTCGCCACGACTAACGGAGTCAAGGCCACCATCAATGAGGCAGTCATCGATATTCTTCACGGTGTCACCACGGCGAGTAGTGACATCTATCAGGCATCCAAAACGGCGATTACAAAGGCGGTGGATTTCACTATGACCGAAACTCCGATTGTGGTCAAAGAGTTTCTCCATTGGAAAATGGCGGAGGCAATTGTCTACGCCGTCGCTTGGTCTGTCCCCGCCTTCGTCCTATTGTTTGTCGCGCGGGCTTTCAACAAACGTAGTCAGTCGGTGGAAGTTCCGGCCTCATCCAGAGACAAGACCGACCAAAACGATTACTCCGTCTTGAAGTGGGTATTCCGTAGTCTTGCCGCCTTGGCGTTCATGTATATCTTGGTCAATCAGGGGATGGTTATCACGAAGATTGCCTTGGCTCCCCGAGTGTATCTCATTGAATACGTGGTTAGTACGGTTCATAATGGTGTTCCGCCGAGTCAATAAAACTTTTGGTGTATGTTTGTTCTGCTGTAAGTTTGTTCGCAGAAATCCCGTAGGTTGAAAAACTTACGGGGTTTTTGTTTATATAGAGTCACGCTTGACTTATTTTAATCCTCTGATAGTATTGTTATATGAAACGGACTTCCACAAAAACCAAACCACAAAGAATGTCTGGCTTCATGTCGGTATTGCCGACTCGACGAATCGTTCATGTCAAAATCATAAACATCAACAGCGGCGAATATCCATTCCAAGTTGTATTGGTGGAAGACGACAAAGTGGTAGCAGAAGATTTTGAATTTTTCTTCGTGGCAGACCCATCATTAGTTAAACTTTATCCGACCCGAGAATCTGCCGTTCACGGTGAACTTGAACGGTTACACGAAGAATACAGTAAAGAACGTCGGAAGTTGAGAATTCAACAGCAGAGATACAAGTGGGCATTACGTCAGGTTGAAGATTACAAACACTTCGACGAATTGCAAAATCCAATCTTTACACAATAAAATATGAAACCCGTTAAATTTGAATCATTTCACAAATCACACCAGCGAATTTTTGGAAGTAAACCCACCTTCCGAGAAATGGCATTAGGCGATGGAATTAACAGACACCAACGCCGTGTGATTAATACGGAGAATGTGAGTGAGGCGGTTATCACCAGAACCAAACCTACCAAATCTAAAAAGAAAACTCTTTGTCCCCACTGCGCCACGACCAATTTGATTAAGGTGGATGCGTACAGCAATGAATGTACTAATTGTGGTTGGAATGAGTTGAGTTGATATGAATATCAAAGTAATAAATCTTGTAGAATTTGAAGCCATCGTAAGGGCCAAATTGAAACACAATTGGGACAGAGACATCAAACAACATCAGACTTGTAATTTGATTGGATACTTGATGACGTCAGGCTTTCCTAAATTGGATGTCAACAACTTTGGTGTATTTCTCAAATCATTACAAGAATCAATCGTCATAGACTCCGTGGCCGTGGATTTGAATGATGCTACATATTACTATCTAATCAACGGAACTTCACAAGGATTAATCAAGAAATCCGATGTTCAGCCAGTGTGAAATCGTGAAGGCTTGACTTATTTCATAGGTCTGATAAATTAACTCCAATGAACGAAGAACCAACACCGACAAAAAACGTAGAAAAAGTGACGAACTTTCTATTTTATTACGATTGTATTCCAGAGACAAATGCAATTCGTCTTAAATTATTGAATTTGGCAGAAATTATTCAAATCAATAAATACGATTTTGTGTTTCAGATGCCTACCGTTCACGTCATGGACACCACCAAAAATGTTAAACCGACTATCGAAAAGTATATTAATTGGAGAGGTAAAGAACGTGAACGGGAAGTGTATCCTAAACCTAAACCATTCCCATACGCACATTATTTGGTATTTTCCTCACCATTAACAGAAAAAGAATTGGAATTTTGGAGAATTTTTAAATTGGGATATTTATCCCATCGATGCGGAGTTTATTTATGAAACCTATTAGTCAAAGAGTGGCCGAGAAATTGGAACGAGAAAGAAAGGAACGTATGAGACGTTCTACCGGAGAAAAACGGTATAAATCTTTTAGTATTCCACTATACGGATACCCCTACATTGAGACTGAGGGTGATATTCTATTTCTAAAGATGCAGGCCAAGAAATTTGTCGATACGTGTGTACATTTCGCTCCATCTCAATTTTTGCAACTGGTGAAAGATGCCATTCACGAAAAAGAAGAGAACGAGATTACACGGAGAAACACTCCGCCGGTGCCGGAGGTGTTGTTGATGTCGCCCACTGTGTCGGCATACACAGAACCGACTGTAGCTCCACTGACAGAAGAACAGTTGAATGATTTATCTGAACTATCTGACGCATTACGTTCTAATAGAAGTGTCCCCGAGACTCCTCTACCGTCTAGTGTACTACGAGCCACATCCAACTTAGGTGACTATTACACGAGTGCGGCAATCCATTACACAGCCATAGGGTGAGAGGCTTGACTTGTTATAATACTGTGTTAGATTGTTGTTATGAAAATTTCACGTTGGCCATCAAATATTATCGACTTTATTCGTAGTATCGACTTGATTGGGGTTATGATTATCGTTGCCATTATCGGTCTACAGGCGGCGATGCTGCTGCCGGCTTTGGCGAAAGCTAAAGAAAAAGCCAAGAAGAATAGAGTCATCGAACGGCAGAGAGTAAAATATGGGACGTTCGCCATTGGTGATGTCGTATTTGTCAAGAGTATAAACGTCAAGGGTGGTATCAACAACATTGACGGCGATTACATGGATATTTTGACTATTGGTAAGGATGGTCAACCGACGATTCTTAAAGGTATTAACGTATCACTGATAACCAAATGAATAAAATCATTTTCAATGAAGAATCTTGGCCTTATACCGGCAGAAAAGTTCCTGAGGGAGTTCAATTGTCGGTGAGATTTCCTTGTGATAACAAGGGTAAGACGTCAAGTTGGAAAGACCTTTGTTGGTATAATTCCACAAGGGATATCTGGATTTATCTGTCAACGTTACCTAAATAATTTATGAAAACTAAAATCAAAGACTTTTTTATCAAAATCGGCAATCTTATTGTAATATCTACCCTCATTGGTATCACAGGATGTATCATCTTTGCCGTGTGGGTCGGAGCGGTCATCAATTCTGTTCTTGATTGGATTGTCGCCGGTGATGGTTGTAGCCATAATACCACGAAACCAACAACGGAATATATTGAACTATCTCCCAAAGCGATTCCAACTGGCGAACAGGTTGAATCGGCCTTCGTCAAGAAAGAATTGCCCACCGCATATTCACCGACTGACAATCCCTTATATCAGATGCAAAAGGACTACGACGAGTGGAAGGCCAAACCGAAGGTTGGACTTGAAGTTGTTTTCAAGGCGGTGGACGATTCAAACGTCAGAATGTCGGACGCAAAATCTAAAATGGAACGAATTCTGGCTGCTCAGAAGAACCGTCGTATTCTCCGTGATAGTAAGGGTAGATTTATTAAAGGTACTGGAGTTTCGTTTAGTAAACGTTTCAAAGCCAACTAACATCATCGTTATGGAAATGTACAGTATAAACATAAATGAAAGTAAAACCGAAATATTTCGGGTGTTGACAATTCTATTTTCTAAAGGTTATGTGTTTTCGGATAATAGAATTAACACGATTGGACAGTTTGACCGGAGTTACGGTGGTGATTCGTTTTCTTATTGGCTGTATTTAGTTATAGGTTCCGAACGGGCGAATGGATGTAAGGTACAAATGCACGCATTCACCAGTCATCAGATGGGCAGTACGACCGTCGCGGTTGAGGATTTTGTAAATAAAATTCATGAAAAAGAAATATAAAATAAAATTGACGACTAATAATGTAAAGGAAATCATTACGACTTTACTTGGAGTCCATAGTTTCGTTTTTAACCTTGAGAGATATAGAACGTGGGAGTCGGTGGAACTTGAAATTATCAAATCTGATAAGGGATTACGTTGGCCTTGGATTCTTTTGGGTTATACTGATAGATGTAGTAAGACGATAATACCGTCGAGGGTTGATTGGGATGGCCTTGATGATTACAAGGAAATAACTCTTGACGAATTTATTAAAAAGGAATTGACAGTATGAGTTGCATTATTAAACCGGCGGTTATATGTGAGACGGCCACATACCAACCAAAATTTAAACTAGGACAGACTGTTAATGTCAATACTAAGTGGGATGCTGACATGACCGATGATGATTCGTTGTTTGTTATAGGAACTCATTTAGAATTAAAAAAGTGGATAACGTCCTTGGAGGCTTCCGGCGATTCATATGATAATTCAGATACGACGCATACATTATATTTGACTTATTATATCCGAGGCGACTATTGCCAATGGAGCTGGGAAGAATCATTGATATTATATTGTAGTAATGAGGCTAGAGGCAAAAAAATATTAGCTAGTGACATAGACAAGGCGTTTCGCACATTCACCTACACCGATTTTGAGAAATTTAAAAAAGAGTATCTATGCCAACCGTAACCACACAATTTGTCCGCCCTATAATCGGCGTTCCGTCGCCATATAAACCAAAATATATGACGGGTCAGACGATTGAGATTAAAAATTCAATCAGACCACAATTCGAAATAATCATAGCAACATACTACCAAGTATCAAAGGTATATTCATCACTACAAAGCGGCCGTTTCGACGATTCATGTTCCAATCGCACATTATACATCACATATAACCAAGAAATGTCGACGTGTGGGTGTCAGTGGGAAGTTGATTGTGAACTTTATTGTAGTAATACCAATCTGTTACAGTCGGATAAATATTTCAACAAATCAACAATGAGTTATTGGGGTTGGTCGGTTGGATATGTGACAGATGATGGCGGAATTAACATAATCACTCCATAACACAATGAAAACCAACGCATTCAGTTTAATTGAAACATTGGTGGTAATCGCAATCGTGATTTATCTCACATCGGCATTGTCGCTTTGGAACTATTTCCGAATTGTTCATGGCAGAGACGGTGCGTGGTCACACTCGACTCCAGACACGGCTGATGTTTTTGTCACACTCATTCCGGTAGTCAATACAGCGTTCTCTTTTCTATTTTGGACGTCATCGCCTCGTAGAGATGGACGTGGGTTTTATTTGAATTTTAATAAGATTAATAAAATAATCACAAAATTATTTTGTGTAAAGAAGTGAAAACTTTAATATCATGACAATTACCAAAGATACAACTGTGACAGTGGTGGATGGAAACTTCAAAATATTGATGGGGCCTGCTCTAACCACCTTCTACGCCAAGGAAAACACAGGCAGTGAAAACTCAAAGTTTGTGTTACGAACCAACGGTGAGATTGACAGACTGATAACGATGTTACAGGCAGCTAAAGAGACGATGAAACTGATTATCGTCGCATCTTGAAATATGAACTTTATATTAACATACTTAATGGTTTTTTTAATCATCGCCGTCATTCTTACAATATCATTTGGCTTGGTCGTTGGTACAATCAGTGGAGTGATGTATTTAATTGCCCACAACCATCCAATTTGGGCAGTTTTGTTCGCCATAGCCGTTGTATCACTCATCACAACCACGGTAATTGGATTGATTTGGTGAAGCCAAGAAACAATTTGACGATGCTAAAAAAGAAGACTTAGATTCATTCGGCCATTCTTGGATACCTCAAAGACATACACCCAAGAACATATAACAATTAAATACACATGAAAATTCAAGTAACCATAAAGGGTAAGGAGATTAAAGTAGAATCTTCAATCTTGTCATACATGCTCACCGCTCACAGTCTCGGTCTTCGAGATTGGGTAGAGTCAGAAAAGAATGGATTTATTAAAGGTTTAACCAACGGAGTTGACCGTGAGACAGCAGAAAGAAATCTTGGGTATTTGTATGATGCATTGGATACGATTGCAAGTCACCGAGATGCCAACGATAAACTTAAAAAGATTTTGGATGAGGCGTGTAACACCGTTTCCGAAGCTTAGAAATACATTTAATATGAAAAAACGAGCCAGAGACATTAACATTGGTGATACAGTCAAATTTGAAGTGGTAACGGCGATTGAAATCACTCCGAGAGGTAAATACGTATTCAAATCGGAACGTTGTTATCAATCAGGCGGCATTATGGGAGCTGGTATCAATCCTGAACAGTGGGTTTCTTTAAATAATTTTGAATTCTTGGATGCTCTCGAAGGAACCGAAATTTCCAAAGGCGGTTATGATGAAGAATATAATTCATACCTATACCGAATCTTTGAACATAAGGGTAAGTTCTATAAATTTGAATATGTCAATGGCGAAATGTACAAATCCTACGAAGTCAAAAAGACAAGTTGGATGGAGTATAAATGTGATTGGGTAGAAGTATGAAAAAGAAATTCAGCGTGACAATGAACTGGCAAATCTTTATGTCACTCGCCATGGTAACATACAAAGATATTGAGGCTAAAGACGTGGAAGAAGCCAAGGAGATTGCCTTGAATCGATTCAATACATTACACAACTGGACAGAAGGATGGGTTCAACAAGTTGAAGAATTGTGACGCTTGACCAACGAACCATTTGTGGTAATATAACAACATGAAAACTTTATCGACAAAATACCACACTCTGAACGGCGGTATTCCTACCAAGACGCCGGCCAATGTAGGTGAAAATAGTATAGGCATGGACACTGGCTGTCAACGGAATTGGTTGCATTTGTGGATTGGACATCACAGACCTGCCACGAAAAAAGAAAAGAAAGATGGTATGGAAGATGACATTTGGGTATCCGAGTCTGTTCATTTGTCCCGTGAAGATGCTCAACACTTAGTTGATGAAATCAATGAGCGGTTATTCTAAAATATATCATTTGGTTTTAGAAACCGCCGGTAAGACAAAATGAAAACTATAACAATACATGAGGGTTGAACGTATATACGTTTTTATGAATATTAAATGTGACATGACAGAGAAGGAATACGCCGCTTGGATTTGTAAAATGATTATGGATGAACTTGAGGAACGGACAGGGAAAAGATGGCCACCACGTATAACCGTGAAAGAGGGCTTGACCAATGAAATAAATTTGGTAGGATAAAGGTATGAATTTGCCTACCGAATTAAAGATTGCATGTCCTAATTGTGACCAGCATATATCATTTCCGATATCCATGATAGGACAAATCATACCATGCCCTAATTGTGAATTGAGTATGTCATTAAATGTTCAAGGTCATTCGTTGGTAACTCCCAAAGAACCGCCTATTACTCAAGACGGTGTAATATGCCCCCACTGTAAAGGACAAATGGAAAAAACCAAGAGAACCGAATCCAATTTCATCTTACAATTGTTAGGGGTTATATTGTTTATTATCGGACTGGGGTTTTGTTTTACATTGATTGGCGCCATCATCGGTATTCCACTCATGATTGTGGCTGGTAGAATGGGATTTAAAAAGGAAAAAGTTTGGTTGTGTAATTGTGGTTATTTCTATAAAATATGAATAAAATCATTGTCGGTATAATGTTCTCTATTATAGTGTTTAGTGGATTCATGGTGTATTACAGCCTGACTACACCATACGTTGCCCCTACCACACCCAATGAGTCAGTAACAAGTGAATACTTACAGATATTCCATTCGGTATCACCCACACCAAAGAGTATGAACGGTGAAAGTGTTAATATAGGAGATTCGATTGGAATTGCCCTTATAGATGACATCTCACCAGAGGATAACGGATACTATATAGAACGTAATCGTTTTGGAGATGATGGAGTATTGAAGGTAGTAGGATATGGTAAGGAATCAGATGATAAGATTACTGATGACTATATGCCTATAATCCGACTAACCGATGGTCGGCTTGTTAAGATTTCTGTCTCCATAAAGAGACTGACAGTTAGCCATAATCCGGTTGACCGTAGTCTGTGGAATGACTATCAGTGGTTGGGAACTCTACCACACCGATATTACTTTAAGTAAACGTATCCACTTACATCCCCATATACGGAGAGGGTACGACCAGTGAAGTTAAACAAAGCTAGACCCTATAAGGGGAGGGGTACCCCCAGCGCTACTTACTGCCAGAGGGCTAGGTAGGGGTTTTTATAACCATTAACTACGTGGACAATTATAGACCATGTTAAGCGCCTATATATTATCGTTAACGTTATGGCGCAAATAGTGGAAACATTGTAGAAATTTCCCGGCAAGAAAATACGTTTCTCATTTAATACGTATAACAATCGTTGGCTCGTCAAAAACCACGTTAATCAAAGTTATCGGTATTGGGTAGGCAAATTCCCTAGTGATGTACCACATCGTTTCTCTTGGCTTCGGGGTTGAAGTTCTGGCCGACAGGCCAAAAAGTTTAACAGCTTCACTGGGGCATAATTAGTAAAATCCAATTTTGAAAACATTATTATATTTTATTATTTTTAAGCATGGTAGGAATCAGGCTTGGTAAGGTCGTCCATAAAAAAATAAGGATATTGATAATAAATAAGAACTGCGCTTAGAGCCGGGTTGGATTGTTATTAATAATAGGAATTGACCGAATTTTGAAAGGTTAACGTTAAAGTTGGAGAAACTGCGCCATACCACTATATGTGGTGTATCTAAAAATTGGACATACTATAAGTGGTATATTTTCAGAAATAATACTGAAAACATTAGACAAATCGCCACAGGGGATATGGATTGTATTGGTACGAGCCAGAGAAGATATAGGAACGAACTGCGCTTCGGGAATTACGGGTCGCGGAACTGCCTTCCGGCTTGGTTCGCCTCACAACAATAGATTATCAGGTTTTTATAAAACGTCAAGCCTTGCAGCTCTACGCTTGACTGTAAAGGATGTCCTGATAAGATAATGGGAAATGTCATGAGTCATCCTAAATACAAGCTAGAACTTAACACGGATTCATTTGAACCCATTATTACAGAGTTGTTTAGGCATGGCTTTGTTTTCAGTAACGGTAGATTTAAGACTATGGCTGAAATTAAAGCCTGTCACGGTAATAATCCAGCTTGGGACTACCTAAATTTTGGCCATCATTTCGAATGTCGGATGGTTGTCTTTGGTAGCTTTTCATCTTGGATGCGTGAAACCGTGACTTTAAAGGAATTTCTAAAGATTAAGTATTACCAGCGCTTGACTGTAAAGAATAAACCAGTATGATTCATCCTAGATACAAAATATGTCTTGACGCACATAATAGCTTCGACGCAATTGCGACGGAGTTGTTTAGGCATGGCTTTGTTTTCGGTCGGTTCCGATTGAAAACCATTGAAGAGATTGACAAGGAGTATAGTCTTAAATGGAGTTGGTCAGACATTAGTATTGGAATTGATTCCGAGTGTCGAATGGTCTTACATGCAAACGGTTTGAGTATGAATGAGTGTAAACTGATAACTCTTGAAGATTTTCTAAAGATTCCCTATTACCACCGCTTGACTTAATCCCTTCTTTTGGTATCTTATTCAGACTTATATATGAGAATCGTTTACATCATCAAGACGCTCAAGCGGGCAGAGTTTATCCGAGTTTTTAATAAACTGGCTCGTAAGGGTTACTGTTATGATGCGGATTGGCGCCTCCGCAAAGCCAGTTTGATTATTAAGGCTCGTAATGGACATCCGTTCCTTTTGTTGTTAAATGCCGACCCTGACTGTAAAATGGTGGTTTGTAACGGAAATCACCAGCGTTTTTCAAGTGACACCAAGGTCTTTACTCTCACGGTTGAAGACTATCTAAAACTTAAATTGTATGAATAATTTGATAAAACCATACAAAATTGAGTGTACTGACTCTGACCAAGTGAAAGAACGTTTACTCTTTTTGATAAGTAAGGGTATGGTGTTTACCACTTACCGTCACCGAACTTGGGAAGTCATCTCTACTAAGTGTGGTGACCCGTGGCGGCGGTGGTGTTAGATTGAAGCTTGCCATGAAAATGATTGTTTGAAGGTTTTGAACACACGTCGATACCGGTTAGATAATGAGACTAAACACACTAAGATTGAGTTTGAAGATTTTGTGGCTCATGTCTTACCGTTGTTGTAACGCTTGACTTTTTGTAACCTTTGTATAAATTGGAACCATGAAAGGCATATTTGGTTGGTCTTATCCTCCGGGTTGTTCAGGTCCTCCGGATGATGATTACGTTTCTCACACTCTACGGTGTAAACACTGTAAGGCGTTCATTGGCGGTAAACCAGCCAGAATCGAACCGTGGGAAAGTTCCTGCCAGTGTGATGGTACAGTTGACGAAATCGGTCTGGCGCAGTGTGGCTTCGCTGTGACAACCCATCCGGCTCATAAAGAAGTCTGGGATGCCGGTGCGAGTGAGATTTTTGTCTGTAAACGTTGTAAAAAGGAAACCAAGGTTGGTTAAACTATTATGAACCCAGCTGGATACAGAATTAAATGTCGTAGTAATACAGAGTGTATGGCTCACATGGAAGTCCTTTTAAAGAGGGGATTTGTGTTCACTACTGACCGGCATAAAAAGATTAAGGATATTCGGGAAAACTGGCCGTTTAATTCTTGTGAGTGGAAATACATTTATGCCGGACACGAAGAACATTGCAAACGAGTTTTGAACGCATCCAAAGTGTCAGGTAATTGGAATTTTGATATCGGTGAAATGACGGAAGTGTCACTTAACGACTTTTTGAAGTTGGATTTGTAAGGGCTTGACTCTTTCGGAGAGTGTGTTAAGATTTTGGTGTTGATACGGTTTGTTTAGGTTGAACCGAGAAAAATAAACTGGTGGAGTCAGAAGCATAAGGTTGACAGAGTGGAACCAGAAACTCTGTTGGAGCGAGTGTAGATTATTAGGTCCCAATCGGGTTGGGTGAACAAAAACCCTTCAAACCGACAGGAACGGCGGCCTTTCCAGTCACGATAGGATTGTCTAAGGCCGCCGTCTTCAATTGACCGAAGGTGAGTCAGCTCAAAATGACGATAACTTAGGATGGAATAGGTTCACAAAAATCCCCCCAATGAGGGTAGGAGTGCGAGCCTGTTTCATGCGTTGTTCACTTTATCGATAAAGTGATATGAGTTCTCGTAGTATCGACCACCCGCTTTGACGCTTCGTATCAATAGATTAACAGAGTTATTATAATCGTCAAGCCTTGGAAACTGTGAGGTAATGTCGAAGATAATGGGAAGAACAATCGGTAATGAGATTGACTTGAAACCCAAGGAACTTGGTCAGTCTGATTAGACCGATACAACGATGGTAAATCCAGTTGTAAACGTCACTGTCAACCAATGGTATACGAATTCTCATGGGTAAACGGTGATAGTCATCTTGAAGTTAACCACGGGGTTAATCCCCTTGGCTTTCAAAATTGCCATGGCCTTTGGTAAGGTCAACTTAGACACATTAAACAGATTGTCACATTCTGACTCCCGTTGGTTGTTGTAGAAGAAATATCCCTTACTGAGATTGGTTCCTTCAACCACGGTTATAAATTTGTAGATTGTGTCACTCACTATGATTGAATACTATCAAGATTCTCTATTATGTCAAGCGTAGTAATTTTCCATCCTCTGACAATCTTATTGTATTTAATTGCCCAATGAATATTAGATGGGTGGATATGATTGTAAATTTTTATAAAATCTTTTCTAATTCCTATAAACGTTAAGAAATAGGCGACATCGGTTTTATATCGGCGCTTGACAATTTTTAAATCTTCTGTAAATTGACAATATGAAAGAAAACATTATATTGAAATTTCCGGTCGGTATGTTCACCCATACAGAACTCGCCCTTGTTAATGGTAAAACTAATCAGCAGGTATGGCCGGCCTATCAAAAGGCAATCGCCGACGGCATCATAGTTTCGGCTGGTAATCGGCCGAATTCTACGGGTAAAGGTAAACCGTCACGAATTTGGACAGTGGTTGTTGGTCAACCGGTTCCACTTGTGGCCAAGGTTGAAGTGGTTAAAGTTCCCGTGGATTTAGCTCTTCATCATCGTGGAGTTCCGGCCGCCAAAAAGGAAAAGGTTGCCAAGGTAGAAAAGAATGAAGTCGTGGCCGAAGTCATGCCTACCGTGGCGCCGACCGAAACGGTTGTAACCGAGGTGGTTGCTACCGTCGTGGTTGAAGAGGTTCCCTTTGTCAGGAATAATGACCGTGAAATTCAGACCATCAAACATCTCTGTTCCGTCTGTAAGTCGCCTCTGTTGGCTCAAAATGACGATACGGGGGTTATGGTATGGTGTTCGCAACCGAAGTCAATCTGTGACATCCATGAAAACCCGTATGGACACGGCCGGAATATCAATGATGCCTATGAAGCGTTGTGTGATAAATACAAGTTAAACCGTTAAGGCTTGACTTCTATAAATAACCAACTAAACTTTTTATATGAAATTTTCAAAACAATATACCGATGAAGAATGGTTTTCGTTATCGCTTGAACAACGAAAAAGATATCCGACATATAAAATGATGTTTCTTCTTCTTGAAGATGTTGGTAGAATTGAACGGGTTGTTTGTCAACTTATCCGATTACCCAAAGGAGTTTGGTCTGAATTGTATTATATTTCCATGGCGTCTAAACATCATACATTGCCGGGATTCAGTAGTTCAAAAGATGAACTGGGCCGTAGCGTGTTCACATCTACATTAACCGATTCAAACTTGTTTGATACTCATTATTTAGCTCACATTGAACTCGTTAAACGTCATAATACACATATTAACAATTACAAAAAATCCATTTCTTTTTTACAAAAAATGCTAAATAGTTCTTTGAAAATATCAAAACGTCTTAAAAAGATAAAAGTGGATAACAAATACAAAAATACATACCGTAAAACTCGTTACGGATATTACGCAATTATTTAATGATGTTTTGGTTGTGGTAAAGTCAAAAGTAACCATTCTTTTTTCTTTCCAGTATGTTTTCTTATTCCCCTAACTAACAATCTTATACCAAAATAAGATAAATGTGGATTTTTAATACTAAAATGAAAACTTGTTCCTTCAAATTTCTCTTTGGTCAACCGATTATAGAAGACGTGAACGGTTTTGTCTATAAATCGTTCTCTCATTTCACCCATAAGTTTTTTATTGGTTAAACTTATTTTTCTTTTGGTGTCTTCCGATACCACTTTCCCTTTAAGTTTATCTGATATTTTCTTTCTAATTTCAGTAGTGAAAACTTGTCGTTCGGCAAGAAAATTTTGGTTGTAACATTTATTCTGTTCCGTCTTGGCAATGTCAAGATATTTTTGTTCTACCAAGATTAGTTTGTCTATTGGAACTTTTTCAACCACTTGAAATATAAAGTTTTCTTCTCCATACTTGTTCCAAGATGACTGTAAATGTGGATTGGTATGTCGGCTCTCTGTCAACATCGTTTGATGTTGTCTCCTTCTATTCCAAAAGTAGTTGGTTGACCCAACATAATATTTCCCATTAACCTTGTTTATTATCTTGTATATCCCTGACACTTTCTTTCTTTTTGTAATATCGTTGAAGGCTTTCCACTCGCATTCTGTCTTTGTTTTTTTCGTAAAATCTCTTTCCTCGTTCCCGATTTTGTTCTCTAATCTGTTCAACGGTGAGTCTGTTATTTCGTTTTGGCATATCATAATGTTCCTTTCAGATAATAAGTATGTTGTTGAACATCTAAACGTTAAGAAATCTTTGGAATTCATTTTTATATTGACGCTTGACTTCTTAAAACAATGGTATAGAATTTTGTCATAGTTAAAAACAACAACTACAACAAACAAACAAACAAAAACAAATAACAAACTATGAAAAACAACAAACAAAACAAGTCGAATCGTAAAAGCATGAAGGGTCGTTGGGGGAAAGTCGGAGCCCCGCCCAAGGCCACCAAGTTCCCCCGTGGAGCGTTCACGATGGAATCCCTGTTCAACATGAACCAAAATCAGTGTGAGCTGTCCCTCCGCACCAAGGTGGATATCGGAGTGGAATCCGGCGCCCTCATCGCCCTCAAAGCCCGTAAACAAAAGGGTGGCGCCGTTGGTCGGCCGAAGGCGATTTTCATCCTGAAGGAAAATTTCGACGCCTCGAAACACGAACTGGCCCCGCCGAAGTCGACGAAGACCAAGGTTGTCAAGCCCCAGACCGTGGCTGTCGTTGAAGTCGCCCAGCCGACTGTGGCTCCCGTCGCCCCCGAGGCTCTGGCGCCGGTTGTCGAAACGATTGTCGAAGCGGTTGTCAATCAACCCGTTCCGGTGAATGAAGTGATTTCTACCGAACCGGCCGCCGCGCCCGCTGTGGTTCTCGCCCCCGTCACGGCCGAGACTCTCGTTGAAATGTTGGTGAGTTAATCCGACTCTGTTGTGACACAAGGCCCGCAGTTTAACGACTGTGGGTCTTTTTCTTGCGACGCTTGACAATTCTTAAATGTTTGGTAATCTACGTATGGGTGGTTAGCTCATTGGCAGAGCCCTTTGTATGATGGGTTCGATTCCCATACCATCCACCAATTTTATGCTTGATATACGTCAACCAATGGAAACTCGCATTGAACGTCGTGAACGGCGCAAGAATGAACGTCGTCGTACGCAGTTCAATGAACGCACTCGCACGTGTCATTCATGTGGTGGGACTGAGCGTTGGTGTACTTGCTGTGAAGTATTTTCATGCTATGGTTCATGCAATGACGGATACGGAACTTGCCAGTGTTCGTAACGCTTGACTTGTGGTAAATTTCCTATAAATTAAAATCATGTTCAGGCTCGACTATAACGGCGGCGATGTTCAATGCCCACATTGTAAACAATCTTTTGGGATTGAATGGGATACTGAATATGGTGACCCGTTAATGAGCGACCAAACAACCGAATGTCTTGAATGCAAGAAAACTTTCACATTTCAGGCTCTTTTAACCTATTCGACTTGGGCTTGACATTTTAATAATCTTTAGTATTCTCTTCATATGAGTTTTAACACTGACAATTTACTTGAACCGCAAAAACCACACGCCGAGTTACTTTCGGCCTCACTCGCCGCCAACGGTATTTCGTGGGATGCGTCTGGAACTGGTATGGGAAAAACGTTCGTTGGCGCCGCCATCGCTCGCCATCGCAATAAAAAGTTCGCCGTCATCTCTCCGAAGCTGAACATTCCGAAGTGGAAGGCGACGCTTGACACGTTCGGTATGAAACCCGAATTTATCATCAATTACGAAAAATTGGCCCGTGGTAACACGGATTACTATCACTATCGTACCAAGGGAATGACCAAGCAGGAAGTCCCCCATTTTCTCCGTGGCGAATTCAAACTTCCCCGTGGTTGCAAAGACATGGAAATTTATTTCGACGAAAGCCACCGCATGAAAGGCTACGAGTCATTAAACGCTGGTTTACTCTACTCGGCAAGCGAACAGGGAATTCCGATTCACCTTATGTCTGCTACGCAGGCTATGACACCGCTTGACATGCGAGCCTTTGGTTACGCCGCCGGTCTTCACAAGGGAATGAATCATGTGAAGCTTGATAACTTTGGGATGCGCAAGTTTAAATCGTTCATGGAAGAAGCGGGAGCAGAATATACCGGCCGTTGGGGTTCCATGTTTTTCGACTGTAATAAGCCGGAGTCAATCACAAAGTTGCAGGAAATTCGTCGCCAGTTGTTTGACGTTAAAAAGATTGCCAGTCGCATGAAACGTGAAGACTTTGGTGACATCTTTCCTAATAATCAGATTGAATGCACGCCTTACGACATGGGTGCGAATGGCGACAAGATTTCCCGTGTGTATGAAGATATGCAGAATGAGCTTGCCAGATTGGAAAAATTCTCTGAAAACTATTCTCAACATATCTTCGCCGTCCTGACCAAGGCTCGCCGACTGGCCGAATTGTATAAGGTTCCTACTCTCTGTGAACTCGCCGAGGATATGATTGAAGAGGGCAAGTCTGTTCTCATCTTCGTCAACTATACTGATAGTATCGACGCGCTTTATGCTCGTTTGTCAAAGGTTTTCGGCGAGGAAATGATTGGACGTATTTACGGTGGCCAGACATTCAACGCTCGCCACTCCGACATCGCCGACTTTCAATCCGACAAAAAACGGATTATGCTTGCCAACCTCACCGCTGGTGGTGAATGTATTGATTTGCAAGACATTACGGGAAAACATCCTCGGGTGTCTTTCATCAATCCCTCATATCGAGCCATCTCGGTTTTACAGTGTATCGGTCGCCATGACCGCGCAGGTGCAAAGTCTGATTGTCTCACTAACTTAGTCTTAGCGCATGGGACAATTGAGTCAAGCGTTGGCGCCAAGTTCAACGGTAAAAAGGGACACTTGGATATTCTGAATGACGGTGACTTTGTACCGGATGGGATTAGTTTCACGACGTCACGCATCGTCGCAGGAATGGATGTCTGAGGCTTGATTTTTGGTAAACATCGTATAAATTAAACCTATGTTTGATAGAATCCATTTGACCAGAACCGAACAGGCCGTTTCAGATTCGTTGGCTCATGCCCGAATTCAACAGGATTACATACATGACACGTTGAGGGTGGTACATCACGGCAGTAATGATTGGGACGGTGACGTGGATATTAACATCTATGAAGAACACGTTGCCGATGCTGTAAAGGTCGTTGAAGACCACACTGGTACAAAGTGTACGTCAACGTTTTTGAAAATCGGTAAGAAAACTGGCCGAAGGATTTGGAAAATCACCGCAAAGGGATACATCAATGGTCCGTGTGGCCACTACGCCCGAGTTGAATGGGAAAAGAAAAATGGAAAGCCGTATCCGATGGAACTTGTGGTCGAGGCTTGACGGTAAACAAATAACTGTTAGTATAACAATACAAAATTTATGCCATGTCGTTGTGATTATCCCGATACGTGTAACGAGGACCCAGGTCTTCGTGATTCCGCCAACAAATCCACCCGCGCAGCTTGTGACATGAGGACAATCCTCCGTCGTCACAATCTCGAACTTGAATTGACGCTCGAGACTCGGAAGTGGATTAAGAAACACGATGACAAAGATGCCGCTCGCATCGCCGTGGAAACTCGGAAAGGGTTGCGTCAACGTGTCAAACAAGCCGCACTCGACAAGCTGAGTCTCGAAGAGCGCCGTGTGTTGGGGTTGTGAGGTATGAATCGTTACACCGAGTTGACCTGTAAGTTTTGGCCCCATTACAATATCACGGCAGGCTTAACAAACCTTGCCTTTTGGTTGCCATCTGTTATATATTGGACACCGCCGGTAATATTTCCAATTATAACATCGTCAATGGGAATGCTTTGTGTCTATTGGGGAATACAGGGAATTCTACATCATCGTCACCAGCGTAAACAACGCTTGACTAAAAGTAATCCGTTGGTATAGTTATTTGTGTCGCGGATGTAGCTGAGTTGGATTTCAAGCAGTGGTTTTCTAAACCACGTTACGTGGGTTCAAATCCCACCATCCGCACCAATTTTAATGGCCTTTAGCTCAATGGCAGAGCAGAGCACTCACGCGGGCAGTTACGCCTGCATCGTTAATGCTTTGGTTGACAGTTCGAGTCTGTCAAGGCCAACCATTTTATTATTAGGATAATGTAATTCCATGTGACAGTTATGACATAATAATTGACATTTATTAACTTCAATTTGTAATTTATTGAAGGAATATCCCGACATTTTTCTTAAATCCAATCCACTTTCTTTTTCATTTGGATTTTTGTGATGAAACGTTAATGCTGAATAATTTCTGTTGTATCCACAATTACTACATTTACCACCCAATTGTTTAATAAAAAATAATTTTCGTTCAATCCCACGATTTTTATTTTTAGTATAATTATTTTTTTCATTTTGAAAATTAAATTGACTTTTACTAACTTTATATGTTCCTTCACTCATCGCAATAGTTTTTAAGTTATACTTTTTTAACCAATATCTTATGTTTGTTTGAGAAGATGACAACATTTTGGCTATTTGATATGTTGATTTGTTTTGATTTATTAACTCTTTTAATTTATCAAGTGGAATTTCAACGTGGTCATAAGGAGAATTTATTGTTTTAATTCCAAGTTTTTTCATATATCGTTTTGTCGTAGTCACCGGCATATTCAATTCTTTGGCAATTTTATAGTATCCATATCCTTTTTTAGATAGTTCTTTATATTTTTCTATTAGATGCTCCATAGTTTAATTTATGTTTATACTCATAAGTAGTAAACTATGAACCAAAACAACAATAAATCCACGCTTGACATTATTTTATTTTGGTTGTAATGTTTGGTATGGGAATCGAATACATAAAAGACGGAAATGGTCAAATCATTGGAAGTAAAAACGGCGACTGGATTAGAGATAAATCGGGTCGCCAAATTGCCCGTTTCAATGAAGGAACAAATCAGACTTTGACGGCTGATGGTAAGAGATTCGGACAAGGCAATCAATTGACGGCCGCCTTGAAGTCAAAAGGAAAATAACGACGCTTGACATTTTTGGTTTCTTTGTTAGTATGTATTTGTTGTTCGTAAGTAAAGAATTGGTGAAAACCAGAGTGTTGAAAGCGAACAAACTGGTCGGTCTGAGATGAACGGTAAGAGTCACTTAAATCATGTGATGTTTCCGTTCTGTACTGGTAGAGCCCGTAGATTGGTCCGATACGGCTACAAATTTGGCCTCTTGTTCCACCCTCAATGGGTGTTGGTGAAAGTCATCACGACTCCTTTGTTGGGGTTTTAACAATGCTGATAATTTTTGGTGAATGAAACCCCGCGGGGTGGAGTTCGCAAATTGGCCTCTTGTTTCATCATCCTCAATGGGTGGTGATGGTGTAAGAAAACATGAAGACCTTCGGTTTAAGAAGGGATAACAAAGCTAATTCGATTTCCCGAAAGGGGCTTGACAGACTAAGAAGTTCTGTTAAGATAAGTTTGTTCCGTGACTGAGTAACTGCTACTGTTAGCAGTAAGGTGATGGCAGGGTGAAGAATCCTGTTAGACACGAAAGTAACTCGGAGTAGGTAAGGCAGAGAAACTGATGGGTCGTACAACCGTTGAGGTTTTTCGTAGACACGTATATATGCTATAACAGCGTGTCTTAGGTGGCGACGGCTGCCAGCTGGCTGAATAACCGAAAGAGTGAGGATAGTCGAGAGTAACAAGCGAGTCTCTCCGGAACATTAAATTTCAACGCTTGACAACGGGTCAAGTCGTGGTAAGATAGTTTTGTTGGTTTTAGGATTGCGGAGACAAGCCGAGGGACGCTGGCCACGCTCATAACGTGGGTTAATAACTATGAATGGTTCGACTCCATTCTCCGCTACCAAATTTCGATTAGATAAGGCTGGAGAAAATCAGTCTCGGGCGCTTGCCGCCTCAAAAGTCGGTAGTTACGATACGTAAGTTGTGGCAACACAATGTAACCGGAAATAACTTCTAATTAGAATGAGTCAGTTGTCCCGTTGGTGGGATAAGTCGGCGAAAGCCGATGGTGGGGAAGGTCCACGATTGACAAGAACCCTGAGTTAAGGTCCAAACCGTAATGAATCCAGATATACTTGGATGACATTCGCCTTCAACTCACGGGACATTTTTTGTAAGTGTTTTCAAAGTTTGAGGACTACTTATTTGTAGATGCGGGTTTCATATAATTAGAAGTATGGGATTCATCCGAATTCACGTCCGGTCGAGCATTACCCGGAACTCGCTCCAATTTCTTCTCAGTGGTGGTTTACAAACATATCTTGAAGTCGGGCAATCTCTTCATTCAATTCCGTTTCAACTTTATTCACCGCGTTCAAACATTCAAGCGGCATAAAGCAGTTGTATTTCTCATTCCAGAATCCTTCCTGACGTTTACTGACTCCGGTCGAAGCTGCCGTGTCATCACCGCTGGCAGCATATTGAAGCGCCTTATCATCACTTGAAAACCGCTTGGTGTGAGTTGCGTTGGTATACGGAGGAAAGAATTTGTATGTTTTTTTCATATGGTTAGTTTAACAAATTACTTTGAATAGTCAAGCCTCACACCGGTATGGTGGTACCACCAGCGCATAAAATTAGGATACCCCACCCGTATAGGATGGAGTACCCCTAGCGCTTGAATCACCGGCCCTTATTCCACCGGCTGATAGGATGTCAGTGTGATGCCACTTGCCCGACTCCGTAGAAATTTCTTGAACTTGTAGGTGGCCTTACCATCCTTGAATTGGATATCCAATCCGGTCAAGTAATCTGAATTCATTGAAATTAATCGAACATTGTGGAATTTTGAATCTGCGGCAGAATAAGAATTCTTCCAGTAAGTGAACGTGACGTGAGGTACATTCTTGGGAGTGTTACTCGTGTTCACGACTCCGCTCTTGGGAATCCGAATGGTGACGGTCTTGGCGGTATGTTTCCGACGAAAGACGTTGTAAAAGAAACATTCACTGACTTCCTGACCGATTGAATGTTTAACTGACTTTACTTGTGACGACCCACGGGCCGTATACAAGTCGCCCTTACGAATAATTTCGTTTGGTTTCAATTGCCGATGATTATCAAGTTTCATAATTTTATTATTATACCGATTTTGTTTTGTTTGTCAAGCCCCGACTAGGGGCGAGTACCCCTAGCGCTGACAGATTTATAACCCAATGCTCTTAGTTTTTGGATGTTTGAGTTTACCATAGCCGCCCATTCCACGTTTTTTAAGAGCAGACCAAGCCTTGGCGAAAACGCCGCCTGCAGGCTGTTGGCCGTGAACTACAAGCGCAAATGACTTGTCACCAGAATAACAATGTGAATCGTCATGGTCAATAGATAAACCAAGGCTTGCCGCTTCTTCCGGTGACGTTACAACCTTGGCAAATTTCAGATTGTGTTTTGCTATCAGGTGGTCATGCGTTCCCCCGTAAGAGGCGGTGAGCTTAAAATTGGCCGGAATTGTTCCCAGACGTTTCACCCAGAACGGTAAAGCTTTAGTATAGGAATAGAATAACCGAGTGGGATTGCGACGAGCAACTTCCATCCAAGCGTCAAAATATTTTTGAGTAAAGTAGTCACCGGAGACATGAACCCGAGTCGGCTTACCCCACCGAGCGACGGGCAAACTGCGTTCAATCAATTCGACGGTTGCTTGCTTTCCTTTTGTCAAAGCATGAAGCAAGGTTAGAAAATTCCACCAGCGAGCAGCACGGACGCCGGGACGTAGAACTTCATCAATTGCGGTGAAGCAACGGAATTCTGTATCCGGGCCGTCCTGAATCCCGAAGCCGCTGAATGTTCCTTTGGCGCTTGCCGTGTTAGTGCTTCGCGCCGCTTTCAACGTCGCACAGGAACGACAATCTTTGGCAAAGGGACAACTATGCCCAGCCGGCATGGAAAAGGTGATAATGTCATCCAGTTTATTGTTGCGGTCAGCAAATTTGAGGTCAGCCGTCGCAGCGTCAAAACCTTTTGACTGGAGAAAATTCTCCATGAAGTTTTTCATTTTCGTATCAATCATATTTACAATTTATATTATTAAAAGGAAATGTCAAGCGTGCTGACCTCGACCAAATATTAACGATAAAGTGATTTGGGGTGGCGGAACTGCCTTCCGGCTTTGTTCGCCTCACATAGATAATTTATCAAAAGTATTGCAGAAGTCAAGCCTCACCCGATTTTCACAGGTGAGGCTTGGTGAGAGTGTGGATTAAATTTTGTTCTGTTTTCGACAGACATACAGGGCCTGAAAGACGCCCATCATTTTAGGAAATGTCGTAATAAGATAATCACGAGCGATTTCAGGATTTTTCAATCCATAAACAAATCGTGGCAAGCCACGGGAATCATCACGGGCTGCCAATTCTAGTTGGCGTTCGGCTGTTGTGAGAGGACGACGGAAAAGGCCGACCTTGCGAGCGATGGCCGGAAACCCCTTCGAGTATTCACGCCACATCGGGTCAGGCCGTTCATTATCCGAACAGATTTTGTTCAACCGGCTGCCGACATAATTGACATCGTAATTCATGTTCAACACTGAACTCATAGTCGAACAGAGAATAACGACGGTGGGCGCCGTCTGGCAAAATGTCATCACGGCCAACGTGGTATCTCGCCATGGCAATGAATAAGGAACTTTTTGTCTCGAACCAGTTAATTCACGACTGTTACGAAGTATGTTCACTGTTTGGTTGTCTTCCATAAAAGATAATGGAAGATTGGTGTTATTTTGACACATATTATTTTTTGTTTGTTGTTTGTTTGTTACGAAATCAATTTATCAAAGTTTGTAGAAATGTCAAGCGACGTCAGGGAACTGAAATAGTTCCTGTAAGGTGGGAGTGAACCCAAGTTCGGTGGTGATTTTATTCTTCTTCACCATGAGACGTGTGGCGATTTGGCGAGCCATATAGGCCGGACGTTCACCATCTTGGTAAAGGTTTTCAGGTGAGAGTTGTCCTTCAATGTCCCGTAGTTCATCAAAGAGTTGTTCTTTTCGTGTAGCAGTCATGTCTGTAAATTATCAAAACATTGTAGTAAGTCAAGCGGTGGTTAACCGAGGCTTGACAATATTAATATGTTTGGTAACTTATCAATATGAAATACATCACTGTTTCACCAACACTTGAAAAAGGCCGTAAGGGCCAAAATGGAAGCCACTCTCGACATCTGTCGAGCCAAGTATCAAAAACATATTCCCACCCCGATTCTCAAATTTCGCCAATTGGGTCGAACCGCTGGAGTGTGTGATTATAGTCTCAACGATATGGCGTCAACCAAAATCGTAATCAATCCCGACTTTTTCAAAAATCATTATGACGACATGATGAACGATACCGTTCCACATGAAGTCGCACATTACATCGCAGTGTTCATTCACGGACGGGCTGGCCACGGACACGGTTGGTTATGGAAGAATGTCATGGCGGTCGTTGGTATTAGTGGCGCAGACCGTTGTCACCAATACAGTCTCGAAGGGGTCAAGGCCCGTAACATGGATAAACCTTACAAATATTCGTGTGGTTGTGATGGCGAACGTGGTGTTCATATGCTCACCAAAACGAAACACAAACGTCACCAAGACTCGGTGACGATGACGTGTAAGGGTTACATCTGTCGCCGGTGTCGTGGTAGTTTGACCTACGAAGGATTTACGATGGGAGGTCAATACGTTCCCGCCAAGAAACCGTTTGTGGTTCAACCTACAACTGTTCCCGTGGTGGAAATCCACCCAAAGACAGTCATACCGATTCAGATGGTTCCGATACCGTTAACGGAGACGGAAGGCGCCTATCGAATGATGACACGATTTGTTAATGGGTCGCTCGTGAACGTTAAAGTTCCCGTGATGGCCTAACGCAAAAGGGAAGCTGGAGTGTGATGACTCCGGCTTTCTTCTTTTTCATTTACATTAACGTTAAAGGAATTAACGCACTCGCCGATACCCTACTCTTGGTTTTTGACAACCTCATCAACAAAGATAGGTTAACAAATTGTTTAGGGAAGTCAAGCGGCGAGAGCTTTCTTGACTTCGGAGATGGTTGCCAAAGGCTTGATGATTTTTGGCTTGCCTCTGGGATTTAATGAGAACCCTTTACTTCGTTCAAGAACTTCTTTACGAGACAGACACAAAGTTTCTAACTTTGACCGTCCGTGATTACAAGCATAACACGCAATTACTTTTCTCTGTTCTCCATGACGTTTTTTCTTCCATCGGGAAAGATTGTAACGTGAAATTACGTGCTCTATTGTTGCCGAATTTGGTGGTAAAGTTTGACCAGATGGAATATTTTTAATGTCAGTTAAAATTGTAAGGCACCCACAATAAAAACAATTTGGATTGTTTGCGTGAAGTTTAAGTTTTAACGTCCGATTACTCATCGTCATCGATTTCAGTGTTCGGTGGAATTCCGTGAATGATACACGCAGTCCACTTGACTACGCCTACCAAAGTCTGACCTGCAATCAGAAGCATGAAGAATGTCAACCAAGGATTCTCGGTGGCAAATTTGAAGAATGAGTCAAGCATATTATTTTTGTTTGTCGCATAGTATAAGGACAAAGAAATATATCCCAAGTCCAATATACAGTATTGTCACGTTGAAGAAAGTGTATCAGAGTTTTTATAGAAGTCAAGCCTCAAACTTCACCATCGGCTTTGCCGCCCATTAATCGGTGATTCTCGGATATTAGACTGTCATTATCTTTTTTGAGTTCCGTCCACGCCTCACTTAAATCCCGAATCGTTTCGGCGTTAATCGCCATACTCCGACAGAGTGGACATGGAATATGGTGATTTTCGTCTCTGATGAATGAAATTTCATCGTGTCCTTGTGAACATTTAGTAAACATACAGACGCCGTTCTCCGTTCAATACGGGGTTGTCGTGACCCCCACGACTGAAATCAGACTCTTGTGAATCGTTATGTTTCGGTTTGTTTCCGTTGGACTTCCGTGGTTTGTCGTTACGGTATTTACCGAACTTGTCTGTATTTCTGGATTTTCCCATAAAATTAACGAGGTGTGGTTGGTTTCACCGGTTCGGTGGATACTTCGGTGACATCCTTGGTGGCAACTGTGACCACTTTGGGTGTATTCTTGACGAGTTTGTCTACCGCCTCTTCGATGTCAATGACGTATTGATGCATCACCGACTCGTGTTTCTTCACTCCGGTACGATGGTCGATGATGGCTTGAATCCGCCACTTCTGAGGGCGGCAGTCATCGTCAAGGTCTTTGTGGTATCTGGCAAAAACCAAATCCTGAGCCTGTCTGTAAATGTCAGCAGTCATGGTCATCTTTCTTGTCAAATTTCGGTTTACGAACGTGTTTCTTTTTGGACGGAACCACTCGGGTCTTGATGTCACATCCTTTACGACGTTCGGTGATTAACTCCATTTGAGTTTTCAATTTCGGTTTCTTCGCTTTTTTCATATAGTTAATTTATCAAAGAATTAACAAATGTCAAGCGGGCGTCAAAAATTAAAGGGCTTCGGAGATGATTTCACGATTGGTCATTAACCTTCCGTCCCAAGTGGCAGGGCTCGAACCGGCGGCGTGGCCCTATAAACTGGGTAACAAAGAAGATAAATAAATTACAATTTTTTTACCGATTTCTTTTTCGTAGGTTTCACGTCACCCGTAGATTCGGTAGACGGAATCCGTTTAGTTACGGCAACCTCCAATTGTTTTTGAAGTTTTTTTCTTTGTTTTGCGCTTCCATTCTCGATGAGGGTGGAGAATTTCTCCGCGATGGTCATCCCATCATACTTGTCCTGACGGGCATACGCCTCATGACGTTTACGGTCCTGCTTGGCGTGGGCCTTGTTCTGGCTGTAACCGTTTTTCTTCGTCGCAATGACGTGCGTTTTACGTTTCTCGCCGGTGGATGAAATCGTCGCGGCCTGTGGATATTTTTGTTTACTCATAATGGTTTAAAGTTATCAGATGTTTATAAAAAGTCAAGCCTTAACGAACACAGGCGTAGTAGATGACGTAGAACCAACCGAAAATCCCATGAAGGATTGCCCAGCCGATTGATTTATTGATGGTGAACGAGATGGCAATTGCCATCGCCGAACCGAATCCAATTACTGATTTAATCATATTTTTGTTTTGTTGTTTGTTTTATTAACGACTTCAATTTATCACAGTAATCTATTTAGTCAAGCGGTCAGTCCCACCACATACGAGTCACATTGTCGAAGGGATATTTGTGTTCAATGTAATCACAATAATCGGCCCCACACACGTTTTTAACCTTGCCGGTGACATACATACAGACACTTAACTCACGAGCGAGGATGATTTTACAATCATCGGGGAGGGATTCCAACATGGACGGTGTGAATTCGTTGTATTCAGGACAAGCCTCTTCCATGATTCGGATTGCGGTCACTTTGTCCACGGGTGAGACAGCCCGAAAATCCAATTGACGAGTCTCTTCGTTGTAGGCAATCAGAACCGAACGGCGAACGGTTTCATTGATGAATTTTTGGTTAATAATCATGACTTAAATTTATCAAATGTTTATTGTAAGTCAAGCCTCATACATCTACGCTTGACATTATGGTAATGTTTGATATTTTAACCACATGAATTTGAAGTCCACTATTACCGATGTTTGTTCCGCCATCCTCACTCAACATCTTGGGTCCATTGAAAACGTCGTGATTGATTCGGCCTGTAAGACTGTTATTACCGAGTGGAATACTCATCACACCGAACAGATTGACACTCGCCACGAACTCGCCGAGTGGAGTCGGACGATGGATGGTATCAGAACCGAACAGCTCGGATGTGGTAATTGTGAACATTGTTCATGTGGCGAATCCCATTAATTTTATGTCAGTACAATACATTGAAAACGAAATCGTTCATCTCAATGGTGAACTCGTAACCGTAGTCCGTCAATTCACTCAGACTCAGAGTGATTCATGGAACGGTCAACTATCCGTAATCAAGGTCGGTGAGAATCGGTATAAGTATCTCATCACTGCGATGGATGGCAAGTCGACGTTATTTTCAATGTGTGATGTTCTCCGAGTCGAACCGTCTCTATCAGTCAGTGTGGGAACTTCCCAAATAATCCGACTGAAAGGTTCAATGTAATGTGTATTATTGTTTTATTCGCTCTATTAGGTTTACCGATAGGCGCAGTCGGTTTGTTCTGTCTCATCTACTTCTTCTTTTTCATGAGTCGGTGACGCTTGACATTAATTAAATGTTTGGTATTTTAATCACATGAATAACAATTTACTTTTACAGGCTCAGAAATGGTTGGCTACTATCGGCATCAAATCCGAAGCATGTCAGACCTTTCTCAAAGTCAGTCGCAAAGATGTCGACGACAGTGGCCTTTTCGAAACCGATTCATTTCTTCGTGAATTGAAACTTGGTATCGGTAGTAATAAACTCTATCTCGGATTGGATGATGTGGCGAACTATCACATCAAAGCATTCTAACCCCACACGGGGAGTGGGTACCCCCAGCGCATTACCTTTTTGGGACCCCCAGCGCTGTTTCACCCGCTACCCGCGCCTGAATACTGCGCTGGTGACGCTTGACAATTAAAACAAACAATGTAGTATTTCAATATGAATGAATACATCGTCAATCTCACTTGGTCTGTAACCGGCTCGGTCAAGGTCAAGGCAAACTCACCCGAAGAAGCTGCCGAACTAGCTAAGGGCCCTACGGTTTCCTTGCCCGAATCCAATTATTATCTCGAAGATTCAATCACCTGTAACCCTGATGCCGACGTCCGGTTAATATCGTAATACTATGAAACAACTACTGACATGGTTACGTAAACGTACACCGTCGTTTATTTGCGCAGTAATAGGTCACGGGCATCTTTCAACAGTCGAACCGTATCAAACGATATGGACATACAAAAATTATAAGGGACTGACCGTAGAGGATTTAACGAAGACCGATAACGTATCCGAAGTATCAGTCCGCGGAAAGTTAAAATGTAAACGTTGTGGACAGATTTCCATCGGTAACGTTAAATATAAAAACTATTGTTAGTTTAACGTTAAAGGACACCAATACACAATAAACCATATGGCGCCTAATAGGCGGTCATACATGCGCAGAATTGTGGCGTACTTGAAGTATATTACCATTTTTTATCGCAACGTCAAGCGCCAGGAGTTAACGTTAAAGGAATTAACGCAGGCCTTGGTCCCACATTCTCGGCGCCTTTCGGTCGGCCTCATCATCTCTCACATGAATAGTTTAACAAATAAGACCGAGAAGTCAAGCGGTGGGAAAACGTGTGAGTTTTATTGGCAAAGTTTGGATACGTCCAAACACAATCCAATGGTTCACTCACATGAATAGTTTAACAAATAAGACCGAGAAGTCAAGCGGTGGGAAAACGTGTGAGTTTTATTGGCAAAGTTTGGATACGTCCAAACACAATCCAATGGTTCACTCACAACCCGTAAGAGTTAGCCAGTCTGAATCCGTTAACAGAGGTCGAGCTGAGGAAGTGGTTATCTAGAAACCTTAAACTGTCATTTCGTTAAACATAATACGGAAACCGAACTGCTTTTGTGTCCCTTACATTGTCTTTCCTTTACACCATCAATCTATCATACTATCCAAAAGAGTCAAGCGTGGTCTGACACCGCTTGACAATAGTTAAAACAATGATAGTATTCAATTATGAACGGAAAGATTAAATTCGACGAACTGAGTGACTTGGCAGAGTTTCTCAAACACTTCACCGGTAGCTCGGCTATCTTTGAAGTCCGCCAAGACATGACGACGAAACGGTGGATACTTGAATTTACCGGAGGCTTTTAATTATGAAAATTACAACAGTTGTCGAGAATAATCCGGCGAACGTATGAAAACCGGCCGCAAAGTCGCCGTCATTACATATATCCAAGTCATGATGTTCAAGGCTTGACATTAGTTAAACATTTGGTAAACTTTTTATATGAAGAAATTCTGTATGGTTGCCATTTCCAACCTGTCATTCACAAGGGGAAAGCGGTGGGCTGAAAAGTATGTGGAGTTGCGAATGGAATTTCATCGTAAACACGGCCACGGGTTGATTCTGTCAACGTGGCATGGCGTCGAATTTTTCGACAACGTGTTAAAGGCCCTCAATGGCGATATGTGTAAGGAACCCAAAGGGGAATACCGAAATAATTTCCTCAAACTGATTGAGATTGGTTCGAGGGAGGCTTGACATTAGTTAAACATTTGATACAATTTCTATATGACAAAAACCACCTTAGTCTTTATTGGGACGAACATCAGCCCGAAAGTCGGCGACATTCTGACTGACTTCCGAGGCGATACCGAAATTTTCTGCTCGTCGAATCCGCCCTACGAGCCCGAGGACAGTCTCAACCGCGGCGCCAAGGTATACACCCGCAAGGCCGGAAAGACAAGTCAAAATCACAGTTATCCTTCCGTGTATGGGTTGGAATTTGTCCTGACGCCCGAGGCTTGACAATCCAAGACAAATGTGGTATGATTCAGCCAATGAAAAAAGAATTGTCTGCAATGATTTTCCCGGTTGAGAACTATACCGATAAAATCCATTTTGGTGTTAAAAGTCAAATGGAAAAATATTCCCACTTGTCTTTTACCATCGGACAGCTCAAGCCATATCTTCAAAGTGGTTACCCTTGGTTGAAAGATTTAAGTGAACGTCAAGACATTCTTCTCAAACAAATTATAAAAACGGGGCTTGCCAAATTGGTTCAATTGGGTATGGTTAAGAAAGTCACAAGTAAGGTTCAAGTGGAACCACAATGGCAATGGGCTTCAAAGGTCGCCGAGAGTGGCTACACGAATATCACCAACGAGAACGAAGTCGCACAGACTGACGAAGCCCGCAAGGCCGCCAGTCGTCGGGCAATTGGTGGACGTTCCCTTCACAGACTCAACGGTAAAGCTAAGCTCGGACAGCTACACGCTTGACAATAGTTAAATATTTGGTAGTATTTCTATATGAAATTACTCACCAAACAAATCGAAAAAGCTCTGGCCAATCCCACCCTCAACGGCCAAAACGCTCAATATCCCATCTGTAAGTTTTTCAATCCGTGTGGAGCTGCAACGTGGCTCATCTTCGCCCGTGAAACTGGCGACTCGGCAGACATCCTTTGGGGTGTGGCTGACCTCGGGTTCGGTTGCGTCGAATATGGGACAATCAGCTTGTCAGAGCTCCAAAATCTCCGTCTCCCTTTCGGTCTGACCATTGAACGTGATTTACATTGGGCGCCCAAGACTCACGCCAACGGTGACAAGTGGAACCTCGCCGACTATCTGAAACTCAACTCTCTGTCGTCAATCTGACACCGCTTGACAATTCTCAAACATTTGATAAAATACTTTTATGATTAATTTCATTATCCCAAAAACCTCCATGTGTGTCGTCATTTCCTATCGGGACGGCAACAAAACCGAAACTCTCATTCCTACTCCGTGTAACAACGCGGATTTGCGGAATACAATGTTGATGAAACATCGAGTGGGCTTCTCCGAGATTCGGGGAATCAAGTCCGTCGAGGCCGGCGAGATGTTTCGCGGCCGGTGACACGCTTGACAATTACCGAATGTTTGGTAACTTGTTTAGGTAAGAAGAATTTAAAAATCATGGTTGTTGGTTGGTTCGGGGCTTTTCTTTTTTCTCCCCGATGGTCCCTATATTTTGGGAAACCAACCAACAATCGAATCTGGTGGCTGTTTGGGACTATCCGTGATATAATCGTGGGTCGCACGGGACCTCGTTACCAAAACTCTAATAGCTACCGTTACACGGAGTCAAGCCTCATTCCGAGTATATGGAGTGGGGCTTGACTCCTGCAAATCTTTTGTTAAACTATTCATGTGAGGCGAATCAAGCCGGAAGGGAGTTACGCGACCCGTAATTCCTTTATCGATAAAGATGGGACGCTTGACAATAGTTAAATGTTTGGTATATTGTATTTACATATGACACCTGAACAGACCAAACTAATCTCCGACTTGGCCGCCGACTTGAAACCAATGGTTAAAGATATTGAGGCCGGCATACCTACCACCCAAAACAATTACGGCCGTTATGGGTCGCTCATCAGTCAATTGTCAAAGGGTGACAAACGAGTCGGCGCCATCATCGCTCTGGCGCTGATTGAAGCCGGTGCGAATCGTGTTGGTGTTCAAAACGCACTGAAACTCTTTGTGTAAGGCTTGACATTTCTTTAACATTTGATACACTTTCTATATGAAAAAACTATTCAAACAAAAACCGCGCAACCAAGTTGGGTATCGTTACAGTAACAATTACATTGGAACTGTCACTGTCACGCCGGAAAATCTGAAACGACTCTCGGAGTTTCGTCAAGCCGTCCGTGAAATCGGTCGCTCGACTTCGATTCGTGGCCGGTCAGCCAATCGTCGGGCTCTTGCCGAACGCCATGGTTTGATATATAACATGGTCTTGTCAGACGTTCCCGCCAAGTTCGCAACGTCGCTCGATGTTTACTGGCGTTAATAATTTGTCAAGCGTTGTGTCGCAGTAAACGTCACCATTATTCAGTGTGATGATTGAAAGATGCAACGCTTGACAATAGTTAAAACAATGGTATTCTTTGGTTATGAATAACACAATCGACCTCGACAAACAATTTTTCTTCGGTGGTAACGCCACCTTCACCGTTGAATCCGAAAAATCGGGCGAACATAAGACCTACAAAATCCGCCGGACGAAGCCCACCCCGCGTTTCCCGAACCCGTCGCTCATGTTGTCACTCCTCAGTGGCCCGTGTAATGAAACGAATTACAGTTATATCGGTATCGTTAACGAAGAAACCGGCTCGCTCCGTCTGACCAAGGCGAGTAAACGGAATGAACAGAGTCCCGACGTTTTAACCTTCAATTGGTTAATGAAACATCTCTTTACCGATAAAGTTCTAATGAATGCAAAGGTACACCACGAAGGGAAGTGTGGAGTCTGCGCAAGAAAATTGACAGTTCCCGAATCAATTTTGAGAGGCATAGGTCCCGAATGTTGGAGCCGGATTGCCGGTTGAGGCTTGACAAGTCCCCGTGTATAACAGCGGGGATTTTGTCCTGCGGTAAACTTTCGGGCTAAAAATCAATGCAGGTGTAGTATCGACGTTCCGCTTGTTCAGCTCTCTTTTGACTCCGTATGTCTCACATGGATACTATAACAAACTATCCCGCCGAGTCAAGCGTCGTAGAGTGAGGCTTGACATTCCTTTAACATTTGATACACTTTTTATATGATTAAAGGAATTACAATTTTAAGCCGCGATGGAAAACATAAAGGTCACTATACAGGCGGCGTCCGGCCCTGTCAAATGGAAGGTTGTCGTGGGAGTCGAATGGCTATCAGATGGGACGATGGAAAACTAACATATCCTTGTAGCACTTTGACTAAAGCCATTTCGTCGACCACGCATAAAATAATGTGACGCTTGACATTCCTTTAACATTTGATAATCTATCTATATGATTTTAACAGCTAACGAGGAAACTCGGTTTAATTTATTGGAGGAAAAGTTTTCCAAGGGACAATGCACCGAGCCTGAAATTATCGAACTGCAAGAACTGCTCGACCGTTATTACAACAATTGTCACGCTTGACATTAGTCAAACATTTGATACACTTTCTTTATGACAATTTCACAACTCGCCAAATTGAATAAGAAACACGGCGGCCATTTTTTCGACCATGACAACATGAAGGTTGCCGGTGATACACAGAAAAGTTATCGGATTGAATCCGACGAACTGAATAAGACCGTGATTCTCACTCGCAAACGGGATAACCATCAATGGGAATTTTCCGCCAAGACCGGCCGCGTTACTCACGCTTGACATTTCACCAAACAACCCTATAATCATTTTACATATGCCACCTATCAAAAAGATGACTTTTAATGAGTGTATGGACGGTTATATCGCCGCCCTCGACACTATCACACAACAACAGATTGACGCCCTCGCCTATATCTTCGGCGCAAGTGGGTGTGGTTGGACGAAGGAAAAGGCTATCGCCGAATTGGGATTCGAGAAACACGACGCAGGTGATGAACTCGACGACAACGCTTGACATTCCTTTAACAATTGATACACTTTCTATATGACAAAATCATACACACACGAACAAGTCACTTATGGGGCCAAGGGCCGCCGGTGGGAATTTACCGCCCCCAATTATCAATTTGCGACGCCGACGATGCCGGGAGGGGTCATTACGGCCCACAAGGTTGCCCGAGTCATCAACGGCTCGCATAAACGGTGTGACGGGATGGACAATCTGGCGCGGGGGAAGATGTCCACCATTTTCCACAAGGCCGCAACGGCGGCCAGCCGGAGGATTCGGTAAAAACAAACAAGGGGCGAACGGTGGGCGCAGTTCCACTTCGCAAGATGAAAACATTAAACGTTCGCCCCTCTTTCTTCACCGCTTGACAATTTTTAAATGGTTGGTAATATTCAGATATGAAAACAACCAAGGAAATCAAAAACTTTTTAAAGGAAATGGGCCTCACTGTCAGAGGTAACACGGGTACCGGAAAGTCTAAATGGCAATCTTTCCATGTTCCGTCTGACATCATTCCCATTAGCCAGCTTCAAGTAATGAAATTCAGTCTGCCGGAGTTTCCGGTGGAGTTTCGCAAACTCTGTATCCGAACGGTTTATCCTGATTCTGAAACTCTTTACTCGCAGGACACGGCCGGAAATGTCGGAAAGTATAGCATCGCCATGTTGCCCCACCAATGGGAACACGTCATGGCGGTCTGGCCGCTGAAGTTCATCGCTTGACATTTCTCAAAACAACTGTAAACTGTCTTTGTCATGAAAAACAAAATTATCGCCTTCGCCGCCTTGGTTCAAGCCGAAACCGAGGCACGCATGAAAGCCGGAGGCAGTCACGAATCCACCATCGACGTCCACGCAAAGACGACGGTGAAAGAAGGCAAGAAATATGCCAAGGTTGACATCGGCCAGAGCGGCCGTTACATGGTCGAGATGAGCACGGGCAACATCTTCGGCATCAAGGCTTACGGTCAAATCCACAAGGGGCATTTTTACGGGACTGTGGACACGATTAACGATTATTACTGGGGCGAATACTACCCGATTCACAAGACCAACCCCGTCGGATGTTGCAAGTGGTCGGTGCCCAAACTCACTTTCGCTCCCCAGCCTGTTGCTGGGGCGTGAGGTTCGGTCAATCGGCATCAAGCCTCCCCGAGAAATTGGGCGAGGCTTGACTGCTGCGGTGAATATGTTAAACTTTCCTTGTGAGAGACGATGTGGCTGAAATACGCCGGAGAGTAGGGTAACGGCGGCTGCGTTCGTTTTTTTGAGTGTATAGGAATGAGACACGCTTGACAATTCATTTAAGTATTGTATTCTGTATTTGTAAACGGTAAACATCAAAACAAATAACAATATGAACGCTAACGAAATTATCTCACAAGTCGAGTCTCGCAGAGGCCGTCACGTCAAGGTTACATGGCAACGTGTGGCCAAAGTCCTAAAGGGTGCTTCCTCACTCTTAATTGTCAAGCGCACTTCCGCTTGGGTTCGTTCAGGAATTGATTACGCAAATCTCAACGTAGTTAAAGAAGGCATCGCAAATGGTGAACGTGGCGAAGTCCAACCTTTGCCTTGGGGTGAATGGATTCAATTCCCCTTTATCATCGGCCACAAGGGGACTGAATATGTTCGCCTTTATCCGGCGACGTTTGACAACCTTAAACCGGAAGTTGAATGGTCAATTAACGGAAGACCGGCAAGCTATGAAAGTTGTGAGCAGTATCTTCTTTCGTCTGAAAAACGGAAGGATGAAGATGACCGCCCGCTTTGTTTTACTGTCAAGGCCGAATCGGTCATTGACATTGCAGATTAGTTCGGTTCATATTGTAACCAGCCCCGATGAAAGACTCTGGGTCTGGTTTTTTTTCTTTTTATGGGCAAGACTCATTTTAAGTCTTGTTTCTGCTGAACGTTTCTTTCCCCAATGTGGACTATTAGGACCTGTGTTTACATTTCTTAAATGTTCTTTTTCATTTTCTGTTAGTTTTCTATGTGGTGAAGAATTAGACATTTTTAATTTGACTTCATCGGAATATTTTTTGCCTATTTTGGCAATAGACATTTTCTCTCTTGCATAATCACTAAAAAATTGTTCGGTTGATTCAAATTTTAGATTGTAACATTTGTCTTGTTCATTTCTGGCAATGTCAAGATATTTTTGTTCTACTAATATTCTTTTATTAGGTTCGGTAATTTCTACTATTAGAAATTCAAAATTATCCTTACCATATTTATTCCACGCACGCTGTAAGTAATCATTATAGTGTTTATTTTCAATTAAACAATTCTTATGTTCTCTCCATCGTCGTTGAATACTATTAGCACTTCCAACATAATACTTGCCATTAGTCTTGTTTACTATCTTGTAAATTCCCGATACGTTTCTTTTCGTGGTAGTCGGCAAGTTTTTCTTTTCTAATTCTGTCTTTGTGTCGTTCGTAAAATCGTTTGGCACGTTCATTGTTTCGTTTTCTTTGTTCGTCAAGTGTAAGTTTGTCGTTTCGTTTTGGCATATCATAAGTTATCCTTTCATTTAATAAGTATAATATGAAATTTGATAACGATAGAAAATTTACAATTATCGTTAAAGGAATCAACGCACTCGTAGTATCGACCTCCCGCTTTTACGCTTCGTTATCTCACACCAATAGTTTAACAAATAACCCAGATAAGTCAAGCGTCGGAGAGTGAGGCTTGACAATTTCTATTAGTAATATAAACTACCTATATGAAAAAGTTCACGCACGTCGGTCATGTGGTTGGAACGGGAGACTTATATCCCAGCTACAACACCAAGCTCCGCGAAACTAAAACTCTGTGGGTGACGCCCAAGGGCATCAAGTTCCGCAAGTCTGATGGGTTCAAGCCGAATGATGAATGGCCGAAAACTCACTTGGACTTGGCCACGGTTATGTCGCAGGTCACCATCTGATATTGATTGAGGCTTGACGTTTCTTTAACATTTGATACACTTTCTATATGAAAAAAACAACTGACCAACTTATCGCCGAATACAAATCCGAATTCATCCGCACCAACGGAAAAGAAATTTTCTGCTGCTGTTACACCAACGGCTGGTTCCGTGTCGGTAACTCGGATAAAGTTCGCCGTGTCAAATTCGAGGAAATGATTGCCACTTTACAGAGTCGCCCGACCGTCAGCGACCGCACCGAAATGGTGAATGGTGTTCCGACCGTCATCAAGGCTAGCCAACACGTCGTCCGGTCCTATCTGGCGCCGCACTCCGATATTGTCGAAGAGCGTGACACTCCGCACTGCTGCTCCCCTTCTAACGAAACGTATTGGTCCATGTGAGGCTTGACAATACTCAAACAATCTATATCATTTAAACATGAGAACAAAATACTTCAAAAATATACGGGCATTTGACGCCATCAAACGGCTCGCTAACGATAGTCTCACCGCCCCATACGAGCAGACCGATTCGTGGAAGCCGTCCGCATACTCAATCTCGGAAGTATACAACCGCAACGACTTCCAACAAATCACTCGCCAAGAGGCGCGGAAGTTACGCCCGACGGCCTTCCGCACTCCGTTTTCTAAGGCTTGATTTCTTAAACAATTGTGGTAATCTAACCATATGAGAACAAAATATTTTACGAAACAATCGTCCTTCATCCGTGTGTGGCGAATCAGGAACAATTTCGTCGCATACTTTTCACGCGGACGGGGTTATGTGTGGTGTCGGTCGGCGTGTGATAACCTCGAAGACTGTATCGCCGGCAGCCTGACTCCCGTCACCCGCGACCAAGCTCGCAAGATGGAACCCAAGGCTTTCCGCAAGGCTTGACATTCCTTTAACATTTGATACACTTTCTATATGAAAAAGAAACTATCCAAAGCTCTTCAGGCCGCAATCAAACGTTATCTTGACAATCGTGACAATCGTGACAGTCAATCGGCAACGTTCGTCTGGGACAAGCCGGCTGACCAAAAAGCAATCTCTGAAATTGCTTTCACTGAAAAGTCAATGGTTCGTGTCGAACAATCATCTGGTCGTTGGTGGTTCACCGTGAAACGTGGCGCCCAACGTTGGACGTTCTACGCCCATGAAGACAATTACACGCAGACACTCACCGGCACGCAGGCAACGTCCTGTAGCCCGCTGACAACACTGTTCGGCAGGGCTTGATTTAGTTAAAACTTTCGGTAAACTGGCTTTATGAGAATGTTATCATCTACGCCGCCCCCGGAAGAGGAAACTCAAGCAGACCGTGACCGGCTGACTCGTCAAGGCCCGCCACTAGGCAAGCATCGTATCAATCTCGGGCCGCTCGGTTATGTGACCAAAGGCCACTGGGGACGCAAGCCTGATTGGGCATTCGCAAATTGTGTCTTGGTGCTGGAGTTGGTGCTGGGTTCGGCTATGTGGGTTCGGTATCCTCGCCATGATATCGTCGCTTGACTTGTGGTAAACTTTCTATAAATTAAGTGTATGAGTTGCCCTTGTCCATGTTGTAAGACAGATTCCGACAATTTCGGTAAGCCACCGGTAAACTGTCCAAAATGTAATAAACCAATGTGGAAGTGTTCCACAAGTTATGGCGCCGTTTGGGCGTTGCCGCCTATGTTAAAACATTTACGGGCTGGTAGTCTTCATGCTATTGTTTATGAATGTTACGAATGTAATGTGATTATACCAACAAATGTGAATCGTCACGATTATCATAAACGTCGTGACCCTGCTGATGGTGAACTAAAACGTATGCTCACGGTAACATTATACCATGAGCCTGATTTTCAGACTTTTACCAAGTTTGGGCCATTTGCTAAGTCCGCTTGACTTTCTACAAACTTTCTATAAATTAAGTGTATGACGAAGACCGCACAAGAAGCTGAAGCACTCTCCAAGAAGCTACGGGTTGCTTTCGAGAAAGTCCAGAACAAGGAACACTGGAAGAATCCGATTGATGCCGTCATTCACAAGTCTGAAATGGATATCACCGGCGATGCCATTCAATTCTTCACCGGAACACAAGCCTTTTTCAGCTCCAACAAACTGACTTTGGCCGAATGTGAGGCCGGCATGGTTCGTGTCACCGCTGCCGGTTACTACGCCGGCCCATGTAATTGATTTATGTTAATCACCAAACAATTTGACGAAATCATCGTCGAACGAACACACTGCCCAAGTTGTCGGGCGCCAAGAGGCCATAACTGTTGCTCGGCCTTCGGTAACTTTGTCTCTCCACACAAAGACCGTGTGAAGGATTTTCAAAAGAGGTTCGATGTCAAGTTCACGGTGCTACCAAAGCTGAAGGCTTGATTTGTCAAAACAATCGTGGTAATCTAACAACATGAAACGAGCCAAATATTACAAGATAGCCGGACTGTTCGCAGTGTTGCTTTGTCCTGCTGGTGGTGACAAGGGCTTCACTGTCCATGCTAACGGATTGCTTGGCGAACATTACAATCTGTCAACCGACTTCCCGAATGGTGGTATCAGCCGGATTAGTCGTGACGAAGCCGAACGGATTGCCCCTCGCTCAGCTCTCCGTCAATACAAGATAACATGACACTCGCCGACTTACAACATTTCAAATATGCTGGTGGTTATTTCAGAGACGCCAGAGTGCCAAAGGGCAAGACAGCTCCCGTGCTTCATGGTAGTGAAATCATTGAGGTTATACAGAAGCACCTGAATCCTCCAGTCGAACGACCTGGCAATGACCAGGCTTGTGTGGATGCTCAATGCCCTTGATACGCTTGACTTGAGCAAAGTTCTTGGTATCTTATCTATATGAAATTGATTCTCACCAAACACGCCGACCATGTTGAGGTTGAAGTGATGGACGGTAGCCTTCGCCTTCATTGCTACACTTTCAACAACATGAAACTTGCCGAGGCCTTTTGCACCGGCTTCCACTGTGCCAAGACTGTAATCAACGGCATGGTTCAATCTCTGCCACTCGGTTACGAGAAGCGGAAGGCTTGACCGGTGGGATTGGTGTGATATGATGTGGGTGTGAGGTTCCGATGGGTATGTTCCCTTACCGAAAGGTAGAGCCTCAACACCACCCTACCGCGGGGGCTTGCCAAGGGGTTAAAACAGCCCTACATTCCCCCCTACCGTGGGGTGGGGAGTGGCCTTCTGGACACCCCTTTTTGACACCCCCCGCGACCCTCGCATGTCCATTCTCGACGGGGACGCCATTTCCCGTTGGAAAAAAGAATACGTATCCACGTTCTATAATAACTTGATTTTACCGTTTTCTATGGTAGACTTTTGTTCACATGTTAAACGAAGTTGAAAAAAATCCCGGAGAAATTTTAAATCTAAAAGACCGATGAAACTGATTGAAAATTGGATTAGAAATTCGTCACACAGTCCTTGGTGTGAAGAGGCCGATGGAAACATCTATTCAAGTGGTGGAGATTGTAATTGTGGTAGAGTCGATGTTTTGGATGCTATGAAATCGTCATATTTAAATGCTTTCAAAGATGGTATGAAACATGCCGCCTCTATCTGTGATGGTCATGAAGATTGGATGCCTGCCGATAATGAGGAATGTAGGGATGCAATTTTAAATGCGGTCAAAACTATAAAATTATGAATAAATTCAGAATTACAGCATTTAAAGGAAGTTGTTGGTCAACTCCGGCCTTTGCGTGGTATGATTATAGTAAAATGAAAAATTCATATACATCTTGGGATTTGGTTTTCAGTATTCTTTGTTGGGAAATTGCCTTTGGAAAGATAAAACATTTATGAACGAAGAAACAATCACAATAACAAAAAAAGAATATGATTCTCTTAAAGAGGATGCTAAATTCATGAGAGCTCTGGAAGCAGCAGGGGTTGATAATTGGGAAGGTTATGACTTTGCGCTAGATGCGATGAAAGAACGTAAAGATGAAAAAACGAAAGCCGAGACAAATATAACACTTGGCTTTTTAAATAAAACTTAAACAAAATAAGGATAACACAAATGATTGCATCAATATGGATAACAATGTCACTGGGGTCGTGTCTCGAAGTAATTGTCGTTGGCATGGTCGTCGGGTTCGTCGTCGTAAGTATTCTCTGGAAGAAGTTCTTTTGAGTTATTATAAAACTGGGAATGTGATGCCAGCGGGGCGAGTCAACGTTCGTTGACACGTAATTCCTTACTACTATCGGTTGAATGGGTATATTCGATGTCTTAGCGGATGTCCGTGGCGTCAAGAAACACCTTCGAAGAATGATTTTAGTATTGTATTATCACCGAATTCAAATTTAAGTCTGCGTATTAGATTCTCCGGAACATTCTTTATATCCGTATTATCTACATTGAATCTACCCAAATCGGATGATTTTCTATATTCGCCCATATCCACGATTGAAATCATATTCTTATCTGCATCATACCGGCCTTCAAAATCACTTCTGGTAGACGGGCCGTGGCATCTATCGGCAGGTCTTACGTGGAGTTCTTCGGTATCATTGTACCACCACCATATCTTATTTTTCTTATTTTTATAATTATGTCCAATATCATTATATGAGATGACTTCTTGTACGGCTTTCTTTGGATATTGTTTAACTACGTTCTGAATCTTATTCTTTATAGCATCCACGTCACCGCCTATTATGTAGATGTATTTGTGTTTCATTGAACCCATTCCCAAGTAAATTGCGTTGGTTGCCTGATAGATGGTTCCTTTATGACCTTGATTGTCATCGGCAAACGTTACCACCACTTTTATAGATGGTTCATCTCTCTTCAATAGTTTTAAAGATTGTCCAATTACGAAGGATTCTAGGTTCTTTATACCAATATCATCTATGAATAGTCTTTTAAGTTCGAGTATTTCTGTCGGTTTTACTTCTGGTTCGAGAAATCTACCAACAGTATAAAAAGGTACGCCGTAGATTATTACTCCAATCATTTGTCTATTTCCATCTATTTTTTTGTATATACCGTAAATTCTTTTTATGCCGGATGGGAATGTTTCAAGGTAATGTTTAAGGACGAACGGTTCGGATTCCTGCCTACTTGTGGGTAAAATTTCAAAATCATCCTTCATTTTCTCAAGGATGACAAATTCTTTTAATATTTTGACCACGGCATTTTTTATGCTCATAGGTATAAATAGTCACGATTTATTGTTAATTTGATTCTATTTATTCTTTATATGAATGTTCATCAACTAAAAAAATTAATAAGAGAAGTCATCCAGGAAGTGGAAACGGATGTAGAATCAGACATAGAAGACCCGAAAGATAATTCTGGCGAGTCAGAACCTATATCACCAGCAGATTTACGTAAAAAACAGTTTGGAACCAAGGGTACGGTTCTTTCATTGTCATTGGGTGGTATGAATAAAAATAATTCTAAAACTCTAAGAGATTTTATTGGAATGATAGCATATGAAGCCGGCAAACGTCAATTGGACATTATCCATGCCGAATTGGAAAAAGATGGTAAGATTGGTATGGAAATGGATACCAGAGAAATTGATAAAGTAGAACCAAAGACAAACGTTCCACCGGCCAAAACTGGTCCGTTGCCAAAAGGATGGAAGAGAACTCCACCGGATGCTGCAACATGGAACGCTATGAGTCCTGAAGAGAGAAGTTCATTTTTAGTTCCAAACTCTCACGAAGAGGATTGGAAAGCAGCTACCGACGCGGATGTAGCCAAAGCTAAGAGTAAACCTTCTAAGATTACAAAGGACACTCCTATGTATAATTTCGGAAGAGAAGGTAAATTACCTAAAGATAATGAATTGTGGACGGACAACGATTGGAAGACGTGGGAAAGATTGAATCCAATTCAAAAGAAACAGGTCAGATTTAACATTCCAAAATACGAACCGGTTGACTGATTTAGTAATGGTATATTCATATTATAAAGGACATCCTTAATTGAGGGTGTCCTTTTTAATTTAATACGTTAAATGGACTTTATTAATAGTTATACTCATATGCAACGCACTGTCATAAACAAAGGTAAGAAATATCGTGTAAATGTAGCAGATTTTGATGGAGTTGGGCCATCTAGTGATTTTGGAACATTGTGGATGCAATCCACCGACCTAAATTGGTATGCTGTAAACGTCTCGGGGTCAGGTCTACCTGCTACCATTTATATAAATCAAACTCCACTCACTTGGCAATCTATAGGTGGTCAGGATTTCGGATATCAATTACTATACTGCGCCGACAACGGAAATGTATATAAAACGTATTTGAGTGGAAGTGCGGGAAATGTCACCATGTCTATCAGTCAGACTCCTGCTCCCTCCAATTTAGATTATAAACCATATCTTTTATTAAAATCTATAACCGATGGATTTTCTTATCCTGTATATGCTAAGAGCGGTTCCATTTATCTATTTACTGATACCAATCATCCGATATTTATGAATGGTGGTAATACATATCACCCATTGCCAATCTCCCCCATCTCAGGAACATTGATTGCCGATAAAGACGGATACTACCCGATTGACATCCATATACCAAATACATCATCGTGGAATATCAGTAATGGTGGTTATGGTTACGTATCAGTATATGGATGTAATTTATTAAAGAATCTAAATGCCTCCAACAATAATTTGTCCCAACCATTTATTAACACTATCTTATCGTCGTTGGTGACGGGTGGATTGAATAGTGGTTCGGTTTATTTGACGGGTAGTAACAATGGATATCCTACGGATTTGACTAATGTTACCACGCTTCAAAATAGACATTGGAATGTCAGTGTTAATCCAACTCCTATTACACCTTTGTCTGGAAGACTCATGGCAGATGCCGATGGGTATCTTCCGGTTGATGTAAACATTGCCGACCAAGCATCTTGGAGTGTAGGTTATGGTGGGTATACTTTCATTTCAGCATTAAATTGTCCTATTCTCTCCACGTTACATTGTGGTGGCAACAATCTTTCATCTATAATTTTGACGGGTGCGACTTCTTTAAATTATTTGGATGCTCCGAATGACCATCTTTCCTATATCGACCTAGCAACTAATACCGCATTGACTCAATTAGTATTGAGTAATAACCAATTTACATCAATAGATTTATCTCACAATCCAATATTGGATTATTTGGCAGTGGATAATAATCTATTTACTACTCTAAGTTTACCGCATAATCCGATACTTACAGGTTTAGTTTGTAACAGTAATCCAAACTTAGTATCCTTGGATTTATCATATAATCCGCTCATCAATGGAACGTTGAATTTTTCAAATAATCTTTCTCTTACCACGTTAAATATGAGTAATAATACAGGATTGGGTGCGACATTTACATATGACAGTGGTGGATTGCAAAATATTCAAAACTTAATTCTTGAAAATACCCAATGTGTATGGATATACGCCCAACTGAATCATCTAACCAACTTGGACGCATCTAATAATTCACAATTGACTGATTTGGAATGTTATAGTAACAATTTAACTTCACTAGACGTATCTAATGATGTGGCATTGACTAGATTGGATTGTTCTGATAATCAATTAACTCAAACATCCATTGATGGTATATTAGCATCCTTGGTTGCTCATGGATTAAGCGGAGGAACGGTTATTTTAGCTGGCGGAACGAATTCGCCACCAACAGATTTGACCAATGTAACTATACTTCGAAGTAGAGGATGGACAGTAACCACAAACTAATACCAACTATGTTACAACAAAACCTAAAAATAAAAACCGAACACATGGCAGAGAATAACTATCTCTTCATCCATATCCCCAAAACAGGCGGCAGAAGCGTATTATCCGCTATGGGTATCAAATTCCATTGTGAACACAAATCTTTACAGGAATACATAAAAGACCTAACCGAACCCGTGGTAAGAAGTAGATACAAATTCACCATCATCCGCAACCCTTGGGATAGAGCAGTATCATGGTATAGATTCTTCTATAAACCAATGCCCAACGAAATACCCCTAACCTTTGAACAATGGGTGTTATCTAAAACTGGCGGCAAAATGAACAACCGAACCGATAACCCATCCTTCAATAGAGTTAAAATCCCCTTGGATGTCCTCTCCTATTGCAGAAACGCCAGCGGTGAACTCCTAATGGATAAATACCTACGCTTCGAACACCTCAACGAAGACTTTAAAGAAATTGCCACCAAATTCAATATCACTACCCCATTACCCACCATCGGTAATCAAGACCAAAAACACGCCATCCAAACTGCCACTCACCTCATAAAGATGAATAAACAAGCAGAAGGATTCATCCTTGATACCTCTACTAATTATAAAGACCTCTACAAATCCCAAGAATCAATTGATACTATCGCCAATATGAACCAAGAGTTAATCACAAAATTCAACTATTCTTTCTAATTCTTCATATGTATACAGATGGGTAACACATGAAGTGTTGCCAATAAAAAATAAATCAACAGGAAAACAAAATTATGGCCATTACTACTACAACCCCAATCTCCGCCTCGGTATTCAACCTCTGGTGGATTAAGAATGCAAACCTCTTCACTAACATACCAGTGTCAGGTAGCAGCACAACCAATCTCAACTTAGCATTCGTTCCATTCAACGGCACCTATGCTCTAAGCACTACCCCATCAAGATTGAATCTTAATGTCGATGCTTTGAAAACAACTGATGCTACCTTCAATGGTGTCTATAACGGATTGGTCACGGAAATCCAACGTCAATATACCGTTAAGAATCCCGGTGCAGTATCAACCTTTGTTATCAAAACCTTGAACGTCATGGCACAGAACCCTGATAGACCAGTATCTATCTTCGTTCAAGCATTAGTCAATGGAGCAGTAAAAACCTTCATGATTAATGACGTGTTCGCCCTCGCTGGCACAGACTCAACCTTCGCAGTCGTTCTTAATAATACTATGAACGAATTCGGTAGACAAGGTAAAGTGGCCGGAATCATCTCCTAAACAATATATCCACAAACAAAAAGACACCCGATTATGGGTGTCTTTTTTTATAATTTGACATATGACATAAATTGGATATACTTATTTTTATATGGGCTCGTAATGGTTTCGACATGATGTTGAAGATAAACGAAGCACGCCGAGGATGTTATCAGGACTCGTAAAAAGATAACAAAAACATAAATGCTAACCTTAACCGTTTGGCCAACCTCGATTTTTCATTCTCGGTGAATGAAGTTGAGGTCGCAGTAGCTTAATAACTACTCCGTCGCACTGACCGACTTCCTCTAAGTTGGATGTGGCGTAAAATAGAGGAAGAACTGCTTGTAGTTTAAATTATAAGACTGATACGAAAGGCCAGTATGCCAATCTATGACATGTAGGTTGTTCATTACCGATAATGTCGAATTCACCAAAATGAAATAAGCGTGTAGCGTCGGTTGTTAGATATGTTATGGACGTTGGTTCAACTCCAACCGAGTCCAGGGAACAGTAGAATACAACCTTCACGGTGGTTGTTCCTGAGTAATGCTAATAGTATTCTTATGAGAAGAGATGATTTCTTTAATAAAAGATTTCATCTCTTCTTTTTTAAAATTACTTTTGGCATTATTGATTGCCATACATACAAATTCAACATTTCCTCTAATATATCCCTTCGACGAATCTATTCTATCTAAACTAGCTTTTTTTAAAGATTTTAGTTTGTGATTTTGAGATGACGTTTTCATCAATTCCATTTTTATTCCTGTGTATGGACATATTCCATTTTGTTTATTCCATAATTCTTTTAAATATTTTTCGTCTATATCAATATCATTTTTGTGTTTTATTATCGATGCCCTACCTTTTCTAAGATATATTTTAAATGGTGTATATTCGGTTAATCTATTTCCTGAATATTTTTTTATATTAGTGTTAGATGGAATAGTTTTCCAGAATTCTTCACTCATATTTTTATTTCTGTGAGACGTTGAACACGATTGATTGCAAAAATGTTTCATTTCTTTTTTCTCACATCTTTTAAATTCTTTTAATAATTTTTCGAATGGAATTCCACAATTCTCACATTTTATTTTAATGGTTTTCATATAAATAAATAGTGGAGACGGCAGGTAATCCGATTAATATATCCGTCTCCACCATTAAAATATATAGAATTTAGAAAATTCTCAATATATATCGATATGAAAAAAGAAGAATTAAAAGACACAATAACCAATGCCGTTTTAAACTTCTTGAATGATGATAGAATTGTAAAAAATTCTAAAGATAATCAACCCACCGAACGTCCTATATTTAAAAAGATAGACGGTAATACTTTCGGTTTAAATAAAAAAGATAATTAACGTTTTTACTTTCTTTTCTATATCTATTGTTGTAGGACACAATACAGTGTTCACATAACACACACAGAAAGGTTAATTATGTCACAAAAAGACTCTACTAGTTCCCAATATTATCCAATGGATAATTCTACAGACCAAATCATTTCAGTTTACGAAAATAAACTAAGTCAGAATATTGCCGCAAAAACTATATCTGCATCGAAACGGGGAGAGAATCCTGATTTCACAAAGGAAGAACTTCTATATCTAAACAAAAAGGCATGTGAATTAGATGACTCAGAATTGAATGTCATCACTCCACCTCCGGTAATCACTCTTAAAAAAGGTAAAACTGAATTGAACATTAGACATGCTGCGGCATTGGTTCAAAAAATGGAAGAAAAATATCCAACAGGAACGGGCATTGTATCTTCGAAAGAAAATATACTTCCACCGTATCACGAAGAACAAGCCGATTATACGATTCATCAAATTCAAAAAGAAGAACCTCTAAAAATTCCTGGAGGATTTGAACAACCAATTAAAACAATGAATAAGAATGCGTATGAAATTCGTGAAGCTGTTCTATCCCATGCTCTGGGATGGGTTCAATACACCCACGAATTTAAATCCTTCCCAAAATCAGCTCCAACCGAAGATGACGTTTTAAACGTTGCCCAAAAGTTCTACAAATTCGTCGAGAATCGAAAATAATTCCAGTATTGACATCACACTAAAATTGTGGTAGTATAGGTTGTTATGGAATTAAAAGAACTCATCAATGAAGCTAAATACGTCGTTGCATTTACAGGTGCGGGTCTGTCAACGGAGTCTGGTATTCCAGATTTCCGGTCAAGTAGCGGACTTTATTTAAGTGGAAAATACGAAGGATATACTCCTGAACACATCTTGAGTAATCGTTTCTTTCGTTCAAATAAAGAAATCTTCTTTTCATTCTACAAGGAAAGAATTATGGCGATGTCTGACAAACAACCCAGCCGTGCGCATTTTGCATTGAAAAAGATGCAGGACGTTGGAAAGTTGAAATCGGTAATTAATCAAAACATTGACAATCTAATTCAAAAAGCTGGCACCACCAACGTTTTTGATTTACATGGAAATATTTCATCGTTCAGATGTGTCAGCGCTTGTGGTAAAGATTATACAGGCGAAGAATTCATGAAGATGATGGAAGACAAGCCGGTTCCTCGTTGTGAATGTGGTGGAGTCGTAAGACCGAACACCGTTCTATTCGATGAATGGTTGAATGATGACATCTATGATGGTGCCTATCACGAAGCCAAGAAGGCTGATTTGATGATTGCAATTGGTTCATCGTTGGTCGTAAGACCAGCCTGCACATTGTTGTCAGAAATTGGCCCTGATTGTAAATTGGTAATTCTCAATAGGGATGAAACTCCCTATGACAAGAAAGCCACATTGATTCTTCGTGAACCGTGTGGTGAAGTGTTGGAGAATTTGGCAAAGGAATTATGAACAGTAGTGAATATAAAACTCCCGATAGCATATTCACTTTTGGTGAAATAGGTGATTTCTATAAAGAAACTTGGATTGATGCCGAAACTCATTTGAGAAGTTTTGATAACAGAACATTCCATTTGGAAAAGGTTGTTCAGTTTCTTGAGAATAGTAAAAAATACGTTATATGAATCCTCTGGCTCAAAAATGGGATAAGACAGGTCTGTTAGATGGAATGACAGACTTTAGAAAAAATGGATGTGCAGTGATTCTGGAAGATGTTGCTAGAATATTAATTGAAACAACTCCTAAAGAAAATAAAGAACGGTCAAGACATGAACATTTTTGTGGTTACATATTGCCTATGGTTAAAGTAGGGTATAATTTGTTATATCCACAAAAATTTCCTGATGTTGTTGTCTTTGTAAAAGACTTTGAGGAATTTTTTAATAAAAATGAATCAGTGACCGAAGTTTTAAAATCATCCTCAAATGAGGATGTAGATGTATTTTGTGAATTGTATGAACCGTATTTTATCAAAACGTTTATGAAACTTAGAATGGCAGAATGATATGAACGCATTTGTAAAAACAACCAATGGTAAGTTTCCCAATCCAAACTTTTGTTATGCTTGGAAGGGGCTTACCGAACTGCAATACAATGTAATTACATTTGAAGACGCCGACTTACAAGACCCGTCTTTCTGGATGAGTTGCAATAGAACCACGCCGGTTTTTGCCGGCGTAATTGTATTCGATGAAATCTTGGAGAAATTAGGGGTCGATTACAAAAAGATTGACACCTATCCTACCATCCTACGTTCATATCTCAATCGTTATGTCGAGAAAACCACACTTGGAGAGTATAGAAAAGTGTGGGACAAAGATGAAGATAATCGTCCTCTTATGTTCATGAAACCCATTAAACAGAAACAGTTTAACGGTAGAGTCATGAAAAGTATTCTTGATTGGATTTGTATGACTAAATTTGCCGATGATACGGAAGTTTACATTTCCGAGCCTGTTAATTTTCTCACCGAGTATAGAGTCTATATTCGTAATGGTAAAATTCTACTTGGAAGAAACTATCGCGGTGATTGGACAAAAGGCATAGACATTAATGTGGTTAAAGATGCAGTGGAAACATTTGCAGATGAAGCCCCTTGCGCTTATGCTTTGGACTTTGGGTTGACTGATGATGGTAAAACATCCTTGGTAGAATTCAATGATGCAACCAGTCTTGGAAATTATGGATTGGATGCTGTAAACTTCGCTGATATGATTGTCAGTAGATGGGTTGAGATTTGTAATCCATGAACGATACAAAGCCACAATGTTCTGTCTGTAACTGGACCGATTACGAAGGTGATTGGGGAGGTTGTAGATGGATTAGAGGGTTTAGAACTGTATGTCCTGAATGTAAAAGACATTTTAGTGGATGTCATGATGCTCCAATATTGAGTGACCCACATCCATTTTTGGCTCACCGATTTAAAAGAAGAAATAGTTGGTGGTCAAAATTTAAAAAGAAATTCTTGGATGTTATAGACATGCTAGGATATTATCCATGAAATATAAATTAATTAATAAGACTAAGATTTCTACAAATGTTCTTAAAACGTTGATAGAGTTGGCTGCTCCAAAAGGAATTGATGAAGTCGACATTTCAATAAAATATGATTATTCTGGAGAGTCGGCTTGGCATGCAGTGGCATATGCATTTAAGAAAAAGAAATCCATTAATTTGTGGATAATGGATGGAGATTTAAACCTACCTAAATATAGTAACCCGTCTGCCTTAAAAAAGGTCGGTTATAGTCCCAGATTTTTAATTAAAAACCAAAATGAAGTATTAGTATCTCTGCTAGCTCATGAACTTAGGCACATATGGCAAGGAAATGTCAGTAAACAGAATTTCTTAAAAAGTAAATTACACTATTACAAATCTTGGGATGGACTGACATATTCTAGCGTATATAAAATGGAATTAGATGCATGTAAATATGCAAAAAAAATATTAGACAAATATAGAAAATTATGATGTGTTTCGCATTTTATTTACAAATTGTAGAACTTCTTCTTTTGAATAATCATGTTTCGCAAAGTTTATTCCTTGACAAACAAACTCTGCATTTCCTTTGATATATCCTTTTGATGAATCAATTCTATCTAAACTTGCCTTTTCTATTGAACGACATTTTCTAAAACTTAATTTGCTTTCTGGAAGTATCATTTTAATACCAGTATAAGGACATTTGCCGTTTTGAAATTCCCACAATTCTTTTAGAAAGTCTATATCTATATTAGATTCCCACGAACCTCGATTCTTACTTTTATCTACAAAATATCCAAATGGAGATTTTCCTGTTTTATGTATATCATAACAAGATTTATTACAATAATGAATTCCTTTATTTTCTCTATGACGTGATGTGTATTTTCCACGTTTCATTTCAAATTCTTTACCGCATCCATTACATTTCACCTTTATCATTGTGATTGGTCTAAAATAATTTAATTTACAAGTTCCACTACAAAAATGTCGTCCATTTCTCTCTTTTAGAGTATTTAAAAATACTTTACGAGATTTTTCAAATTGCTTATTACATACCATACAATTAACACTTATTATTTGATTTTTCATAATAATTTTTTAAATTTTTCTTTCTTATTTGTTTTTTATTTCGTCGGTAATACCGCATTGATTTTTTGCAATTCGCTTGACGTTTTTCTTCTTCTGTGTTATATTTTTTATGTCTTCCCATATACAATAAATAGTGAAATGGAAAGAAAAAGTAATAAAAAAGTAATAAAATAATTTTATGTTAGGTGCTATTATCGGCGATATAGTAGGCTCTCCGTATGAAGGGTCTTCTTTAAATTGGGTGGATGATAAATCATTCCCTCTATTTGCAAATGAACTTTCGAGATTCACAGACGACACAATCTTGACCTGCGCTACCGCAGACGCATTATTGAAAATCAGTGATAATAGATGTGATGATAACACAGAGTCGTTGATGTCAATGGATAAGATATTTGCCGAGAAATACATAGAATGGAATTTAAAATATCCTGGTCGTGGATATGGAAGTGGATTTCAACAGTGGGTTGATAACGGTGGAATCGACATAAATCCAAGTTATGCAAATGGATGTATGATGCGTTGTAGTCCAATACCGTTATTTTATATAGATTCATATATGGCAAGATATACGGCATATGATAGTATTAAAATGACACATAATTCTCCTGAATCGCATCGAGGCGTATGTTCAATCGTGTCTGCTATTCATATGGCTTTACAAGGTTCTACCAAACTTCAAATCAAAGCTTATGTAGAAGAACAATTCGGTCATATGTTAGATTTAACGGTAGAACAATGGAGAGAACATCCTAAGACTTCGATTAGGTGTAATCTCTCAGCTCCACAATCATTAGTATGTTTTATGGAATCTACTGATTATGAATCTACCATCAGAAATGCCGTTTATACTAAAGGTGATACTGATACTACTGCTGCAATTGCCGGTTCTATTGCAGAAGCTTTCTACGGAGTTAAGTCGATTCCACAAGAGATGATTGATGGAGCTAAATCGAGAATGACGCCTGAGATGATAGAATTGGTAAATAAATATTATTCAATAATTGGGGAACGTAGAGAACAATATAAAGGATTTAAAATATGAAATATGTAAAAACATTAACATTAATAACATTCACGTCGTTATTAACTGCAACCGCAGCCCCATCAACCAATCTTTTATCATCTACAAAAAGTGATATAGGACTTTGGGCATTTTCATTTAGTGGCAAAGGCAATTCAACTCTAAACAATACTCATACGAATAACAATTCCACGGTCGGTGTAGAATTTCAAATTGGTTATAATACCAAACTTATTCTTCCTACGGAAGTCGGAGTTCGTCAGTCAATTGGATATTCAAATTCAAAAGTAGAATCTTGGAATTTATCGACTAAAGTATATTCCGATTGGAATGTTATTAGAGTTGGTAATCTAGAAACGGATGCCGGAGCAAATTTCGGCGTATCGTATGGAAGTCAAGTTGGTGATTGGAGTATTTCTCCTGAAATTATCGGTAGACTTTATTTAAAGAAGGATGTAGATTTATTTTGTAGAATTGAATATCCATACGACCTCACCTATGGTTCCTTTCAGAACAATTTAGCGTATAATTTTGGATTGCGATTGCGGTTTTAGAAGTTCAAAAACGGTTACAATTAAAATTAAATAAGAGTTGACTTTTTCACTAACTCTGATATAGTTATTTACATGAAGAACAAACAAACATAGGTTACTACAAACGACGATAACATCGCCTTCGTAATTTCTTTGTCTTCATATCTTCCTTTATATCCCATTAACTCAGCGGCCAGAGTGATGCTCTCTAAAAGCTTTCGTCATCGGTTCGAATCCGATATGGGATACCAATTTTCTTTACGGTCGAGATATACATTCAGTGTGTTCTTTTGGCTCAAGACCAAACTCGACCACCATTTTAACGGTCTGATAGCTCAATTGGCAGAGCGCTGGGAGGATAAAACCGACCGGAGGTTAGAGGTTCAAGTCCTTTTCAGACCACTTTTTAAATATTAATAGAATACGAACTTGACGTTTTCGAATTTTGTGTTATAGTTATTGACAGTAAGCGAGTGTGATGTAATTGGCAGCCATCCGAGTCTTAGAAATTCGGGGAGAAATCCGTGTAGGTTCAAATCCTATCACTCGTACCAATTTACGGGGTCTTAGCTCATCTGGTAGAGCGTCTGATTTGCATTCAGAAGGTGGCGAGTTCGAGTCTCGCAGGCTCCACCAAATTTTGGTGATTTAATAAAATCATCTGGTGGAATGGACAGTTTAACTGCTCCCAGTTTGTCGGTGTCGAATAACCGACTATTTTCATAGGAAGTTTCAATAAATTCTTCATATTTATACGCATGGAACACATTAAATCAAAACGTCCATTTGTAAAAATCTGCGCATATTGTCAGGGCATAAATAAACCACAGATGTCGAATTTCTCCACGGGTATAGATTCTAAAGTTAAAGATGAGATGAAACAGGTTGATGCTCAAGTAAAATCCAAATCCGATGAATTAACATTTAGTCATGGAATTTGTGAACCACATTTAATACAAACATTACAAGAAATTCCTGGAATGACAAAAGAACGTATTAATTCTATGGTCAGTAAATTGACTGACTCGGCGCCGTGTTTATTAAATAATGACCAACTCCGACATTCTTACATGCGTGGTATATTTACGCCAGAACAGGTGAAACAGGTCCAACAATCAAATCAACATTTGACGGAACGATTTAAAAAACTTGCCGGAATCTAATCCTGAGTTATAATACAGTCCATGTTCACTAATGAATTGTCAGGATTGTTTATCCCACTTATTATATATGGAATAATTGTAGGCATACTTTTATGTGGAGTTGGCGCCGGTGGATGTGTATTAATCCATCATTACAAAATTTCCATAGAAGAACGTCAATCCAATGCCGTGATAGTAACAAACGTAGTATACGTTACAAATTCAATTTCAAAATAATTTAATATGTCACTAAAAATGGAACAATGTGTATTTTGTAAATTAACCACGTTAACCCGTGGACATCATATTATCCCAAAATGCAAATCAGGTACAACCATCGTACAGACATGCGAGAGTTGTGAATCATTTATTCATTCCACTTGGACGCACAATGAATTAAGAGACGTCTATAATACAGTAGAAAGTATAATTGAAAACGAAAAGTTTGAAAAATTCTTAAAGTGGAGATGGAAACAGCCTGTGACCACAGTATTCAAATCTACTCTCGGTAAATCCAGAGATAAAAATAAATATCATTGAATATGGACACAATTTAATATATTAATTTCCATCCTTTCGTTTGTTTAATTTTATTTTTAATAAGTAACCATACACAACTATGATGTAAATCATATTTTATTCTAAAATCAAAACGAGTTCCTGTAAATACTTCGCCTGTATATTGATTTTTAAAAGTATATATAGTTTTGTTATATTGAGAATGATTGTGACCAGAGCATTTATTTTTAATTTTATCTATAACACATTGAAGACGTTTCTTTCCTTTCCATATAGATGAGAGACTAGATTTTGTTTGGTTTGAATGATGTTTTCCTAAAAATGGAGGATTGAGTTTATTATTTTTTATCAATTGATTTAGATGGGGTATTGAATGAATTCTGCCTTTGTTGCTATTACTTATTTTCTTTTTTATTTCATCGGTCATATCTACTCTATCAGAGATAAATGATATATTATAGCATTTACTTCTTTCTGTTTTAGCCATATCCAAATATTTTTGTTCTGTGTCTTTTAGTGTTTTGAAGTTTGCTGTTGTTTGCTCTATTATTAGAAAATTAAAATTATTTTTACCGTGTTTATTCCACGAATTTTGAAGATAATTATTTTTGTGGTTGTTTTTATTTAAATGATAAATATGATTACTTCGTCTTTTATGAAAATTTTTTGTTGAACCAATATAATACTTACCATTAATTTTATTTATTATCTTGTAAATTCCGCTTACCTTTGTGGTATCGTTCGAGATTTTCTTTTTTAATTCTTCTTTTGTGTCGGTTATAATACCGCATACGTCTAATTCTCCACTGCTCTCGGATTTCATCTGTGGTTCTATTAAGTTTTTTTCTCCCCATATAACATTTTCTTTTTTGATTGTTGACATTTCTCCGTTCATATGATATAAATAGAGTTGAAATTATTCAAAGTGACAAAAATCGTGATAAAATAAATATGGAAAAATCTTATTGTTATATACTTCAAACTATAGAAAATACGTTATATTGCGGATGGACGCTTGATTTAGATAGACGAGTTATAGAACACAATTCCCCAGATAGTAAAACAAAACATACAAGAATTCGTCAACCAGTAAAATTGGTTTATTTTGAAGAATTTGATACGAGGGCAAAAGCGGCCCAACGAGAATGTCAAATAAAACGATTATCAAGAAAACAAAAAATCGAATTAATTAAACTAAAATATCCAGAATTTACTATTCCTAATTTTGTTAAGAAACCACCATTTATAAAAATATGACATTACGAGAAAGATATAGAGGCGCCATGTTAGGTTTGGCGGTTGGAGATGCGTTGGGCGTTCCAGCAGAATTTCAAGAACGAGGAACATTTCCAAAGATTACTGAAATGATTGGCGGTGGCCCATTTCGTTTAAATCCTGGCGAGTGGACGGATGACACGACTATGGCATTATGTTTGGCAAATAGTTTGCTTGAAACAAATGAATTCAATGCAAAAGACCAAATGGATAAATACTGGCGATGGGTAGAGGATGGATATATGTCAAGTAATGGTAAAATGTTTGACATTGGAGATACTACATCAGAAGCACTTTGTAGATACAGAAAAACTGGCAATCCAATGGCAGGCAGCGACGACCCAAAATCTGCTGGTAATGGTTCTATAATGAGACTGGCACCAATACCACTTTTCTTTAAGGAAGATGACCAAGGATATCTTTTGACGGCAGCAAGATTAAGTTCAAAAACCACACATGGAGCCAAAACCTGTATTGATTCTTGTGTTTTATTATCTCTAGCAATTTATTTTGCTTTGAGAGAATTTCCTAAAGAACATTTGTTAAATATATTTACAGAACCGCCGCCATATACATCACCGGAGGTAATAGACATAGCAAAGGGTTCTTATAAAACCAAAACCGAAGACCAAATCAAATCAACGGGATACGTCATCCATACTCTTGAGGCGGCTTTGTGGTGTTTTCATAATACCGATACATTCGAGGATGGTTTGATAAAGGCGGTCAATCTTGGTCATGATTCAGATACCACAGGCGCCGTATATGGTCAACTGGCAGGCGCTTATTACGGAGTTCAGGCGATTCCCCAAAGATGGCTTGACAAGATAGTGAAACGTGATATTATAATAACCGTCGCAGATAATCTGTTCGACAATAGACCATGCAATTAACATTTACACAAACCGAATTTGACAAACTGAGGACGTTCCAAAACCGAATGAATAAGGAATTCGGTGATACGGCGTATGTTGGAACCAACAACGCTGTTGTATTGGTGGAATACTCTCCACAATTGACGGCCATGCTACGCCCTATGGCGGAAGTAAAACAGTATGATTATGAACTTTTACAACTTTCCTGTCAGGATTGTAAAACCAAGAGGATGTATTTGGCGGTTTCCGGTGAAACCACATACGTCTGTGAAGACTGCGTGGTAAGACGGAAGAAAAAAGGAGCCAATTAAGAATTGGTTTAAGGTGAAAATAATAGTTCGTTTCGGTTGTATAATACCTATTTATAGGTATGAAAACGACGGAATTATTATGTAATAAATGTGGAAAATCGTTTTTGATGATAGTAAAATACTATAATCAAAAAATTAAAAATGGTCAAAAAGAATTTTATTGTAGTAGAAATTGTTTTATTGATAATGTAAAAAGAAAACCAATAAAGAAAATTTGTTTATATTGTCATAAAGAATTTGATTCGACGACATTTAAAGACGCTAAAAACTGTTGTTCTAATGTTTGTTCTTCAAGATATTCTCAATCATTTGTAAATAAAGATAACATTTCAAAATCTATGAAAAGATTTTGGAAAAACAATCCACAATTACATAAAAAAACAATTCCGGTTTTGTGTATTTTTTGTAAAGCCGAATTTATTCCAAATGGACAAGAAAAGTGTTGTAGTATAGAATGCAGAAAAAACAAAATGAGATTAAATGGGTTACTTTCTGTCCAAGTTCAAAAAGAAAATAGACGTAGTAAAAATGAAATTTATTTCGCTGAATTGTGTAAAAAACATTTTCAAAACGTAGAATTTAATATACCAAAATTTAATGGGTGGGATTGTGATGTAATTCTCAATGACCAAAAAGTTGCGGTTATGTGGAATGGTAAATGGCACTATGAGAAGATTACAAGAAAACATTCGGTCAATCAAGTTCAAAATAGAGACAAGATAAAATTGAATGAAATCATTAAATGTGGATACACTCCATATGTAATAAAAGACCTTGGAAGAGAAGATAATGTGTTTGTAGAATCTGAATTTAAAAAGTTTACAAAATTTTTGTTGACAGATTGTAAAAATGGTATATAGTTATATACAGTTAAGTTTGCCTGTGTCTTCTAATGGTAGGAACGTCGTTTCATAAGCGATTAATATGGGTTCAATTCCCGTCATAGGCACCAACGCTCCAGTGGTGAAATTGGATATCACACAAAGCTACGAACTTTGAATTTTAGGTTCAAATCCTAACCGGAGCACCAATTTTATGAAAACATCTTTTCAACAAGCGGATGAAATAAAAGATGCAAGAGACAAAGAGTTTCTTGACCAGTTTGAAAGAATTAGAGATGATAAACGAGAACGTGATAAAAAGACACGTCAATGGTCAAAACAGTTTGAAAAGTATTTTAAAGAAAATTTAATTGGCGTATAACTCAATGGATAGAGTATTGGTCTTCGAAACCAAGAATTTCGGTTCAAGTCCGAATATGCCTACCAAATTTTGCCTCTGTAGTTCAATGGTTAGAACGGGAATTTTGTAAATTTCAGATAAGCGTTCGATTCGCTTTTGAGGCTCGCTCCTATAGTATAATGGGTATTATTCGTGTTCGGTAAACATGAGACGTGAGTTCAATTCTCACTGGGAGCTCCAAAATTTTGCCCGTTTAGTATAGTGATATTATGACGGTTTCGTAAACCGAAGACAGGAGTTTGATTCTCCTAACGGGCTCCAAAATTTATATACGCTTGACAAAAAGTTTTGTTCGTGTATAGTTATTAATGTTCGGTAGTTTAACGGAAGAACACTTAATCACAGTGATGTTGGCTCTAATCCAACTCGAACAAGAATTTATGGTGGGAAAGCCAAACGGTCAGGCAAGACTCTGCAAAAGTCTTTTTAGTTAGTTCGACTCTAACTCTCACCTCCAGATTTTGCCGTTAGTGTAACAGACGTGAGAAAGCACAGTCGGAGTGTTATCTATAACGATTGGATGATATAGACCATCATAAAGGCTTGACAGAGAAGTAATTCGATTGTATGTTAAGCGAATAATGAGACAGAGACGGTGACATAACGGAGTTCCGTCACGGTGATTATTGTATGAGTGATTCGATTCAGAAAGACGATGAAAAGTTTAATGATTTAATCACTAAACAACATCCAACGTATGAATCATTTGCCGAATCGTTGCCATCTACAAATGACAACATTGAAAATGATGACGCCAAGTTAGAAACTTTGGTATATCTTCAAGACATAACGCAAGGGCCGAGAGAACATGATTCACTTGAAGAAAAGTATGAAGAAGAAATCATGATTAACGAAGTCACGAAGATGCTTGATAACGATTTTAAAAGACGGTTGCAGCAAGGTGAAGACCCATTCGCCGAATTCTTTAGAAAAAAGGAAGACGAGCAATGGTGAACCAAGACGACAAGCGGTTCCTCGAATTACTGTGTAAGCAGAAAATTCACGAAAAAAGAAAGGCCGCTGTTGCCAAATACCCCGAAAGGGTATATGTTAGATGTGAAGATTTTAGAAATTGTGTGAAAAACACAATAAAAACGGTAGTTTGAAATAAAAAACAAAAAAAAGCGCAAACGCTTGACAGAAACAAAAACTCTGATATACTTATTGACAGATGAAGACAGCATTACAAAATAATAAAGATAAGAAACACAACCCGCAGGGGTTGCCTAAGATGCTCGTATCGTCTAAAAAATCTGTGTGGCATACGTCATATAGTTATCAATTTAATGATACAAATATTGAAAGGAGCGGCGGACGCTCATAAAGTAGTAATAACAAAACTTTAAGAACACCGCCCTCAAGAAAATGAGAGGCGGTTTTTCATTTTAGAATTTAGAGTCAAGCTGGACTTAAAACGAAGTAACGGATAGCACCGTTTAAACGCTGTATAGTCGGTTGGTCGATGAACCAATTACTACACCTTACAAGGGAGTAGGTTAGACTATAAAAATCATGATATAAATCGGTGAATGCAAGTCCGTGTTTCATGACTTCAAAGAGAAAGCATTTTGTAGAAGGAAAGCCCCTAACGATGAAGGCTTGACTAATGTGGAGAGACACATAAATTTTTATGGGAAAGCCGCCCGAGCCAGGCTTGACAGTTCGGAGAGACGAACACAATTTTATAGGCGGGCCGCTGGGCGGTGCCGAAACTCCAAATCTTGGCTTCGTCGGTTCAATTCCG